ACTAGTAATGTAACTGATATGAGTAGTATGTTTATTTATTGTAATACTCTTACTACTATACCTAATTTTAATACTAGTAAAGTAACCAATATGTATAGGGTGTTTGGTAATTGTAAAAATATAAAAGGTAATCTATATATAGAATCTAATAATGTAACAGATGCTAGAAATATATTTGTCAATACTTCTAATAAATATACTAAAAATATATATGTACATGCTAATACTACTACTTATCATACTATATATGCTAATATGGGCAATACTACATATAATTCTAACTGGAATGTTTATTTGAAGACGTTTTAATTAACCAAATTCTCCCAGATACCATCTCAGGTATCTGGGTTTAATTTTTACTTGTAAGACTACTTAAAGATAATTGTATATTATTTTTGTAATATACAGAAAGGGGTCTTACTTATGAGAAAACTTGCAGTATCTTTTGAAATCTTTTCAGAATTAAATTTATCTTATTTTCCAGATCTAACTAACTTTAGTGCTATAGTTAATCCCACAGATAACTTTGCACTTATGAAACCATCAGCGCCTGATAAGAATGACGGGTTTAATGAATGCTTTATAAGCTTTATTAGAGATCCTAATGAATTAAATGTATCACGTAGACAGTACAATTATCTTGGAGCTGCATTAGAAAAAGTAACTACTAAAGGCTTTATTGCATATTCAATATCTGAAGAATTTGCTAAAGAAATAGACCATTTAAAAATAGCCAAAGTGCAAATTACTGTAAATAAGTCTGCTAAGACTTATATTTACCCAGACAATTCTACGAAAATACTTTTTGAATATAAAGGCCAATTGTACTTTGGTATTGAATTGGATAAATTTTATATTCCAATACAAGCAGACCACTTTGATTTGGGAATTAGATCAATTATAGAGTATTATGCCGAGTGTAATGATAATGATATGAGTAAGTTCGTTCCTTATTATAATCCACAAAAGAGGTGACATTATGAAGACGATTAAAAGAACTTATAAAATTATGAATAATTTTACATATACATCTTATTTTCCGCATTTGACTTATTATGATGGCATAAGGTATGCTAATTCTAAAACAGTACTTAAAAATTCATCATCGCATACTGAATATAATGGTAAGATGTTTGACCAATGTTTAATACATCTTAAAAGAATAAGAGATATTAATGTTGATTTTTATGTGGAAGATTATATTGCAAAATATTCAATTATGAAAGTATTAGATAAAGCATCATTTAAGGGGCTTATTGCATATTCAATTGACGAAGATTTAATAGAACAAGCAGACGATTTAGAACTAGTTAAATTAAAAATTACTATAGATAATTCCGTCATAACGTATATCCATCCAGATAATTCTACTAAAGTAGTATTTTCTAAGGATGAGTGTTATTATCTTGGTTTCGAATTAAACACACTTTATCTTCCCGTTACAAATAAGGGATTCAATATTTCCATTGAAGCTACTATAAATAGCTATACTAATTAGGAGTGATCATTGTGTCAGATATTAAAACAATCAAAAGAACTTTCATTCTTAGAGACTTTGATTATGACAGAGACTTTGTTTTTGTATTATTTTCTGAAGAATCTAAAGCTCCTGAATTTGATAGATCTGATCCATTCAAACTATCATATGAATCTATCTTGGTTACTTCATATGATACTTCGAGAGTAGATAATCCACTTCTACTATATGCATTACAAGACCACCCAGACAATATCATTTTCAAGTCTAATATTCAGATTCAAGACTCACATAATAATGTCTTATGTCGCAATCCAAATGGTTTAGTCTCTAAACTCCCGGTTAAGCATATTGACTATGAATTTACCCTAGGCAACAATAGAACTGCATCTTTGGATTGTATTAGTGATACATCTGAATCTGAATTAAAGACTCTACAAGAAATCGCTAAAAGTTCCGAAGTACCAATAAACTTCTTCTTAGAGTCTAATTACTATTCAGAGCTTTATTGGGCGACTAGAACTGATAATGGTAATATTAGATGTAGGCGACTTAAAATTGAGATCGAGTTCTACGATCTTAGGAGGATATAATGGAAACGTTTAAAAGATCTTTCATTCTTATGGATTTTGATGCAGATAAACCATTTGCTGCGTTTTTGGAATCTACTGAAACAGATCATTCAAAATTCAAAGACCCAGATAAAAACAAGCTATTTATAACGTCTGGTGAGTATATTAAAACAATAGATACTGATAAGAATATTGCTAAATATACCAACCCCATAGGAGTATGCTCAGTATATCCAGTTAAAACAATAAAATCTACAGCGTTTACTAACAATACTTCGCTTGTTTGTAAGTATGATGAAGAAACTCGTCATACTAAAACTAATAGCTTTTGGTCATATAATTCATTAAGATGGATGACATATGTTGATCATCCACATATAGACTATTTAGTCTTAGAAATCGAATTCTATGATAAACAACCCAAGGAGGAGATATTATGATTATTGAAAAACAACTTACATTTGACCCCAGAGTAGAGCAAAAACGTTACAAACTTATCGATGTAGATGGTATTTATGCAGACTTATTATATTCTAAGGATAAGTTTGGTCATTACAATTTTGTCTTAGAGTCTAATAAGTCTCTTTCTCCAATTGAATTAGATATTCAGCCTCAGCATTCCGATAGAGATATGCATGTCAATAGTACTCATCACGCTTCTGTTGAATATACTCATATTGGTTATACAGCAAGATTTTATCCATTGCCACTTAATGTTTATCCCGATGAGTGCTTAAATTCTCCAATGGATCTTAAAGTAAAACTTACTTTAATGGATTATGAGTTTTATAATTCATACGATGAACTTGTTATGAATTATGCGCAAAAAGAGGACTTAAAAACTTATAAGACGCATGCAATTCTTGTGAATGAATCTAAAACAAGCATAGTTCCGATCTGTTTAGAAGCAAAATTGCTTTCAGCTACAGAAGATCAATACGTTTATGAGACCACTTTGTTCTGCCCCTACAGAATTCAACGTGCAACTAGCATTAGCAATATTCATGAAAACTCTTTAACAAATTCAATATTTGCTGGGCTTTGTGAAAATAGGACAGTGAACTTAGAAAGGGCTTCTCAAGTTGATTGCATTATGCTTAAAAAAGAAACTATTGAAAAACGTAATACAATGCTTGAAATTGTTAAGGTTATTCCAAGCTTAAAAGGTGCTCGTATTGATTATGAAGAAGCAATGCCAGAATATACTTATAAGGATATGCAGACGTTTCCCGCAGTAATTATCAAGACAGATAAAACCAATTATTTTACTGGTAATACGATGCTGAAAGACGTGATTCTTTTAAGGGATATCCCACAAGACCTTTTGGAGGATATCTAATATGGATAAGATATTCGATAAAACTGCCGTACACGGTACTATTAACCTCCCGACCAAAACTAAAGACGAGTTCTGTAACACAATGAGACTCGATCCAGATGATCCATATTCTACAATAAGAATTAAAGCTTATCTCATCTCTAATGAAGATTATATAGCTAAAGATCATCCATCGACTCATGTGTTTTATAGAATATCAATAAGTACACCATTAGAGCTCAAAGAAGCTAGCATCATCGTAGGAATGGACTATGAAGAAGAATTTATTACTGCGATATATGATAGCAAAAACTATGATGCACCAGTATCTTTTGAGCGTCTTCCATTTCCAATCTTTACGGAAAATGAAAACGGTGAAGAATCATACGCAGTATCTAATGGATCTATATGCTCATTCAATTATATTAAATTAAATAAAGAGCATTTATACGCAAACGATTTTCGGCTCCAAGTAAATATCTATCTTAATAACCCTAAGAAGCAAGCTATCATGACAAGAAATAACTACTTCTAATAAAATATCCCTCTAGGAATTACTTCCTAGAGGGTTTTATTTTTTATTAAAAATCATTAATAGATCCCGGATTACCAACTACGACCAGCGGGAAATCCATATTAGCATTGCTATTACGTGCGGTACCAGTTCTGAGATTGATAGTCATATTCTCTAATAAGAACTGATCCGGTATAGCCATATTAGGTACGCTTTGACCAGTTCTCATATCAATTACATCGAAATGACGATCACCAGTTGATTGGTCATATACAACTACGGTTTGAATATTAGGATCTTTTTCAAACCTCATACGATTCTGTTCGGGAGTCAGATTATTCAGATACTGTTGATAACCAATATCTTCTACAGCATTACCATATGAATCAACACCTACTCTATTAATACCATTTGATTCAAGCAATGCTGTTTGTTGAATATCAGGACCAAGAGCTGCATATCCACCTACGCCAGCACTAACAGGAGTCTTGATAAATGCATTATAAAGATCCATAATACGTTTATCATCATCTTTCTCATTAGTAATAGCTTGATTATCTTTCATACGACGCAATTCAAGATTATGCGTATCAGTAATAGTCTTATTGATCTCTCTAATAGCATTCAACTTAGCATTGATTAATCCGCTCTGGGTCATAGCTAAATCAGAGATGTATTTGTATTTACCTTTAATGGTACGAGAATCTTTAATAGCTGCTAATTGAGTATTAACGTCATACGTTAAACTATCGATTTGAGCTATAGTACCTCTAAGAAGATTCTGAGTTTCATCATACGTTCTAATATATGGATCAGTGGTCTGACACAACGGCATTTGTGGTTTAGCTGCAGGTTGAATTCTTCTTGCAGCACTATCATCAGCAATCATAGCTTTTTCAGAAGCTGGTTTTCTACCACGTCTCTTTTTAATCGGTTCATCTATAGTGATACCGTCTTTAGTAATCAAAGAGCCCCAATTCAAAGAATAATCATCTTTCATATTAATCTTTTCTTCACTGGTATTCTCAGAATCAATGTTTTCATTTAATACGTCCATCAAAAAATCCTCCTTTAAAAGATTAATCTTTTGTTAAAGTAATACTTTTTAATTTTTTAATCGTATATAACATATTAGTAATCCATCGGAAATAACCTCAACATATTCCCATTTTTTATTATCTTTAAATTAGTATACGTTTTTATTATTGCTATCCTTATTATATTTCCCATGATTTTATGCTGATTTTTGGTACACTATAATATCCCGTCACCGTCTGAGTAGCAACACTGCTACTCAGACTTTTCCCGTCAAAATATTGAATGATGATATATTATAGACTTGAAATAGAATTCTATAGTTGTTTAAACTTTAGAATAATCATTCTCAAGGAGGAAGGATTATGTTTAATAAGTATCCTGAAGGTTATGATTTGACTATTCTTGATGCAAGATATACGTATCCAAGATTTAATCAAGAGACTAATAAATATACTAATGGGTCTATGACTCTTATAGCTAGAGATAATACAACTGGAAGAAAGCTCTTAGAAGTTATAGACAATCCGACATACACTTATTATTGGATAAAAGACGAAGCTGCTAGACAGTTAAGAATTAATTATCCAGTTAAAGAAATCCCAAAGAAATATACAGAAGCAATAGAAGTTCCGTTTAAAGAGTTAGAGAAAGATATTGCTTCACGTATCGGAGAATTAGATTATTTCTATAATAATATTAAGAATAAAAACCGTAGAGCTAATCAACTCTTACATATGATCAATCCTCAGGTATTGTTTTCAGATATGAATATCGAGGATTATTATAGATTCTTATTTTCTAAGAAGTTTAAGAATTCTATCTATAAGATAGATAAAGCATTTCTCGATATAGAAGTAGATGCTAAATTAGCTAGAGGAGATTTCCCAGAACCAGGCGAATGTCCTATTAATGCTATAACAATAATTGATAGTGCTCATAAAGTATCTTATACATTTCTGCTTAGATCAGCTAATAATCCTCAGATAGCTGAGTTTGAACAAGAAGTAAAAGCTGGTAATGCAGTAAAAGAACTTCGTGAATTATTAGAAGAGCATCTCGGTGGTTGGAAGAGCATTCATCGTTACGGCTTACAAGATCTTAAGTTTAATTTTGCATTCTATGATTTACAAGACGAGATTGTATTAATAGCAGATGCATTTAGACTTATTAATACTTTGAAACCAGACTTTGTATTGGCATGGAACATGGCATTCGACGTTCCCTATATAATTGCTCGTATTGCTCAGCTCGGATATAATCCAGCAGATATAATGGGTCATCCAGACTTTAAAGAAAAAGAAGCTATTTATGTAGTAGATAACCGTACAGAGTTATTAGCAGAACGTGGAGACTTTGCGAAGATTAGTTCTTATTCAGTCTTCTTAGACCAGATGATTCAACATGCATCTATTCGTAAAGGTCAATCTGCATATGCTAGTTATAAGTTGGATTATGTAGCTGAGTTGTTATGTGGGTTTGGTAAATTAGACTACCATCATATCACTCCGTTCATCTCCGAATTACCATATAAGAACTTTAAGATCTTTACTTTCTACAATATCATTGACGTAATAGATCAGTTCTGTATTGAGCATAAAGTAAACGATATAGATTTTGTATTTACCAAAGCAATCGTTAATAATACCAGATTCTCCAAAGTCCATAGACAGACAGTTTATCTTAATAATAGACGTATTTCTGAATATTGGGACCAAGGATATATCTCTGGTAATAATGTCAATAAGGGTAATGCAAAACCAACCGAAAAGTTTACTGGTGCTTATGTAGCATCTCCTCTTAATATAGCAGATGATGCTAAGCTTAAACTCTTCGGAGTACCAATACCTATTTATGATAATGCCGATGACTTTGACTATAAATCGCTATATCCATCTTTACTTAGGGAATTTAATATTACTGATCCGACTCAGATTGGTAAATTGATTATTCCTGAACAGATTTATCCTAGAGAGAATCTTACCGGAGATCCACGTGTATTTGATCGAGGCGGTTCTTTCTTTGATGATATGGTAACTCATAAACCAATAGAATTCTGTCATAGATGGTTTAAGTTAGCAAACTTTTCGGAAATTCTAGAAGATATTTCTGAGTATTTTAATACGATCTATCCAGTATCTCCTATAGCAGCTAATGGTTTAAGAAATCTTTATTATAAATCCGAGGAAACAATTAAACCCTTAAGAGAAGTTTATAGATTTACTGATAGAAATCATGAGTTAAATACTAATAATACTTCGGAACTTCCGAAACATATGGTAGGTGAATTAGCAGATGTATTCAATACAAATTCCGGCTTTAAAGTTATCCGAGATCAATTCGATAGCGAAGATACTGAAGACTGATTATATCTATATAGATGATCTTGGTTCTGTATATGGATATGACTATAATATTAGTAAAATTGCAATTTTCCCGTCTAATATAGACGTGCCAGTACCAATGGTGCTGAGCTGTTTAGAATTGCGTAATTTATTAAAAACCAAGGTCCTAACTGACTTGATTTCAATAGGCTGGGGACCTGATGGTTACATTCAAACAGTAGATATTCGTAGTTATCTTTATCTGAAAAATACTCTTGATGAAAAGATAGCTAAAATGAATAGAGTTATTTATGCGACACCTCCTATTAAAAGATATTCGTCAATGGAAAATAATGATGAGTTTATGTCTATACTAAATGCTCCCGCAGCATTAGGAGCTAAATTATTTAAATTAGATAATTATATCTTAACTCTCTTTAAGGGATTATTACCTAATGCTAAGTCTGATAAGATAGATTTATATATTTATCCTTATACGGCTAATAGTGATCTGTATAGATATATCATCTACAAGAAAGGCAATATCAATATTAACGTGTGCTGTATAGCTCTAAAGCTCATATAAACGTAACGGTAGAGATCACTCTCTACCGTTTTATTTTTTGTATATTGGATTAACAGCCAAACATTTAGATAAACTCGTTAGAGGGAGGTACCGAGATGCCCGAAAAGGATGAAAATAAACGAACTGTCATTCCCTCAAGCATACGAAAGCTTGCAAATACAGTTCAAGATAACTTAAATGGGTTATATGCTAGAACGTATTTTTCTTCTCCTAATAATAAGAATGATCTAGAAATAACCAAATCTAAAATCAATAAAACCTTAGATGATATTATCTCTAATAATAAAAACAACACTGGCTCAACCAGTGTTGCTAGTCTTTATACACGTTTAGATAATTACCAAAAAGATCCTGATGTAACTAGAAAGATTTCTACACTATTCGAAGATCGTAATCTTATGACCGGTTTAATGAGTGCTTATATAGAGAATAAGTATCTTAAAGATTACGATAACGAAATTGATACGGTTCTTAAGTATTGTCCTAAACTTAAAGAAGCATTAGAAGTACGTAAAGATAACGTATTATCTGCAGACTTCTTTTCTAAAGATTATCTCATTATCTCCGATGAAACCAATGTTCGTGATGATGCTATATTTATGAAACGTTGCGGTGATATTAAGGAGATTTATAATCTTATTGAGCGTGTAGATGAATGGTATGATACAACCGCTATGTATGGCGAAGTATTTGTATATATCGTACCATATGCTAAAGCCATTTCTAGATTATTAGTCTTGAAGAATGGCAATACTAATGTAAGTCTTAGTGAAGCAGTCTTAAACGAAAACTTCGATGATATGGAACAGTTTAAACAGATCGAGACTAAAACCTTAGTGATTAATGAAGCTACACTTGATCAAGAGCATAAAGCAGACTTCAATGCTTTAAAGAAAGTCTATGGTTTAGATTCTACTAAAACGAATCTTGACTTTAAGCTTGAATTTAATATGACAAACATGCTCTTTGAGGACGTTATAGAAAAAGCAAAAGCGTTTCAACGTCGTCTTAAAGCATCTAAGTCCTCTTTATCTGAGGCATTCTTAAACGAAGCATCTATTAAACGTAAGAAAGATACTCCGGTATTTGTAGATGGTAAACGTACCGTAAGAATGGATATCGATAAAGGTATTATGGGTACTAAAGATAGACCCAAAGACTTAGACTATTCTGAATTTACTAAAGATACAACTAGCCGTGAAGGCTTAATCGATACAGATAATTGGAATAAAACTATTGAAGACCAAGCTAAAGATATGAAACTTAAAGTAACTGGTGCTATCTTAAAGAACTTGGAAAGATATAATGTAATTCCTATCTATATTGATGACTTATGTCTTGGATACTATTACTTAGAATTTAAAGAAAACGATCAATATACATTGAATACTCAGTTAGCTGACCCAGTAATGACTCTTAAAGCTAATACTAAGCTTTATAATGATGCTGAGAAAGCTAGAGCTGATGAATTACTTAGATATATTTCTGCTAGACTCTCTAAAGAAATAGATGCTAAGTTTGTTAATATTAACCAGGATCTTACTAAAGAGATCTATATGATTCTTAAACATAACTACGATTTCAATACTCCTAATCCAGAAGGGATTCGTGTAACGTTTATTCCTCCTGACGATATGGAACACATCGTATTTAGAAGAGATCCTCATACTCATCGTGGCGTATCTGATCTTGAACACTCTATGCTTCCGGGTAAATTATATGCTGGCTTATATATTACTAATACCATTGCTGCAATGACTCGTTCTCAAGACAGACGTGTGTACTATGTAAAGCAAGCAGTTGATACTAATATCTCTGAAGTATTACTTAACGTAATCGATCAGATCAAGAAATCTAACTTTAATATTAGACAGATCGAAAATATCAATCAGGTATTAAATATCGTTGGTAAATTCAATGACTTTGTAATTCCGACTAATGCTAATGGTGAATCTCCTGTGCAGTTCGAAGTAATGCAAGGTCAAGACATAGATCCTCAGACAGAGTTAATGAGTCAACTCTTAGAGATGGCTGTTAATAATATTGACGTACCATTAGAATTAATCCAAGCTCGTCAATCTATTGATTATGCTGTACAGTTTACTATGTCTAATAGTAAATTCCTTCGTAAGGTATTTAATAGACAAGCTAAGTTCCAACCCTACCTCAGTAGGATATTCTCCAAGCTCTATAATTACCAATACGAAGAATCTGCATTCATCCGTATTAGTTTACCGCCTCCGGCATTCTTAAGTATTACTAATACAGACCAGCTTTCTAATAATATCGTAAACTTGTCTCAAACCATTACTGATATTGCTATTCCGCCTGATCAAACAGACGAGACTAGTGAATTAAAACGTGGTATTTTACTTACCAAAGTAAAACGAGACTACTTGAAAACATATGTTGACTTTGATAGAATTGATAAATTTGTCAAAGAAACAGAGCAAGAAGTTGCTCTTAAACAACAATCTACAAATAATCAAGAACAGCAATAAAATAATCCCTCTAGGAAGTGATTCCTAGAGGGATTTTTGTTTTGTGTATTAGTGGTACACAAATACGATGAAAAAAGATGGATGATAATAGAAGTTTTAAAATTTCTACTATCTTTGCATAAGTAAATGAAGCAAGAAAAAATAAATACCTAAGCGAGACAGCATTTATTTTTTGTATATGGATGTTAGATTAAGCGTAAAATATTAGGAGTGGCATTTCTACCACTCCTAATGAAGGTGAATAATCTATTACCAGGATACTGTATTACCATTAGAGGTAACCAGATCTTTTTCATACGGTTCGATGTCGGTAACACCAGTATACTGGAAGGCATCTTCACGCCATTCAGTATTATCACGAATCCAATCAAGCAATTCTTTTGCTTTTTCAGATACGTCCTGAGAAGTAATAGGATAGCCTTTGAACTCTACATTGATGGTCTTGAATTCAATAGTGCTTTTATCGGAGTTGTAGATGTCCCACTGAGAACCAGTCGGTTGTGCAGCTACGATATAATAAGCTTTTTCAAGATTCATCAGTGTATTGTCTGCTACGAGATACATGAAGGAGAATACTTCTTTTTCATAGCCAGGTTCCATTTCGCCAGACTGAATCAAACCACCATAAGTTTTAACCTGAGTACGAGGGTCTTTTACGCCACGGAGGAATAATTCATGAGTACGAGAAATAACAGAACCAGCACGTTCAAAGTATTCCATAGAGAAGGTAGATGCAGACGGTGCAGTTACACGGTTGATGATATCAACGTTAGAAATACCGTTGGTCAATTCACCGGTTTCTGCAGTCATATTATCAATACCATTCAATCCTCTGAAGTCATATTCAAGAATATGAACATAGTTCTCAATAAGTTTACGATATTCATCGCTTTTATTTTTAAGAGCTTCCAAGAAGGAAGGAATACCTACAACAATTAAGAACGAATAACCAGACTCATAAAGGTTATACGGAGACAGATCAGCAAAGTCTGTTACGCCACGCATAAGAACATACTGAGTCAAGTCCTTAGTAGCTCTCAAAGAGCTAAACATGTTATTATCTACATTAGGCATTATGCTTTACTCCTTTCCTCTTAGGATTGCAATGCAAGAATCTTGAAGATTTCGGTCTGAACGAAGTTCCTGAACTTAACTTTCAAGACTGCATAGAAGATTTTGTTAGAACGATATACGGAATCTTCAACGTATTCCATGGTAAGTTCTTCGAAGTTGCCACTGTAGTTAGACAGTAAGGAATTAACCTCTTTCTGGTAGTTTTCGAAGTCTTCGCCATCAAGGAAAGAGTAACGAATGATAGGCACTTTCTTACGAATTTCATGAATGATCTGCTGAATAGCAAGAACGTTGTTGATGTAAGAAAGCTGAGTGAATCTCTCCTGAGAAGTATAGCAAGTCTCAAGAGTCAAGGTGCCATTGATATATGCTGCATAGTTGATTCTAAGATCTTCCATTTCGGTTTTCTGGTTACCAGCAGGAGTAATCTTAGGAATAAAGTTTACAGTACCTTCAATAGCTTCAGGAATGGTAGCTTCCATTTTAATACCGCACGGAGGACGATTACGTCCATTAATGAAGTGAGATACCAAAATACGAGCCAGAGAGTAACCAACAGTTACAGTGATTTCTTTCTTGGTATACGGATCAATGATATCATACCAAGTGGAATAAGTACCAGCATAACGAGTTTTCAGGTTAGGCAGGTCAGCATATTCCAATTCACGAATAGATTTGCACGGTTGACGAACACCAAATGCTTCATTACCGATATCACGGAAATAGAAGCAGTCTTCACGGAAGTTTACAAGGTTTTCGATAGCACGTTTTACGCTATCATGGTAGTTAGCATCAACGATTACGTCAATCGGGTTGTTATCTACGTTATAGATATCATCGGAGAGAGAACCATCGAATACTTTAACCATTTCGTCTTTATAAGTATCAGTATTGATAGGAGCATTGCCGAAAGAGCCATTGCTACCATTATCCATAGAAATGCCATACAAAGAGTTCAACTGAGTATTAGTATCAACTATGATATTATCATTCAGCGGAGCACCTTTGAAGGTTTTACCGAATAACAAATCCTGATTAGCAAGATCCAATGCATCAATATCTTCAGCAGACATACCTACAGCATCAGAAGCAAGAATTTCTTTGATACGATTTACGAATGCAGTAAATTCATCATCAAAGAATTTGCAACGCAATTGCGGGTTAGATGCATATTTAAACTGAGTCTGGAAGCTAGTATTTTCATTGCCTTCAACAATATCCGGATTCAGAGTAGCAACCAATTCAGCGATCTGTTCGTTTTCTTCATTTACCTGAATAATATATTTGGTGTACTCGAAAGTACGGCTCAAATTATAGTCAGGAGTAATAGTAAGACGTTTATTAGAAACGCCACGACCTACATCAGTGAAGATGCAGAGAGGATAGCCATATTCCTCAGGTACAGAATCTTTAAATTTCTGAGCTACAATAGTAAGGTCATTGCTTTCAGTTGCAGCCAAAGACTTAAGATTATAAGAAATATGTACTTTAGAATCTACTACAGGATCATTAGGAAGACCTTCATGATTAGTGGGGCTCGTGGTTTCAACACCCCTATCAGCATCATAATATAACAGATTACCGTCCTCGTCGGTTCTCTGTACGTTCTGAGTCTCAACGTAAGCAACTAAGCCATTATTAGCAAGAGTTGAGTCTTGAGCTACAACGCGTTTGCAGAATAAACGAGCACCGCTATTGATAGCATTAGCTGCTTGTAATAACGGTTGACCATGTCTAGCAAAAGAAATGCTATTGCCATATTGTTTAAAGAAAGCATCACCTTCTACATATGCATAGTCTTCGGTACCTTTATCTGAAGTAAACCCAATCATTTCGATCGGTTTATCTATTGTATTGGCGATAGTAAGAGACGGAATATCGCTCTGATCGTCAATTATAAAAATTGTACCTACATACATTCGAATGTTCCTCCTTTGAGAGAGTTTTATAAGAAAAGAGTGATTAAACAAACACTAGTATAGTGGGTCCATATGACACCCACTAGACTTTTATCATTATGTTTGCTCTCATACGGCTAGCCCATCATGATTTTCTCCAGAGGAGATGTCCTTCCTGGCTTATCTATAGCAGCATTTACTACAGCTAAATCCCAGTTTTCGGATGTGATAGAAGCAAACGGAGATACGTATTTCGGAACCATATTCAAAGAGATTGGCTTATAATTATGCATATCAGTAATACCAGAAAGCCTAAAAGGAATTTCTTCATTCCTAGGATCTCTGCATATTTCAGATATTACTATACCTAAGATTTGGTCAGCTACACCAAACTTAAAGCCATTGAGTTTAGCTGTTCTATTGAAGAATAAATATAATTCTCGATAATCCAATGTAGTAGGGAATTTTGCAGTTGTCAAGAACAGCCTAAAGAAGTTTTCTGCATTCTCTACGTCAGAGACTGGATCTTGTACAATGATTTGATCGCCTGGACGATATATCAATACGATATAATTACCAGGCTTCTGAGTCTTAATAAGAGAAACATCTTTTAATTTTTGTATTTCAGAAGGGTGAGTTAGAAACTGAGTCGGTAGTTTGAATGTCTTTAAACCAGAATGTTTACCATTCTTATCAAAGATAGCATAATTCACTACACCGAATAACGAAACTAACTCACCGATCTGTACATACAATTTGCCATTATCATATTCTTCTGGCACATAGAAACGGAACTCATGATCTTTCTTATTAAAGATCACGTGCTCTCCGTCTAATTTGCAAAAATCTGGTACTTGACCTGGCATAGATATTCACCTCAAATATTATTCAGACTGAGAATTGATTTCTGGGTCATCATCAATATCACTAGTGATAATGATAGGACCTTTAAGGGTCAATTCTACATTATCTGGATCAGGCATTTGAGCTCTGTCTTCAACTTTAATTTCAGTCATAATAAAACCCTCCAAAGAAAAATATGTTTAGTTTAGCATTTGAGTAATAGATATATAATTTCCCACCTTATATATTCTATTACGAGATGGTTTGCACTAAAAAAGAGAAACTATGATTTATTTTTTGTAAACTTCCTTATAATTACACGATTTGGAGGTAATTGTATTGAAAAATATCTTAAACGTAATTCTCTCCCCTATCAGAGGATTCTTCATCTTCTTGGCGTTGAAAATCTTCGAATCATTAGGAGCCGTAGAAAGCTTTGATAAGAAGTATTTTTATGCTATTAACCATAGCTCCTGGAGATGTTCAGCTTTGAACTCTTTTATGCTGGCAATGACCCAGATAGGAGAAGCTTGGTTGCCAATTTTCGCAGTATTATTATCATACCAGTATCTAGAGATTCCCCTTTACGTAGTACAGAAAATTCTTTGGGCTTATGCTATATCTGGACTAATTGCAATTATTATTAAATATAGCATCAATAGAGATCGTCCTTGTAAGGTTCTCTCTGATGCTATTGTAGTAGGTCCAGCACCATCTTCCCAGAGTTTTCCTAGTGGACATACTACATCTGCATTTGCTTTCTGCATTATGGTTGCATGTATCTTCACACCATTAATTATTCCGATGATTATATTTGCAACTCTTGCAGGAATCTCTAGAATCTATCTTGGGGTTCACTGGCCCACAGATGTAATTACTGGTGCTATTATTGGTACTATTACAGCTTTATTAGTATACTTCATTTAAACAAAACATGTCCCCCTTACCTTCACAGGTAAGGGGGAATTTCTTGGTCAGGTCTTATGAAAAAATCACGTTACGGAAATCTGATAATGGAAATTTGGTAAAAGAGGTCATTTTTATCGAAAAGTTAAAAAGGTGAAATTTCATGGAGTCTTACACAAAAGCATAAGTTTAGCCATTAAGTTTTGTAATTAATAAGAAGGATGTTTCAATTATGTTTAGATTTAGGAGAAACCCAAGACCAAGAATTACTATATAGTGTATACTTATGTAAAAAATAAATAGGAGTGGTATTACTACCACTCCTAATATTTTAATTATTCTTTAGACGGAATTTGCTGCCACTGTAAGGTGTCATACATTTCGTCTTGTTCTTGAGCTTCAGCTTTAGAGAATTCTTCGTGTTCATCGAATTCATCGACATGTTCTTCGAAGTCTTCTACATGGGCTTTCATATTAGCAATCTGTTCCAGAGTTACGAACTGATGTTCCGAGTCAGTGATTACGTCAGCAGCGTAAACTTTCAGACCGGTTTCAGGTAATTCTTCGTCTCCTCCAGGATCACTAGTATATACACTAATACCATCGATAGTCCAACCGGCTTCTTGAGCAGGTACAATGTACTGATCCCATTCTACGGCTCTTACTTCGGTCTTAGCAAATCTCAGAGTTGCACCTACTTCAGGTTCTTTAGAAGCAGATTTGATAATGTTAAGAACTACTTGACGAGTCAACGGACAATCAGTAAAGTCTACAGAAACTTTAAGACTACCTTCAGTAAATGCTACAGTAGTCAAATTATAGCAACCATCAAACATACCTTCGGCATGATCAACGTTTACCATACTCAAAGTCTGTACACCAACAAGATTTGTACAACCAGCGAACATTTCACGCATATCTACAACTTTGTTGGTAATCATATACGGAGCAACGATAAGTTTTACGCAACCCTTAAACATACCATTCATTGTAATAGCTTCACTTGTAGATTCAAGATCATTTACTACAGACAAGGTCTGATATGTTTCAGGATAATACAGTCTCATATAATCATTAAAGTTAGTTCTTGCCTGTCTGCTCAGACCAATAAGTCTCCAACCTTTGTTGATTGCCGGAGCTACATGAGCATCGTAATCTTTCATGGTTAAAGTCTTATCCGGGAAGGTCAAGGTCTGTGTAGCATCAATAGCTTTAAGATTATCTAAGATATTATAAATGCTTTCAGTGCTCAATTTAATGTCAGAGAAGTCTACCGAGCAGTTCAGACTACCAGCAGTAAATTTCACATCAGTCAAATTGAAGCAGCTAGCAAACATAAGATTTGCATCAGCTACATTAGCCATATCTAATTCCGGAACACTAGCTAAGTTCAAGCAACCAGAGAACATGCTTCTCATGCTAGTAACAGCTTTGGTATTCAACGGAACTACATTGGTCAAGCTAATGCAACCCTCAAACATAGAGGTCATATTATTAGCAAGTGCAGTATCAATATTCGGGCATTCAACGATAGTGGTGAATGTATCCGGATAAGTCTTCTGCATGTAATAAGTAAAGTCAGAGATCTGTTCAGGTTCGGTTTCTTGTCTGATACCATAAATAATCCATCCTTTAGATTGTGCAGTCAAGACGTTATCATATTCTTCAACGGTAAACTCAGTGGCAGGGAACTTGATAGTTTTCTTAGTATTCTCAGGCAGAGTACGAAGACCCTTGAGAATATTGATGATAGCTACTTTTTCTAAAGCAGTATCTTCTAAGTTTAAGCTGCAAGCCAAGGTACCCGGTTTAATAGCCAGATATTGCAGTTTATTACATCCACCGAAGATATCGGTACGAGTAGTTTCTGTCATGTTAGTAAGATCCATTTCCAAAGGAATATAGATCAAATTCTGACAGTTATAGAACATGCGAGTGAAGTCAGAGCAACTAGCTGTATTGATCTGCGGTGCAGATACTAAGCTAGTGCAGTTTTCAAACATGCCCTTCATAGTATTAGCTTTAGAAGTATCAAAAGTTGCTGTGATCATGCTAAGAGAAGCACCACCAGCAAACATGTAGTTCATATTTACACCTTCAGAAGTATCGGGCAACATATTCAAGATATTAATGCTTGCATAAGTTTCCGGATAGGTCTTCTGTAAGTAATAAGTGAAGTCGGTAGCAAGCTCTTTAGGAGCATAGATTCCGAACACATTCCAGCCTTTTTCAATAGCAGGAACTACATGGTTATCATATTCTTCTTGAGTGAGATTATAAATACCATTGGTAAATACAACACCAGCAGAAGAATCTACAGGTTCTCCTAAGCAATCAAATACTTCAAGAACTTTCTCTTTGCTCAAAGGAACGTCAGAGAAGTTCATGCTGCATTTAATAGATGCCGGAGCAAAAGTTACTTCAGTGAGTTTGAAGCAATCATTAAACATACCGTATGCATGGATTACATTGCTCATATCTAAAGTACCAGGAATTCTGGTGAGTTCGGAGCAACCATCATACATATGATCAGTATATTTAGCTTTAGAGATATCCAATTCAGGAGCAATTCCCATAGTAGTATATACAGTCGGGAATGTATTTCTCATATACCAGCTATAGTCGGTACGTTCAATCGGCAACGGAACGTCACATTCGATTGTCCAACCTTTCTCGATAGCAGGTCTAATGTAAGTAATAATCTCATCTTCGGTGAAATCGTTCTGAGCTTCTACGTTATGGAAAGTAAACGTAGCGCCTTTAACGGGATCACCTAAGTTAAGAATAGTATTTAACAAAGATTCTTTAGTGAGGTTAGTATCACTCACGTCAAGAGATACGTGTAAAGTATCTGGTACGATGTTGAGATTTTTCAAAGAAGAGCAACCATAGAACATGTCTTCAGTATATTGAGCTGCAGTCATATCTAAGTCACTTACTGTTGTCAACATCTGGCAGCTATTGAAGAAGTCTCTGAAATCAATTACACCAGCAGTATAGATTTTCGGAGATACAATCATTCTAGAGCAACCATAGAACATGCCTCTTGCTGTTACGAGTTTATTAGTATCGGGCATGTCATAGAAATTAACCATAGAAATGCAACCATAGAACATACGATCAGCATTTACTACATTAGGCAGAGACAGTTGAGCTGGTGCAAGCATAGCTTCACAACCCTCAAACATACCTGTTACATATACAGCTTTAGAAGTATCTGGAATTTCAGGACATACTTCCATAGTCATATAGTCTTCAGGATAAGTATCTCTCATATAATAGCTGAAGTTAGTAATTTCTACAGCATCAGGCATCTTAACGCCCTTAATAGTCCAACCCTTGTCAAGAGCTGGTTGTACATGAGCAATATATTCATCCTTAGTAAGTTCTTTAGCTGCTTTAACACCAGTAAAGTTTACTTCATTACCAAACTGAATATCACCACAGCCATCCAATACACTAAGAACGGATTGTTTATTCAATACAGTATTGCTCAAATCTAAAGAAGTATGAAGAGTCAACGGTTTAATGTTGAACTGTTCAAGAGCATTGCATCTAAAGAACATGTCTTTAGCATCTACCAGAGAAGACAAATCCATCTCCGGAACAGTATTTAATTTATAGCAGTTAGCAAATGCTTGTTTCATGGAAGTTACTTTAGAAGTATCCATCTTAGCAACTGCTACAAGCTCTCTACAACCATAGGCAAACTGACTCATATTAATTACTTTGGAAGTATTCATTCCCGGAAGCATAATAAGAGTCTGACAGTTCAAGAACATACCAGACATATTTAAGCAGCTATCAGTTACTAATTCCTGAGGAACAGTCATGAGTCTGTAGCAATCAGCAAACATAAGATTCATATCAGTACCCTGAGAAGTATTCGGTAACTGTACATGTGCCATGTCATGATATGTATTCGGATAAGTTTTGCTCATATAATTAGAGAAGTCAAGGATCAATTCAGGAATATTAGAATCACAAATAATGCCTTCAAAGATCCAACCAGCAGCTTCTGCAGGTTTAATGTAGTCTTCATATTCTTCTACGGTAAATTTATATTTATAATTATCTTTATTATCAATATAATCCGCAGGAATAATATCGAAAGTCATATGATTCTTAGTAGCTACAGGAGTACCAAGATTCTTAATGATATTAAGTACTACGTCTTGTCTTAATTTACAATCAGAAAAATCAAGACCAATCTTAAGAGTACCTTTGGTGAAAGATACGTCTTCAAGAGAAGTACAGCCTTTAAACATATTAGCTGCAGATAAAGCAGAAGTCATGTTTAATTCAGGCAGATTAATGATATTAGAACAACCGTTAAACATATCAGAGAAAGTTCTTACATTACGAGTATCTAATGTAGGAATGGTTCTCAGAGAGAAACAGTCATTAAACATTCCACCCATGCTCATAACTCTAGAAGTATCCATCATCGGAATTTCTTCTAAGTTATTGCATTTAGCAAACATAGCACTCATGGAAGTCATATTACGAGTATTCATAGGACGAACCATTTTAAGCATGGTGCATCCACTAAACATTGCAGAAGCATTAACAGTCTTATCAGTAATAAGTCTATTCGGAATATGATCTAATACCATATATTTATCCGGATAGATCTGCTGGATAAAGTTGAATGCATCTGCTGGAACCATGATTGGTTTAGGTACCTGACCCGGATCAGGACAAGGAACAGTCTCTACATCTTTGATGCTTCTAATATCTTTAGCATCGATAGTAACTGAACCAGCTTTAAAATCATCGGAAGTATCAAAGGTTACTTTGTAGCCGGAAGTAGTTCTAAGAACAAGATCTACAATACCGGGACGATACTCTTTAACTGGTCCTTGCTGATCATATTTAGTGATCTTAGCTACACGACCAACTAATTCTTTGCGAGTACCATCTTCCATATATGAAACACGCCAGATTTTAGTGGAGTTCTCTTCTAAGCTAACGCTATAGGTATCTTCAGCATCTAAATGTGTAAATGTAACTTCAAGAGCACTCTTAGCTTTCGAAGTAACACTTAGCAAGGTAGATTCCATAGCTTCTTTACCTCCAAACTTTAAGATTTTTATACGTTGAAATAATACTTAAGTACTATTGCAAAATAGTATTAATTATAAGTTCGAATTACAAGAAATAAGCCTGGAAGCCATCACTGACTTCCAGGGATTTATTATACATGATTGATATTGATCTTTTCGGAAATATCATCCATAGCAGAAACAAAGTTCTTAAGAATTTCTCCTGCAAAACCACTAACACCGTTTTGTCCAGTAATAGCAATGTCTGCAGAGAGATTGCTGAGACTCTTAAGAATATCAAATGTATAGAATAAGTAGATAGCTCTACCCGGATTATCCATCGGATAATTTTTATCTGCATAGGCACGTGCCAAATAGATAAATCTATCGATGTCAGACGGGTCAATGCGCATCTTTATGACAAGCATTTTCGAAAAATCTTTCATTTTAGGGAAGGAAAGACCTACTGTGCTGAATTCATAATCTATGTCTTCATATGTACGATTAATGCGTTTTAACAGCTTACCATCGTCCATTAACTTATTCTTAGTAGCTTGAGGAATAGTATCTACAAACTCAGCTAATTTATCATAAGAATATGCAGTATGGAAAGCTTCAGCCATAATATCAAGATTCTTAGCTTTTTCTTCATCTACAGGACGAAGTTTCTCAGCTAATTCTTTGAATTTAGTTTCAAATTGATCTCTACGGCTTTCAAGCATAGTAGTAACAATATCGTCACCATTGAATGCAGCATTTAATTCTTTCTGAAGTTCTGCAAAGGCATTATCTAATGCAGATTCACTAATAAAAGAATCAATAAAGATCTTACTAATAGTATTGAGCTGTTCTTTATCATTATAGCTAATACCAATCTTTCTTGCCTCTTCTAAAATCATATCTTTTACCTTAGGAGGCAAGCTATTAAATACCGGGAATTTCTCTCCAGCTTTAATACGTTTATTGATTTCTTTAAGTTCAAGAATATCTGCTGGATCAATCGGCAATGGTTCATAAACAATATCGGACTGATCCTCAATTACTGCTGTGGTATTAACTTCATGGGTTACCTCTGTAGGTTCACCGGTTTCTTGAATCTGGCGTAATACTTGTACGTCTTCGCATTTATCTGCTTCATTAGCTAATACTTCAGTTACTTTATCAAGAATTTCTTCACTCATTCTTTAGTCTCCTTTTCGAGTTTTAATATGGCTCGGTTATAAACCACGTTAAATATAGCAACTCCATTATCGTCTATCGTACATTTAACACTATCTGCTCCACTTTTCTCCTTATAAGCATCAGCAAATATTTGCTCTTGCTCTTCTTTAGATGGTGGAGTAAAAGATTTATCTTTTATAGTATTCATTATAGCTTCATGAATAATAGAAGCTATGGTATTATCATTCAACAATATCGACATTTTCAATAGCAGCTCTTTCTTTTAAAATGTCTTGGTATTCACGCATAACTTTCAACTGTTTTTCCAGAAGCTCAATCGGGCAAATCGGAGTAAAATTCAATTTTCCGGTATGATAATCATCAAGCATTTTTGCAAGACGTCCTGCACGATACTTTACTTGGAAGTATTCTGCTACGAAGCGTTCTTTATAATCTCCACTAAGCATAACAACTGCGGTTTGCTCAAGACTACTAATATTCATTACATTGTCCTCCTTTTAAGTGGTTTCTTTTCAATTTTTATTGTAGCATATGTGTTTTTATAGTTACACATGTACTTATAAATTGGATCGTTAGTATCCTTTCTATACAGATTTCTATATAAAATGGTATAACAATCGCTATCGATTAATTTACCTAAAAGATGACTTAAAACAATAGGAGATATATTATTATGCTTATAATAAGCATTGAAAGTATTGTCTTCTTTATCAGTATCTATAGCTAAGATGCTTTTAAATGGAATAAAATCATCCTTAAGAACATTACCCCAACGAGCATATAATACATCATATACTATTCCGTAATATATGCCATAATCCGTAAAGTGGTAACGGTAGCTACATGGACCAATCCAAGTTAAACTATAAAATGGATCCTTGTCTAAATTCTGTGTTAGAATTATTGGCATCATATTAGTTCACTCCGGTTTGTCTACGCTGAATCTCCAATCTAATAGCAGTAATAAACATAGCGGCTAAATTAGGATTTCTAAACGGTTCACAATAGAACGTCTTATAGAAATCTACCTGAGGTACAAAGTTAGTAGTAAGCATATTTACTACATTAGGATCTGGATAAAGCACAGTACAAATATCATTGAAAGAAATATCAAATGCTTGCATCTGATCTAAGATATATACTAAGTTTGCATTGATAACAGCAATCTTAGGATCTTCATATACTTTCTTACCATATAAGGTAGCAGAGTCTTTGTTCTTTTTCATAGAGTCAAGATTAAAATAGTTATAAAGATTAGTCTTTTCTCTATAAATGTAGTTACAGAAGAACTGAGTAATATTATTAGTGAAATTAGATACAATCAAATCATATAGATAATATGCAGCAGTATAATGATCATCCATAGTCTCATAGTTCGGAGATATAGCAAGACCACCTGCTTTACAGAGTAATTGAATAATTTCTTCGTAAGTATTGCTTCTTACGAATTTAATATTCTCTTTATCCATAGGAAATTGTTCTAATAAGTTTTTGAAGTTGAGTTCGAATGCATTTACTGCATTAGGTTTAACAATATCTACAAACATAGCATCATATCTATGAGTAATATTGTCATTGATTACGTTATATATATAAGAGGTTTCAAAGCTGGCTAATAATACAGCTAATTCATTTTCGGTTACTGTATTATAACCGATAGAGTTATTAATAACTTGACTCATTTAAAGTATCCTCCTTATAGTTTTTAATTAAAAAGTTACCGTGTAAATAAAAAATAAAACCCATGGGTATTATCCCATGGGTCTATTTATTTTACAAACTAAGAAGAGATTTTTCTTCTTCATTCTTAGCATGCAGTTCCAATTGATTCTCATCAAGAGAGAAGTCAAATGGTTCTAATTGAATTTCGTCTGCATCGAAGAATCCGTCCTCTTGATTAAGCTTAAGAAGACCAACACCGGACGGCATTTCTTCAAATAATTCTGGATCGTTTTGTAATTGATCCATATACTTATCTCCACATCTCTTAATATAATATCTTAAGAGTTTACAGATATCCTCTTTAGTAGCATTCATTACCAGAGGATAAGTAGTAAGATGATTATTCATATACATGATACGAATATCATAGTAGACTTCCAATCCTTCTTGGAAAGTCATTTGGGTTACTACGAAGAATGACGCAAATCTTAATCCGTATTGGAATAAGGCATCTTGTACCTTTAATGCTTCTTCGTAATGGGTGATATTCATGTCCTTGGTATTCATGAGCTCATGATATTTATTCAAAGCCTCAATCATACCATCTAAGTTTTGTTTCTTGTCTTCCAATTCAAATACAACTTTCATATTATTACCTCCATTCTGACATTATTGTCACGTTGTATTCATGGTAATAATATACAATCGATTTGAATTATATTTACAATTTATCCCACATAGTCGGAATCTTATTATTCGGATTCTTATGAGGATTATTATAATCTATTTCAGATCCATCTCTATTAAAGTTAAGGAATACTTCATTAGGTATACCATATGCTCTGGATTCAAGTTCAATATCATTCGGATTCATATTATACTCTTTAGCATAAGCTTCACGACCATCTTTCTTTCGTAAGAGCTTATTCAACGAAGCATCATCACGAGCTAATTGTTCATTTACCCATTGAGCATATAGTTTGCCTTGAGCTTTAGCGAACTCTTTAAGCCGAGTCTTATATTCTTGATCATCAGCCATCGGACTAGCATCAGCGATTTCGGTAATGATATCAGAATACTTTTCTTCTAATCCATACATTACCTCATCTATAGTCTCGTCCGTCTTAATAGTAGTCTTGGTAATATTGAATCTTTCTTTAAGATCCTTACCTTCGTACCAGATATAAAGAGCCATTAAGTATGCAAAGGTCAAGTCATCGTGGCTATTGGAAGAGTGTTCGATTTTGCCGTTACGTTTAACTTCCATACCAACTAACTCATCATAGATTCTCTTAGATACGAATTTATCTTTATGATTATCTACACGCTCTCTTAAGATCTGAATCAAAAGATCACGTTTAGCCTTGGTAGAATCTAAGCCATAGACTTTAGTCTTTTGAGTACGTTTAATAGTACGAGTACCATCATTCATTTCCTCAATGACTTTGTCTTTGATTTCATAATAGAGATTCTTTTTAATAGGCGAATTAATAAGTTTAGCCAATACAGATGCCCCGAAACCACCGTTTCTTTCGACATTGACTACGGCATTCGGGAAATACTTAGTGACGAGTTCATAAATAACCCTAGCTAATTCCGGTGTAGATATATAGTTACACTTCAGATCTGCAAATACTCTAGTAGTTTTAGAGTCTACACAGCATATAGCAGATGCGTCTCGATTATACCCACCAGAAACGTCGACACCAACCAAAGGAGGATATAACGGAACACCGCCACGTAATTCTATCAATTCATAGATATTAAAAATATACTTCCCAAGGAAATAAACTATCTTGATCGGTTCACGTACTAAACGTGCAATACATTCAAGATCTTCTGTGGAGAATGGTGAATTGGAAGTACCAAGAGACCATTCAAGCAAAACTTCACGACGGATGTCGTCCCATCTGAAGAGCATTTCTTTACAAATGTCTTTAAACCATGCTTCGGAACGACCCAACTGTTGATAAGTGAATTTAATGTATACGAAGTTAGATTTACTATTAGCATCAATAATCTCTAAGATCTGTTGATATGGTAAATCATACCATGCTTCATTAAATTCAGTAGAATCTTCTTTCATATTATAAGCAACTTTACCAGAATCTTCTGTTAAGAAGCCCGGTGTAGTTGTAAGCAAGATACCATATGGAGCACCGTTCTGTTTAGCAATAAGAGATGCTGTCTTAAACGCAGGAACGGTATTGAGATAAATGATATCATTATAGGGAATAAAGCCCCATTCGTCTGCCCACAGTACAGGAATAGTACGACCACGTAAGAGGTTAGCAGCGGCAACCTTATTACGAGCCGAAGGTGCAGTACGAATCTTATTATTATTCAAAGGATGAACGATTTTCAGTATAGTATTGCTTGGTTTAACTTTCTTGCCATTAGTACTATAGGGCTGACTCATCTGTAAATAAGACGGTAATAAATCCCTAATGTCTTTAAGGCGCTGTAAGTTCAAACTTGATTCTTCTAATTTCTTATGTAAGAAAGTAATTTCAGAGTTAGAAGTACCAAAGAGATAAACCCATAAGAACCAACAGATAGCAGATATGGTTTTGTAATGCTGACGAGGTAATTCCAAGAAGATATTGAAATTGAGCATTAAGCAGAAATTCAATGCAAGATTACCTCTATGCAATTCATATCTTACACCGCCACCGGTTCCACCAGGGCTAGGTATTCTAACTACTTCACGAATAAAGTACCAGAAGTTTCTTAAACATTCTCTAAGAACTTTCTGCTTCATATATGTCGGAAGCATCGGATCATGAGGATCAATGCCAGCTAAGTCTTTATCATATAGAATAAGATGATACTTATTATTCTTTATGCCGATTGATTTAAGGAAATAATGCATATCCCTAAAGCTTTTATTAGCAGTACTCAACTGATAATATACAGTCGGAGTTTGCTGTACCGTTCTTTGAGGATATTGTGGCTGTGTTGACGGATATGCAATATTTCTAAGAGGCGTCATTGTAGGCATATGGTCACTCCTCTACAATATATTATTTAATAAGTTGGCTTCGTAGATATCATAACATTTAATTGATGCTCGATTATGAGTATCTTAATGCGCATTTCGAATGACAATAAGAATCGAGTATTTTATTTTCTCATCAAGTTTAAATTTCTTATTTATCATTCTTGAATCAGTTTTTCATACTACTATTTATTCTACTACCGGTTTGCTAATGCGAGACTAGCAAACTAGATTTTTTCATTCTTATTTCTACTTTTCATAAATATTCCCATTATATCTTGCTTCATTTCACTTACCCGGGCACCAGCAATGGTTCCCGGGTCTGTTATCTGAAAAATATTTGGTTATATACTATACATATGAAAGGAGGTTAAGTGTTATGATGCATCCCGAAGAACGATTCTATGCTAACCTTATAATACTAGCCAGACTCTTAGCAATCTTTTTAGTAATCATACTAGTATATGCCCTTAGTCAATCCGAGTACATCCCATCAGTAATCATTATTGTCTTAGCAGCAGTGATCGAATTCCTCATTGTACCACTGCTAAACAGAAGGAGGTAGCTATGTCTATTAAGAAGTTTATTAAATCTATTTTTGGTAAATGTGACCATAAGAAGTCCAGGTTTTTAGTTAATGATAAGAACCTTAGTGAAAGTCATGTAAGTCTTTGGAGATGCGAAGACTGTGGTAAAGTTATTGTAAGACCGTTTTACTATAGTGGTTCTAAAGGAGATTGGTATAATTATCTTGCGGGAGGAAGTAAAGAATGATTAGAGAAGAAATTAAGGCAGTTGATGGTAAGCTCGCTAAGTATCATGTAGTATTAGATTTTAAGTTTCTTAGAAAAGATGCTACGGCTAATATTCTTGATAGCAAAGGCGATGCCATACCAATCTATGGATACGTAAATAAACTCGAAGGAAAAATAGAAGGTTTAGAAAAAATAAACAAATCGACTTATATCAAGAGCCTTCATATCTTCGGGATGATAGAAGACAAATTAGCAGTAGAGTTTATGATTAGTGATAAGCTCTTCAATAAGTTTAAAGACCCAGACAATGATAATGTCATCCGTATAAGTAACCGTGTTCTTATTATGGATGACGATTTTCCTGATGCTAAGATCTATGCTAAATATGCTAAAGCAGTTATGAACGATGATCTTGAAATAATAGATAAATCTGATGATCCTACTGGGATAGATCTTAGTAATAATAATAGCATACTCTCATTTATTATACCCTTCAGAAGAAACCTCTTTGAAGAGCATAATTCCTTTAAGATCAATCTTACTATTACCAAATACAATAAAAATATCGATCTGTAATAGTTTAGAATTTCAATTATATATTATATATATGAATGAGGAGTAGTGATATAAAGACAACTTAATATCGTCCGGGTATCAACAACTCACTACTCCTCACAAATTAAAAGGAGGAATCGATCATGGCTATAGAGATGACCGAAAAAAGAAAGAAAATCTTTGGCGAAGATTTTAAAACCTTTGCCGAAGCTTATGAAGAATATCTTCGACACGAAGCTGAGCGTGTTGAAGAACTTAAAAGACTGTTGTCCGATATGAAACGGACAACTGAATTGATTGGGAGGTTATAATGATGAAAGTATTAGCAAATGTAGTAAAAGCTGCTGCTTTTGTAGCAGTAGTGTATTTTGTTTCAGTAAATGTACTTGGCCCTGCGTGGGACGCAGAAGCCGAATATCAGCACAATGTAACTTCTGAGTATACTCAGAGGTTGCAGGAACGAGATTTCAATCGTTCCATCAACAAATAAAAAAATAAAAGGAGTAGACTTTTCAGTCTACTCCGATTTTATTTTTTCTCTTGGGATCATAGTTAAAAGTCAATTATATTGGTGTAGTTAATAGAGTTTCTATCGAAATCCTTTATACCAATATAGGATAATGGGAAGTTCTTGATATTATCATTAATGATGCTATCATAGTCGATATAATCAAGAACCCATTTAGGAACCGTCTCATCCATTGGTACAGCTATATAGTTGATACCGGTCTTGAAATCCTCTAATTTCATCAAGGCTTTTATTTTTTCATAAACTTCAGGATGAGTATCTTTCAATGCTTCGATATTTTTATTATTGATATTAAGCTTAACTACATCAATGGTATTTCTCTTCTCTAAATCTATGGGTTCCATTCCAGGATCTTTAAGCGTATTATAAATAACAGATGCTTTGATGCCTTGGATACCCATTGGGTTATCATAGAACTCTTTAGATTTAATCGTAAGAGGTTTATAATACTCCTTAGAACCACTGCTAAGAGAATTTCTAATCTCTGTTTCTAATTGCACAATATCTCTAAGGACTTTAACTTGATCGATCTTTTGAGTATTAAGAATATCATCAAATAAGATCTTCTTAAGACGTTTTCTAGTCTTCGGTTGAAGAGTAACTTTATCGATTGGCATACCTTTAACGTCGAGTGCTGCAGATGCCGGAATCTTATTGCCTTCTTGAAGTTCTTGATATGATGCATAATTCTTCTTACCATCAGTAATCAAAATTCTCTTGAATAAGAATTCATTCTTCATAATCATCAGACAGTCTCTATTAGGAGAAGCAGAGTTATGATTAACCGTCAAGAGATACATATAATCACCAATAAATTGACTAATGATATAGGCAATAATATTAATGATAGAATGTCTTAAATTATCATCAGGTGTTATCGTATAGATCTTTCTATACGGTGGAGTATGTACGATCTTTCCTGTTAAGAAATCATATTCTTCGTAATGGTCTACCTTACGATAGATCTGTTTTAATGGAAGATCACCAAACTCATCTGGTTCTAAAATATCATAGAATTTACCAATCCAATTACTCAATCTCAAAGCTTTGGTTTGTACTTTAGATAAGACGAATCTATACCAAGCATCAAAGCTTACAATAGTTGAATCGGTATCAGTAATAAGAGAGACTTTACGTTTCATGGTCATTACTCGGAAAAGCCTATCCATGTTGAGGTGTGGATGATATACATAATCCTTAAGAATCTTAGTAAGTTCTTCTAGCTCTACTTTGATTTCTTTAGGTGGTTTATTCGGATTAAAGAACGGAATGGTTAATTTCTCCAAGATATAAACCAATGCTCTTTCCATACTAGAGTTATCAAAGAAGTCATATAGATTATTTCTATAATATAATCTATTCAAATCGGCTTGAGTAAGACTTCCAAGCATATTCCAAACAATGTCCATCTCATGCTCAGATGGATACCATCCAGAGAAGCCACAGTTTTTCATAAGTCTCATGAATACTTCTTCTCTGGTTTTATACTTATCTGGATCTAAGATATCTTCGTCTTTAAATACTCTTGGGTCTTGATATACGACCTCATCTATAAACATGAGAATCTCATCAAGACTACCCCATTGTAAATTATCTGCTAAGAATTGTTCGAAGAACATAATCGCTGCAGATATACAGCTTCGACCCATAAACGTTACGCTTTGAGCCATATTAGTATTATACAGCATCGAAGAGAACTGACCTAAAAGTCCATATACTGCATTACAATCTAATTTAGATAAGAGCTGTAACAGATTGTACTTCTGAAACTCTTCAGATCCTTTTGGGTATTCAAACATTTTATTCTTAAACTTAGAACGGTTTTGAATAAACGTTTCTATCATATTATAAAACGGAGTATGATTACCATTTGGGTCGTGACGTTTAAACAACAACCCAAATGAACTCATAATCGGTTTCTTTATCTTTACGTAATCAGATACGTCTCGTAGAGTTAGATCTACTGAGACTTTCTTGTAGTTATTATCTAATTTTACTTGAGCATTGTATTCCCTTTTATTAATAGAAAAATCTACTGCTGGAGCTAACTGTTCATAAGACATATTCGGATATAACAGTCTAAGCATCCTTATCATTTGTTCTTTGTATTCTTGTAGGGTAATGCTTTGAATCATCATTATTTCTCCTTTCAATACTTATATTAGGTTGTTTGATTACTCCTAAGAAATTAATAAATAAAACATTAGAGTAAATTAAGACACTAAATGCTCTCCCATAATTGTCTTAATCCATGAAATATTTCATTTGACCTTATAAGGAGGATTCTAACTATGGGTTTCTTTGATTTAAAGGGCGGCGCTGTTCTTGAACAAGATCTCAAAGATCCGAGAGAACTTGACCGCGTATATTTATTTGATGAACTTTCTCGTATGAGCGATGCAGAAAAGGAAGAGTTTCCTAAAACCGAAAAATGTGCTCGCCTTATGGAAGCAGGGTTAATCTCTAAGAAAACCCTTGTTCGTCTGAGTAAAACTGACGACCTTTCTCGTCGTCGTAAAATGGCTGCTTTCCAGATTGCTAAAGAACGTAAAGATCCGCTCTGGAATCAGCTCGTTAAAAACCGTATTAAAGAACGTCAGCTCATTCGTGCAATCATGGCTAAATATGCTACTGGTGCAGAAAAAGCTGCTCGTATTGGTCAGAAATCTTATCTGAAATCTATCGGCAATAAAATGGCTCCTATTCGCTAATTATAAATTTGATCCATGGTTGCAAAACCATGGATCATTTCTCTTCTATAATATATCACCAAATTCAATTTTTACATCTCCGGTCACATCATTATAATGTCGATATATCATTTTATAATGATATATTATATTTGTAGAAATTTGATAGGAGTGTGAATGAAATTGTTAAACAACACAAAAGCCTATGAACCTTATGAACAATTTGTTCTTACGGGTCAACAAACCCTATGGACAAATCAACTCACAAGAGAAAATTGGGGCGCTCATTGCGCCGGTATTTTTAATATCCTAAAAGACGGAATCGAAACAGAGTTTGTTAGAAATAACAAACTTGATATTGTTTTCGATGAGAAGCATGCCGTAAGATTATCTGTTCCGGATTATTTCCTGAATCTGATTATGTGGCGTGTATTGTTATTCACAGATATTACTATCGAGCCTAAGCATATCTTCTTTCCAGAGACTATTACACAGAAGACTATTGCAGCTTATCTCGATAAGTTTTATGTAATACCTAATAGAAAGAAGTTCGATAATAAAACTTTGAATAATATAATCGATGACACTTTGCATACGTTTAAGTATCTCGATGAGTTTGCCTTGTATTTTGCCAATACTTGTAATATATCTGATGACGTACTAATGGCTAAAGCTATTCCTGAGTATAGAAAAATATTGAATGCTGATTTGTCCGGTGTACCATTAGAGCAAGTAAAAGACAAAGGCATGGAATTAACCAATAAGATGATTGATTATATTGTCCATGATTCTCGTAGAGTATTGGGATTTGATCATTGCTTGACTAATGCATTTAGATCCCAAGAATCTATTAGACCTAGACAATATAAAGAAGCCGTAATCAATATTGGTACTAAACCCGATGGACTTGGTTCTGTATATCCTCATGCAACCAATAATAGTTTTATCAATGGTGGTGTATCTAAAACAATAGACCATTTTATGGATGCCTCTACAGGACGTTTGGCACAGATCTGGTCGAAAAATAACGTCGGCGATTCTGGGTCTTATGCACGTGTACTGGGGTTAAATTCTATTGATACATTTTTGAATCCAGACCCACATTACGCTTGTGATACTAAGAATCTGATTCGTTATGAGATTAAATCTAAAGAATTATTTGATCTCGTAGTAGATAGATATTTCCGTTGGCAAGAAGAGGGAACAAATAATGATGATATTCTTATCACTTCTGATATGTATCCTCAATTAGCTGGTAAGACTATCTATCTTAAGAGTCCTATTACATGTGCATCTGCAGCACGTGGAGAGGGCGTATGTTTTAGATGCTATGGTGATATTGCTTATACTAATATCGATATTGCTATAGGTAAATTTGCAGCAGAAATTATCTCCTCCAAATTAACTCAAAGATTATTGTCTGCAAAACATCTGTTAGAGACCAAGATCAATGAGATAGTTTGGGAAGACGGATTCCTTGATTTGTTTGAGATGGATGGTACAGCCGTAAGACTATTACCGGATCTCAATCTCAAGGGGTGCTTTATGATCATAGATCCTCAAGACATCTATCTTGAAAATGAGGATGATGATTATTCTGATGATAATATGATTCGTTATAATGAGTACGTTAAAAAGTTTACCATCATTGGTAATGGTAAAGACGTATTACTCAATAAGGAATTGTTTAGTAAGTCAGATGATAATCTCTATATCACTCCGGCATTGCATTTATTGATTCGTGGTAAAGCAGAAGCTCAAGAAGATAAGATTCTTGTACCACTGAGTTCTTTATCCGGGTATGATATATTCTATGTGAAACTTCAAAACAATGAGTTGTCTAAGACTATGAATAAACTCATGGATATTCTTGATAAGAATGGTGTAACTCTTACAATGAATAAAGAGTCTATTCTTCAGACGTATAATGAGACACTCATTGATGGTGGCATCAATGTAAAATCTGTTCATAATGAGATTCTTATTATGAATCAGATTCGTGATGCAGACAATGTTCTTGAAAAGGTAGATTGGACGATTCCTCATGCTAGATATCAGTTATTGACTCTTAATAAAGCGTTGATGAATCATCCCGCAGTAACAATTACATTGCTCTATAATAAACTGAGTCTTGTATTGTTTACACCGCTTACATTCAAGAAGAATGGTGTATCTTTTGTAGATCTCTTCTTTATGAAGTCTCCTCAGAAATTCATAAATAGTGAGTCTACATTAGTATCGGATAAACAGTTCAAATCCGATAAAGAGCAAAACCTCAGGCAGATCTATATTAAGACAGCTCCGCCTGAAGTAGATAATTCTATCTTATAATACGGAGGAATACAACGATGGGTTACAAAAGAAGATGTAACAAAACAATTCAAGCACGTGTACCAGAATGGCTTTTCAACGATTTCGATGAGGTTTGTAAGAAAGGCTATCTTAACAAAAGCAATGTACTTGGAATTTTGATTGAGAATTATATCAAAGATTCTAAAGCAGCAACTGTAAACATGTAATCATTTGGTGGAAGAGACTTCTCTCTTCCACCTTTATTTTGAAAGGAGAAATTTATTATGAAAAAAACAAATGAAAAGTATGGAGCAATCAGATCTATTATGACTATCGTACCGCAAACCAGCGATATTGATAAAGAAGGCTATAAAGCTCGTCTTTATCTTAAGAAAGACTTCAGCGATAAAGATGCATATTGTGGTTATCTTAGCGCTGATAAAGATTTGACCACTCTTAAAATAACTGCATTATATGAATTATTCGATCATAAATGCTTTGGTGGTAAGGAGATACATGGGTTTATTGTAAGACTCAATATTAATGGTAAGAAATATCTTCTCTTTCCTAAAGAAGTAGTGCTCGTTCATAAAGACGAATTTAGTACTTATCAGCACGACGTTGATTGTATTGAATGCACAGCAGATCTTACAATACCGGTTGTTGAAGATTTCTCTCTTCACGATACAACTGTACTGAAAGAGGTATTAACCGTTCCAGAATCTGATAATATTAATGATTATGCTTATTTTGAATTATATAGACTTACCGAAGAGTCTAAAGCAGATTTCGATAAAGCAATAAATTATCTTTCTGTAAGGGTCAATGGTCCGTTAAACTAAAAAGGAGAAATTCCTATGGCGAAGATTGTATTAAGACAGAGTTCTATCGTGGTAGAAGATTATACCAGAGGGCAATGTCCTACTTTGGAAGATTATTTTACTCAATACGATAAAGCAACTCATAGTTTTTACATACAAGGCATGGAGTTTCAAGATAATAAATTGCTCTTACCCAGAGGAATTGATGTTCCTCTGGTGGAGCATTTATTAGATGCTCAGTCTGTATATGATAAAAAGTTCGATCCATTTAGTATTAATACTGATATCGAACTGAAATATCTTCCACGAGACGACGTTCAAAAAGCAGCATTAAGATTTACGTTAGGTGAGGGCGAATATAGTAATACTAAGAATGCTTCACAGCTCTCATTAAACTTAGATACTGGTGCTGGTAAGACATATGTAGCTATAGCTACAGTGGCTATTACTGGGATTAAGCCTATTATTATAACGAGTAATGTAGAATGGATTAAGCAATGGATTCAACGCTCTAAGGAATATTGTAATCTTACTGAAAAGGATATGTATTTCTTCCAAGGAGCTCCATCTATTACTAAGATACTTAAGGGGGCAATTAATCCAGAGAAGTATACTATCTTCTTAGCTACTCATAATACCATCAAGAGTTATGGTGATACGTATGGCTGGGACAAAGTAACAGAATTGTTTAAGAAGATCAAAGTCGGTTTAAAGATATTTGATGAAGCTCATCTTAATTTTGATAATCTATGTAAGATCGACTTCTATACAAATACTTATAAAACCATGTATCTTACAGCAACTCCGGCAAGATCTGATAAGTTAGAGAATATCATCTATCAATTATACTTTAAGAATGTATATGCAATAGATTTATTCAATACCGATACAGATCCAAGAACCAATTATGTTGGTATACATTATAAGAGTAAACCAACTGCTATGGAGATTAGTAAGTGTCACACTATATATGGTTTTAGTCGTCAGTCTTATGCCAATTATATTGTGAAGAAACCTAATTACTATAAGATGCTTAGAGTACTAATGGATATTATCATTAAGCATAACGCTAAGACTCTTATCTATATAGCTACTAATAATGCTATATTTGAGACTAGAGAATGGCTTGTTAAAGAATATCCAGAGTTCGCTACTGAGGTAGGTATATTTTCTTCGTTATCCCCTAAAGAAGAACGGCAAGATCAGTTAAATAAACAGATCATTCTTACAACAACTCATTCTGCGGGGGCATGTAGTGATATACCGGGACTTAAAATAGTGATTCTTTTAGCAGAACCGTTTGCCTCACATGTATTGGCTAAGCAGACTTTAGGACGTGCTAGAGAAAGAAATACACTATATATCGAAGTCGTAGATGATAGCTTCTATGAGATAAGAAATTATTATAATAGCAAGAAAGTTGTGTTTAGTAAATATGCCTTGTCTTGTAGAGATATCAATCTAATATACGATTTAGACGAGAAAGCCGAACAAATAGAACTGGCCCGTAAAGGCCCTAGAGTAATCTACAGATTCACTGGTGATAAAGAATGTAATTATTCGTAAATTTAGTTATATATTATTACAGTGAATAAGGGTGGTTATTCAAATCTAAAACCCGTTTATTAAAAGGAGGAATTTAATATGTTAAACGTAATTAATCAACTGAAGAAAACGATCGGTGCTATTGATAATGGTGTTAAACCAGACGTAGCAGGTGCAGTTTTTGATGACGAATTAAAGAACTTCCGTAGTAGCGTTGATGCGGAAATTCTTGCAGGCAAAATGTTTTTGGAGATTTGTCTTGTAGAACAACGCACTCACGATTATCCGTTATCCAGTTTAGCAATGTATATCTTGTCTAAACCACATACAAGGGATTATGTCGTAGCTAAATATCCACAAGTAGCTATGATTGCAGAAGAAATGAAAAATGCATATCAAAAAGTATGCTATAACGCACCTAATTCCACTACAGCTAAAAATGCAATGGAAGTATTTAAACTGAAATTGGATGATTGTGTTGCTAAGAAGAAAGGTCTTAGTGACAAAGTAGAAGAAGCTCGTAAGGAATTCAAAGCAGCCGTGATGGATGTTGCTGAAAAGATTGCAGAAGCTAAGAAGAAAGAAGAAGAAAAACTTCGTGCCGATGTAATCGAAGCAACTGCTACTCCGGTAGAAGAAGATCAGAACGTGGTTGCAGCTTATTTGCCTGAGGGTAAAGAGATCGTTAAACGTGGTCGTAAACCGAAGGCAAAAGAAAACATTAAGGACGCTGAAATCGTAGAGGAGAAGGATGTTAAGGTGGCTAAACAAGAAGAACCGCCTAAAGCAGTTCCTTTAGGATCCGCAGCTCAACCTACTCAGGCAACAGTTCCACCCGTACCGATGCCTGAGAATAAACCTAATGTTGCTCAGCCTCAGCAACCCCAACAAGCAGCTCCGATTGTACAACCGCCTGTACAACAGGACATGCCTAATTTAGGTAATCTTATTAAACCTGAGGAACCGGTAAAAGATCAGAAAACTTTTATGGGTCCGAAGGTAAAGATTGTAGAGGACAAACCGGTTGAGGAATTTGGCTTAAAGCCCGATGTGAAGGTAACGACTCCACCCAGTCAACAGATCATCGATCCTCCGATGCCTCAACCGGTGAATCCCCAGTATGCAACCATTCCGAATATGGGAAACTTTAAAGTAGTTCCGCCGGAAACAAATGTGAATACTGGGATTAATAACCCAATTCTCTTATTTAAAGAAAACATCGGAGAAGTTGGCTTTATCTTAACTTTCGGTAATTATGTTGTGCCGAAAGAAATCTTTACTAGATTAGATTATTCTAATCTGGTAAATACGCAGTTCGATTGTGGTATCATTCTGTGTGATATCACATCTATCTTTGGTAATCCGGAGACTTATCGGATGATTAAAGATATTACAAAGAATGATTATCTGCCGATGTTTAGATATGTTGGCAATAATCCGTCTGGCCGTGCGGTATTCTACAGTGAACAAGTAAACGGTAAAACCGTTCGTATCGAAGTTATAGAAAATAACGGCACGGCAAACATCTCCGTAAAAGCAATCTAATATAACTAAGAGATGGTGTTTTATCACCATCTCTTATTTTTTGGAGTTATTTATGGGACATTTAGACTACAATAAATTAGTTGATACCGTATTTGTAGTGGGACGTAATCTAGTCTTACGTATGAATGTCGGTTTATATGAAACCAATGCCAACGGAGAAAGAATTTTTTATCATAAAGAGTATCGGTACAAAGCAAAACACGAGACTCGATATTCACTATTTAGAAACTTTTCATACTTTTTGACCTTGGAAAATACCAAGCCAAATGAGCATGACGAAAAGGATAGCGTAATGATACGCATTCAAGAACAAGTCTACTTAAAAGAGGCGTTTGAAGAAGCGATTAAGTGGTTCACTCATAAGAAGTATTCGTATATCTTTACGAAGAATGAGTATGGAGATCTAAAGGTAAATGCATCGGGGCTGAAGCTAATACTGAATAGATTTCCAGCAGAGAAATTCATTGGTTTAGAACCATCTATCTATACTAAGGGGACTACAGAAGAACCCGGTATTAGAATTTATCTGAACTCAGAAACTAATTATTGTGATACATCGTATTCACAATTCATTGGTTTATTCGAGACTATTAAGACTTTTAATATTTATCTAGCAGCTCAAAATATCTTAAACTATTTTGCAGCTAAACCAGAAGTAAATGTTGTAGATCTCGATTCGTACAGAAACGCTATACCAGATGATCCGCCTAAGATAAATCGTAAATTAGCGCCTAAGAAGGACAAGTCTATTTTTGGAGGGATTGATGATTTATTATGATGCCCGATAGAATAGTAGTATCAGTATATATAGAAGTAAAAGATTATGATGTTTTACATCAATTAGCTAGGTCTTATAGTCCGAAAGAGTTATTAGTGAAAACACTCAATAACGGTGCAATATATTATGCAGAGAATGGCTGGCAGTCTATGGTATATTGCAAGGAACTACAAGACCACCCGGTATTAGATTCTATTCAACACTACATTTCCACCGGAAAGATTCCCTTGGTAATCAGCTTTATAGACTCTCCACCGGACAAGCTATTCTATAATTAACCAAAACAAAGAACCATACGGATTACTCCGTATGGTTTTATTTTTTCCGGGAATTAGTGCCACTGGATTGCTCCAGTGGCTCGTTATTGAACGCAAAAACTTGAATAATAAATTAAAAGGAGTCGTTATTATAAAAAATTTTCAAATTATAAAAAAGGAAGATATCAATATGAAAGATTCACATAAAAAAATTTACAATACTCTCATCCAATGAACACTAATCAGGCCAAATTGCTTAAGACGCTCTGATTACTAATATGTATCATATATATTATTTTTTAAATTCCCAGAGCAAATGAGCCACTGGATCGCTCCAGTGGCTAATGTGGATTGCATCATCAGAAGAAAAAATTAAAAAGAAAGGAATTTAATAACTTAAACGAGGTATAAACCAATAAAATGAGAATTTAATTAAAGGCTCTGCAATCAGGCTAAAATTCATAAGACGCTCTGATTACTAATATGTATCGTATGTATTATTTTTTAAATTCCCAGCATATATTCCCACCCGGATTGCTCCAGGCAGGAATAATTAATGTAGACCAATAAATTGATTGTTGATGTAATTATTATGGATTTTCAAAAATAAAGCCAAAGGTTCAAACTAAGGAAAGCAAGTCCCAATCAGGCAAAACAACTTAAGACGCTCTGATTACTGATATGTATTATACATATTATTTTTTCACCAAAAGGAGGAGCCACTAGATTTCTCTAGTGGCTTATTATGTGGTGGTTTAATTATACTAAAACTGAAGGATCGATAAGGATAAAAAAATGATAAAAACTTACATCTAAAACCATTATACCAATCAGGCCAAATTGCTTAAGACGCTCTGATTACTAATATGTATTCTCTCCATTATTTTTTAATTTCCCACAGATAATTCCCGTTCAGAATCACTTCTGAACGGGACTACCCAAAAGGAAGAATTTAGAAAGATATTAGATCTCAAGAAAGAAAGGCATAATGTGTTAAAAATGAATATTTACGAAAGGAAAAATATGAAAAAATAAAACCGTAAATTAAATTAAAAGGAGAAATTTTGTTCAATAGAAAGAATACAACAACTCATCCAACCAATCCCAGTCGGATTACTAATATGTTGTTTCTCTTAAAATAACTAGTTTAAAATTACACACAAGATCTTATACGCAATATATCAAAGGTTGATTCTTATTAGCAGCACTAACATAGCTATTCTCAAGCTTCTCTACAATATCATTACGAGAATTTGCCTTTTCTTCGATAGTCTCAATATTAATATCTACATTAGCAAACACCGTCTCTAAGTTTCGATAATGCTTAAGAATATTAAACAAATAAGTTGCCACATCAGCAGTAGCTAATTGCTCGAATGTCTCCATCTTCATAGGCGGAATAGTCATTAAGTTGGCTGGATGATTAACAAATATAATCAAAGGCCAACCCTCTAAACCACGTGTGAAATTACCACCGTTAACTGATTCTAACTTTATCAGATTAGGTGGTTCAAATACTATATAAATACCATTATTAAACAGAGAAGTAGCATCAGCACGAAGCTGCAATAACATGATGTCATCCAGCCCGTAGTTGTTAGCTAGGAAGTCGTACAAACCCCAACCTATATTCCCTGCTGAATTCTCACGCTATCGCGAGCGAACGTCTTCCAGTCTAGATCTTTAACTCCGATAACATCGTAGTTTTCTGTGACTGATTCGTCTATATAATAGAAGCCATCTTTTATTCTGGAACCATCTACCATAATGCGAATCTGATGTGGAAAATATCTCGAGAAAGTTGGAATCGTATCTTTTTTAATAACTTCTACCCAATCTTCTTTTCTCATAGGTTCTTGAAGATTAAGTGGACGAGTACCTAAACGGCGCTCAATTTTATTTAAAAGATCCGTCATTTTATTCATGATCAGCAACCCTCCCTTCTTATTCAGATTAATCTCATTAACAGGATTAATTAGATGTACTGCAGAGCCAGTGTAAAATTTAAATAGGCGCAAAACACCTAAATAATCTGAAGAAAGGAGTAAATTTATTTACGTGTAAACCTCATTTTAAAAATTTAATTGAAAGAAGGTAAAACTATGCAAAATGATTTACGAATGATTTATTATCGAAACGATCTTCAAACTAGATATGAAGATGGAAGTTTGTTAGGAGTTTATAGTGGAATTCCAGATCCTGACGCATATTTCTTCAAAGAATATATCATCTGGCCTAACGGAACTATTTATGATTTATATCAACATAAGTACTTAACGCCATACGTTAATCAAAATGGATATCTTTCTGTAGTATTAAAGAACCATTTTCCTACTCATACTGTATCTAAAATTTTATTACTTCATAGATTAGTAGCAATCAACTTTATTGAGAAAACTGCAGAAGATTACTACTATGATAGAAATCAGGTAAATCATATTTCTGGAGATAAAACAGACTGTTCTGTTGAAAATCTTGAATTTGCAAATGCTAAAGAAAATGTTAGACATTCTATTCATACCGGACTTAGTCATATCAATAACTACTATCAGATCAAACCGCAGATTCTCGAAGATTTTAAGAGCGGTATGACTGTAGCTGAAGTATATGAAAAATACAAAGATACCGGAATAAAAAAGTCTACTTTGCAAAATTATAAGATTGAAGCTGTTGGATACACAAATAATATGTATCTAAACGCTAGAACAGATTTCATTGAAAAGAATATCGATACTGCTGATAAAGATATGCTTTACGATGAATTGGTAGATAATGACTTTGAAATGACTCCTCATCTTATTAAACGTATTGCGGATAGAATGGGATTTAAATCTAACCGTGTTAATTACACAGAGTTCTATGATGAGGTAGAAAAAATGTTAAAAGACGGTATTGATCCTCAAATAATTGCAGATAAATTTGGGATAAAACAAAATACCGTAAGAAAATTTGCCAATAGACGTTTAGGAATGGATTTTAAGCCTAAATGCATTCAATATAAAGACGAAATTAAAGCTCGTCTTAAAGCAGGTGCTTCCATAAAAGAAATTATGAGCATCTATGGAGATGTAGTTGGAGAGAGCACTGTAGCTGAATGGAAAAGACAAATTTTTGGTAAGAGAACAGATTGCTTTCTTTCTAACGACGTTAAAGCCGAATTAATATCTGACATACAATCTGGAATGGCAAAATCTGAATTGTATGCCAAATACAAAGATAAAATGTCTACACGAACAATCAGAAACTACATTAATAAATGCTCAACCTCCAACTAAGATAGTGTACGAATCCACTACCTTTTACTACATTGTTATGGCGTGTATGTTTTTTTAGTAAAGTCGTAGTACATCATATCCACTCATGGGATTACTCTCATGAGTGGAATTCTTTTGTTTTTTGTTTATATATTATATCTCTGCAAAGGAGGTTTATTATATTATTATCTAGGTCGAATCACAATTTCAAAGGAGGATTTAAATTATGTTGTTCGAAACTTACAAACCGTCTTTCCCGTTCTATATGTTTTATAATGGAAGTCAGACACAAATACTTCCTAAAGTGTATTACACAAATAACCTTACTCCTAAATTTAAAATGACATCTACTCGTCCCCCAAAATTAATATATAATACTCCAAAAACACTGTATAACAATGGAGCAGTAAATGTTGAGGTTAGTGATTATGAGATCTGTTTCTCTATTGCGGTTGATGGGGATGCTGCACTTAAACCGTATAAAGATCTTAATGATGCTAAGATCATCATTAGTAGTGATAGTGCTGAGGCTATTAGTAAGTTGTATGATGATTATAATGCAACTGGGCAAATAGACTTTGAAAATGCTATGCCGAAAGATTTTCTTCATAGCTCCTATAAGGTGACATTATCTCTTGGGGAAACAGAGTATGATTTCACCGATAATGAATTTTCCATCGTATGGGTAAATCCATACGTAGCCTTAATAGATAATATTAGTAATAATACTTATATGATCTATTCTACTAAGCCACTAAACGAGATGATGGTATTAGAATTTTCTAATACCGATTATATGAAGATCCATTTTAAACCGGATATCTTAATCGATAGAGATCTCAATACTGATATCTATAACAATGCTCATGTAGTTACGGAAATGGGGTGTGTTAGACAAAATCTGAGGCTTCTAGATAATGCCGTTAGAAAAGATAAACGTATTGTAAGACTATCTTATGTTGGACCGCGTTTCTTCTCTAACGAGTATATCTGGGGAAACGAATCACTCATTCCCAATATTTAATGCAGAATCACTGTCGTACCACGGACAATACAATTTCATATTGGGAGTTGATAAATAATGTTTATCAATAATTATAATTCATTTAGTATTGATACCTTAATTGAGTTGTGTGTAACAACGTTTTATGGTAAATACTATAAGGACGTTACACGTCCAGAAGTGTATATGTCATTAAGTACTATTACTGGGTCGCTTGGGTATTATGATTTAAAAGATCCAAAAATCATAATCAATATAGCAAATGTTCGTCGTTACGTTGCCACGATGTATGGCGAACTAGACTTAATAATTGGTATCAATATTTCAAGATTCTTTTCAGTATTATTTTCTGTATTACTACACGAGATGATTCATTCTACTCAAAATATCGATCCACACGAGTATATGAATAACTCTGCTTACAGAAAAACAATCGAACTTCAAGCAGACGAGTTATTTGAAAAACTTCTTGTAGATACTAATTATTTCATGGAAATAAACGATAGTTTTAGGTCCATGTGTGGATGGTCTTTGAATTACGAATACGTTAAAAATTGCGGGCATCGTAATTCTCAGACCATTGATTTGTATTAGTATAGAACGACGAAAATAATTCCCACTAGAGATTTCTCTCTAGTGGGTTTTATTTTTTGAGAGCGTTTTATTTTTTATAATAGAAAAGAAATATTTATCGAATAAACATAAACGAAGAATTATCTAAACGTTCTGCTTCTAGCTTACGTTTAGTATTATAAATAAGAGTCTTTAAAGCAGACTTTGGATTGACTGTAATTTCTTCTAGACCGAGTTCCGCTTTCTCTGCCCGAAGAACCCTATAGTCAATGATATATGGAATAGCGGCGAAAGTGATTTGAGATTTTACAGAATCATTTTTTGTTGTCATTTTCTTTGGCGTTGTTGTTGGTTGGTTTAGTACTATCTACGTTTTTGATAATCGGTTTAATACCATATTCTGGGTTTTCTACGTTATTATATTTACCGGGCCAAATCGGTTTCGGAAGCATATCCAAAACTGCAACCGGTTTAAAGGATTTATCTTTCTCTTTAAGATCTGCCATAAATTCACGAATACCCATGCATGGAATAATGCCTTGGAGCTTATTGCCACGATAAGCATTCATCATAATATTATTATAGACCTGAGAGAAGATTTCATCAGTAATATCGTTTTCAATATTCTTATATACAGAATTATAGAAGCGTTGACATGCTTTGAAGTTTTGATCTAAGAAGCGTGGATCACGTGCAACGGCTTCAATGTAGTACTCATAGAGGTTACACATTACCTCAATAGAGAAGAGATTAATATAACCATTGAACGGATTACGTTTCTTAGCTTCTTTAATAGCATAGATCATATTATCTGTATAACCCGGGAAAGACTGATTATAAGAGTACTCACAGTTATTAATGCGAGTGATAGAGTCTTCCTTGATATGCCAGAAATACACTACGTCATTAGAGAAGGAAATATTTTCATTCTCATTTGCACAGAGTTTAATAAGAGTATTAAAACCATTGTCTTCATTAGCTCGAGTCATATTAAAACGAATATTATATCGATCTAAGAAAGCACGTTTATACATCTTACCAAACATCCATACCATGTCGTTCTGATGTGGAATGTAGATATAGTTTTCTGTATTCGGAATCTGTTGTTCCTCGCAGAAAATACCAGAGATCATACATGCTTTAGGGTTATTTACGAGTTGATTACGTAATTCCCTAAGAACAAATGCACCTCCAAAAGTATCATCTGCATCAATAAAAGTTACCAATGGATTAGAAGAATTATCTAAACCAAACTGGCGGGCAATGCCGGGACCACCATTCTCAGGCATAGAAATTTCTTCAATATCAAAGAATTTAGAATACCATGAAGTAAATTCTGAGTAGTCATAATCAGACTTATCATTTACAATGGTAACTTTAATATCTTTAACAATAGCCTGAGCTGCAATAGAAGCAAGAGTTCTATTGATAGTATCATGGGCATTATATGCCGGAATGATAATATCTAATTTTTGATCCATTAAAAGAATAACCTCCTTTTCATAATATTAGTATATAGTTTTTAATATAATAAAAAGTTATATTTTAATCACATTTTCATAACAAATTCATTCTCTTAAGGAGGAAATTGTCATGACAGATATTTTAACGAATTCCGCCTCCATGTATTATAAGGAATTGTACTATTTGTAGACATGTCTATTACCTCCTAAGAGAATTTATGAAATTGTAACTCAGTACCATTGCTGGTACTGAGTTTGATTTTATATTAAATAGTATCAACTATATCAGGTGTCATATTTGTAATATCTTTGAAGAATCGAAATCCTTCTAGTACTGTAGAGGTTATAAATGCAGATGACCCCCAAAGAACTCCATTGTGAGAAATCCAACCATCCAGATCATCTTGTGTTATGGCAATATTATAATCAGTATATGGAGTAACTTCAATTATATTTATTATACTAGATTCAGTAGGATCTGATGTGTTGCGTCTAATAACTGCTATTTTATTAGTAGGAAATCTAAATGTCTCATATACAGGTTCATCATACCCTCCACCGAAGCTAATCCAAATATGAGCATAATCATTCTCCATAGTTTTAAGATAAGCGTTCCAGTTAGAATTGTATGTATTTCCACCCATAGCAGAATAAATACTATTATACGTAGTAGTATTAGCATGACAATAAATATTTTTAGTGTAATTAGGTGTATTATAAAATAAACTTCTAGCATTCTGCATATTATTAGAAGATATATAAAAATTACCTTGCACATTATAACAATTGGAAAACATATTAAACATATTGGTCACTTTACTAGTATCAAAATTAGGAATAGTAGTTAGATTATAACAATTAGAAAACATACTACCCATGTTAGTTACATTACTAGTATCAAAATTAGGAATAGTAGTTAGATTATAACAATTAAAAAACATATAACGCATGCTAGTCACATTACTAGTATTAAAATTAGGTAATATGATTGGACTATTACAATTAGAAAACATACTACTCATATTAGTTACATTACCAGTATCAAAATTAGGTACAGTAGTAAGATTATAACAACTACTAAACATCCAACTCATATCAGTTACATTACTAGTATTAAAATTAGGTATAGTAGTAAGATTATAACAACTACTAAACATCCAACTCATATCAGTTACATTACTTGTATCAAAATTAGGTACTGTAGTAAGATTAAAACAATGATTAAACATGCTAGTTATACTAATTACATTACTTGTATCAAAATTAGGTACTGAGGTAAGACTAGTACACCTATAAAACATACCACTCATATTAGTCACATTACTGGTATTAAAGTTAGGAACTGTAGTTAGACTAAAACAACGGGTAAATACCCAATTTATATCAGTTACATTACTAGTATCAAAATTAGGAATTGCTGTTAGATTTATACAATCGCTAAACATACTATCCATATTAGTCACATTACTAGTATCAAAATTAGGAACTGTTGTTAGACTTTCACAACTTACAAACATACTACTCATATCAGTTACATTACTAGTATCAAAATTAGGCACTGTTGTTAGATTATAACAATAATCAAATATCCATGCCATGTTTGTAGCATTACTGGTATCATAAAATGGATTTGGTAAATTGGTTAAATAAGTGCAATTATAAAATGTACCAAACCAATTCTGAGCTAAATTAGTATTAATAGAGTTAGGAGAATATTCTTCAGGTATATTTCTCATACCTTGATAACTAGGTATATTATTTCTAGCATAGTAAATCATATTTGTTACAACAGTTCTATTATCAAGTATTAAGTCACTAGAAATATATAAATTACTCGTTAAAGGAGTATAATTATACGGTACTTCGCCACTGTTAATAGTCAAGCTACGACTAGCTTGACCGGCTCTACTTTGTGGGACCCCCCAAGTTCCGTACGGAATGGAGGCGGAATTCGTTAAAATATCTGTCATGACAATTTCCTCCTAAGAAGATTTAATTTTCCATATAGCATCGCCGCTATATGGGCTTATTAATTGCAAGATTATTAAAATGTAAACCATATGAAACAATATCTAAAAATGATTATATATTATTACCCTAGAAGGAGGATGATATTATGAAAGGATTTACACCATTAGTATTATTTATGGAAAGAAACGAGACTAGTCACTTTATTGATTATACTCCGGTGAGAGAGAAACTCTCGAGTATTTGGTCTCGTGAAGATGAGGAGTACTATTTTCTCAGTAAATGGAATGACAAAATATTCCGTGGTATGATCTTTGTAACGACTGTAATATACAATAAAGCAAAAGACCGTTTAGAAGTCTATATCGAGATCCAATTACCAATACAATACTTCTATAAATATAGAGTATACTTAGAAGACTATATTCTTAGTATAGACAATCAAGAGATATTTGTAGATAATCAAATCGGTTCAGAGTTATATGAATATAACACCGAAGATGCATATAGAGACCTAGATTTCTATGTAAGTGGATTTAGTAAAAACTATCCGGACTTATATGAGAAGTTTTTAAAAGCTACTGATGAAGCTTCATTAGAAGTAGTGTTTGGTATTACTATAAGAACCGAAGAGGAGGAAGGAAGATAATGGTAGATATTGATTATGATCAAATAAAATATGACGGGGAGTTATATGTATTTCCGACTTCTAAAGGATATCTTAAAAAGTCAAAAGATATACCGTATTTCTATATCAATGAAGAGTATAATGAAAATGGTTACACAAGATTAGAATCCATTTGGTATGATGAAGAGAAAGATATAATAGGTATTAAGGTTGGAGTCATCTTACCATTCAAAACAATATTCAATGAATTTGAATTAAGAATAAATTCATTCTGTCTTACTCTTAATAATTATAAGGGTAATTGTATGGCGATACTCAAACCAGATAATCTTATGTATGCATATGAAACAATATCTTGGGATGTTTGGTTTGAAGCAAAAGATCAAAAGCTTTTAGAGCTTTTAAAATCTGGTGATGATGTATTCAGATTTACTGCTAAATTTAATCTAGAGCTTTCAATGATAAATGAAATGGACCGGTGTGCACATGAATAAGATGAATAAAGTTCTCTATGAGGATTATGGTACTTTAGTAAAAGCTAAGATCTATGGGTCTTATTTAAAACCAGAAGATCTTGACGTTAATAGAGTGAATGCTTATGTAATGCAGTTTAGTAATATTGATCTTATTAGAAAACTTATCGTTACCATTAATAAGTTTGAGGGAATATCTAATATATTCAATCATGACCCATTTCCGAAATACTATTTAGATCTAATCTGTATAATAGATCCTAGATATGCGGATCGAATCAAACAAGTAAACTTAAGAAGCCTTAGTGTCAAGGCTTCTGATACATATCAGAGAGAAAATTATCTCTATAAGTACGTATGCGATAAAGAATTAGTTGCTCGTGGGTATGAATATAATCAGTTTATTTTAAGTCAATCTTATATTGGTTCTGCAGATAAGATTCATTATACTAAGGGTGAATGCTTAAACGTAGAAGCATGGATTGATATTACTTTATCCGAAAAGGAGAAATGATAATGGATTTAGTAAGACTTGTTAAAAATGAAGAGGGTAATAAATATCTTAAATTTAAACCTGCTAAGGTAAAGATGCATAGTATACGTATCGAAAAAGATAAAGTAGCTATATTTGTACCTAATACATATGGTCCAACAGATCATATGACCGAAGTGCTTCAATTAAAATTAAGCGCTGGATCTGAATATAATACATCAGAACTTCTTCTGATAATGAATATTCCTAAGTTTCCAATACCACCAGTTCAAGTAAAAGACTTTGATGTGGAAGTTCAAATCAAAGACGAAGAGACTGGATGTGAATATACTTTTAAGTATCCTAATAAGATAGACTTCTTCACGTACGATTACGAGGATGATTACTATATTCCGACATACGAAATGCGCTCAGAGCGTGTAGAAGTAATGTTTTATAATATAGAGAAGTCTATGAATAATGGTTTAAAAGATTTCCTGTGGACTTATCCCGGAGCTAAACCTAAAAGAATTACTGTTACAATATCTTATGATATTAAGGTATACTAAGTCTTAGAAGGAGGTGACAATGTAAGACCTATATACCTTAAAATATATTATAAAAGGGGAAATTATTCTATGAAAAACACGGATGTATTGAAATCTTTATTTGATCTTGGAGAAAAAATTCTTTTTCCAGCAGACAATGTTGAAAGAGCTTCTAATGGTACACATAAAATATATAATAGTGTATCGTCTATTGTGGTAGACAATGAAGACAAAGAAAATTGGTTTGGATTGATATTTAAAGATGCTTGTATCTTTAAGTATGAACAGACTCTGAAGAATGGATCTAAATTCTTTCAAGCCACAACCGAAATTAATGAAGTTGTAAACCGTTATATGCCTATTATGGATATAATTTCTTCAGAAAATAGTATTAAGGTTAATCTTAATGCTACACTTCCAATTTACAAAGGAGCGGATCTTTCTAGAGATGCTGTAGTAATATCAGATTTACTCTTTGTAGGTGCTTATTGGGACGATAACGAACGTTTTGGAGGTTATTCACCGAAAATTTATGTGGGTGATACCAAATATATGTGGGAGCACATGTATGGAAATGATACTGATAGTTTGTCTTTAATCGTTACTAAAGACAATCCATTGTATTATGAACTCAAAGAATGTTTAACTTACTTTGAAGAGCATCCAGACAAAGAATTCGGTGTAGTGGCTAAAGTAACAGTATTGTTTAAGAATACTGCTAAATAATATCGACTAAATATCCCCGTAGGAGAGTGATCTCCTACGGGTTTTATTTTTTATTCGATTACCAAATTATAGTAGCGTTTACCGCCTGCAGGACGAATCCCTAATGGGTCATTTGCAGTATGTCTACCGACATATGCATGGTCACCACTAATGGTAAATGTCCATAATAGATTGCCGTTTTGACCATAAACTTTTAATGTTTTGCCGCTATATTGTGTAGACGAAAAATAGATATGGGTATCATAAGAACCCCAGTCTCTATCACGTCTACAGAAGAATTGCCTGATGTTATACACATTATAGTCAAACGAACCAATCCATTCATCTGAATATCCAGCTACTACTCCATAGTATCTGGAAGTATGACCTACATTAATTACCGTATTATATTTAAGCTCAAACGATCCCTCGAACTTAGCTGGACCATCAACTACCCAAACATACGGGGAACTAATATTCTCACTTGCTCTGGGAGATGCGTTTACCCCCCCCCCGTGGAGGTCAATATTTTAGTTTCTTCACTCATATCATTTACCTCTTTTATTTTTATTCAATCCAACCATTACGATCATCTATGTCGGCAGAATGAGAATTTATACTAGTAGACCATCTAAGAATCCAACCATAATCACGGCCTTTATATCCATCTACACCGACAAGAAATCTATATTTTCGTCCTCCAGTAACTCTGATATATACAGTACGATGATACGGAGTCCATAAAGTATTAGTTTTAGCATTTCTTAAGAATACAGACCCAGGAACACGATGACGTTCATCTTCACCCCAACCCCAAGTCATATCTACCTGAACAATTTTTACGTCTTCTGGGAATGTATATTCTTCGTTCCAATGACTCCAATAAGTACGTTTCCAAGTAACAGAGTTATTCATATCTATGTCTCGTTTCATAGCAGCTTCATATTTCTCTGGTCCAGTAACTATTGTAGTATGTGGAGAAGTAATATTTTCTACGCCTCTAGTAGCTAAAGTTTCAATATCACTCATTAAGGAATTCCTCCTTATAATAATTATTAAAATGTGGAAAAGTATCCAAACTCTTTACTATGAGAATCGTAATACAAATTATACATATGCAGATTATATTTACTATTAATACTAAATAAATCTACCGATATAGGATAATTGCTAGTATTCTCAATAGTTATAGATAGATTTTTATTTTTCTTCTTCATAAAGTCTACTAAGAATACGTGATAGAAAATGCTAACACCTTTCTTATCTTTATAGAAGCTATTCATATTTACAGTAACTAATGGCATATAATGAGGAGTTAGTTTCATACTATCATATTCATCCTCAAGCTTAAGTTTTACGTCAGTATTAATGCTATAAGAAAGAATATTATGATTTATTTTTACTATTAAAGCCTCACAGATTCTAAAATCATTTATTTTAACTGCTTTAACAGGATCTATATTAAGAACACGTTTTGATTTCCCATTCGGAAGCCAAATAAGACCTTCATTAAATTTACTAGTTATATCTGTTAATAATCCAGCCCTATTGGCTAGATCAAATGGCCTTCTATAAATACCTTTCTTTTCTAGTTTCTCATACAATGTATCTTTATCCATTGTATCATTGCTTAAGAATTGTTTCTTTAAATCAAAAATATCCCCCATAATATTATTTCTCCTTTTAGATAGATTATTGTAAAGTTTTCATATACGTAAAAAGATACCCTCATAGCATTGCTGCTATGAGGGGTGGCAATGAAAAGATAATTAAAGTAGAAAGGAGACGATTTTTGAAAAATTAAACAACTTACTCTATAGTTAGATTAGATGTAATTATTAATGCAGTAATTCATGATTTCATCATTGATATGCTTTTCGAGGTTAGCTACAATGACATTACCTGCTTCATCCATCATCTGCACTTTAAAGCCACTTACTGTAGGAATGATTTCAACGTTATTATATCTAATATCAAAATTCTCTAACAAAGATTTTACATTACCAGACTCGTGCTGTAATGCTCTAATTACAGATTCATTAGTAATCGGAGCCAGTAAACCTTTGTAGTCTTCAGTTACGATCAATTTAGTCTGTGCTTCTTTAGCACGTTTAACTGCTTCTTCGGAGAGATTCTTTAGTTGTTTTTGAGCTGCATCAAGCAAAGCTGCTTCACTTACAATCTTTTCAGTATAAGCAACTTTATGGGACGGATAGATTACACGGTCATACGTAATAAGTTTTACATTAGTTACATATGCTTTACCATTACGCATATCAATACCGCCAAGAGCTCTTAAAGAGAAGCTTGGAAGCTCACCGTCAAGCAAGTCATTATTGAAGTCTTCACCGAGCTGATTATTACAACCTTTAAAGAGACCTTTAATCTTAGAACCCTCAGTCCAGAATTTCAGATATTTTACTACTGTATTATTCGGATCAATGGTCTGTTGACGAGCTAAGTCTTTGCTCATCGGATGACCATTCTCGCCCTTCATATTACCAGTTCTCAGAAGTTCTACTGTTCTAGCACAAGTCAACTCAGGAAATAATTCTTTAGCAGTATAAATACGGCTATTTCTATTTAAACTATCAACGTCTTGAAGAGTACCTTGGGCAACTACACGATTACCTTTTTCGCTAACAATTTTACTATCTTCAACCGTTGCAGGAGATTCGTTAATAATATAGCCAATATTAGCCATTTCACAGCCTCCTAAAATCAAGTAATTTTTATTTTAATGTTGCATGAAAGGCCCTAGTGAGCAATTTAAAAACGCAACTATTGTAGTAAATTAACTGTAAAGGAGAGGGGTATTTTAAGATGATCTCTACACTGAAAAAACGTGAATTAAACTTATCCCAAAATACTCATTTTTCTAAACAACCACCGGTGAATGTTTGTAATCTTTATGAATCGATGGTAAGTGGTAAGTATAAATTTACCAGTAAAAATATGAAAACTATTATCGAGAACTGGTCGTATTTAGACAATGACCCAGCAGTGGCATGTGAAAGAGTATTAGACCTTTTAGAGATCGCCTATGATGTAGATACTCCCAGTAATATAGATAACTATACGAAAGCAGTTTCAGAAATTGTAATGAAAGTTCGTAATTCTAAACAGCTTCAAACCTCTATTAAACGTCGTCTTGGTAGAGTTAAAACAAGAATCTCTACTAAGATAAATAAATCTCTAGAGAAACTTCGTGGAGCTCATGCTGGAAATAAACCATCCATTGCTACGGCTGGTAAGGCAAGTCAAGCAGCAAGAGCACAAGACGCAAAGCAAGACGCTAAGACTGAAGCAGTTATGAATTCTCTTTCTACTATTACTAATGCAATTGATGAATGTGTAAACTGTGATCGTATTATTAGTAATCATGCAAAACTGAATAAAAGATTTAATTTAGACAGATTCGTAAAAGAATCTGTATTTACTTCTGCTCAGACTAGAGATAACGTAATTGAATTTTGTAAGTTAGTAGATACATATGATATTCCAGTCAAAGCAAAATTTACTATTGCTATTGAGAATTCTCTTTATGCTTATGAGAAGAATCATGTTCCTTATAAGAAGCAAGATATTCTCGAAGCAGCTAGTGATTATTTTTTAATTACTCATAACAACTACTATCAGATGCCTTATCAGATTTCTGATGTATTGGCTCGTACTAAATTATATGAAGCATCTGATTATGAAAATTTAGATATTCTTCCTATTATATATGAGACTAGCGAGCAACTATTTGGAGAAGAAACTCTGGATGGTTATACTGCTATTATTAATGAAGGAATTCGTGAGAAACTGAAGAATATCAAACTTAAATCTGCTACCAGTAAAGCTCATGAATGGATTAAACGTTTTAAGATTGGTGCATATAAGAAGATCGATGATTTTGTTTCTATATTACGTAAAGCCTTAGCAGATAAACCTGAAAACGTAATCGATGAAACTCCAAATATTCTCTCTATCTTATTGACTTTCTTTGTTATTATCGGTGCTACATCTATTCATGCTATACTTGGAGCGTTATCTGTATTAACCATGTATATGCTGCATATCCATGTAGACCGTAAAGAAATGGAAGTACAGATTAAGAATTATGAGCGTCATCTTAAACAAGTAGAATCTAAACTTGATAAAGCTAAAACAGATGAACAGAAAGAACGCCTTACTAAGTATAAAGAACAACTCGAAAAAGATATCGAAAAACTTAAAGATCATCTGAACGATCTTAAATCCGAAAGAGAAAAAGAAGCAGAAGAAATGGAAGATGATTCTGATTTCTCTGAAGCAGTAACAGATCTTTATACTCTTGAAGAAGCAGTTAAGAATATTAAGAAGACTAATGATACTGTAGATATGGTTAAGCAAGTAGCTAAGAAAGCTGATAAGCTTAAAATAGATGATATCGATGTAATCACAGAGTTTTCTCTTAAGTATCCATATGCATTAGATCCAGAAGATTTATGTCTTATTCTTAAAGAGCATAGAGCAGAAGTTCTTAAGGGATCTAATATTAAACGTTATATTAGAAGCTCAGCATTGTCTGAGAATATTACTAAGCTGGAGAATTATAAACCAGTCTTAAAAGAAGATATTACTAAGGAAGAAACTTTCCAAGAGTTAGCTGATTTCATTATTATGAGAGATGCTATTATTGAGTGCTTGGAGAACGTTTCTAAAGAATCTCCTATGCTGGAGATGAATTTTACTAATACTCTTAATATGGCTATTGAGAGAATTAAGAAAGCAGCATCTAATCTTTCTGAAAAAGAGAAGATCTTATCTCGTACAGTAGATAATTCTCTTGATAATTTGAAAGATGCTGTTAATAAAACCATGGAAGTAGAAGATAGAGAATCTGTTATTCGTGGTAGAGTGTTACCTTCTGCTTCTAGAATTATTAAAGTTGGTATTACCGCAGCAGCGGTTGGTTATTTTTTACATCCGGCATTAGCTGCTATTGGTGTTATTGGTTGGGTTGGTATGCTTAAAGATAATAGAGCTAAAGAACGTTCCATTATCTTAGATGAACTCGACGTAGAACTTACCATGTGTAATAAGTATATTCAACAAGCAGAGGAAAAGAACGATATGAAAGGTCTTCGTAATCTGCTTATGATTAAGAAGAAACTTGAAGCTCAACGTAATAGACTTAAATACAAGATGCATGTTGATTTTAGGGATCAAGACGTTGTTAAAGGCGACAACGATGAAAAAGACTGATTCTTCTGAAAGGAGAAAATACAATGGGCTTTTTCTATTATAAAAATCTTTTACCATTACAAGAAATCGTAGCTGATGGTAAAGATCTGTCTGAAGATGATGATCAGAACCAGAATGCTACAGATTATACTCAGGACGATGACAATGCCCCTGCAGATAATCCTCCTGCTACTGCAGATGATAATCCTCCTCAGGACAATCCACCTGCCGATGATGCAGGAGGAGATGAACCTGCTGATGGTAATGAAGAACCCACTGATTATACTGTAGATGATCAGGACGATACTCCCGATGCAGGTGATGCTGGTGGAGAAGATGCTCCTGATGATAACGCTGAACCTACTGATTATACTGTAGATGACCAAGATACAGGTGGAGATGAACCTGCTCCGGCTGATGCTGGCGGTGGAGAAGGTACTGATGAACCACCTGCAGATGCTGGTGGAACTGATGCAGAACCTACAGATTATACTCAGGACGATACTCCCGATGCAGGTGATGCCGGTGGAGATAATCCACCTGCCGATGATGCAGGAGGAGATGCTCCAGCAGATGATGCTGGAGGGGACGCTGGGACTACTGATTATACTCAGGACGATACTGCTGGTGGAGATGCTGGAGGCGGTGATGCCGGTGCAGCAGATGCTGGTGGTGGAGAAGGCGATGCAGGATCAACTGATTACACTCAAGACGATGGTGGAGGAGAAGAAGGAGATAATCCAGAAGGCGGAGAAGAAGGTCAAGAAGGAGATCAGACAGATGATCAAGCCGGTGATGACCAACAACAACCTACTGGTTTATCTGATGAATTAAAAGATCTTGAAGCACAGCTCTTTAGTAATCTTACTCCTGAACAGATTAGTATTAAAGATACTGAGTTAAAGATGCAGTATATCGATCTCTATAAAGCAGTAGATAAAGTACTTAGTCGTGTATCTAATCTTAATAAGACTGATGAAAATATCTCTGTATTAGATTTCGTAAATAAGAAACTTTCTGAAACTAAAGTAATGCTTAACGATTATATCGTTAAAACTTATCAGACCAACTCATACTTCGAGAATCAATTGAATCTGAAACACTTCACATTGATTTTAGAGTATATTAATAAAATCCTGGAAGGTATCAAAGAGAAGCCAAAAGACGACGAAAAATCCGAATAAAACGCTTCTATACTGGCCTTCTAAGATATAACTATATATTAAATTATTTGAGGGTCTTTAATGGCCCTTAAATAATGCTTCATAGCACAAACACAGCTTCTGTTAAAAACAAGAAAAACTTCGATATATATTTAAGGAGGACTAAGCACAATGCCTACTGTAGGACAAAGAAGATCTAGCGCAGATATGAGCGCTGGTTACATGTTAGACGAAATGGCTCCGCTTGCTACTCAGTTTAGAAATGTTGCACGTGACATTCTGAGCGAAAGTGGCATGGACATTTTCAACAATCCTGTTAGCGTTATGCAGCTCGAATCTACTCGTGAAGCTCTGAAAGACCTTTTCGTAAATGAATCTGCTGACCCTAACGGCATGAGCCAGAGAGAATATGAAGACCATATGAATGATATGGAAGCTCTCTTTGAGAACGACCGTAGCGCAGTTCTTGAATATGCATCTATGAATCAGTTCAACCCTGTTATTGGTATGACTTTCCCGATTCATAAAAATATTCTTATGAACTGCATTTTCGATAAAGGTGCTATTCCTAAATTTGTTGCTCAGGAACCGAAATTTACCGTTACTATGGAATCTCGTATTCTGGTAACTCCGGACGGTAAAGAAATCGATATGTTCTTGGAACAGAACAAAATCTTTGACGCAGTTGAATCTACTGCACCGGTTAAAGATACCATTATCGAACTTCCTGAACTGGAAACCACTGATGTACTGAAAGATACTTTTGGTGCTGATCCGCTGGATGACAACCTGTCCATCGAATCTGCTATTACCCAAATTCTCTTCAAGTCTTATGTAGAAGTAGGTGAAACCTACTACGACGACACCGATGATACCATGAAAGTTGCCGATGATTCCACCAAAGGTGTTCACCTCATTTGGGCAAAAGTTCGTCCGATTCGTTTCGCTCCTTCCTATGGCGAATTCGATCGTACCATGACTGGTAAATTCTCTGTAACTAAGAAACGTCTTGATCTTGATGATGGTGCAGTTGTAAGCGAACCGTTCGAAGGCGTATTCCAAGGTTACACCCGTAAAAACAAATTCATGATTATGTGCTCCAATGCTGCAGTTGTAAAGGCTAAACTGAGCTGCCGTATCGACACCTCTTCTGCTATGCTGCGCACCTGCTCCGTACGTTGGAAAACTACGACTGATATCGTAGAAATTCCGAACGCTATTCCTATCAATACTCCGATTTCTCCTGAAGAAGTAAAAGATATCGGTGCATTGTATCAGGTAAACCAGCTCACTAAAATCATGAGCATGTTTAAACTGGTTCTTGCTAACTACAAAGATGATAAAATTCATAAATTCATCGATGACTCCTTCCGTACTATGCCGGAAGCTAACAAAATTGCTAGAACCTTTGACTTCGCTCCGCGTGAAGGTTACTATTCCGATCATGTAGAATGGCGTCAGAAAACCTTTATGGATGCTCTGGATACTCATGTAACTCAGTTGCTCCAGGTTCTGAATGATCCTAACATGACCATCACCGTTATTGGTAATGCTGATTTGATCCGTAAAATTACTCCGACCGAATACAGCTACCAGACTCCGTCTAACATCGGTCCTGTAGCTCTGGACTTCCAGAAAACCGTTGTTACCTCGGACAAACGTGTATACAACTTCATTAGCTCTGATAAAATGCGTGACAACAAGAACTTGATCGTTCTGCTTGCACCGCGTAATACTGAACGTATCGTATATCGTATTTACGATTATCAGCTCTACGTATCCAATGAAATTCGCAACGCAGTAAACTATGCACTGCCTGCAATTCATGCATTTGAACGTTTCAAAACTGTTGAATATCAGCCGGTTCAGGGTCGTATCAAGATCTTAAATCCGACTGGTCTGCGTGATTGGGTTCCGAATGATGATCCGATTGGTACTTCGCTCATGAACGATTATACCATGAATTATCCTGAAGGCTCCAAATACATTCCTGAAACCATTCCGACTAAGATCGACCATATCAACCCGAATGGCAACTTCTAATAGTTGGATTTGCATTTCTAGAATCTATCTAAGCTAACAAATCTAACTACCTAGGACCGTAAAAAGTCCTAGGTAGTTATTTTTAAAGAGATCCTGGAGGGTTTACGATGCCTGCAACAATCAAAAGATATATTGATTATGATTTTACAGATATCGAAAATGCATTGTTTGAGATTAAACAGAGTCCTAACAGTGCTAATCTGAACGAATTGAATAGAGAAATTAATGCTTTCTTTAAAGATTCGAAATGTAAACAGGTACTGTATACTAGAAATACCGATAAAATGTTCTTTGGTATGTCTGTAATGCCTGTTATTAAAGCAGATAAAGTCTATGATATTATTCAAGAAGACGAACCCGTTCGTATTACTGAATACTATTTAGAATTAGACTCTAAACTCTTTTCTCCTACCTTAGGATTATCTACTAGAGAAATTACTGCTGTATTGCTCCATGAAATCGGTCATATGGTAAATGATACTTCTCCGGTAGATAAATTGAGAAAAGAGCTTGATATGTATCTTGTAAAGAATAATGAAACTATTAAAACTTCTGATAGTGTTCATTACCAAGAAATCTTGGCCTTTGGTATTAAAGATGCTCTTCGTAAAATTACCTCTTTATTTGAAACCGATGATGATGAAATCATTGCAGATTCTTTTGTTGTTGCTTGTGGTTATGGACCTGAATTGGAATCTGCATTTGAAAAAGTAGTTAAGAATAGCTATCGTATCAATAAAGACGTAAGCAATAAATTTATTGTATTGGCATGGGTAATCAGACTCTATACTGATATTAAATTACGCCGTATTGTAGCTATTAAGTCTCTCCAAAAGGGAGAATCTTATACCGCATCGAAGCTTGAGAAACGTGAGATGGAAAATGTCGTTCGTCGTTTACGTCGTATCGATGATGACACTCTCATTGAAGCAGTTGGTTTTGATCTGGTAGCAGATAAAGTTAATTCTACTATGTCTCGTATCAAATATAAGGGGATTCGTTCTTTTGAAGATGATCTTTACGATTATAATCTTCAAGTTAAGAACGTACAGCACGAAGACGAAGCTCTTGAATTACTTCATAAGATCAATACAAGGCTCAATATTATCGATGATTACGTTACATCTGAGAATATCTCTGAGAATGAGCGTAAACGTTGGTATGCATTGATCAATAAATACAATAAACTTAGGGAAGTTCTGTCGAATAAATCTGTTTATAGAAACAACTATAGACGTTTACAAATCATTGGTGCTCCTGAATACTATGTATAAAAATCTAGCCATGGATTAACCTCCATGGCTAGTATTATTTTACTACATGAAAAACACTATTGTAATTCAAATAGGAGGTTAGAATCATGTGGGGAGGATCTAGACCTAATTCAGGTAGAAAGAAATTGCCTGTTCCACGTAAATGTGTAACTTTCAGACTAAACGCAGAAGAAGAGCAAATCGTTAAAGATTTTGTACAAGCTCTTAAGAAAAAGACTAATGAGTCTCAAAAGAAAAAATAATCATATATTATATTTACGAGGTGAGAACAAATGCCCAAAAATGTAAGAATTATTGAACGTCTTACTGGTAAAGATGAGCTTACTGGTATGCCTATCTATACACCGGTAGACGTTAAGGACTTAAATAATTTAAATAGTGAAGATTATATTAGAATCTGGGATTCTAAAGAAGCAAAAGATAATCAAGACGGACCCGTCTTAGAAGGATTCTTACTTAGAACTCCTTGGGTCGATGAGAATGATGGTACTGCATCATTTGATATAGAAACTGCTGCTGAACGTGATAAACGTTTAGAGCAAGAAAAAATTGCTGCTTTTAAAGCACGTCAAGCAGAGATGGCTAAGTTTGATGATCCACGTTTTATTGGCCTTTTACGTGGTAAAGAAGCTTTAGCTGCTCTGAATGACGCTTTAAATGATATAGAAAATTCTAAGGAGGCTTTATAATGGCTTTAGGAGAACGCAACTCAAACAACCAAAACGACAGATATTATGAACCTGTCACCATGTCTAACTTTATTCTCTCTAACTCTAAAGCAGAATTAGAGAAAACTCAACTGTATTTTGAATACTGGAGAGGCTTTTTGAAAGTATCTATTGCACCGTTGAAAGATATTGATGCTAATGGTGTAGCTTCTTATGATAAGGAAAAAGCAATTTCTATTTATCTGAGGCACCCGAAAGCATATGTACTTCTTAAAGAAATTGAGAAGTTCGAAGCTAATCCGGATGCTCATACTAATATGGGTATCTCTTCTGGTAGTGGTCTTATTAGTATCTCTAACGGTAAAGAATTAGGATATGATACTCCGTGTCTGATTATCCGTCGTGTAAATCCTAATACTGGAGATACCGAAGCATCTACTGCATTTGTATTCCGTAACGACGTTCATCACGCCATTCGTGATTACAATGAAGAAACTAAATCTTATGACTCCGTATTTGATGAATATACTGGTGTAGATCTTAGTCTGATCAAATTAGTATTAAATGAATTCGTAACTGCTGGTACTTCTGCATATTCCGGTGATCTTATTACCAAAATGGGTTATGCAAACTATCGTACCAATCAAAATATTGAAGCTATTGCTAATAAACTTGGTGTAGATTTTGCTAATCGTAATAAAGCAACCAAGAGCAGTGCTTCATACTTTAATAAACCGAGTAACGGAAATACGTCTTCGTCTAAGCCAGAGTATACTTCTGCTACGATTGACGATATCGATAATCTGTAAAAATTATAAGAGTTGGGTATTACTCCCAACTCTTATTTTATTTTTTAAGGAGATATATTATGGATTACTATTATCTTTTAAACGTAGACTCTACAATAGATATTCTTGGTATTAAGAAAATGATTGATAAGGGTAATTTTGTAGAGCTATATAAAGATCTCTTTGTAAACGTAAATAGTTCTCATGCTACAAATGGATTAATACTTTATAAAGCCACTCCATATAATTTCTTAAAGCTAAAAATGCGCTGTAAAAAATATGTAGTATTTTGTGCAATAGATAATTCTAGAGTCGTAGAGAAGAAAGACGATATGGTAATAGCTCAACAAGTATTGATTACCAATATCGAAGAATATACTCCTCATTTACTCTATAATTATTTGAATAGCTATATCACTAATACAGATTATGATAAATTAGATCATACTGTTTTACAAGACATCTATAACTACTTTATTTTTAGTGGTAAAGAAGATAATAATAATTTTGTAAAAGCATGTGTATCACACTTTCCATCTTTATTTGGTAATGATGGTATTACTGAGTTTAATATTGCTCTTGTTAGTGAGAATATTAACTTTATTACAGATTATCTAAAGCAAAGAAATGATGTTTCAGATATACAACGAGAACTTAATTTTATGAGTGCAGTTCTATACAATGAGCACATTTCAAGCACATTTAAATGTAAAATTATGCGTTTATACAAGACTATCACTGGGGAATATCCGGAGATGCCTCTTGGAATAAAATATATGCTACAATACGCTAAATTGAGGTTGAAACTATGGTTGTAGATTTTAATTTAGTTAAAGCTATGAATAGCAATACTGCAGAAAGATATAGCTCTTCATTGCTATTCATGTTTGACTCTATAGTAGATATAGATCTAAATATGATTCTTTTTCTTAAGAAAAACTATCAGTCTAGTTCATATCTTGATCCAGATATTATTAAGAATAATGATCTTAATTTCTTCAAAGCTATATTGATTAAACGTGAAGATAAGAATCCAGTTAGTCTAATAATAAGAGATCAATTTGCTAATTCTGCTGCTAATCTATACTATGAGATTATCACTGAGAAATATAAAGATATCTTATATTTAGATACTCCATTATTAGCATTCGGTATTCTCTTGTGCAATATTAATAAAGCTGGAGAGTTCCACCCAACGGTGGTATGTAAAAATGAACACGAGATACAATATATTAAAGCCTTGGCGCCTAATGTAAAGACTATCTCCGAAGAAAAAGTCAACTTAGATCATTACGATTCGATCTATGTAAAAGATTTTGCTGATTGTATTAGATTTGATAAGTATGAATCTAAACTCAAAGGCAAGAATATTTATATACTAAACTACGATTTTAATCTAGAGCAAGGAGAACGAGGAATACTTAAATTTGAAATCTTTGAAAAGATTCCTCAGTCTAATAAACTTTCTCTAGTTGATCCTTATACTAATTTTAAAATGCCAATTTATTAAGGAGGAATTTTAAATGTTAAGAACCAATATTGTCGAAAGAGAGCCTTTTCATAAAGCACAAGCTAATGTATTGCATATGCTTAAAGATGCATTAGTTAGTAGCTTTGGTCCGATGGGTTCTTATACTCAGATCATTAAAGAGGGGCAATATAACAAGTATACCAAAGACGGTTATACTATTCTGAATGAAATTAAACATCAACACGCTATTGAAGCATTTGCTATTCAAGACATCGTAGAAGTAGCTCGTAATACTGTTAAAACAGTTGGTGATGGTACTACTTCTGCAGTTATTATGTCTTCTTTATTCTTTGATAAAATTTATAATGATGAATCTTTGAATGCTTATGCACCTGTAGAGATTGCTGAGGCTATTAAAAATGTAGCTGCTCGTCTTGTAGATGCTATTAGAGAGAATAAGCATGATTGTACTCCTGAGGATATTTATAATATTGCTTTGATTTCTACTAATGGTAATGAAGACATTGCTGGTCGTATTAAACAGATCTATGAGAAATATGGTAATAATGTATTCATCGATGTTACCATTAGCTCTACCAAAGATTCTTACGTTAAAGCATATGATGGTATGACTCTTGAGGTTGGTTATGCAGATCCGTGTTATGTAAACTCTACTAAGGGTACTTCTCGTATTAATAATGCTCGTATCTATGCATTCCATGATCCGATTGATACTCCGGAAATGCAGGGTTTCTTTATGCAGATCATCTATAATAACGTATTGATTCCGAGTAATGAAATTGCTCAGGGCAATAAAGAAGCTAAGATTATTCCGACCGTTATTATGGCTCCGAAAATCAGTGCTGACGTAAATGCATATCTTCAGTTAGTAACTGAATCTATTGCTCGTTTGGATGTATCTCTTAGACCGCCTCTTCTCGTAGTAACTAATATCTTCGATATTGATGCTTATATCGATTTGGCTACTATGTGTGATTGTAAATGGATTAAGAAATATAATGATCCTAAGATGCAAGAAGTAGATATTAATAAAGGTCTTGCTCCGACTATTAATAATATTTCTGATTGGGGTTATGGCTCTGCAGAACTCGTAGAAGCAGACTCTGTATCTACTCAATTTATTAACCCGAAAAACTTCTGGGTTGATTCTAAAGGCGAACTCGATGAACATGGCGAACCGATTCGTGTTCATACCGATAAATATAATAATTACTTAGCTTGGTTGCAACAGAAATTAGAAACCGAAGAAAAGAATGGCGCTAATGCTGGGGTAACTGGAGCTATTAAACGTCGTATTAATGCATTGAATGCTAATATGGTTGAGTATCAAGTCGGTGGTATTTCTCCGACCGATAGAGATGCAGATAGAGATTTAGTAGAAGACGCAGTATTGAACTGTCGTTCTGCTGCTAAATATGGTTATGGACGTGCTTCTAATATTGAAGGTTTCTTAGCTGCTAATGAATTAAATCTTAGCTATGTATGTAAGTACGTTGGTCATACAGATAAACCTGTTCCGCGTAAACTTGAAGTAGAAACTATTGTAGCTAGAGCATTCTATGAAGCATATGTAGAACTTCTGACCATTCTGTATAAATCTATGATGATTTCTGATGAAGAAGCATCTAAAATTGTACAGAAGGTATGCAATGAAGGTAAACCTTATGATATTCGTCATCGTGAATATAGCGATAAGGTAATCTCTTCCATTGAATCTGATGTAGTTATTATTCAATCTATCGCTAAGATTGTATCTATTATGGTAACTTCTAATCAGTGCTTGCTTGCAAATCCTCAGTTGAATCTGTATAGCAAAGATTAATAAATTAATATAGTATTAACTTATTTATAAAGGGTAGTTCGCAAGAGCTACCCTTACTTAAAATTCTTCGAACTGAGGTTATTGTTATGAAGATTACATTATTAGATTACATTAAAAACCCGATGGGTGGCAACGTAATGACTAATAGAGCGATGTATCATCAGCTCTATGTAGATAAATTCGATAAGTTATTAGTAAGAGAAAACGGTAGAATAGAATATCATTTATACAGAGATGCAGAGGATTATATTATTCATTTTAAGATACCGTCTGAAAAGATAGCTAAATTCTACTATGACGTAGTATTTAGATTTACCCCTAATTCTACTGCAGATAAAGACGCTAAGACCCTAAACAACTATTCAGTTACTTTCTTCTCGAACGATCCGTCGTTTATCTTTACGTATGCAAATGTATTTATAAAGAATAAGCTTATTATGGAAGATCTTTTAGATAAGATTCCTGCTAAAGCTAAGAAAGAACCTCCAAAAGAAACTAATCCTAAGAATATAATTGGCTATGTAAAATCATTCTACTTTGCTTATTTAGTAATGAAACAACACGGCCTTTTCAATAAAGTAGTCTTCTCTGGTAATGGTAGAAGATATTTTAAAGTCATCTTTACTAAACAGATTGAGCATGCAGATAAAAAAATAGATGAACGTATCTCTAAGGGAGAGCATAAAGACATTATCTCCAAAGCTAGAGATAAGATTAAGAAAGCTAAATCTCTCAATCCAGTTAAAAATGCTTTAGGTATTAAATCTACCCCAACTACTAAGAATACAGCTAAAACTAAATTGACCAAAACGTTTAAACCTATAAGGAAAACTAAACTGACTAAGAAAATTTAACTTTGATTATATATTATATTAGGGCATTAAGGTAGGAGGTATTTGTAAATGTTAAAAGGTGTTACACAACAACAAGAAAAACTAAGAATTATCTATTATAGGACCGATGAAGCTAATAATCCCGAAGGACTTCGTCAAATATACCGTAAAGAAGTTAGAACAGTAATTCCCGTAGATTCTTGGACTTGTCCTCCTGAAGATGAATATTTCAAACAAATCAAAGGTGCCTTATGGTTACCAGTAGCAGAATATTATGGAGTTGAAGATGACGATCAGTTCAACTGTTTCATCTTAACAACTAAGAGATGCTATAATAATGATGATATGCGTGATCATCTTTGTAAGTATCTCAATTATTTCGAAAAATTCTATGATCCTGAGCATGAATTGCTCGCTGTATTTTATCAGATAAAATATCTTATCGATTATGAGGATTCTTATACTAAAGAAGCTCTCATGTATGACCTGAAGAGATATATTCTCCAAGGACGAATCGGTCATCGCGTATCTATGATGAACGAGGATAATTATAATCTTGATCTTAGCTATTATCGTAATAGCAAGAACCCTGGATTACAATATACAAATAAACATGGTTTGATCTTAATGGAGATTAGTCTGTTCCAGAATATCTTCATTCCGATTTTAACTCATTTCATTGCTGTAAGAAAGATTAAAGAAATCAAATTCTTCTTATTAGAGTTCTTCCAGATGATTATTGATAAATATGATAGCGTAGATATTATCAATAAATTATATGAAACAGCTCTGTCTACTGTAGAGAAGAATGCAGATGCTCATCCGATTCTGTGGAATATGCAGAATATTCGTGCTAAGAATGTAACTACTCATTCTATTCAGACCGTAATGAATATCATTCTACAGATCGTTCCTAAGTATACTTATGATAAGAATATTATCAATTTCAACTATAAGTCTGTATTGAAATCTACTTCATATCAAGTAATTGATATTGGTTATGAATTCAATCTGAAATCATTATCTTCTTCTAAGAGAGATGATGATAATAACTCTGAATTTGATAAATTTGATGCTCATATTCGTAAAGCAGATGAATCCTTGTATGTACAAAACAAGGTCAACTGTGAAGATACTATCATGAATATTTGTCGTCAATATCCCGTATCAGAAGAAGAGATAGACTTTTATGAAAGAGAACTTACTAAGGACGGAAAGAAACTAATCATTGATTTCCAGAAGACATTGATTTTCAATCTCTTCTATAATGACTTTGGTGATATCCGTTCTATTAATGCTATAAATGCTAGAGACTATGTAAGACTTGTGATTGCTGCTAAGAAGAAACTCTTGGCTCAAAACATGAAACTCTTACCCTATGTAGTATCTGGTAAGATTGTAAGACTTGTTAATCGTGTAGCTATTAATAAAAAAGAACTTACTAAAATCGAGGCTTCTCAATATTATCCATTGATTGAGAGAAAGTATCGTAATCCGAAGATGTCTAAATTGATTTATGCTATTATAGCTACAATGCTTAGTAGCAAATTCCAATTTATAGATTATCAATCTCAGATGGAATATGAGCATACTATGAGATCTCTTATTGATCAATACGGCTCTAGAGAAAATATTCCACCTACTATATTAGAGGAAGTAGAGAATTATAATATTAACGGTAAGCCCATCAATGTCATTCCTGAGTTTATCTGTGAAGAAGTATTGATGTATATCCAGTTAATATAATAAAATATAATCTATATGACATATGAGTAATCTAGGCTAGTAGATTATAAGACATGATGATCATGTCCACTCCTTTTTGTATAGATGATTTACTGCAATCTCTAATGGTTATTTGTTTGGTTTTTCTTCGCCGGATTTGGCGGATTGTTAGCATCTAGCCATGCTAGCGTAACTATCATATCGGATGAGGGTTACAGCTCCCCTCCTCCGCCTCCGTAAAATTATAATATAGCTAAGATGAGAGAAGAGTTTAGGCTCTTCTCTCGTTTTAGTCTTTAGAGGATGAATATTATGAAAGACTTAGGCGAATTATTATTCCCGCTATTCCCAGATGCAAGGTATGCTTCTGGTAAGAATGAAATTGTTATGAGATGTAGATATTGTGGGGATTCTTCGGATCCTCGTAATGCTCATTTCTATATAAAGAACGTTGATGGTGAACCCCATCTGTTTAATTGTTTTAAGTGTGGTCAGAAGGGAATTTTTAGTGCTAAAACACTAAGAGATTTTTCCGTATATGATACAGAGTTAGCTGTATTATTAGAGACTTATAATAAGAATCTTATGAATACTCCTAAGTATAGAATGATTAAGGTTAATCATTCTTATAAGGTATATAATACATTCATAAGTGATAATGAATTAACTCAAGCTAAACTAAGATATCTTAATAGAAGGCTTGGTATTAATCTTACTATACCAGATCTACTTAGACTTAAAATAGTACCGAATCTATATGATCTATTAAGTTCTAATAGAATTGATAAACTCACTAGACATAAGAATATTGTCGATGAGTTTGATAGGTCTTTCCTAGGGTTTCTTAGTATGGATAATAGCTATTTAGTATTAAGAAATCTTCGTCCCGGTAAGGTCTATGAGAAGATAGATAAACGATATCAAAACTACAATATCTTTGGTAAATTAGATAATTCTAAAAGAAATTATGTAATACCAACTCAAGTAAATACATTAGATCCTAATCCGATTCATATACATATCGCTGAGGGAACTTTTGATATCTTATCTGTATTCTTTAATCTTAGAGGACAAAACTCTTATCAAAACATCTATTCTACTATTGGAGGAAATCAGTATCTTAATCAGGTTAAAATGTTTTTGACTGAGTATGGATTATTCAATTCTATATTTCATCTCTATATAGATAATGATGTCCCTCAATACAAAATAGACGTAGTTAAAAAGGAGCTTACTAATTTAAAAATACCTCTCTATATTCATTGGAACGGGTATATTGGGGAAAAGGATTTTGGCGTAAATCCTTCTAGAATTAGTGAGCGTGTGCAAGTAGTCTGACATGTAGCCATGAATGCAAATTCATGGCTTTTATTTTTTGTCAACATTCGATTAATTAGAGTTTGAGGTGATTATGAATGGGAAAATTTATAAATACCACCCATACTGATACTATTAACGCCATCGTAGAAGGCGGTAAAGAACGATTAAAGAATCCTTATTATTTATTTACTGATAAGAAAGCTACTATAGTAACGTACTATAATGCTAATGTAGATAAAACCACTGTCGACGAAGGCACTGGTAATATGTATTCTTTTACCGATGGAGATGCTCCTCTGAGATTTAATAAGATAGAGAATGCTTATCTATTCGGTATGACTAGAATAGAAACTGATTTACAAATGGGAGATTGGGGCTTAGAGTCTGAATCTATTGAGAGTACAGCTTACGTAGCTCCTAATACATTTGTGCCTTATCCACAAGACTATTTCTTTATTAATCACGTAGATGATTCTCATATGATCTTCAAAGTTACTAGTGTAACTATGGATACTTTTGAAGACGGAGCTAACTTCTGGAGAATTGATTATAAATTATCTCTTGCAGATGCCGATCATGATAGATTAGAATCTCAAGTAGTAGATACTTATGTAATGAATACTCCGAGCTTTGGTACTAATTTAAAGTCTGTTGTCCGTAAAGCAGAATATGAATTCTTAGAATTGATTGAAAATACAACTACTATGCTAAAGGGGTATTTCCAAGACTTATTCTTTAAGAATAGATTACAGACTTTTATCTATGAACACAACTTAGAGTATTTTTATGATCCATTTATGATCGAGTTTCTTAAGAGAAATAATATTCTCTCTGGAGCTAAAGAGTTTATCTATGTGGATCATCAGACATTTGTACCAAGAACTTTTGGTATTGATTATGACCAGACGTTCTTCCGTAGTCTTGAAGTACATGATAAGAATAAACACTTAAGATTACCTAGTGCGTATGGTACTGCTATATATGATAGAGCTACATTATTCTATCATAGACCAGATACATATTTCGAGGTATCTTATAAACCGTTTGATACTACTAACTATCCGATTCCCTATGTAGAAGAAGAAATGTTAGATATGATTAAAGACGGTAAAGAATACGCCAAGGATAGTCCCTTAGCTTATAATAATATCATTATCAGATACTTTAATAATATTGAATTCAAAGAAGATATTTTTGATATCATCGGTAATATGTCTTTTGAACCTAATGTAAAAATGTTTTATGCTATTCCGATGATTATCTATGTTTTAGAGTATTATGCTAGGCAAATACTCAAAAAGTAAAATTTGCCTCACTTAAACATCTTAATAAATCCTAGAATGGGGGTTTAGACTACATGAAATGCTTAGATGAAATTCTCTTCAACGAAATGGTTGAAGAAGATTCTGCAAATATTTTTCATATGGATAATTCCAGTATAGACACTCTCAGTGATTTCGGCGAGGATGAGGATTTTGGTAATGCTATTCTTGACGACGATGAAGACAGTGCCTATGAAGATCCAGATTTCGACTTAAACCATGAAGAGGAGGACTAATTCTAATGGAAGAAGACGTAATTTCCGTTATCGACGAAGTGTTAGAAGCTACCTTAGATAAAGATATCGAACACGTAGAAGATGCCGTTGCTGATGTAATGACCGGTGAATCTCTTGACGATGGTGATATCATCGACCATGTTGCTTCTACTAATATTCCATCTAAAATTGATAAAGACGTACAAGACGCAGTTAATCAGTCCGAAGATGATCCTGTTAAAGCTTTAGCTCAGGCTTATGAAGATCCTGATGCTGCTGTAGATTATCATGACGATGGTTCTCTCCCCGAGGAAGATGATCCCGAAGGCGAAGGTTCTATTGATTATGAAGATTTTGAAAATGCCGCTGCTGAAGAAGAGCATGTAGATGGCTTTACTGTAGAATCAGTTTTAGGAGGTTTATTAGAAGATGAAGAAGACTGTTAATCTGTATGCTAGAATGCCTGTAGCTCTTAGATATACTATTTTACGTGGCAATCGTTTTGGTATTTCTTTAGATACAGAAGAAATTCGTAAATTACTCTATAGAAAAGTAGTTATTGATGAAGTATTGAGCGATGGTTCTACTGTACGTTTGGACTTCACTAACTATGATAAAGTAAATCGTACTGCTAAAGAAATTGCCGCTGAGGAAGCAGCTAAGAAAGCTGCTGAAGAAGCTAAGATTGCTGAAGCTAAACGTTTAGAAGAAGAAGCTAAAGCTAAGGCTGAAGCAGAACGTAAAGCTGCTGAAGAAAGAGCTAAGGCTGAAGCAGAAGCTAAACGTATTGCTGAAGAAGAAGCTAAGAAAGCTGCAGCAGAAGCAGAAGCTCGTCGTATAAAAGCGGCTGAAGCTAAACGTGCTATGGAAGCAAATAAAAACAAACAACAATCTAAATAAACTGTTATTCCGTTCATTGCAGTTTGACCTCTTTGATTAGCCAGTAGAGAGTGATCTCTACTGGCTGTCATTTTGTAATTTTATGATAATTTAATTGTATATTATTATTGTAGATTGGAGGTGATTCTGCTATGAAATCCGCACGTTTTTACTATGACGACGATTGTCCGTGGTACGACGATGATGATCCGAATTGTGAAGATGGCGAACTTAATGATCCATTCTCTGACGGAGAACTCGATATCTACGTTTGTGAAGATCTTGGATATTAAGCCATAATGTAGGAGAGATCATACTTCAATCCAAAAATCCCGAGAAGGACTTTTGGATCGAGTCCTTCTCGGAATATATATTTTATAAACAGCTTTTATTTTTTGTTAGAATACTGGATCAGTAAGTTTAGTATCTTCAGGAACATATGTGAAGCAATACAAAGCCTGAATGGTTTCTTTATCTACTTCCATTACAGCCTTACCATTAAGACTAATATAATGGACTTTAGATTTCATCTGTTTATCCAATTCATCATTTGCTTCATTAGAGTAAATACCTTTAACTGTTACCTGGTCACCATCATAGTCGCCACCAATAGAGTTAAGATAAGCATTACAAAGGTTGAGCGTGTCTTTAAATCTATTAGAGGTATCTGCTTTCTCTAAGATATCTTTCTGAGTGATCTTTGGATAAGCTTTATAAAATTTATCATGGAAAGTATTTACAATCATCGGTTCAGTTTCTACAGTAGAAGCTACACGAATTCTTGTTGGGAACTGATTGTAGAAACTATCGATTGGATAACGTGTAATAAGAACATGCTTACCTTTAGTAACGTCTACTGCTGCCCAGAAGAAGAGATCACACCAAGTAAGAATTCTTTCTTGAATTGGATATTTAGTAAAGTCATCTCCTTCTTTATAGTCTTTAGGTACTTTTCTACCTTTGAAATGGAGATAACCCTTTTCGCCATGTTTAAAGAATCCCGGAACTACTGGTGCTTCTATAGGAACAAACCTATTGGAGTAACCATGAACGAATCTATCTAATTCTTTACGGATTCTATCATCAGAGAATACTACCTGATAATCTGCTAGAGGTATTTCGACAACTTTACCGGTAGCATCAGTATAAGTATATTTAGACTTACCAGAGAATTCCTCTTCAAAATAACGTCTAACCCAATAAACCATGAATGGTAAGAAGTTTACACATAAAGAGGCTAATGGTACCAAGCTATAGTCCATATCTACGTCTAAGTCATCTAAGTCTTCGACTTTAAGTTCTGGTGCAGAGATGACTAAACGAGAAGAATAGTCTGTAGTCTTAGACATATTGGTTCTACGGATAACGCCAAGTTTACCAGGCATACCAACACCAGAGGTTTTTACATCTGGATTACCAGCACCAAAGTAATTATAAATAGATAAGAGTATTTCTTGCATACGACCTACTTGAGCATGAATAAGAGTTAAACCGTAATCATGAGCTTCTTCGAGAGATCTTGCTGCAATGATAAGAGAGTTATAATACTTATTAATATCACCAACACCCATCTTACCATCTTCAGTATTTACGTCTCTATAGTACGCTGGGATGACTGGATATTTAGTAATGAAACAAGCCTTACCAGATTTTTTAATGAATTGAATAATACGATCTCTCTTAGAGCTATCAGTAGTCTTGATTTTGATCTTATCGAAATTATCTTTAAGGAATTTAATACCAGTCTTCCCATTAGGATCTTCCACTAAATTACCAGAAGCATCTAATGAGTAAGTATTAGTACCAAAGACAATATTCTTGATTCTGCTATCAAGATTACCCCAGAGCTTATAAATTAATGGGTGTAAGAAGATACCGTGAAGATCGATATAAGCAAATCTATTAGCACGTTCTTCTTTAGTAATACCGAATATATCATTAGATAATAAGCCATCCGAGGTCGGTAGTTTATTTTTATCAAAATATATAGGATTTTTAACTTCTTTGAGTTCATTCTTTTTAATGAATTCGTCTATATCTAACAATCCATGTAAATTGAAGTTTTCTGATTTGTCCACATAGTAGTTCAAATCTTTTGGTTCAACCATATCGGTAAAACCTCCTTTCAATATTGACTTGATTAATTAAGATGTGCACACCTACTAGTGATGGTAGGTGTGCAAATCACGTCAATACGTATGTATTTCAGCAATGATATTATTTTTATTTCTCGATACAGCTACACAATAACCGCAATTATGGACTCTTGTTTTAGCTGTTTCTAAGATATATTCTATATAAGCTTTGTCTTCTCCCTCTTTGGGAGTAAGAATATATCTATTCTTTTTTCTACTTTTTGGATCTATTTTCACATCAGCTTCTATATCATAGAAAGCCAAGATATCATGTACAGCAATATCCTGTGAGAAGTTTTCTATCTGAGCAGATGTGGATAAATAACCCAATTGTTTAGCAAATTCTAAGTAATCCAATTGTATTATCCTCCCCCGGTAAGAGTGTCTTCTACTTCTTTTGCTGCTTCGTTTTCCGCATCAGCTTTGTTTTTACTCATTTCGAATGAAATATAGTAGAGGTAGTTTATATCAGCAATAGGGAGATTCATAGTATCAATGATATTAGATCTCCCTCTGTGAAAGTCACATATTACTCTACAAATATTTAGGAGTTCGCAACGAGTGTTAGCTGATGCCGTATAAAAACCAAATCTAACGGGTTATCTGCTTCAACCTCAGGAATTTCTGTACCACATTTCTCACACTTATGAGCCGGGCGTACGTATTTGATATCTATTTCATCTGCATCCAGTTTTCTTACAGCATTCAAGAACAGATTGTATTGTTCAGAGTTAAGTTCTCTAAAGATTTTAAGATAAATACGGATCTTATTCTTAACTGTTTTACGTAAGTCATTCGGATCAGGTTTAGTTTCAATAGGTACTAAGCTCATAGTGGATTCATCAATAATATAGATATTGCTGATGAAAGAAATATTTCCAAGAAGACTAGCAAATTTATTTACGAAGTCTTCATCAAGTACGGCATTCTCAAAAAGTACGTTATAAATAGACGGAATTTTAATACCAATTACGTACTTATCGGATACTTGTACAAGATCTTCTTCTACAGTATTGGTCGGAGAGGTAGATTCTTTTTCTAAGAGTTTATAGAAATCTTTCTTAATCTCTTCGGAACCAAATTTAACCATATCTTCAATCTTATACTGTTCAAGTACGGAGTTATTACATTTATCATTAGAACAGGTATACGGAATAAAGTTAGAGTTCTCAAAGCATGCTTTATATACGGCGAACTGTAAATGTTTTACGTCGAAGATAGAGATGCCTTTGAGCCATTCTTCAAGAGATTTAGGTTTATTAGGATCTACTACATGGGAATAAATAAGAGAGTAGATTCTTCTAAACGTATTAATAGTATTTTGATTGGAATTTCTCGGGTTAAGCAATTCAATTTCAGAACCAGAGAATTCTTTAATAGAGATAGAACGTTTAGTATTCGGAAGTACCCAGTCAGATACACTGGTTTTCAATTCAGCAGAATTTACTGCCATAATTTTCGAATAGCTTACAGGTTTATTGCTTACTTTAAACTTAGCAAGATCAATAGTTTTCTTTAAGGGCTTAATCTTAGCTTTAATCTCTTGAGCAAACTGATCAGTGATCTGTTTATTAATCTTTTCGAATTCTTCTTGTTCTTTACGAGAACGATCTTCATCATCAATGATTAATTCATCATCTTCTGGTTCTTCGGGTTCTTCATCAAGATCAAGCTCGGAAAGATCAAGATCTAAGTCTTCATTAATAGAAGAAGATTCAACCGTTTCTTCTGTCGGAATACCGGAATCGTCTGCTTTTAATTCTTTATGAGGAGTTTCTTCTTTAGAAGGAGCTTCGCCTTTTTCTTCGGCTTCGAGCATTTTCTTAGCGATTTCTTCACGTCCTTTAGGAATAATGTTTTCTGCTAAGTCTTTCTTAGTACGCTCAATAGCTTTATCAAGTTTATCCATCAGATCTTTACGCATATCTGCTTGATGCTGTACCACAGCACTAGGTTTTCTAGGCGAATTAGCTAAGGGATTTATTGTGGTAAGATCATCTTCTCTACCTTCGAGAGACTGATTTTCTCTAGAAGATCTAGCAAGATCTGCTAAGGAAATTACAGTAGATTTCTTTTGTTCATTATTAGTATTCATAGTGGTCTGATCCATGAATTAATTACCTCCATTAATGTTATCAGTAATGCTTTGAAGCGCTGAATCATAGTTAAATCTATAAACTATACCATTTATAGTGATATTTATATACAAATTTCTCTCATCCTTGATCTCAATATTTACATCTACTGATTCTAAACCCGGAAGAAAAGTAGAAATTTGTTCTTTAGCGTCTTGTTTAAGCTGTTCAATATCGGTCTCATCCCCGTATCGATAACGGGAGATTAAACCAATACCCATTGTAGGGTTGCTTTGGAATGTTCCTGGTTCGAGTAAGAATAATCTAACCAGAAAAGTATACATTTTTTCATAAGTATTTAATTGTCTGGGCTTGTTGAATTGGTCCACCGAAAAGACATATTCATCATTTGTTCTTCTTGGCAAAATCACAACAGCTCCTTTCGGTATGAAAGTTTACTAAAAAGTTCTTAAATTTAAAGATTACAAGCATTTGGCAACATTAGAATAATCGAAATCACGATGAAAGGATGAATCTTAATGGCGAGAAAATATAAATGCCCTTATTGTGATTTTAAGGATGAAAGTCCTAAACTGATTCGTCATATAGAACGAAAGCATGAGGAGCTTATTCCTGAGGGATATACTCCGGCTAGATTGGTTTATAATATAAGAAACAAACGTGAGTTTGGTTCTTGTATGATTTGTAAGAAACGTACAGAATGGGATGAATCGACCGGTAGATATAAACCGTTCTGTAGTCAAGCTTGTCATGATAAGTACGTTAAAAGATTTGAAGATAATATGATAAGAGTTCGTGGTAAAGCAAGAATCTTAGATGATCCAGCTCAACAAGAGAAGATGCTTGCTAATAGAAAGATCTCTGGTAAATATAAATTCAGAGATGGTGGTGAACGTACTTATACCGGTAGCTATGAGCATAAAGCATTAGAATTTTTAGATAAAGTAATGAATGTAGATTCCAAAGATATTATGACTCCGGGACCGACTTTACAGTACGAGTATGGCGGTAAGATTCATACATGGATTACTGATATCTATTGGATAAGCTTAAATCTTATTATTGAGGTTAAAGATGGTGGAAATAATCCGAATAATCGTGAGATGAAATCCTATAGAGAGAAACAAATCGCTAAGGAAAAGATGATTACCGATAAGGGTACTTTCCATTATCTTAGATTAACCAATAATAACTTTGAGCAGTTATTTAATATTGCTGCAGAAATTAAGATGTCTTCTATGGAAGACGAAAACGATGCCATTATCAGGATTAATGAATCTACTATTGATGAAGTAGGTCCGGTTGGTGGTATGCCTCCGAAGATTACTCATAGCGGATATCTTATCGATAAGGGATTTAATGGTATTGATCCGACTAAAGATGATGATAACTACTATTCGGATGAGAAAGACGAAGACGATGTAGTAGAAGAATCCGTCTTAGCTAATGACATTATCTCCGATAGAGTAGTTAGACTTAATGAAGATGGTATTCCGGAAAGCGTAGATAAAAGCTATCTTGATGGTAGTAAGATTACCATCTATAAATTCTTAGGTGATAAGAAGAGATTCTTAGAAGTCGCTAGCAGCAAGAAACCAGTAAATGATTTCTATGAAGCATTGACTGGTAAAAAGAGATTAACTGAGAATCAGATCGAATATGATCCGATGTTTGAGAGAGTAAATCTCCGTAAAGAGTATAATAGAATAGCAGAAGATCTTGTGACTATGGAACAAGAAATGATGCTTAGATCTAATAAGGCTTTACCATATCTTCCAGTAATGAATATTAAAGATATGGAAAGTGCTGAGAAGATTCTTAAAAAATATAAATCTCTTAATATTGCTGAAGACGTTAATGGGTATTTCTTATACAATAGATTTACCGGTAGACGTGGCATATCTGTAAGAGATATTAATAAGCTCATTGTTGAGGATACTTGTTTATTGGAAGATGCTAAAGACAAGTCCGAAGATACAGATGAGAAATTAGCTGATAGAGAAGCTAATGATTATATGAGCAATAGCATTAATGCTTTTATTGATGATAACGTAAAGACGAAAGCTGAGTTAGACCAAGAGTACCATGACTATATGAGTATGACTCAAGACGATCGTAAACGTGCAGATGATAAGAGCATTGAATTATATGGTAAAGATAACGTAGAACGCTACGAAGAAAAGAATCGTGAGTTCTTAAAACAAGACATCAAGCCTAATATTACCGGAGAGTATGATGGTGTTCGTTCTGAAGCTAGTAGTGATTTAGGTATCTTTGAAGAGAAAGATGCTACATATCTTGATTTTGATAAGTTTGAATCTGGTAAAGTTAGAGTATTATATATCACCGGTATGAGTGGTGGTGGCAAAACTACTTTAGCTAAAAATCTTGCTAAGAAATATAATGCTGTTTTGGTTTCGCTTGACGATTTCTTAACAAATTATGATCCAATTCAAAGCGAATACTTTAAAGCTAACCCAGAAGATTTGGCTACCCTTACTAAATTATCTAAAGGGGCAAAACATATCTGGGAAATTAAAGACAGAGAATTCTGGAGTTTCTTTAATGAACTTAGAGTAAAATACGTTTTATTCTATTTGAATAAATATAAGAATAAAAAGTTTATCATCGAAGGCGTTCAAGTAGTATACTTGTATGATTACGAGGTAAACACTAATAACTTTAAATTATTTGAAAAAGATTCTTTTGCATTGATTATGCTTGGAACTCCAGTAGTTAAATCAATGCTTAGAAGAATCAAACGTGACGGTTCATCTATTACCGATGTTTATAATCCGCTTAGTTTCTTGTGGATGTATAGAAACTTCTACAAAGAGCAGAATAGATTTAGAAATGCTTTTATAAAAGAAGCCAGTATGTCTGCGGAAGATGCTCTTAATTATGCTAATTTCCCATTCATGCAGGACATGTTTGAAGAAAAGATTAAACCTTCTGCTAAAATGAAAAAAGAAGATTGGGAAAACTTTAAGTTTGGTAATACTGATAGATGCTTAATGTATTCTATGGATGATTCTAGTAGAGTAGGTAAGCTTATTAGTGGTGCTAATAAATATCTTAAAATCGGTAGTAAGTCTAAGAAGTGTGATTGCCCTTATAAGGTTTCTTGTGAGAGAAATGATGGTAAGGCTAATATTTACTTAGTAAAAGAAGCTACTTATAATTTTGAGTATGTAAAATATGGGCAAGACGAAATAGATCGTGCTAAAGTATGGTCGGCTAATGCTATGAGAGTTATTATTACTCCGACTAAGACTTTAGAAGATCTTGAGTTCTTATGGAATCAATTCCAGCAACAGCACAGAAAGCTTCAGAGAGAGTCTGACTGGAAGTCTCAAGAGTTATTTGGTATGGATAATCATACTCATTATATCTATCTAAAGAGAAAGTTTGTTAAGAAAGATATTGATGATGATCCCGTAGAGCATTACGATGGGACAGATGATTCTATCTTAGATGAGGTATGTATGGAGAAAGGTACTGATCTTAGTAGAAATCTTGATTTGTTTACTCATGGTAATACTAAGGTATTGTTTATTACCGGTATTACTGGGAGTGGTAAGTCTACATTAGCTAGACAATTAGCTAAAGTATGCAATACTAAGTTAGTTTCTTTAGATACTTTAGAGAAGTATAAGAATCTTAAAGAAGCTAATTATGTATTCCCCGATATGGTAGAGAATTATATGAATAAATATGGAGATCGAATCGATCTTTGTAAGTATATCGTAGAGAATGCTAATGAGAAATATATCATCGAAGGCGTTCAAGTCGTAGATGTATTTCTTAGATATCCAGATATTTTTGATAAGTCTGCATTGATTCTCAAACAAACTCCATTAAAAGAAGCAGTGGTAAGGAAATTTAAGAGAGATATATGTAATTTAAACTTACTTGAGTCTCTAAAGGATGCTTATACGAGCTATTTAGATATCAAAGAATTTAAAAAGAAGCTCTCTAAAAATATCCTTGTGCCAATACACACGAATAATTTACAAAGCACTATTTTTGAAGAAGGAGAGGTCTATAGTGACCTACCGATGTATACTCCTACTACTATAGGAAATTTATTAAGTTACTATGGTTATGAAGGCAATAAGATGCCTGCATGGGCGGTAGAGTATGATAGATGTGCTAGTAAAGGAGCATTCTCTGATAAGTTCTGGGAACTTAATAAAGAGAGAATGGAGAATCTTAAGAAGGTATTTAAGACTACTAAAGAAAACAGTCTTAGTAGAAATATTGAATGTATTCATTGGGGTTGGAATCCGAATGTAGAGTTTAATGATAAGAACCGTGCTAAGAATGATCGTAAGATGAGTAAATGGTTCCGTGAAGAAAGTAGAAAAGGTTATGTAGAAGAGAAAGCGTTTCCGTTGCAGTTCGATAAGGACGGAGATCTGATTTATACTAAAGACCCCGGAGAAATTGATTATGCTAAGGAATGGAAAAAGTCTCATGACTTACTTAAAGAATACGATAAGATGAAAAATATCGAAAGTATGAAATACGAGTTATGTAGAATGTGGCTGATTGCTAATAATCTCGAATACTATAAAGGCACTAAATTTGGCGATATGAAACGTATGAGAGATACTAGAGCATTAGCGTTGAATGACTTTAAGAAATATATTAAAGTCGTTATGAAATATGATAAAAGCTTTAACTTTGGGAGATATTATGAAGCAAGCCCTTTTAACCAAAATACTTTAAGAATCCATAAAAGCACTCTCGATTATAGCATGGAATACATCAAAAAATTAATCGGTATAATTTAACCAAAAACAATTCCCCATAGGAGTAATCCTATGGGGATTTATTTTATAAACAGATGTATTAGTAATAATAAATTTATTATACCTCTAACCCACCACTAGAACTAACGTAGCGAAAATACGCAGTAAATGTTTTATCTGAAGAAAAAGTAGCAGCTCTTATATCGTCAGCAGTTGCATAAGATACTCCTTGTTCATCTCTCCATCTGTCAAATCTATATCTACCAACACCATTAGCGCTAGGAACCGATGTAATTTTAGCAACACCATCTACTAATGGTATTTGTTGATTTACATCCCCGATTACTAAGCCATAAGTAGGGTCGCTGGACACAAATTATACTGTGATATAATCTGAATAGAAATATAATACGCTAATAACCGTATCTTCTGTAAGTGTCATATTTATTTGTGTGCTTTGAATAAGTCCTTCATAATCATCAGGATTTGTACTATCATTACCTTCTACTGAATTGAAAGTGTAGAAAGAAGTTAAATTTTCAATTTGTGGAATGTCAAGCACAAAACGCCCATTAGCCTCTGCAACCGTATAATCACCAGGCATAGTTACAGATAAATCAGATCGATTAAAATATTTTACGCGAATACTGTAATATGCTTCTTCTTCTATATAACTAGTTACTACTAAATTATTAGCTCCAAGAACTCTCTCATTAGGATTTTCTACAATTGCCATTAGAGAATCCTCCTTTATACATTATTTATTATAAATAATGTAATAGCATTAAGGAGGAAAATATGACTACTAACGCTATTAGTACGGAAAATTTAAAGCAAAAATTATCCTCTATTCTCCACTCGGGGGGGGGGGAGAAAAGCACAAAAATAGCCCCTCTTTCTCTCATAAATGAAAATCCATATGAAACTACTCTTCAACACAATCTCGTAGTGACTACAGACTTACAACTTCCAAATCTTACAGAAGAAACTGCCGTTTATATGTATTCAATGGGAATACTAGAATATGTTATAAATATAATTTTGAATAGAATCTTCTTGCAAAAATATGATGAAAACGTCAAAAATACATATTATTTTTATCCTAAAGGCGAATTAATAGACGGTATTATAACTTTTTACGATATAAATGATGACAGTATTACGTATAGATATAGTTATAATACAGGATCTTTTATTGATAGCATATCAGATTTATCTAAAATAGAAATAAACAACGGACATGCAGACTTCACAATAGGTGATTCTATGGTCGACAAGATAGAATATTACTTTGAAACAAAATCTATGCCAGCATTTGCGATCGATTTTCCTGTTATTGTACCAATAATAATATTCCCAAAAGAAATATCTATTATTCATACTAATAATACAGGATTTCTTGCAAATGTGCTGGGTACATATGAAAAACCAGATGAAAATACAATTAAGTTTTATCAAACAAATAGTGAATATAATAAGCTAACCAGTTTATTTGAACTATCATATCAAGGTCCAATAGTATCATCTACAGGAGAAAGCTACCCTTATGCAATAGAAGAACCACTCAAAGGCGTTGAGGATCCCGATAACGAAGTAAAAGCAGAATTTCATAAACAAACAAGAAAATTGATTATAAGCATTAATTATCCTGCAGGTACAAGTGCAGATACCATGTTTACAATATATGGAATAAATTTGCTTGTAGGTAGTTCTTTTGGTATTTATAATAAATTAATTTATAATCAAGTAGAAATAACAGCAGGTACTTTTATAATTTTATCTATAGATATATCGGATGAACCAGAAATTTTGAATATACTTAATGGCACCGATGTACAAATTGGATATGACTATATAATGTATTGGGATGATGATCCAGGTCCAGAATGGCCAACTCCTCCGACACCTTAAAATAAAAATACCCTATAGCATTGCTGCTATAGGGATTTATTTTATTCCATTTCAACTGTCAATGGTATAGTATTACCTCTCATTTCAACTTTCTTATCTTTAAACCCTTCAGGGAATATCATAGGCTCAATCCCTAAATGAACTTCATCGAATTCTATTATATTTCCAATATTTTTGCATAATACATACCAATCTACACTAACTAAGTCACAGCTATCGGCATGATATTCATACGTTCTATCATCCTCGAAATTATCAAAGACAAAGCAGCTTACTTCTGGTTTATATCTTAATAAACCAGCACAACTCCAACTCTCACATACCGCTCCATATACTTCAACATCAACACTTCTAAATAGTCTTAGCATTTCATAGAACGGTACTGGACCGATCCATTTATATCCCTCAGAATTACATTCCATTCGTTCCATATATACCGCACAGTTATCTAATATTTGCTTCTTCATACTTAATCCTCCTTGAAGAGATAATACGATTTATATATAGCATATTCTCTTAACTCGTCTTTATCATTCGGAACTAATATACCTTCATTGGTTATATAGTATTTTCTTCCCCCATCAGTAATCACTTCCACTGTTTGTCCTTTATCTAGACGTATTTTTTCTGTACTATTAGACGTTGTATCTATTGTATTACAATAAGACCTAATGAATAACCCAACTATAAAGAATATCAATAATAATAAAAAGATAATAAAAGGCAGACTCTCTATCATAGCAACAATAAACCGTTTCATCATATATCTCCTTGCTATAGATTATCCGTTTGTTAGCCATATAATAAAAAACACCCGAGATAGATGTGAGTCTATCTCGGATTTGTAATAGTTTGATTTTTCAATTATATATTATATATATGAATAAAGGATAATGATATTTCCTTTATTCATAGTGTCCCCACAAATAAAAATATTATGAAAAGTCCTATGATCCTGGGGAGTTGTAGGCAAGAAAGGAAACTACTATGAAACTTGATATCCATGTAAAGGTAAGTATCACTCCGGAAGAAATTAAAAATCTGAAGGAAAAACAAAACATGCTAATGTCCATTGTTAATAAAATAATGGACCAAGTGGAAGCAGAAGTTGCTTCCAAAGCTAGTGAAGTAGAAGCAGAACACTGCACTAGCGAAGATGTCATGAACTATTTAAAAGTTCGTGACGAAGAACCCTGGAAAATCTTCGGTATTACCGAAGAAAAATACAACGCCTACAAGAAAATGTATGGTAGGCTGTCCAACACCGAAGTGCCGAAAATCGGCGAATCGGCTCAGTGGATCACTGCAAAGACATCTGATACTTTGCATGAATTTATTAGAGCGGCTGAAGATTGCAGTTTCAGCTTCTTCTAATAAAAAATATATAAAGTTATCCCCAACAAAAATAAAATTTAAAAGTCCTGGGAGTATGGGGACTCCCAGGCAGAAGGAGAATTATTATGTTAAGTTTATCTATTTATGAAACCAATATTCAGACCGGTATCGATCTCTTTACCACATACAAAAGCATTTTACTTGCTGATGAAGTTTATGGTACTGGCGTTGCCAGAAATATTTTTAATGGCATTAATGAATGCTCCGATAAATTACGAGTTCTCGAAACAATCGAGAAGCTCAAGCCCGAATTTAAAATTTGGGAGCTGTTAAATATATCCAGAGAGCAATACATCAAAATCAAAAAGATGTGGAAAGCCTTTCAAGGCAAACAGAGCTCTGGAGAGTTAAAATATTTTGCCAGAATGGCTAACAACCATTCCATGGTAGAATTTTTATACATCGTTGCTTCGGATAATCCGGAGCATCGTATAGAAAAATATGAAGCTTACAAACATGAGCTTCATTAATATAAAGGTGGGATTCATTCCCACCTTTATTTTTTGCTTATACCACGCATTTCTTTTTTGTAATTTATTTAGGGTCAAACTCTACTATAATCATATATTATAGCACTAAATAAATTAGAAGGAGTGTTTGTTTAATGAAGAATAAAATAAGAAAAGCAAACTATTTTATCGGTAGTAAATACTACCGTTACATTTCTGATACAGAATTAGAAGTTCTTCGTATTAGTAGAATCAAAAATGAAAATCAAGTAGTAGCTATAAAGAATATTTATAAAACAGATAAGACTCCTGAGTTAATTAATAAGACTACTTGGGATGTACCCTTAGAAGATACAATTAGCTTTGAATATCTTTCTATGAAAGATCTCAAAGATAAATATACAAAGCTATTGTCCGATGGACTTATGATCTTTAATATCATTACCATTGGTGATATGGAAGACGTAGTCGTTACACTTATGAGACGTGAAGACATTAATAATGGTATTCAGGTTCCATATGTAATTTGTCGTCAAAACGTTAAAGACTTCCATGATTATCTTATCAAAGCAGATTGGAGTAAGACTTGTGTTGGGTCTTGTATCTCTCAAGACACAATTCCTAATGGATGTGACTTCCGAGCTATGTTGACTGCAGATAATGTAGTCTGCTCTAATATAGTCAATGTATATATAGACGATACTTTAGAAGATATTCTAAAGTTTGTTAATACGTTAAATTATGATGATTGCTTAAAACGTATTTATGATTTAGCCACTAAGCATGCACAGACTTTCAATTATCCGATGCCTGATGGGTATTGTAAGACTCTTGCAAAGCTCTTAGAGGATAATGCTTTTATGGATGATTTCAATCGTGGATTTGGTTTGATCAAATTCCCGACTGTATTGGATTTCAAAGATAATCGTCTCTTTGATGAGGATTTACAAGTTCTCTCAGATCTTACTGGTAAATTGTATTTAGGACATTTCATTTGCGCTTATGATAAAACCATTGATCTGTCCAGAATATCTTATGATTATATCTTAATCAAAGACCTCTCTGATAAGATCTATATCATGATCTATGGAGAATCTAAAGATACATTACCGTCTTATGCTAAATTACATCAAGACATTCTGAGTTCCATGTATTTAAAAACAAACGATGGAACAACTAAGTACGACGTATTTGAAGATCCCTCAAAAATAGAGGGTTAATCTTAAATATGATTGTATATTATTACCACGTATAGAGATGAGATTATATTTCTAATATGGTCTCAATATCTATATAAATATATTTATGAAAGGGGTTATCGTGATGGATAACGAAAGATTCAACTATGCACGTAGCACTAGCTATGAAGGAGAAAAAGTTAATGGCAGTGTTGATGATGCAAAAAGTGAAAAACCACAGAAACTCAAATTTAGTGTGACCGAACACCCAATCGAATTGGATTTCCCGGTTGTTGAAAGGGTAGTCACCACTACAAACTCTTTTGCAAAACTTATTGGTAGTCTGTTCTCTGCATCCTTCTCTGACTATGATGGTTGTGTAATTGAACCGACTAAAGAAAATGCTAATGTACCTATGCTTAGCATCTTCTTCAAACAATTGCCTTATGCACAAGAAAACGATAGTCGTCTCAAAGGTATCGTTTCTACAGTAGGCACCAATACCGTTGCTGATCGTCGTACTAGCAATTTCGGTATGGCTGCAATCAACAACTTCAACAAACGTTTTGCGAAAAACCGTTTCATGCTGACCGATGAAGCTATGGAACTTCTTGATCCGTATGTAATGGAAATCAAACGTAAATCCAAAAACAATCTGAACTTCGGTCCTACCAAACCGACCAAAGGCGATGCAGATTGGAACAAAATTACTTCCGAGTTAGTTGATCAGGTTCCTTATAATGATCCGCGTTTCAACGGTGCTATTCCGGGAACTATTCTGGTCAAAGTGTCTCACTTGGATCTTGGCTTATTCTTGAAACTCATGTATGGTGAAAATGCATTACTCACCAGAGAAGAAATCAAAGCTAAGAAAGATCGTAAAGAACGTCTTACCGATGAAGAACGTGGTAGCTTCTATAGCTATCGTGTATTGTTCGGTGGTGTTCTTGGCGTTAAGAATGATCGTATTCTGGTTATTGAACGCATCAAAGCTAAAGATCAGAACCAGATCATTGATTATGCAGGTATGCCGTTCAGTCCGAGCAGTGTATATCGTGTACGTTAAGGCTAATTAATCTTACTTAGAAAGAGCCGGATCTATCTGGCTCTTCGCAATTCTAATTCGAAGTGTATATACAATAATCTCACACACACTATGAGTCAATGGAGTAACATCCATTGGCTCATATTTTTAATATACACAACAAATATTTTTTAGGAGTGAGGAGTCATGTTAAAAGACAACAGCGGAGCAAAAATGGAAATCGTAGGCGATCAATACATCATAGAGAACTCCGGTTCTTCTTTAACCTCGTTTGCGAAAGTATCTTGGTTTGAAAAACCAGCTAAATATGAAATAAGAAAGTGGTCTATTATCGGAGATAGTATGGTCCCCGGTAAAGGCGTATCTTTTAAGAATAAAGCATCAGTAGATAGATTAGCTGAGACTCTTGTTGAACTTGGTTTTGGTAATACTGAAATCATTAATCAACATATCGCTAGTCGTGAAGATTATACCACAGAAGAATCTACTGAAGAGGAGAAAGAGAAGACTTATTCTTCTCAAGAAGTATTAGATAATATCTTATAAAGGAGGAATATCTAATGGCTGAGACTAAATCATATCCACAGTTCGAAGAATGTCGTAATGGTGGTGGATGTATTTTTTGTGATACTGGAGGACAATGTATTTTTGAAACTTGTATTTGGGATGATGAACGTCCTAAGTATAAGGGAACATGGGCATATACTTGCCAGATTTGTGGTAAGAATGTTTCTAAAGCTACGAGAGACGTAAAGATCTTTATCTGTGATGAATGTCTCAGTAGACTTAGAAGATCTGCTAGTTGCAGAGAGTGTGGTAATAGTCCATTATAAGGAGGATCCAATATGAATCCTGTTAGTATAGAACAGATGATTGGTATGAGCTTTCCAAAGTACGTAACTCTTAATGATGCTAATGAGAGTTTAGCTCATACCAAAGCGGAGCATGTTAATATTTATATAGATGCATACCAAGTGCTCAGTGCTATCTATAATCCTCAAGTGACTATAAGTAGTACTGAAATTGGTATAGTATCTGGTTTAGTAAACCTATGCATACATTTACGGAGTTATTATCGAACAGTATTTTCCGTAGAAAGTACCATATATATAATCTACACAGATGGCTTGTTTCTTAATAATGCTAAGTATTTTCCTGAGTATAATAGATCTAATATAACCAAGAGATACGGCTTTAAAAACACTGCCACTGTAGTAGAAAACAATATTAAACTGCTCGATTTGCTCTGTAAGTATTTACCTGATATTTATATGGTAAGAACAGAGCTTGAACCTGCTGTAGCAATCTATGAGTTGATATCTTCAGATAAAAACAATAAAGATCCTAATATTGTATTCTCTAAAGATCCTCATATGTATTTGCTATTAGCTACTTATATAGAAAATACCGTAATCTTCCGTTTAACCAAACGCTATACTAGCGAAACAATTCGTACCATTTTCCCACCCGATTGTTTAATTGAGTACGTACGTTCTACACGTAAAGAAATAGGCACAGATACGATGGGTAGACTTAAATTAATCAACTCTTCAAACCTTGCCTTAGTACTTGCACTGATAGGTGATAAAACTCGCTCAATTCCATATACGAAGAACCTAGATGTGGCTATTAGGGTGCTTTTAGATATGATAAATGAAAATAAGATGCTTAATACTTATACTGGGGATATTTATGAAATCTATGATAACTTCCCAAGTAATATTAAAGCAAAGATTGATCGTACGAGCTTTGGTAATAGATGGAAAGCATTAGATGTGTATTTCCAGCACGGCATATATTTCAAGACTCATACTCCACTAAGAGCTGGATCTTGGAATACTAATCTATATGATCCGGAGGCTGTTAAGGATATTAATAATAGATATTTCTTAACTAATCCGATCGATTTAAATAGAATCTAAAGCCCCAAACATACAGGTATAGTGCGAGCTATACCTGTATTATTTTTTGTACTTGGAGGTGTATTTATGAGCCGCTATAGATACAAAATATCTATGTCTTATTTGGATATAGCTAATTCTAGTGAGACTGCTATTAGACCAGAATGTATTAAGTCTTTTGCAGTTGATAGAGATTATGATAATATGAATATGCCAACTGCACTGATGATGCTAACACTTGATAAGAATCTAGTGGATCAAATCATCTTAGGAGCTAAAGATAATCTCTTTAATATCTTTATCTATAAATTCAGCTTAGACGGAGATCAGTACGCTGAGAAGATTATTGCTGGGCAATTCACTTACTTCTTAAAAGAAGATATAAATTACAATAAGGATCTTGATTATTCCGAAGAAGAAACCAGTCTTTATGACGGTATGGAAAGACGAGATCAGTATCGAGACATTGCTATAGGGTTAATGCTTAAGCAGAATATTGATGACAATAAGAAGACTGTTAATGATATCTACTACAATACAAGCATGATTAATATTGTAGCTGCTACTACAAGCAATATTAATATTCTAATAGAGCCTTTTACTTATGATAAGATTATGGAACAACTAGTAGTTCCTCCCATGGAGAGTATCTCTAAAGTCTTAGATATGCTTAATAAATTAAATGCTTTTTATGATACTAAGTATAGATACTTCTTAGATTGGGATATTGGTTATTTGCTGAGTACATCTGGAAATTCTGTACCTAAGGCGGGTGAGAAATATCCTGCAGTAATGATTGATATTAGAAATATTACTGCGAGTGATGCATTCGAAGAAGGCATGACCGAAGATGAAAACGGTAACTGTTATATTATTCCAATATCTACTGTAGATAGTAAATATACAGTGAATAATAGTACAGATAAATCCTTTAATAATTTGAAGGCTGTATTAGATAACTCTAAGAAGCAAGCAGAGAAACAAAAACAAGGATTGATTGGTACTATTAATAGTCTTACTAATGCAGCTAAGAAAATCAATAATGCTGTTAGTAGTATTCAAAGTAAATTATCCAATGTAGGTAATACTTTGAATCGCATGAAATATGAGATAGTAGATGACGTAGAGACTGCATTGAATACTACTATAAGCGTAAATGATGTAACAGTAAGAATAGATGAGGTATTCTCTGATCCTAGAATAGATGTAGATAATAAGAATGAAACCCTTAAAGAGATTATGCATATCGGCAGAGAAATATCTGATATGTATAATGACGTAGCTAATATTCCTAATGAGTACGAACGAATGCGAGATCAGATCTTTGATAACGTAGTTAATGCAGGGAGCTTTGATAGCTACGTAAATGGTGTAGATCCGATTAATTATTCTGATAATATCAGTGGTTTAAATAAACTCTATAAGAACGTAACTGATGGTGGTAAAGCTAACCAAGCAGAAGTTGATCGAGTATTCACTCCGGTTAGTAGTAAATATAGAGAATTATCTGATAAGATTGATCAATTAATAGCAGATATTAGAAATCTTCCTGATACAATGGAAGCCACCGGTGGTAGCAGTAGTGGTGGTGGAGAAGAAGGCGGCGAAGGCGGAGGAGAAGGTTCTACTACGGTAGACGTATCTGCAGCTAAAGAAGTTATACCGGATTTAGAGGCTCTTAAAGATCCAGTAAGAGCTTGTGCAGATAGATTTGATACTAATACTAGTACTTTAAAAGAAATGCCTGATATGTGTATAAGTACTGCGGAAAAATGTAATAAAGGGATTTCTGAGATTATAGCTACTCCTAACTTACTCAAAGAGGAGTTTAAGGGAACTACTAATAATCTTTTTAATGTCTCTACTATAAATAATGCTAAGACTAGTGCTACACAAAGTATTATTGATCGTACAGTAGAAACAGCTAAGATTAGTATGACTGGGTTTAGAGATCTTGGCAAGAAACAGTTAGAAGATATTACTAACTTTGGTAGTGGTATACTAAATGATATTAAGAATGGTTTAGATGCTATAGAAGATATTAGTAATATTGGTAGTACTGGAGTAACTGAAATAGAAGTAGGTTTAGATGTAAATAGAGACGAGTATACTGGAGATAAGTTTAAGTTGATAAGGGTTCCTAATGATAATGCTAATCTATTAAAACAAATGAAATATGAATTAGAATTATCTGTTGCTACTCTATATATAAATAAGAACGATCTTGATACTTCAGTAATTACTCCTAATAAAGAATACACCGTAAAGAATTATGATACTCATAGCGATAAGAACGGTAGATTCTTATTATGCCAAAAGAAAGAAATCTATATTCGTGAAGGCGATTCATTCATACTGAATATGGCTTTAATGCTCAAGAAGATCCCTGAAAATACAAATTAAAAGACTGGAACCCAGTGATGGGTTCCAGTAAATTATTGACCGCTGGTTTGTTGGGCTTGTTGCTGTTGATTTTGGTTATTCTGGGTGTTTTGCTGAGGTTTATTACCAGCTACCTGATTATAGTTGGTTCCCTGAGCTGCAGGAGCTGCAGCAGCATCTTTATCATTACCAACATAAGAACGAACATGGGCACGAATAAATTGCATATATTCGTTATAAATAAACTGGCAAGCAGTAATTTTAGAAGTAGCAATATTACCAGCTACGCCAAAATATACATTGGCTTTCTTAGCAATATCGTCAGTATTAGTTCCAGAATTAGCTGTTTTGTTTACCTCATTAGCATCTACCTTTTTATCAGCAGTAGCATTTCTTTGAGCGGCAGCAGCAGTATTAGAGGTATCATTGGTAGTGTTACCAGTACCAGTAGAAGAACCTTTATCTACTACTTCCATCTCATAGAACATTTTTGCTTCTACAAGAGACATCCCAGGATATACCAAAGATTCAGACTTATGCTGAACTTTTGCATTTTGAGTTGCTGCACTAGCAGCACCTGTTGCCCCAGCAGCAGTAGCAGTAGTTGCATTTATTGTAGTAGCACCTTTAGCTTTGTCGTTTTGCTGTACCTGTTGGTTATTCTGGTTAGCAGCAGCATTCTGATCACCTTTACCAACAGTACCTTTTTGAAGATCAGCGGCATTTTTAGCTCTAGCCTTTTTAACTTCATCTTCAAATTCTTTGTTAGATTTTTCAATAGCCTGTTTATCAGCATTGATAGATTTTTCTAACTGCCCATTACTATATTCATAACAGAAGTTATACATATCACGAATATTAAAACTAGCATTATTAGGAGAATCATCAATCTTTTTATCAGTAGCCATGAAATAGTTCTTAAGCCAACCAACAAAGTCATTCTGGTCGGGGTTGCCACCAACCGGATTGTTACCGTCATGCCATTCAGGAACCATTCTGGTACGAAGCTTATTAAGTTTCTCTTCATCATTATCCAAAGGAATAGCATCAAGAGTGGCAGCATCGATTACTTTAACTTGGGCTTTTACAATACGTTTAACGCCTTCAGAACAGTCATTCATTTGAATTCTAGCTGCAAATTTTACAGGACGATTCAAAATAATATCCTGATACTGTTTAAGATAAGCGTTATTAGTACTGATAAGGTTATTCATACTTTCGGCAAATTTTGCCCACATGCGACGAATAAAATCAAGCATTTTATTCCATGCAGTAGATACTTTATCAGTGATTGCTTCATGTAAAGTTTCGAGTTCTTTAATAGAAGCACCTTCAGAAAGGCACATACATTCGGAAATATAGGCATTCAGCTCATTTTCCTGTTGCATCTGCTCTTGAAGGTATTGAAAATATCTCATCTGTTCTACGTAGGAGAAATCCGCTACGCTAGAACTACTAGAAAGATCATAAGTTTCCATAACGAATCCTCCTTATTTACCCTGTACTTTATACAGAGCTTTGTAGATGATATTCTTATCTTGATTATAACAGTCTTTAATGGCATCCAATTTAGCAGAGAATGCTAAATTATGAATATTCGCAATACGTTGAATTTGAGTAGCTTTAGCTTTACACCACAAATCAATAGTAGTGATAGTATCTTTATTAGCCTCAAATTCTTCATCGTCTAATTTAATACGGAATTTACCGTCTTCAATCTTACCAATAGCAGAGTTGAAAGATTTTTCAATCTCTTTATATGCATTGGACAGTTTAGATTTATTATTCTTAGTAGTTTTAAGAAGTTCAGAATGACCTTCGAAACGTCTCAGAGAATCGTTTACTTCTGTAGATGTAATAGTCAGCTCTCCCTTACTATTATCATCATTACGGAATTTCTTAAACAATTCATCTGCATAAGACGATTCATCAATAGAACGGTCTTCACCTAAAACTTTACCACGCACTAAATCATAGAAAGAGCCTTCGAGTTCTCCTATAAGATTAGCATAAGCAGTTTTAAGCTCTTTTGCATCCATATCTTTACCAATTTTAGAATCTTTAATATCATTAGCAAAGTCTTTAAGAACTTCTGTTTCAGGTACGTTAGGATCTATAGTAAATTCGTAGCCATCATAAGTAAATTCATCTTCAGAAGAGAATTTGGCTAAGTCTTTCTTATGTTTCTTAATATAAGAATCAGACTTGAAGAATCTCATAAGGGCAGTCACGAATTTATCGTAAAGTTTTTCAAGAAAGGCAATGATCTTTTTGATGATATTCTTAATAGCATCAAAGAAGCCTTCAAAGCCTTCATGGATGACATATGCATTACCAGCAGATTCTAAAACGGATTTGTAAAAGACTTTGTTGGCAATGAGTAAGTCATTATTAATTTCACTAGCAAAGTTCAAAGCTTCCATAAAATAGCTATGAGACATAGTGTCTGCAGTAGCTATATTAGAAATGGAATATACTTGGGAATTTTCAGTAAGAATTTTGCTAGAAAACAATCCCGAAAGAGCCATTTACAAGTACTCCTTTCATGAGAATAAAAAATTTTAAATTTTAGAGCTAACCGATAATGGTTAGCTCTAAAGAATTTATTTAATCAGACGAGATTAGATAAATTTAACGTTTTCCAGGAAGCTGGAACCGTAAGCAGGATATTCAAAGGAAGCAGATTCTTTCTGGAGAGTGCCACCTTTGGATATAACTTTTACGCAGATAGCGCGAGCCTGACGGTTGCGATCTTTCAAAGCCTGAAGATAAACACCAGCGAAGGTTGCAAATACTTCAGAGCTACGAGTCAAAAGGGTTCTGTTATTGCTCATTTTCTTAACAATTTCAGAATTCTTTTCTTCTTTACCAGTGATCGGATTGGTGGCTTTAGTATCACCATCAAAATCTTTAGCAGAAGTGAAGTCTTTTTCCATCTGATCAACTGCTTTGATCATATCTTTAAAGGCTCTATCGACTTCTTTTTTAGTTTTTTCTACAGCTTTCTTAGAGTCGTTATAATTTTCAATATAACCAACCTGTTTAGAAACTTCAAGTTCATTGCCTTCCAAAGTTTCTTTATCACCATAGATAGAGTCTTTTAATTCAGAGTTAAAATCGCTGGCTTCAACTTTATCTTTACCACATAAAGTGCCACGAATTTTATCAACTGCTTCAGTAATTTCTTCATCATTGGATACATCGCCGCTCTTTTTAGCAGTATAAGAGCCTTTTTCGGTGTCCATCTGTGCTTTAAGACTAGCCATACCGCTAGTTTTATTAAATCTAGCTAAGGCGTCATCAATCCCACCAAATTTGTAGCCTTCATAAGAAATATCTTTAGTATCTGCCATCAAAATACGTTTCTTATATTTTTTAACAAAGTCTTTGTCGGATGCAAAGAATTTGTCGAATATAGCAACGAATTTCTTAATCAGACCTTTAATTTTTTCCCAGATCTTCATAATGAAAGATTTTACTTTGGCCCAAATATCAGAAAGAGTGCCTTCAGTATATACATATTCACTACCGGTCTGAGCAAAATAAACTGCTTCATTAACACCGATAGCTTCCATTAATTTGTTTTCATTGTAAGTAGATTCAGCAACAATTGCAAGAGCGCCTTCCATAAAGTTATCATAGAAGCTCGGCTGAATCTTGTCATTATTCATTAACTGTTCCAGAGTCTCCTCTGCATAAACAGTAGCACCATTAGTGAAAAAACTCATAATGAATTTTCCTCCTCGAATTTAAAATTAGAGCAGAATGGTCGGATCGTATGCAACAGCATCAGCGATCGTATCAAGACCAGCAGCTTCATTTTTAGGTTTATATGCAACTGCTTTTGCCAAAGCAGCACGGCACTGAGAAGCATGGAATTTAGCTTCACGAATAACACCAGCAGAAATTTTATTGATAGCAGTTTGGGTTGCAGAAGCACGTTTGCTAAGCAAACTCAAAACCGCTTGTTTCTTCTGATTACCTTCTGCGGAACTATCAAGCGAGCTATCTGTATCATCAGTAGCATTAATGGTAGCTTTAGTAGTGTAAACATCGTTACTAGTTGCAGTATAAGTGGTTTTGATTCCTTTATGATCAGTATCAGATTTAAAATCTTTAGTATACTGAGATTCTGCTTTATCGATATCTTTAATAATATCGGCAATAGCTTTGTCCATATTATTTGCTATTTTTTGAACATTGGAAACTAATTTGTCATCGCCAAGAACTTTATAAACAAATTCTTTAGCTTCACCCCATTTAACGTCGTCCTGATCTTCAAACATATCGTCATGAAGTTCTTTATCAAACTCATTGATATCGCTAATATTAAGACCAATAAAGTTTTCAACAACGGTGCAAGCGAAATCATTTGCATCAAAATCATCTAATAATTTTTTAGCATTATTGATTTCATTAGCTGCAACAGTAACGCTGATAAATTTACCTTTAACTTTAGCTTCGTAGTTATTTTTAGGTTTGCTGAATTTTACTTCAAGATCAGAAGTATCTTTCAGTTCGATTTCTTTTCTATATTTTTTCAGCAATGCTTTGCCGGATTTCATAAACATAGAATCGAATTTTGCAATGAAACTATGGAAAAGAGCTTTGATTTTAGCCCAGAGTTTCTTGAAGAACTCTTTAATTTTATTGAAAAAGCCACTGATGGAAGCTTCCTGGAATGCAACGATTTCACCCATAGAAGCGCCTTCATGAACCATGGAATATTCATTGATATCCTGATACAATGCACCAGTGAACAGTGCATAATCGTTCTGATAACCTTCGATCAGAGCCTGCATGCCACTATAGCTCTGATCATAACCTTCTGCTGCTTCTACAGTGATACCAACAGCAGGTTTAATGTCAAAAAATGCCATTTGTAATTTCCTCCTTAATATATTAATAGGAAAATGAAAGGATAATATGATGGGAAAATATAAATTTTCAAATGCGCTAAACATATTCAATTCTTGATGCATAAAGCACACAAGAATTTACTATTATGTTTAAATAGTTAAAAGCTTACGTTAAGCAATATAAGCATTTATTCTACGAATTCAATGCTTATATCAGGCGATCCATCATCTAATACATTTACACATAAAAACTCAGGAATTCTGTCAATAAGAGATTCATCTGGACGGTAAATATGTTTATATGCTGGACCATAATCATTAAATTCAATAAATTCGAAGAACACTAATTGCTCCCTATACTGGTTTGTTATTTCCGTTATTAGGTTAGGCATATGCAAATTAGCAATACCATCATTAATATTCTCAATTGAATCTTTAATGAGAGTAATAATATCGTCTTCAATATATCTATCCGTTACAGTATTCAGCTTACATCTAAACTTCAAAGAGAGATTTACTCTATCAAGTCTAGATGGATCACCAGTAACAGTAAACAATTTAGACGGTCCATATGTATTAAAGAACTTAAAGTCTATCCCGAAGGAGTCTTCAAGAACTTCTAAGCAATCTTCTATATAATAACGTCTAGCTTCGAGTTGTTTAATGAAAGTCTGAAGTCTTTCTTCGCTATTGATATATCTGTAACGAATAACTGGCATCTTATTGATGGTATACAATAAGCTAGTATCGTTCTGCTTAGTTACATTGACAGTAGAATCCATAATATGAGAGTAGTTATAAAAGAAATCAATACCATTGATAATACTATACTTATTACTCAAAGCGTAATCCTGCATATCAGGAATAGTACCATCTGCATCGTCACGTCCAGCTAATGCACCGTCTTGGTTCTGTACGTATACATAGATCCATGCAGTAGTATTCTTATCAAAATAGCCATAAGAATAAGCTTCTTCTCCAGCCGCTGCAGTACCGATATCATAAACATCCTCGATTCTAATTCTAGAAGTAAGATCATCTATAATATCTTCAGTAGTCATTACGCACTGGAAGTCAAATGCTACGGTTTCTTCACGATAACCAGTGAAATCAAAGAATTTATAACGATACGGTTCACCATCAGCATTATACAATACTAGAGCAACTTTCATCTTTGCTCCGATTACATTGTCTTCTTCATCTCTGATAGCAATATCCATATCTTCTACGATATTCTGAGTAAGAGTAATATCAAGTTTATATTTATCTCTATCCGTAAAGTATTCACGTTTCCAATTTACCTGAGAAGCAATGAACTGTAACTGAGATTTATTATTGATATACTCAAAGTTCAAGAATTTCGTGGTATCCATAATGGTAAGATAGTAAGATACATAGAATGGAGATTTGTTTACTACACACATGAACGGATTCATATATACGAAACCGTTCTGTTCCATAGTCTCCATCTCTTCATCGTCTACATCCGACATTACTCTAGCATTGCTAGTACCGGTATAGTAGATGATATGACCTACATCGAATACATAGTTATCATTCGTAATACCATTAAAATTAGATCTAATAAGATTAATCGGAATGGTATTAGTTGGTACAACTATTTCATTGTATTTCATCAATAAGAACGAGTAATAAAGTCTTTCCAAACAGTTATCAATCTTCTTAAAGAATAAGAGCTGTACGTCATCAGTATTAATAGAGTTAAAGTAATTATTCAGGTCAGTTGCATTGGTAACGCTACCACGAGCTAATGCCTCTTTAGGAATCAATCGTTTTAATTCTTCGATAGATTTCCTATCAATACCACTAGCAGAATCCGTGATAGGAGTCAACTGCATATAGAGCTTGTTGTAATTATATCTTTCAGAAGTCAGAATAATTACTAAGTCTTCACCACCCCACTCAAAGTTACCACTAGAACCCTGAGTAGTATAGAGATTTACAATTACATCTGCATTTAACTCTGGTATATATACATCAGGCTCAAACTTAATACGAATCTCATTTGTATTCATATAATTATAGTAGCAATACATGGTCTCGGTATCATTGATTAAACCATCATAAACCGGAGTTAAATGATAAGATTCATTATTCTCAGTTACATCAAGATCAAATGCAGCTAACTGAGATTCAAATGTAAAGTTAAAGATCTTGTTTTCTAATGGATTAGAAGAAAGAATCTTCTTATGAATCTGAGTATACTCTACTTGGTGGAGCTCTACTTGAATCATAATAACTGGTACATTACCAGTATTTACTCTAGCTACAGGTGGTAAATATGGATTAGTAATTTCACTAATCGGATTCTGTCGATCAATTACATACATGGCAGTGTATACATACTCACCACTTATAAGAGTACTACGGGAAATACGAATATCATAGTCTGTATGGAACTCATAGTCGCCAATCATAATCTTCATATCTTTATCAAATATAAAGACATCGTTAATCATATTAGCAACTAAGATATCCTCAGGAAAACCTAAGTTGACACTTATTACTGCGGGTTGTGCATTAAGCTTTTCAATGCCTAAAGACAATGCATGTGTAATAATATTCTTTTCAAACTTAGCTTTTACTGGAATAGCTTCATTAGAATACTCAGAAGCCATAACAACTGCTGATTGCATAAGAGAACTAGCTACTTCTGAGAAGTAGCCAAAGATACTCATAGCAAGAGTAAGTTGATCAAGACCACCTATATTAGCAGTCTTAATATCTTCTATTAATTGGGTAATTCCATAGACATCTGAACTTAAATACTTCAATGCCATTTGATTCATTACCTCCTAATTAAGTATACCAGACCAATCTAGGTCTAACAATTCTTTGGTTAGTATCAGATCTTTCTACGTACTCAATTCTAGGCAAGTAAGTCCAGTCTGGGTTTACTGCATTGATAGAAGTATCGTACATTTTGAATCTGCGATGACCAGTCAATCTTGGTTCAGTTATAGCATTGAAATCTGCAAGAATTTCTGGTTTCATATCTTCTACAAATTGAGCTTTAAACTGAATGCTATAAGAAATACCACCTGTTTCTGGGAGATCAGAAAATGTGTCCCTAGGAACAGACTTTGGATATACACCAGTTAATTTTGCCCAATATACAATGGTTTGAAAATCCTCATCCACAATAAACTTATAGACAGAGAATTGATCATGAAGAATCTTATTTATTACATAATCTAACTTAGGTTCAATAGCACCGTACTGTTTAAGATTCTCATATTCATCATAAAGCTTAAAAAGCATATAGACTTCTAAGTATTTAGAATCTTCAAACTCAAGACTAAATTCATAGCCATCGTCAGCACTATATGAAGTATTTCTATAGGTCATTTTAGTACCATGAATATTAGCAGGAGTTTCAATATCACTTAGAGTACTTACAGAAGGTAACTCTAAATTGCTTCTACGAGAATTGCATAATAGATTCATAAACGGAAGACTAGATGGATCAGCGCTATATTGTAGCTGTAGTAATACTTCCTTATAGTATTTAGCAGCATACTTAAATAACGTTTGATTACTACAAGCATCAGTCAAAACGCCATTAGTTCCTTGGTAAATATATAGATCTGGTTTAGTAAAGAATACGTACTCTTTCGCATAGTTTAAACGTCTATATGGATCTAATACTGGAAAGACTTGGAATCTTTTATAGAGATCAAAATCCGTTCTTTCATAGATACTATTAGCCTTAACTATGCGTTCGAGATCGGATATTATTTCAGGATATCTTCCGCCATCACTACCGTTTACCGGTCCATCGATTGGCATAGGATCTCTCCTTTCTCTGCCGAATTATTCAGATGTTTCCTATGTAGGTCTATACGTGGTAATATAAGAAATAATGATATATTATATGAAGGAATAAAGGTCGTCCGTATAGTAAAAATTCCTCTGTCCCACATAAATGTAATCACGTGTTGATTAGAATTTAAGAAGACAGAAAGGATTTGATATTATATGGGCACTGGTATGATTGCGTATCTCTCTTATCAAGCAGAAGAAAGAAGGCAGCAAGAACTTAGAGAACGCGCTAAGCAAGGCGATGTCGACAGTCCATATTACGAGTATTATCGTGATCTTGGAATGACTCCAGAGTCTAAAAATCTTAGAGTTATCTATAAGAAATTGGCTAAACTTTCTGATGCTAATAAAGCAGCAATCGATTATATAGATCAGGTCGAAAACCCTTGTGAGGATCTTCTAGTTGTACGTTCTCTGCTTACTTTAGACTAATTCGCTCAAGGACGACCTTTTTATTTTTTATCAACATAGATATAAAATTACCTAATTAGGAGGTTTAATGATATGCATGAATGCAGAACTATTCATGAAACCGTTATAAAAGACGTTATCGGGATGATTTCTGATCTCAGTAATACAGAATCTCTGCCTGGCGTACTTTCTAATAAATCGTATAGATCTGTAGCTCAAGCAGCAGAGAAACTTACTTTAGTATTCCCTGTGTTCTGCAGCTCCAGTGTTCCTGTGGACAACGCAATTATGGTATCTAGAGCGATTGAACGTAAGTGCGCTACGATGATGCAGATGCTCTTCTCTGCTATTTGTATTTCGGATGCTAATGATGCATTTGAATACGTTGAAAAATTCCATGGCAATATGGACACTGATGATTTTACTGTAGATGAATTTATCGATAATATAGATAAATTTGCTGCAATGTCTGAACACAGCATCTTTAGTGATAAAGATGCATATAAACTTTTGTCTGAAAGTTTGAAAACTCTCAACTATACACTTCCCGAAGATTTGAATGAATCTTCTCTGAATAATTATAGTGTAAAAGTTGAAGGCGACAATGTAATGGTAAGTACCATTCATGAAGCACCTATTGATTTTTACTCTAAATACACTAAAGCAGTAAAAGACGATGTAGATGCTGCTCGTAATAGAGTTTTCACTACTGATATTAAGAAGGCAAATGAGTTAGTACCTACAATGATGGTAATTAACTTCTATCAAGCTAATACTGGTTTACAGACCACTGCTGTAATTGGTATTAAAGCTAAACTTTATCCAATTGATTCTTCTGATGCTATCAATAGAATCATGCTTAAAAACAAAGATAATGAAGGCTTTCATAATTTCATTAGAGCAACTACTCGTGAAATCTCTTTCTGGAAAGACTTCGTATTTGCTGTTGATAAAGCAAAAATCGATGCTTTGAGCTCTGCTAAACGTGGTTCTTCTTCTAAGATTTGGAAAGTTCTTGAACGTCGTGCACTTAAAGGCAAAATCAAACGTTATCTTGGTATGAATAGCGATGCTGCTGCTATTGCTACCTTGGTTATTTCTCGTGAAGACGCAGAACGTTTGAAGAAAGATTACTCTATTGATGTAGACAAACCTAATATTATTCGTCCTATTATGGAGTCTTATAGCTTAATGGGATTTGCTATCATTGATGAAGCAATGGAAACTGTTAAGTTTATCTTTGATAGTGGCGATGATAACTATGAAACCATTTCCTTCACTCACTTAGAACGTGAAGCGGCTGATGGTTCCTATAGAAAAGTAGTTAATTTGATCTCTAAAATGACTCGCTAAGGGGGACCGAGAAATGCAAGATGAAATTTTAAAAGAATATTCCGATCTTGTATCTATGTTTGTAGATGATGATTGGGATGAAACTGATATGGTGGAAACTCTTCAAGCTCATACTACGAAAAATATGGTTCCCAGCAAATTAGTATCTCCCAATGATAAATTTGCAAAACGTTCTGATGACAAAGATGCTAAGAAACATACTTCTGCATTGGTAAAGAATGAACCTTTGTTTACTAATACCGGTGATTATCTTTGCAAAGAATATGCAGAAAATCTTCACTACTTCGATATTACCGATAAAGAAACTCGTCGTGTAATCTTTGCAGTTAATGAAGACGATCAGAACCGTTTATTAACTGCATTGACTTCTAAATTATACGATAATATCATTGATAAAGTAGATGATATTGACTTTGGTGATATTCCGGAAACTAAAGGCGATATTACTAAATTACCAAACTTCGAAAAGATCACTAACTGTATTGATCTGATCGATCAAATCGTTAAGAAATATCGTCAAGACCCGGTATGTATTAAAACCATTAAAGAAGCTCTTAATAACTTAATCTCTCGTAAAGAGACTTTCATGAAAGCTTATAGATATAACTCTGAGCTTTTACAGATTCTTTATTCTAGCATTGCTCTTGGTATTGTTTCTGGTTTGTCTTTATTGATTGCTACATGCATTGAATTCATTAAAGCACCCGGTAAAACTGAATACCAAGTTACATTCGATACCGTAGCTTATAATAGATCTAAAGATCATCTGATCTTTGATAATCTTGATAAGTTTAACGTAGCATGCAAATCTGGTAAAATTGATACCGTTGCTGATGTGATGCTCAGAAACCATATGAAGAATTTCACTGGTGTAGAAATGGGTATGTGGGCAGCCGGTGTTGCTGCTATTGGTTTGATTCTCAATATCATTCCTATTTTGAGAGAATTGATTTTCTTCTATTATTATTCTCGTACCAGAGTAGCAGATTACTTCGAAATGCAAGCTAATCTGTTACAGATGAATGCTCATAACTTAGAGATGTCTAAGAATATTCAATCTGCTGAAGAACGCGATAGAATCATTCGTAGACAGAACAAACTTGTTGAAGTATTTAGACGTATTGCTAACTTCTTCCAAGTTACTGCTAAGAATGCAGAAGTTAAAGCTACTAAAGAAATCGTTAATGACGATAAGAAATTTAAGACTAGCGAATTGATGGATGAAGTTCCTGATAGCGCTAATGCCTCATTATTCTAATTGGGGGTAAATGAGATATGAATATTGTAAAGAAAACCACCGAAGCTGCTATTAGAAACTATGAAAACTATTTAGAATCTAAAGCTGCTAGTGACTTTGAGAAAAAGAGAATTCTTCGTGAACAGAGCGCTATTCATGAAGAAGTTATTACCAATAAGCTTGATGGTATCGCTAAGCAAAAAGCATTCTCTGAATTTGCTACCACAGTTAAAGAATCCTTGATGGCTGATTATATCAATTATATCTATGAAGGATGCTTCAATAAGATTTATTCTGAAGACTCTAATTATGAGAATATCAAAGGCAATCTTGTAATGGGCTTCATTAAATCTGAAGGCGTAAACAAACTCCTGAATAGATTCAAATATCAGTCCGAAATGCTTGCTGAAGCAGCTCTTCTTATTGAAGAATCTACTAAAACTATTCTGGAGAAATGTGCTGACTCTAAATGCTCTTTCTCTTTGGATACTTGTGATAGAGATAACTTCTATGATAAGATGATGAATGCTTCTCCTGAAGCTGTTACTGATAAAATCAGAGCTAGAGTTGGAGATGCATTTGAAGATTTCATTACTAAGAATGCTGAAAATCGTATGGAGATTAAAAGCATTCTTCAGCAGACCCAAGAGAAAATCGATAGCACTAAGAATGACGCTGTAAAAGAATCTTATAGTGCTATTGCTAAACGTAAAATCTCTAATATTAATAACAAGCCTAAATCTGTATTTGAAGCGGTTGTTTATAAACTCTCTAAAGCCGCTATGACTAAACCAGAACTTAAAGAAGCTTACTTAGATTCTGATGGTCATCTTAAAATGGATGCTATTGTAGAATCTTCTAAAGTAATTTATACGTTCTTAGAAATGCTTAATACAACCAAGATGGTTGATATGAACGAATCTACGGTTAAAGATGTTTTGCAAAACATGTTTAAATAAGATAACATCTATGTAGTGCTAATTGTATTGGGCAATCTTTCTCCACAAAAAGATTCAATTGGTACAGCATTTTCAAACCTCCATTTAACTCAAAATATTTTTTATATCTGAAAAGCAAGACCCTCATACCAGTGATGGTATGAGGGCTTCTTGTGCGGATATCATAATACAATTTTAATAGAGTTTTTGAATCTAAATACATCAAAAAGATAAATCTTATGTAAGCTAAACATAAGGAATGCTTTTTCGTCTTCTGAAAGACTTGTAAGATAATTATGATCTACTAAGAATTGATATATCACATCAGCAAAAGCTTGTATATTCATCTGTGAAGCAAAGTCATGCTGAGTTCTAAATACTATTGATATATTATCCCAAGTAGAAGAGATGCTTTCTATTCCTTCAAATATAGATCCCAACGGATCTATATTATGCAAAATATATTCTGATAAAGAAATTACTACGTCTTGAGTATAAATAGTCTTAAGTTTAACACGAATACTACCACCCATTACGAGTGGATCAACACTGTAAGTCGAACACATCTATTAGTCCCCTCCGAAATATTTGATTTCGGCAGTTTCTGGGAGTCGTCTAATCATCTGTTTATACTGATATTTATTAAACAAGATATTGGAATATTCTAAATCAATTTCTACTCTCGGAAGAATAGAATACCACTTTCTAACTGTTCCGTTTATAACAAGATCATCGTCTAACCATACATTGCTGTTATACATATCGGAATATTTCTTTCCGATATTATCCCAGTCTGGTTTTCTTATTGGCGGAATAGCTCCGATCTCTGCAAGAAATATGTCTGTTACATTAAAATTCCTAGGAGTCTCAAAGTAACAGTTCATAGTTACATTACACGGAGTATATATAAGTTGATTAGCTTCTAAATAATCATTTTCTTCCATTAGTCGTTTCATATAAGCATTATCTGCTGCTCCAGTAATAGAATAGATCTGAATAAATGCGGAATTAGTTTTAGATAAATCTAATGCATTATAGCGGTTAATTAATCGAGCTCTAGGTCTAGGTGAACCCTCAGGAGATTCATAAAGAATAATTCTAAGGGTTTTATAAACAACACTATGAATGAGTTGATTTCGTTTAGATATAATCTCAGACATCTTGGATTGGCTTAGATTATACTTGTCACACATAAAAAATAAGCGCTCAGTAAAGTTTTTCGGTATATCTCTATACCGGTCTTGATATTCGATAAATTTTTCTTTTCTTGTTTTCATAAAACCACCCATTTGAATAGCTAAAGTACTCACGTACTTTAGCTATATGTTTAGGTGTTACTATAAATTTATTTTTTAGCCATATCTGAAAGACTTGCTAAAAGATATGCAAGATTAGTGATTAATAAAATACCTATAGCAATTTTATAGATGTCTATGAATACAGCAAGAGCCGATATTGTTGCTACAGTAAGCAATGCTAAGATGATATAGAAATCGTTACTCATAGCACACCTACTCTTTTTTATTAAAAGCAAATATAATTCCAAGAATAAATCCAATTACAATACAACCAATGATAAAGCCAATTGGACCACCAATAAGATTAAGAAAAGATTTCACAATAGAAGTCGGAGTTACAAATACTATAGCAAATCCGATTACCATACAAATTGCTATTGTTTTAAGTTCATTCATTACAATCACCCCTTTAGATGATTGTTTGAGCAAGGGTATTTTTATAAATGACGGAATAAACCACCGAATGTATCAGTAATCCATCTCATAACTGTATCAGTAGCTGCACCATACACGTTATAAGACCACTGAGTAATACGGTTTCTAAATCCGATTTTATAATACAATTCTATCGTACGACCTAAATCAGGCTCATTAATATTAATACCACAAAGATTTGCTAAGTAATCCATAAATAAAGAGTTCTTAAGAATATTCTGTGTTACACCATTCGTTTCAGTAATAGATATAGCACCATAAAGATCCTTAATACTCATATTTACGTTTACTGTTGTGGGAAGACCATCACGAGTCCAACCACCCTCAGAACCCTTAGAGATTGAAAGGTTAGTTACAAGACCCATATCACAATTAAAGAGGCCTTTATAATATGCTCTAACTAAGAACGGAGATACAAATCCATTAGGACCAGTAGATCTCGGTATAGTTAAACAAAGCAAATGACAGATAGGAACTAAGATATTTAAATACCAGGATACCCTATCATAATCAGGAGATACAAATTTAAATTGAATATCATATGATCTAGAGAAACTAGAGTCAGACCAAATATTCGGAAAGATTAATTTACCACCAGCTAATACTGTTTTAAATCCACCTACTACTTGGTTAAGGAATTGTCTCATAGCGCCTTGAGCACTAACGGCATCACTTACAAAGTTACCTAATTCATATGAATCATTAATAGCATTGGTACCAGATAATGCATCTAATCCAAGACTCGTAGCTGCAGATGCACCGCCTAGCAAGAAGCCTACTTCTCTAGCCATATCAGAAAAGTCATTTACTTTAGAAGCTAATGCAGATGTAGTATCTTCGTTAGTAAAGCTATCTGAAATCTGGTTATCAGAGTCAATATAAAATGCTAATGCTCTTTTACCTGTCCAATAGTTATAAATAGAAGCATTATAATTTCTCTGCCAGTTGTATTGATCCAATGTAGTTCCACCATATGCTACATCACCAATATCTAAAAGAATTGCTGCTGTATTGAGCATTGGATTTAAGAATTGGAAATACCTATTACCAGCATATCTGAATGAATAATACTTACCCTCATCACCCAAGAGTTTATCAAGAGCTGATTGACCACCAGATATATCTTTTAAGAAGTCACCAGTCTCACCAATAATTGCTTGAGCTACATTACGTTTTTCTGTTTCGGTATAACCAGCCAGGAATTCTGGTTCACCTGGAGCTATAATGAGTAATGGCATACGAGCAACGATACGTTCACCATATACACGTCCAAATTCAGCACCTTCTGTAGATCCCTTATTATTTCTAAGACGTGGATCTACATGGGGCATAAACTGATATGGCATACCCATAATACCATTTAAGTCTTGAATATTAATATTAGATAAAGCTTGACGATACTGATTTCCTAAAGTATCAATATTACTTGCAGTGGTATTAAATTTAAGAGTTCCACCTGTATATACTTCAGAGAAACCGCCACGGTTAACTTCATCATATACGTCGACACCACTCTTGGTACCAACTTCGGTTTTATCTGTAGAATATTGCGTATCTCTTGCATCCTCACGTGGTTGAGGAACCGCAAAAGTAGCTATTTCATCGGCATCCATTTTAGCTACTAAACGAGTAGATTTGTCTGTAGAATATTCAGACACCCATCCTTTAGCTATTCTTAAGAAACCGTCTTGTTTATTTACAACTTCAATCATTTCATTGGGGTAGACAAGAGCTACTGGTTTAGCGGTACTAGAAGCTGCTTTTCTTACCCAAAGAGGAGATGAAGAGACTACTCTATACTGTTCTTTCACTACTTATCACCTCATTAATAAATAGTTGGGATAGTAGTCACCTACCATCCCAATCATTACGTCACTCTTTAGCCAGAGCAGCCATAATAGAAGAAATATTATTAAAGTCTTTGGAGAATGGTAATTGACCAAGACCATTAGCACTCTTAAGCAGACTAAGTTTCTCTTTAATATTATCAATAGCATTCTGTCTCTGCTCTGCAACAACTCTAGGAGCATTACCCATATCATTGCTTTCTGCAGTAGCAGCAATACCACCATTGGCAACAAGAGTTCCAATATTCTGATCAATAGAATGCAAAGTCTTAGCAATATCCATTAAGTATGCAGTATAATCTGCTTCAGATCTAGACTGAGTCGGAGTAATAGCTTGAGCAGTACCAAGTTCGTTTGCTCTACCAAATAAATTCTTAATAGGAACTCCTTTGAAGCCTCTACCGAATTTACCACGGCCAAACTTACCATTAGCACTAGTCGGTCCAGCATCTCCAATAACATCGGCTTGAGATCTTGTAAGATTACCACTAGCAACAGTACCAGTAGACGGATCACCTGTAGCAATATAACCAAGGACATTATTAGATCCAAAGTCACTACCCAAATTACCACGTACTACCATATCTCTGCTAGAAGAGTTACCAAAGTACCAGCCAGAACCATCTGCAATTACTGCATGGTCAGGACCGTCACCAGGGTTATTATTAGTTTCAATAATAGCAACGTCGCCTTCAGAACCTGCTTTAGAACCTTCTTTCCACTTGCCAGCTTTCTTAGCAAGTTCTTCTAATTCAGGAACCCAAAGAGACGGATTACCTCTACTGCCAGCTAAGAAGTTAGTATTAACTCCAGCTTTAGCGAGATAATCAGCTACGAAAGAAGTACAACCAGTAGGACCATAGCCTTTTTGACCAAGCTTAGAGTTAGCCCAATTGGTTGCTGCTTGGATATTAGGATTAGTACTCTTACTATTATATTTCAAAGCACTGAAATCAGCACTACTACCAGAAGAGCCTTCATCCATAGATCCACCAAAAATAGAATTATAAATCTTAGTCAACGGAGCAGCTTGTTTCGCAAGGAACGAGAAGAAGCTGTTCTGAGTTTTCTGCATGCTTCCAGTATAAGTTGTCTTAGTAACTAAGCCTTGACCAACTTTACCTTTGCTTTCGTAGAGTTGATCTGCAAAACCACCACGACGAGCTTCTTGCTGAGGATTATCTGCAGAACGTTCAAATACTCTATGGAATATAATTGCTGCATCATATGGTTTTGTACAATTGTTCAAAGCTGTAATAAGAGGAGTACCGTCATCTGTAGCATACGATCTCATCTCATGTAAGCAGAACTGTACTTGGACTTCAGCATCACCAGAAGATTTATTCATTTGCTTAGCAAAATCTTTCAATGCTTTCTGACGACCCTCAGAGGTCCACTGACACAAGCCATAACCAGTTTTACCGTCTACAATAATTTCATCATTATAAGAACCGCCTTGTACAATACGAGGTTGTAAATTAGATTCAGCATACATATTGCCCATAATACCAGCAATAGCTACTTCAGTAAGTTCACCTGTAGCGACAAAGAGATTCCAAATCTTAACACCGATATCTTTTTCGTTATCGTTTGCAGGACCACGTCCAAAGAAACCACGACCGAATTTGCCTCTAGCTGCTACACCAAATTTGGTCTTAGCTAATACACGTTCGGCTTTATAACGAATATCATTTCTAGGATCTTGAGGATCTTGGATAATCATATTACCACGACCATCAATACCTGTTGCAGTTACGTAATGAGGACCGGTTCCATATGGAGTATCTCTATCGATACCATTAGATTGACCCATCATTACTACGGGATAACCAGCTTTAAGGTTCCGAATAATACCGGCACCATTAGTATATTGAGCTTGTTTACCATGTGCATTGAAATAAGAGCTAAAGAATTCAGGACGAGTACCGCCATCTTTCTCCTTATATCCACCTTTCAATGCAAACTGAGCTGCTTCTACAGGAGAAGCCAAGCCACGGCCATAAATAGCATTTACGGCAGCAACTGGACCACATCCAGAATCAGCCATATTTTGATATTGAGTATCACCAGATACGTTGAATCTCATTCCAGCATATCTAGGATCTGTTTGTTTAAAGTAATTACCCCTACCATATTTACCAACACCAAAAAGACTTGCTGCAATAGATCCTTCTTGATTTACTTTACCACCAGAAGGAGGAGTTGCTTTAGCTATAGTGTTTTGATAGCTTGTAGGAGAAGTACTAGTAGCAGATGCTACTTGTGTGGTTTTAGTAGTTGTAGTATCAGTGGTCTCAGCTGTGCCAGGAGTATACCAAGAAATCAAAGTTTCAGTTGAAATTAACCCGAATAATGATTCACTAATATAATTAGCGCAAGCTGCTACTACTTTATCTACGAATGTAAGATTTTCTTCGGGCATGCCATAAATATCACTAGCATTAGCATAGCCAGATATAAGTGATGGCAAGCTAAATGCTGCTTTTATAGCTAAACCACTAACAGAGAATGCTGCACCAGCAGCTACATAAGGACCAATTTTAGTTACTACGGTTTTAAGGAAAGGAACTGCAGTCTTCTTCCACGCACCAGGAACTTTATCAGCAAGCCCTTTAATGAAATTAGCAACCGCAGAAGCTTTTCCAGCAGTACCTGTTTTCATAGTAGAAGGAGCTTTTACTTTTCTACCAACACCAGTTGCTTTACCGCCTATCTTACCAGGTTTTTTGCCTTTAGTAGTTTTACCGGTGTTAAGCATATCTTGTGCATTATCAAGCATACGCCCAGCTTTACCGCCAGATACTGCATAGAGAATTTGAGTTAAAATATTATTAGTCTCATCAGCTTTATCAGTAATAGCAATAGCATCGGGAGATAAATCACTGTTTCCAAAGAATTTATCTCTGATCATATTACCAACACTGAATTTACCGTATTGCTTCTTAATACGACCATAGTAGTTTCTTGCACTACCAATAGTTCTAGCACCATAGCTAAATACTTTCTTACCAAGGTATAAACCAGCACCAGCTAATGCACCACTAGCAGCTAATGGATCGGTATCCATCAATCCCTGAGAAGATGTCGGAGGGGTAACTTCTACGCCATCTTTAAAGTAATGATTAATACCGTCTGCATCTTTCTTAATAGTATAGCCTTGTTTAATAAGATCTTCTTCAGTATAGTCTTTACCAAAGAAGGCATTCTTCACTCCAGTATATACACTGCTAGCAATACCCATTGCCATAGAAGGAGTTTCTTTAAGCAAATTAATACCAGCAGTAATAGCTTTAGTTACGAATGTACTAAGACCACTAATCATAGTAGTTACGAATTGTTTTACTTCGTCTTGATGATTTATAATATAACTAATACCAGATCCAAGAAGATATCCGATAACGCCATATTTACCAAGACCAAGCGCGAATTTACCTAAAGAAGCTACACCGCTTCCTAAGGTACCAAAGATAGCTCCTGCTTTGCCTAAAAGCTTACCAAAGAAGCCTTGCTTCTTATCAGCTTTATCAGCTTCAGCATCTTTGCCTCTACGTTTATTAGAGAAGATATCTACCAAGCCCTGCTGAGAAGCTGCTAAGTCTTGCATAGCTTTAAGTCTTTCACTTGTATAAGCTAATGTTTCCTTAGTATCACTGTCAGAGAGGTCGTATGTTTCTTCGCCATCAGTAGATATAATAGTACGGACAATACCATTCTCGGTTACTAATGTCTTACCACGACGTTTCTTCTTATCATAAGAATAAGAATAATTCATTCGATCATCAAAAGCATCAGTACCACCGAGAGTAGCTTTAATCATCTTGGTGCTTACGCCTTCATATGATTTACCAGTTGCTTGCTGAGCTCGCATCTGATACCACATGTTGACAATACGTTTATCACCAATTTCTCTAAGATCTTTAATAGTAATCCCGTATTCAATGAGTTCAAGACACTTAGCAAAGGTCTCGTTACTCATTTCACTAACCATAGCAAGATTACTAATTTGAATATTAGGATTGCGTTTACGTGCAGCATCCATTAAGAGAATAATACGCTGAGCACCTTTAATACCAAGCTTAAAGATGTCTTTGTAGTGTTCTAACTTAATATTCTTTCCTGCAAGTAAAGCATGTACAGTAGAGCAAGAATAATCATTATTGATAAATTTAATCTTATCGTCTTGACTAAATTTCTCGCCATAATAATCTTCGATTTCGGAGATATAAGATTTCTCTTTACGTCTCTCCAAGATACCAACAGCCGTGATGGCTTGTTTAGTATCCATATACGGTTGATTATTTGCTGTAGAAGTGGAACCGCCAATAAGAGCTCTCTTAATTTCATCAAGCTTTTCAACGATATTATCTGTACCGGTTTTTACACTATCAGAAATTCTGGTTGCTTCATCGGCTTGTCCAGTTGCAGTATGCAATTCATTATAGCGTTTAGATCTTTCTGCAGTAACATTGTTCGAAAGAGTTCTAATATTAGATCTATCAATCTTAGTACCGAGTACTTTAGAAAGTTCTTTATATGCTTTATCTTCAGATAGTTTGCTGTTCTTAGCAATGCTAGCGGATTCTTGAATACCCATTGCTACAGAAACTACATAGTTGAAGAATTTTCTCTTATCTTCAGCGTTTTCAAACTTATCTCCAGCAGCTTTGTCAATATCTTTCAAAGCATCTTCGAGCATAGCTTTATCGCCAGATAAGAGTTTCAGTTTAATCTGTCTAAGAGTCCAATCATTGTTAATCTTAAGTTTAAGATTTGCCATAAGAAGTTCAGTATCTTTTTCTACTGCTTTCTTAGCACGTTTAGATCCGCCACTTAAGAGTTGATTTGTAAGAGCTTCTACTCTAGTAAGCTTATTATAATCTGCATTATTTAAGAAGGTATCGATATCCTTACCGGCATAATCGAATCCCTTATCAGAAGCATAAGCTAATCTAGATGCAGCATCCATATTATAAGCTCTACCAGTCTTGATTAAACGTTTCTGAGACCATTCACCGAGTTTACCTATAGCTTTAAATGGAGCAGATATTGCAGCACCAGCAAGTTTCTTAGCACCTAATAATGGAATTCCCACTACTGGTTTAAGAAGCTTAGCTAATGGTTTGCCTACAACAAGATTTAAGTATCTACCTAAAACACCACCAGCAGAGAAAATGCCACCAACGACAGATCCTAATGTGCCAGCAAGTGCTTTACCCATATCTCCTACCATGAATGCAAGATTTCTCGTAAGAGGACCAATACCCTCAGCAAGAGGTTTCATGATGTCGTTCTTAAGATAATCTTTCATATCTTTAACAAGAGTTTTACCAAAATTAACTAATGGATCAGCAAAGTTCTCTCTAAGTGTACCTAAGAGACCTCCATGACGCTTACCGTCATACATCTCTTTACCTAAGAGAGTTTCTTTAAATTCATCGCTAGATGCTGCTATACCTGCAGCACTACCAATCAATGCAGAACCTACAAGACCAAATGGACCAAAAGCAAAAGTTGCTGCAGTACCAAGAGCCATTGCAGGGAATTTCTCTTTAAGATATGCTTTACGTTCTTTATTAAGAAATGCTCCATCTGTATCACCAAACAAAGCATTCATAATATTTTTATTATTCTTAGCATATGCTGCGGCTGCACCAAGAGTAAGACCACCGACAATGCCGAATGGAGCTAAACCTATTAACCCAGCACCAGCACCAATTAAGCCGAATTTCTTTAAGTCAGGAATCATTCTCGTAAGGGTTTCTTGTGTGTCACGAGACATCAATGCGCCACCTTTACGACCTGCTCCTTCTTCATCGACTTTTTCGCCAAATAACCAGTTTTTGACTGCTTCTGAGCTGTTCGCTACAGATGCACCAGCACCAATGAGCAAACCTGCCATTGGTCCTAAACCAGTAATTAAACCTAAAATACCACCAATAGCACCACCGGCTATTCCTTCAGGTACGTATTTGGTAGGATTCTTTACAATATCATCATAAGCTTTAGAACCAACATCGCCAGCATTGACATAGAATACATCTCTGAGAGCTCTATCGGTACGTTTTAAAGCTTCATTAGCTGTTCCCTTAATAGCTTCGCCATAAGAAATATTACCAGTAGCATTCTTAGGAATAGATCCAAAGATTGCTCTAGTGAATGCATTAGAGAAGTTATTAATATAGCCTTGCTCGTTTTTAATCTCTTGAGACTTATCTACATTACGTCTATTCTGATTGAAAGGATTCATCTCTGCAGGGATGATCATTTCACCCGGAGAAATAGCTGTAATGCCACCTCTAGTAATTTGACGAGCACCATTAGCAAAACCAAAGTTAAAATCTGCTTTAGTATTTTCTGCATTATAAACAGATGCTTTTAAAGATTCAATAATTGCATCTTTAGCATCAGCATTATTAATGCCTGGTATAGTACCGCCAGTAAATTGTTTAACTTTAATATTACGAGCTACATTTGCTGTATTAGCAAGACCAAACTGTCTAGCTGCAGCTTTAGCAGCTCTTCTTGCACTTCTAGTTCCTACAGGAGAAGATTTAGCTGTAAAACTAGATAATACTCTGGATAAGTTTTCGGGGTTAATCATATTAGCCATTCTTCTCATGAGGGCTAATTCTAATTCAGCATCCCTATAACTTTCATCCATTCCTCTTGGTACTGCAGGAGCAGCAGATTTTCTAAGACCAAGATCATCTAATATACCTCCACCGATTTTATCAGCTTCAGAGAGTAAATTAGATCCCATAGAGAAGAAACGTTCATATGCTGGATGCAAATAATCTTGATAAAGTTTAGATCCTTTAAACCAGTCTTTAACTTTCTTATATTTTTCATCCAAACCAAGTTTCTTTCTAAGAGGTTCAATAATCTTTTCATTTAATCCATTACCAATACGGTCAAACAAGTTTACTGTTTTATCAATCATAAGATTGAAGAAACCTTTAACTCGTTTGCCAGCACCAGCTTCGGATTCTTTTTCAAAGAAGAAATCATAAATTGCATTGTTAGCTCCAATAAGCATATTAGAAAGATACCTACTAGGAGCTTCGGTATAAGAATAAATCTTATCTACAATGACGGAGATTTTGCCACTAATGGTCTCAGCAGCTTTATATCTTCCTAAGAAATCCTTACGAAGATCTTCACCACTGATCTCTTCATTCATTTTCTTTTTAGCTGCTTCATGTGGAGCTTTCCAAGCATTCTGAAAAGCTTCAGACAAATAATATTCAGCTTTTGCGGCTTTAAGTGCAGATTCTTCGTCTTTTGCAGTTTGTCGAGCAACCGCACCTTGCATCGTACCTGCAGCATTTTCTGCATCTACAATAGTAGCTTTATCTTTAAGCTTCTCATTTTCTTTTTCATGAGAAGCTGCAAGAGTAGCCATACGCTCATTAGCTTTAGCAATATTACTCTTATACCCATTATCAGGAAGAGTATATGCAGGAATACCCTTTTGAACAGAGGATTTAGACTTATACTTACCAGCATTATTGACAGCAATTCTGTTGGCAGTATAAGACGAGCTCATCATTATATTGCCAGTATTCTCGGCAATAGCCCTAAGATATTCAAGCTGAGTATATCCGTGCGAATCTCTTATAGGATCGATTTTTCTACCATTAAGAATGATAGATCCATCCTGAGCTGTAGTACGTTTAATATACTCATCAGCACCACGACCAGCGAATAATGCATTATAAATAGAAGTACCACTATCTTCCAATCCTTGGATTGTAGTGGCATATCTATTTCTAGCTTCCATTACTTCAGAAGCAACTTTCATTTGAACTTCTCTAGGAAGTTCTTTGTACATTGCTACAAGAGTTTTAAAGTTATCCGGATCGCTAACTCCATAGTCACTAGCATTACCAGGTCTATTAGGATTAAAATAGCCGCCACGATTATAGATAGCCTCAAAGAAGCTTTGCATATCTCTGTTGAAACCCGCGTGTTCGGCATATTTTCTAAATCTAATTTTAGCGCTTTCTCTAGCAGAGCCAAAAGCGTCGATGACTTCAGAGAAACTACCACGTACAGCGTTTCTTTTTAGATCATCATATTCTCTTTTGATCTGCTCAATATCTGCAAATTTACCAGTGTTGTAGTTAAAATATCTTTCGTTTGCACCAGTAATAGCAGATTCGATCTTAGCTAAATACGTCGGGATAACATCAACGATGGCTTTACGAGTAATACCATCGAATGCTACGGCTCCCTTATTATAATTACCAGGATCTATTTCAGATTTCTTATTCTCTCTAACACCGAGAATTCTTCCGAAGAATCTTTCTACGGCGTTATTATCTGAATTTTCTGCCATGGCATTCATACGAGCAATGAATGTACCAAACATGCCAGATACTGACTTATCTAATTTCTTTAGATAAGTCTTAAGCTTCGGTCCCATTGCCGCATCTATAAGTGCCATTGGAATAAACTGAAGCGGTGCTGATGCTAAAGCCATAAATGGGTTAGTATCACCATCACCAAAGTTCATATTTAATAGAGCACCGCCTTGCTCATCAAACCAGTTCTTAAAGTTAGTACCAATATTACCGAAATAATCAGAGAAATTAACAGCACCAGAAGCATTGACAATATCGGAGAAAGTTTGTCTTTTCTTTCTCTTATTGCGCTCTTGTTCAAACTTCTGTTTTGCTTGATACTCTTGACGCTGCATCTCAAGCATTTCTTTTAAGATAGCAGTTTGTTCTTGAGTATTCTTAGTGATTACATCATAGAATTTGGTAGAGTTATCAATATGAGTTTGAAGACTAGAAGTCTGGAACTTAAAGATATTATTAATGCTATCATTTACAGTTCCAATTCCTGCTTGTAAACGGCCAAAAAGCCGTTCGTTCTGAGAAAAAAGAATACTAGTATTCATCTTAGAAACTTCTGCATTGTATTTAGAAGCTTCTATAACTGATTTAGATATAGTAGAACTAGAGGCTTTAGCTGTAGACTCTATCGTACTAATTGTAGCTTTATCGCCATCGCTTATGTTTTCATCGGATAAGGCTTTATCTAATTCAGCAAACGCATCATCACCAAAATCAAGATCCATACCAAATGCGGCAGCATCCATCTTATTGGAGCGTTCTCTGTTATAGAAATTACCAGTTAAAAGGTCATCAAATGCATTTTTAGCTGCTGCAGTACCAGCTTCATATACTTTTGTACTCTGAAGATATTCTACTGCTCGCTGATATGTACCACGGTAATCTTTAATAGCACCGTATACACCCTTAGCTAATTCTGCGTTAGATTCTTTATAGTCAAATATAGCAGGAGCTAGATTTTTGACTGTATCGTCAGTAGCATAAACGACTGATTTAGCTACATTCTTGATATAATTAGCAACTTTGCCTAGAGCCATTTCTGTAGTAGCCTCCTTTCTTAAAAATATTACAAAGATGTTCCCAAATAGCCTTATAGCGAGAATTTACCCTCTAGGAAGTGATTCCTAGAGGGCTATTGTTAAAATTTTTAGTTATATATTATATTGGTATAGAGAGGAATTTTAAACAATTCCTCTCAAAAAAGAAAGGTGGTGATAAAATGATACAAAAAGCTCAAGCTATAAGCTTGGACGATTTGGTGGCTGGACGTTTATTTCCAGAACAGATCCAGCCACCACATCCAAAAGTAGCGTTAAAGCCTTTTATTCCTAAAGAGATAATCAATAGGATAAAGGCAAGGTATGCCGCTATTAAAAAATAGCGTACCTATAAAAAATAAAGGGTGGTCTTGGTCCTCCGTGTATTTTAAATACATAGTGGTATACATGCCTCCCTTTATTTTTTAGTTATACTAATATTAGAATATTATAATCTCTTCTTCATTCTCCTTATGATTAAAGCCTTTGCAGCAGAACGGGTTAGCTTCTTCATCTTCAGGATCATACATTTCTATCTCTTGATCTTTAAGATAACAGAAGTGCTCTGCAAAATCTTTACCACCTTCGCTAATCATAATAGGCTTATTGTTCTTATTGGTATAAATAAGAAGTTCTGTTCTACCTAAGAATTCATAATGGATAGTTTCTACTTTTACAGAGATCTTATAGCATTTCATATATTCAGTTTCAAAGAAGAGGTTTTCTTCATCAATAGCTGCAGCTAAGATTTCTCTAGTAAGCTTTCTATATCTGTCGAATTCAATACTCGGAGTAATAGGTGGTTCTAAATTTTCTAACAAAGAGCGTGAAGCTTCAGAAGATAAAATAGCTTCAGAAGATAAAAGATTAATTTGAGTAAAGAAATTATAGTCTGCATTAGAACTATAATAAGTCATAATATACTTTTGAATAGTGATGTCAGTTTCTTTCATAATGATTCCTCCTTTGAAATAAAGCTCCAAGAGTATTGCTACTCTTGGAGTAAAGTTAATTATTTATTGCTTACCCAACGCGGGCAAGGTGCATAAGATTTAATTGCCTGATATGCAGGGACTTTAGTTTCTACTTTTTCATAGCGATCGCTACCGTCGGAATTAATACCAACTTTCTTAGGATATAAACGAGTAGATTCTTCTACGTCTTTTACGCTAAGAGCGATATTAGATTTTTCACGACCGCCGAACGGTAATTTACGACCGGTCTGCAGATATGTATGAACGAATTCTTTAGAAAGATTTACAAGAGTTACAGCATCAGAATTCTTGAATTCATATTGTTCTGCGAGTTGATCTGCTTCAGGTTTAGTCATATGGGTAACACCAACGATGATATTACTTACCATATCACGAGAATCTTCAAACGGAGAATAAGTACCAATTTTACCACTATTCCCATATACATCTACTACATAATCTTTATCGTTAAGCATAGAACGCATTACACGATATTCATCTTTCTGGGATGCAGAAGTCTGAGAGAGATTATCTCGAATTTCTTTGATGAGTTGTTTTGTTACATTATCCATTCTTAAATACCCCTTTCAAATTTTTTGGTAATGGATTTAATAAATCGTTTAAGATTTATTTATTTACTAAAGTAATAGAATCTAACCAGTTTAGGTTCTTTACCTTTAGAACGTATTAAGTCATGTATTTCTTGACCAGTCATTTCTTTGAGTTGTTTTATAAAGTTTTCTTTAACAACTTTATCTTCAGATTTATTTTTCATTTTTCTAAACCCACCTAATAAGGTATAATTACGAAAATGTAAAAGCAATTGTAAATAATTATATACTATAGAATTGATATAAGTAATGCGTATATCAATTTTATAATATATAATTGAAGGAGGAATTTCATATGGCAAAAAAGAAGAAAGAGAAAGAGTTAAAGAAAATCGAAGAGGAGATCAAGTATGTAGATCCAGCCGAGCCAACCTATAAAAGTCCTTTGGATATTTTTAGATATTATGAAGAAGAACACATGACTGGCTTTACTCTAACTTACCCATGGACTAATATTGCATTACGAGTATTGAATAGCGATAATGAAGATGCTAAAGTGCTACTCAATAAAGTCTTCAAAAAAGAATGGAAAGACTTCATTGAAAGCCATATTGGCAAATTCATAAGTGTTTATTTAGATATGAGCATTCAGCGTAACATTGAACACTGGACTAAAGCTGATTATCTTAGAAACAAACTATATGTATTCTGGTTTAGATTAGATAAGCAGTGGGCATGGTCTGCAGCTAGACTAGAATTCGTAGACGTTTCCAAAGACAATATCATGAGCATTTATGGCTAAAAATAATCTATAAAAGGAAGTGATGTATATGAACCTAAAGACGATAATCAATATTGATTTTGCATCAGCATTTTTCAACTCATGTGCAGTAGCTTTCAGTGTCCCAACAGTCAAACTCTATATGGCTAGTAACGTAGATCCAATGTATTTTAAAATTAGTCTAGCCATAGATACTATTGCTGGAGGTGGATTTGGTCTATTCATGTCTGGTGAGCTAATATCCAGATTAAGACCATATCTAGCATTGTTTTGCTTCATAGATGCACTGACTATGCTGATCATAAATCTTGTATATGGTACTGATCCAAATATGAGATTTATATTGATAAGTTTGACGAGTCCTATTAGCACTTATTTTGTATTTACCATTATAGCTAATATTTATGATAACGTCTTAAGTGGTAATGATAGAACCACATATAGAATGAGGCTATCTTCCTTTAGTTGTATTGGTAAATTCATAGGTGTTATTACTGCTTTATTTGTAAATATAGATATAAACTCAGCACTACTAATTCAGTCTTCAGCTATATGCTGTACTGAGTTTATAAATGTATTAATAGGTAAAGGACTTATTAATATATTAAAGAAGAATCAATAACCGGTATTCACATACCGGTTTAATTTTTTCTCATTAACAGCTATATAATCATTGAAAGGGGGAACTTTATCTATGGCTATGTATATAGAAGAGCTCAAAGAGCTTCAGCTATATAATAGAGACTTTTATGCTCCCATTGAAAAATCGAATAAAAATAAAGGAAGCTGTGTATTCCTACTGACCCCTAATAAAGAGGGCTCAATTTCACTTATGAATAGTCCTAAAATGACCAATCCCAATTGGTTTAGAGGCTATTATATGGAAAGAGATATAGATCTCATTATCAATCAAAAAGGTCAAGTAACCGAAAATGTAGAAGTTTTAAACGAAGCTTCTAATAAAAATAAGCTTTTATTTCCTATAAGAAAAGCTCCTCAAGGAACAGAACTTTTTTGTATAAATACACATGTTTTAAATTTATCTGCAATGGCTGGTATTACAGCGGGTCTTGGAGTTTCTTTAATGATACTCCATAATACTCTTACATTAAGAAATATTGCTAGATTTGCTAAAATAATGGCTCCTATTGTAGCTTTATCTGCTATACCTCAGATTAATGCTATAGATATTATGGCAATAGACACTAAAACAGATAGAAGTCATTTTAAAGATGATCCTAAAAAAGCTAAGGATTATTATATTAATGGAGTAGATGTAAGCGCTATTGCTGATGGTGTAGTAATTAGAACAAAAGAGTCTGTAAAAGATGCGTTTGATTTAAACGTTCTTGATCAGACTTTAAAATTTGCTCAACTTGCATATTTTGGAACATATAACGATGTTGAAGGTAACTTTATTGTTATCGCCCACGATGACGGTAGTTTTTCATTATATGCACATTTAGCTGGAGGAAGTATTAAGGTTAAAGAAGGGCAAAAAGTAAAAGCTGGACAAGTTATTGCTAAAGTTGGTAATACTGGTAATAGCACTCAGCCACATTTACATTTTGAATATCTTAAATATGCTCCAGATATTTTAGCTAAACATAATCTTGCAGTATCTGTTCCTTTAGAGGGATTCGAAGATTATGAATATATTCCATTTACAGCTTCTAAAAATAGTGTAAAATCTACAGTAGAACTTGTAGAAGGGATTATTAATAAAAAGGATTTTAGTAAAACCTGGAAAAAAGATACTTCCGGTAAAATTCATCCATGTTGTTTAATTCGCCCTAAAGGTAAAGTTCCTATTAGAGAATCTGTATTACACGAAGATAAGCTTAAAGCAAGTGAACGTACTGACTTTGGTTTGCCTGAGGATAAGAAATATCCAATGCCAGATAAGGCCCATGTATTATCTGCTATTAAGTTCTTTAATTATGTAGATCCGTCTAAAGAAAAGACTTTAGCTCGGAATATCAATAAAAAGATTAAAGAATATAATATGCGTGATGAAGTAAACGTCGGAGAAAAGAATCGTTTCTCTAAATACTTTAAAGAATCAGCTTTATTAGAAAAAGCATCTTTTGAAGATACAGTAGAAGTTTATAACTCTTTATCTTCTATAGAGAAAAAGTATATTGCTCCTGATGGTACTTTTGATGATTCTCCGTATTTAGCATATAGAAAAGTAGAGTATTATAATAAGAAGCCAATTGGCTTTATCGAACTCTATAGAGAAAGAGATGACGCTTCTATTGCCTTAGCGGTTAAGAAAGAATTCCGTAAAAAAGGTATAGCTAAGAAGCTCATGAATAATGCTATTGATTGGGCTAAACAGAATAAATTGAATAATCTTCTCTATAAAGTAGAGACAGACAATTTCAAATCTATTCAATTAGCTAAAAGCTTTAATGGAGATTTATTAGATAAGGATCATGAGTTTTATTGGTATACAATCAAACTCAATGATGAGGTTAAAGCTGAAGTAAATATCTATGTTCCTGAGGATGGATATATCTTTAATGAAGACTATGCCATGACTAAAGGAAACCTCATAGTATTTAATGAAGCTAATCCGAAGTTTAATCCTAAACTGAAGAATATTCTCTTTAAACAGAGAATCAAGACTAATCAGGAACTGATGCAGTGGTACGAAACTGTACAAGAGAAAGTTCCTTATATTAGTAGGACTTATGCTAATCTTGATTTGTATAAGCAATACAATATCTTTGTAGACTTCTCCTACTATAGTGAATTATTCTTAAAAGTAGATTCTCCTCTTATGAAAAAGGATAAGGGATTAGAATTTTATTTTGACTTTGTAGATAGATTCATCTCTGATAGTAGATACTTATTAGCTGGCTATACAAAGAGAACTGTCTTTATACCAGTTGATGGTTGGAAAGTAGAAGAGAATTCTGATATTTGGGATTATACTAAGAATATTAATCCGATCAGTCTTATCTATAGATATACTCGTCAAGGAAGATTAGAACTTGCTAGAAACTGGAATTCAATGGATTTTGTATTCATTGGTAAGAATGGTTTCTTTAAAGTTCGTATGGAGCATCTCACTAGTAAAACTCTTACTAAGTTCATTAGTTGTATCAAGAAGCTCGTAAATAATGAACGTATTATAGATGATACTAAAGATAGCTCTACAGATATTGCTACTGACGTTATTGATAACTTAGAGACTATGTCTGGTATTAAGATTCATAATTTTACTGGTACCAATAAGAAACTCTCTAGAGACGAATTAATGGATAAAGCTCAAAACGCTATTCATTCCGGTAGTGATGAAGAACGTAAAGACGCTTTAGTAGCTATTATTAAGAATAGAGCTGATGATTCTAAAGATGCTTCTGAAGCTATTAAAAATTTAGAACAAGACGCATTTGCTAAAGAATTAATTAGTTCTTTGACTTACGATAGTGAAACTGGTATTAATTTCTCTGCTACTAGAAGAGCAAGACTTAATGATCTTAACGACAAATTCTTGCATAAAAGCATTAATGGTAAATCGGTAGAAGAATTACTTGCTGCTTCTAGAATCAATAATGAAATTCCTAAGAGTGATATTCCTATAGAGAGCTTGGATGATCAATGGAAGGGGTTAACCTTCAATAACTTTGAGAAAGCTTATAATATTAATGAAGATATTATGGCTATCTTGGCTTGTTTTGCGGATAAGTCTCTTCCTATGGCGGTAAGAAACGTTGAGCGTGAAGATATCTCTACATCTGAAGACTTACTCTGGTTATATAAGATAGAGTTTGAAGATGGTTTCGGTAAACGTTTTAAAATGGAAGTAGAAGTTCCTAAATTTAGAGATGGTAAGTATATGCGTCTTAGAGGTAATGATAAGATCATATCTAACCAGTTAATTTTACTTCCTATTATAAAGACCGACGAAGATACAGCTCAAGTAGTATCTAACTACAATAAGATCTTTATTAGAAGATATGGTACTACTACGGGTAAATCTTGTATAGCATCTGATAGACTTCATAAAGCACTTAAGAAATACATAGAAGCAGGTAATACTAAGATTAAGATTCGTACTGGTGATAATAGTAGGATTTCTTCTAAATATGAATTACCGATTGACTATGTAGACTTATCTTGTGCTTATACTTCTATCGAAGGATCTTCCTTTAAATTCTATTTTGATCAAGAAGAACTTATGAGAGAATGTCCTGAGTTCTTTAAAGGCAAAAATCATCCTTTGATTCTTGGTTGGCAAAAAAGAGGTAATGAGAAAGAACCTATTATATGGACAATAGGAGATCATTTCTGTACTCTTGCAATAGCACCATATTTAGAGAATGAAGATCCAGCATTTAGACAAATCTATGAAAATACTTCTGAAGCTGCTAAGTATACTTACTCTAAAGCAAGTATTCTTTCTACAGAGATTCCTCTTATCGTAGTAATGGCTTACTCAGAAGGCTTACAGACCTCTCTGAAGAAAGCTAATATTGGATATGCGATCGTAGATAAACGTCAGAAGTATGACAATAATTATGAAGACGTAATTAAATTCAAAGATGGCTATTTGTATTACAAATTAGATTACAATTCTAGCTTGCTTATGAATGGTCTCAAGGAATGTAATACTGAGGATTATTCGATTTCAGAAATCAATAATAAGCGTATGTGGTTGGACTTCTTAGATTTATTTGGCGGAAGAATCTTAGCTGATGGCTTGGATAACTTCTATGATTTAATGATAGATCCGATCACATTGAATATTCTTAAAGATTGTAATCTTCCGACAGATTATGTTTCCGTATTAGCTTACGCAAATAACTTGTTGGCTGATAATAAGTATAATCGTCATATCGATATCACCGGTAATCGTATGCGTTCCAATGAGATAATTGCTGGTTACTTCTATAAAGCAATTTCTAAAGCATATGGTGATTATCAGAGACAGATTAAACGCAATCGTAAAGAAGCTACTTTCTCTATGAAGAGATCTGCTGTAGTAGATTTAGTATTCTTAGATCCGACTGAATCAGATGCTTCTGTTATTAATCCGATCTTAGATGTTGAAGCAGCATCGGCTTGTTCCTTCAAAGGATTATCTGGTATGAATAGTGATAGATCTTATGGTCTTGATAAACGTACTTATGATGATTCTATGCTCAATGTCTTAGCTATGTCTACTGGCTTTGCAGCTAACGTAGGTCTTACGAGATGGGCAACTATTAACTCTGCTATTGCTGGTAAACGTGGTTATATTAAGAAGACTGATCCATCTAAGATGAATGACGTAGATACTCTGTCTATGACTGAAGCTCTTACTCCGTTTGGTACTACGAGTGATGATAGTATGCGTGTAGCTATGACATTCATTCAGACTTCTAAACATAGTATGCGTGTAAATAAAGGTAGACCGTTATTAATAACGAATGGTGCCGATGAAGCATTACCATATCTTTCTAGTAATACGTTCTCCTTTAAGGCATCTTTTGATGGTGTAGTTAAAGAAGCAACCGATGATTATATCATCATCGAATATAAGAGTAAGAGTGGTGCAGTACCTGCAGAAAAACCATATGACTTTATTGATCTTAGAGAAAAAATAAAGAAGAATTCTGATGGTGGTTATTTCGAGGTACTTAAACTTTCTCCATGTGTTAAGAAGGGTCAGAAGATTAAAGCTGGTCAGATCTTAGCATATGATAAATTAGCTTATTCTAATGAATTCTCTACTGGTGATAATTTAGCCTATAATGTAGGACCTTTGGCTAAACTTGCGATCCTTGTAACAGATGAAGGCTTTGAAGATTCTGCAATTATAGATGACGATCTCTCTGAGATGATGGCATCTGATATTGTTATTCTTAAAGATCTCTTCTTAGAAAAAGGATCTAATGTCTATAGCATGGTAAAGAAAGGTCAACCCGTACAAGAAGGCGATCCTCTTATTATCTTCCAGAACGCTTTTGATGCTGAAGATGCTAATGCTTTGATTAAGAATCTTTCTGCTGATCAAGACGAAATCAATGAGATTGGTAGAGTAACTCTTAAGTCTAAAGTAACCGGTATTGTTCAAGACATTAAAATGTATCGTACCGTTGAACTCAATGAGCTTTCTCCGTCTTTGAAGAAGATCTTTAAAGAGTATGAAAGTAATATTAATAAGACTAAATCTGTTATGAATAAATATCATATCAATACTGCTACATATGATTCTTCTAGTAAGTTAGATGCTACTGGTAAGCTTAAGAAAGCTGAAGGTAAAGTCTTAATTGAATTCTACTTGAAGTATCATGACAAAATGGGTGTTGGTGATAAACTTGTTTATTATGCAGCACTTAAAGGCGTAGTAAAAGGTATCTTCCCTAAAGGACAAGAACCCTATACTGATAGGCGTCCTAAAGAGAAGATTAGAACATTCTTGACTGCTTCTTCTATATCTAAACGTATGGTTGGTAGTATCATTAAAGCAGGTGCTATTCAGAAAGTAATAGTAGAATTAGATAGAGCAGTTAAAGATATCTATGGTATTAAGTATCCAGATAATATTGTATAAAAAATAAACGGATGGGAGTAATCCCATCCGTCCTTTTATTTTTTACTGATTACGATAAGCTTTAAAGAGTTCTTCTAACTCTTCTTTAGTGCCAGGGAATATTCTAGATGCTTGAGTAGTAATAATACCAGGAAGCTCTTTAGTTACTCTACCTGTTTTCAAATAGGACTCAATATCCTTTTTGAATTTAGGAGCAGAGTTTTTCGCAAGTCCAGTTACTACCACATATTTCTTATGCTTACCCGACAATGCAGAGCTTATCGATTTTACACGAATATCATCGGCGATGATACCTTCTGTATTAGTTAAAATACATTTGTGGGTTGAACCAGTACCTTTAAGCTCTGCAATAAATAACGGGTATCTGTCATCTTTGTAAAATACAGCATAAGCTTGTAAAGTAAAGGTGGCAGAAGATTCAATCCTTAATACGGTAAAATCAGATTCTTTTAAGTTAAAGTCACTAAACATCGTCGGAAGAATGTTATGCTTAATGGCCTTTCCAGCAGCAAAATCTAATGCATATGAGAATAATCCGGCCTGAGCCATTCTATCTTTTTTCAGCACCACTTTAAATGTGTTTGTAATATAGTCCTTTTTTTCTTCTATAATCTTATTGGTATTATAGAAGAACCCTCCCTGAGCTCCATACTTACGATAAAGATCTGTAAGTTCGATTTCAAACTGCTCAGATACTTTGGGATTAGGAATAGTGAAAGTTCTGAACGGATTCAGATCAATCGTTAAATCCTGAATTGGAACTGCTTCTAAGTTTTCATTAATATGCAAAAATTCGGCATTGGAAACACTAATAAGATTAAAATATTTATCTCTCAGTGTAATTGCAATACCAAAATTGCCAGAACTAGCAGCAGCTGTGGTCTTGGCAGACTTTTTGTCTTTTTCGTATTTAGTAAACATATCTATGGTTGCTGAATAGATAGATATTGCAGCATTTACGACCAATCTATCTAATGTACCATCTTTAACGCCGGAGAAAATCAGATTGGTGCCTTTAAGACGGGAAGTAACTTTTACATACTTCACGTCAGAATATCCAAGCTCTTCAAGACGCTTGGAAACGATATCGCCAATAAGCGTTGCAGCGATTTGTGCTGTTGCATATGCAGCTATATTAGCTACGTTTCCATAATTGCTAACAGCAGAGTTTATTTTAATATTTGTTGGAAATCTTTTTGTTATTTCCTCAAAGAACGTGCTTGTTCTCGTAAAATTGCTACGTTCTAATTTGTAAATATTCTCTTTGTCAGTTTCTATGAAATTGTAATACCTTTTTAAGTCTTTAACTGTATTTATGGCCATTGTCATTTCCTCCTATCGAAGCTATAGTTTAACGGTCTACTACGTAAACCATAGTTTTTACTCTTATATGCTGCTACACGTCTTGCGTCATCCATGCTAGTTTCTCCCTCAGGATCATAGAGAACCTTGAAGAAAGTAGCCCTGGTAAACTCGGGATTGACTTGGATTTCATATAACTCATTAGGAGATATAATGAACTCTAAGTCTCTAACAAACCCCATGACTGAATCATTATCAGATACTTTCAAGAATAAATCTCTTGTATCTTTTGTGGCAATGATTTTGATAGTAATCTTACCATAGAAAATGGTATTACCAAGATCAAAATCAAGCCCTTTAGATCCATAAAAGATCTTGTGAAGCATTGTAGCAAGAGTCCTAGAGAATAATGGATAAGGATTTATCTCATCGATCTCTTCAAACCCATAATCTCTACATCTGTCTTTCTTAGTAGACAATAACAGGTAATATCCATTGGGTGATTTGCTCATACACCCATAGACATTACGTTTCTTTCTAATCTTCATAGATTAGTTCCTCCTTTCAAATTTCTTGAACATCGGAGGAAGATTCTCCCTATCTTGGAAATATCCAAATACTACTTCTCTCTTAAAGGGATTGATCTCTTCTAAGAAGTAAGTTTTCTTCGGATACAAAGAACCACAATAAAGCAAAGTACGTTTGTACTGTAAATCACCTGCTTCAGGACCAAGATTGGTAATACCATAGATCTTGAAGTTTGTTTTCTTCGAATAGATCCATTCTTTCTTGATATCTATTACAAAGATAAAAGTTTCCTTAAGCCATACTTGTCTTGCAGTATCGCTAGAAGGATCTTTCATAATCGTAATATCATCAATATTGTAATTGAATCTACTAGTGATCTCATAAATCAGCAATTCAAAGAACGCTTTCTCAAAGCATTTCTGATATGAGTTACCTAACTCAGTTGAGTATTGCTGATCAACACAAGTTACAGACCTAATGCCAGGTGCTTCTTTCCAGATTCCTTCGTCTGGTTTCTTGTAATCTACCCTCATGCAATTTGCTTCTTTTTTCACATAAGCAAATACTTCATTGCATGTTTTTGGTACTACAGTACCATCAATTTGTCCGAAGATTTTACGGTTTTTCACCGTATTTTTTACGGGTTTCTGAAATGTCGAAGTCCCGTATACGACACCGGGGGGGTCAATTTTTGGAAGTTTACCCCTCATTTTTCTTGATTTTTTCGGCTTTTCTGGTACAGCTCTGAGCTGAGAAATTAAATTTTCTAAAGCCATTTTTGTTTCCTCCTTTGAAATTGTAATCTTGAAAATGTTCTAAACGCATTGAATTCAATACGTATAGGACCTTCAATTCACCTTTATAGTATATAATCATAATTTTTAATTATGCCAAAATGTAAAAAAATAAAAAGTTACAAACTTAAAGAGTAATCAGGGTGGTGGGTGGGCCTATGGGTATAATGGAATGACCTAAATAAGATACATAAGAAGAAGAATAATATAAAAAAAGAAATTTCTAATACTAAAGAATAGTAGTCTAATGAGTATATACTTCTAAAGGGAGCAATAAAAAAAAACAAAAAACAGAAGTATTATAATACTAAAGAATTCAAAGAATAATAAATACAAAAGAAAATAAAATCAAAAAGAATAAATACTAAAGAGAATAAAATTAAAAAAAATAAAATCAAAAAAAATAAAATTCAAAAGTATAAAATTCAAAGAATTCAAATTCAAAAAGAGAAAACACAGATGTGGTAGATAAGGGAGTAGATAAGGGAATCGAAAAACTCGTAAAGGAAAAACTAATATCTCTAAAATAGAAATCTAAATAAGAAAAATAACTAAACTTCAAATAGGAAACTGGTTGTTGACATTAACGAAATTTTTGAAGTATTACAGTTTTCAAGAATTTTTACCAACATCTATGTATTAGAAGACTTATCTATGGAGAAGATATTCTTACAAAATTTCGGTCAGACCCAAATGATTTTTCTTGTTCATATAAAATGCCTTCTGTTAAAATATAAACGTTTTCTCTGTACTTTGGAAATTTAAGTTGAGAAATCTTACTCATCATCAGAAAGTCTTCATTAATATACAAGGAGAGAAGAAAGAAATTTCTTCTCTCCCTATATTATGATATTTTAATAAATCGAAAACTTCTTAATAATCAATTCCAGGAGGTAAACAACAATGACAGTTAAAACACAAGATTTATATTTCCCTAATACTGATATTATTTGTCTTGAAGGATTGGATTGTGCAGGAAAAGAAACGATATCTAAATTACTTAAAGAGTATTACGAGAAGTCTAATACTTATGCTAAAGTAATGATTGTTAGTTTTCCTGATTATGAAGCTAATGATGTATTATCTACTATCTTACATGACAAAGATACTACCTTATTAACCGAGGTTAATTATCATACTTGTAATACTACTACAGAAACTTGTAGATTCTTTGTAATCAATATTATGAATAAACTCTCTAAGATTAATTCCTACATTAATAGAGAATACAAAGCATTACTTAGAGACGGAAAAGAATCTCAAAGATTCTTATTAATCTTTGATAGATACTGGTTCTCTAATCTTTGGTATCAATGTACAAGTAAAGAAGATTATGAAAGACTAATAGATCTTAAAACAACTTATCATCTTCCTAAGGTAAAGTATACATTCTATCTTAAATATCCTCTAGAGATTACTAAATATCTTTTAGAAACTCAAAGAGGAAAAGATATGGATACTTATGAAGAAGATAATGATTTCTTATCTCAAGTATACAATAGATTTGAAGATAATCAGAAAGAAATTTCTTATATTATCTCTAAACACTCTTCTAATTTTAAGATCATTAATGGAGTAAAGAATACTACTATTGATACGGATAAGACTAAAAGAATTACTATTTATACAGATATTAAAACTCCTGAAGAAATAGCTAAACAGATTAGAAACTTTATGTCTGGTGATAAAATTTCTGATAATAAATCAATGGAGGAAGCAAAATGATTTTCAATACTATCTATACTAATGATAATCTTTCTAGAATCTATGTAGCAACTAAAACATGTGTTAGAGGAGAAATCAAAGAAGAAATTGAATTAAGACTTAAGACTATTAAAAACTCCGTAGGAAGAGGTCATGAATCAGTCTTAGAACACTCTAACGTAATCATGTGTTTTACATTTAACGAAAAAGAAATGAAAGATCCTAGAGTAATAAATGCTCTTTTAGATATTCTTGAGTGTTGTAAGTATATTAACTATCGTAGATATACTAGAGAAGATAATCATGTAGTATTTATCTTCGCAGGATCTATTAGAGGATATAAACATATCTTCAGAACTATTAAGGATATGAATAATCCTATCTTAGAAAGGATTAAATCTTGCCTTTATACAGAAACCTTAGCAGATTATTATCAAGACTTCATTAAAGATAATATCATGGATCCTAATAAGTTTCCTGTAGCTATATATCCAAGAGCAAGAATCTTCTATGATAACAATGAAGCAGATGCTATAGAAATAAAATGCCCTCTTAAACTTAGGCAAATAGAGGTTTTAGACTACGATAATATCAGAAATATTCAAGAAGACATACTTGTCAGTACACATATACTGGTACCATTTGAAGATCTCTTAGATTTCTGTACTATTCAAATTAGATTTAATCATATTTCTCGTACAGCATCTCATCAATTAGTACGTCATAGAAATGCTATCTCTCAAGAATCCCAAAGATACGTAAACTATTCTGGAGCAACATTCATCAATCCAGAATATGAAGATATGAAAGCTAAGCATAGAGACAAATTAGATATTAGAGGTAATCTTGCATGTACTGGAGATGCTTCTGATAAATTCATGATTGAGCTTAACTCTATAGCTAAAGACTTAGTATCTAAATATGAATCATTAGTGTCTCGTGGTATGAAGAAAGAAAATGCTAGAGCAATCTTACCTAATAATATTGAGACTACTTTGATTATGACTTTCACTTATTCTAATCTCTTTAAAGCTATAGAACTCCGTACAGATCCAGCAGCTCAATCAGAGATTAGAAATCTCTTTAATGATATCTATGATATTCTTACTAACTACATTCTTTATTTCGAAAAGAAAGAAGATATGTATGAGTATATTTGTACTACTAAAGAGAATCATTATAGATCTCAAATCAACGGAGACTCTTCATCTATTCTTTATATAGAAGAACCTACTAATGAGATCAATGAATATGAAGAATCTTTAGATGAAGAAGAAACTAAAGAATTAGTAAACCAAATGAATACAGAATTAGGATTAGATTTGAAAGAAATCTATGATCCTGAGAAATCCTTACCTAAACAAGTATCTCCCTTAGAAGCTAATAACTCTTCTGAAGATATCTAAACTCAATAGGAATATACCAGTGATGGTATATTCCTAAATTTTGATTGTATATTATAGAAGTGAAGAATGGAGGTGAATTCAAGGTATTTTTAAAATTTCATAAAGGAGGAACAAAATGGAAACTTTAGTTCAAGTTCAAGAGAAGCAACCACAAGTATTCAAACCAACCATGGGTACAACAGGGGAGTTTTATTTTAGAAGGTATACTTATAGCCACAATGAAACTTTCCTAAGATTTATTGCAGATTCTATAGCAGAATCTTTAAAGCTTTCAAATCCTGAAAAGGTCAAAGAATCCTACAAATTTAGTTCAAACACGATGAATGATAATAGCAGCGAATGCTGTTTAAAGATAGATACCTATAATGATTATGGTATCTACTTTTACATTAACTCATATGATCTCGCTGTTAATTCTAATAAGAATAAGCTTATTGGAAAGATTGTAAAGATCTATATTTATGATAAAGATATAGATCCAATTAAATTTATAATCCTTAAACCTTCTGATTTGGTCTGTGTAACATATTTACCATTATTCATTAATATGGTATATCGTAAATCACCGATATTCTGTACAGGCTATTTCGATAAGATATTTACTTTGAAATATTCTGGTAATGAATATGAAATGAATATCAGAGCAAATATCCTTAAACCGTCTTACAGATCTTTGTCTTCTGTAAAATGGTTCTTTGATTCCTATTTTGCAAAAGGATTCTTTAATGCAGATAAAGTATCCTATCTTAACTACAAAGAAAGGAAGTTGAAAGAAATGGCAGAAGCTAAAGCAACTCCGGTAGTAGAAAACAAAGTTATATATGGCATTAATAGCAATAGCGAATACGAAGCTAAACCGACAGAAATTTGCTATGCGTTGTTTGTACAACGTAAACCAGAAGAAATCCCAGAAGAAGTTCCAGAAGGAATTCCTGTAGAGCCGATAGCAGAAAAAATAATTGTTACAAGAACTCATGAAGAAGTAAAAGCTAAAGAAGTTCCGAATGTTTATTTCAATGGGATCAATAATCCTGTGGATTACGAAAAGAAATACAACGACTCTATTATTACTATTAAAGATCTTTCTACTAAATTAGAGATCTTTAATGATAAGCTTGTTAATGCTAATAAGCAGTATGCTAATCTTGTTGTAATCAATAAGAAGCAAGCAGAGCTTATCAAGAAGCTCAATGGTAGTGACAGTGAAAGCATTATGGAACTTCAAGATAAGTATAATTCTCTTGTAGAAGAAAATACTACTCTTAAAGATCAAGTCAAAGATCTTGAGAGCAAGTATGCTATTGCTATGGTTGATATTGAAAAGGCTGAAAAACAGTTCGAACAGGAAGAAGAGCTGTATAAGAGACGCCTTCTTGATCAGAAAGCAAATATTCGCAGAGATCTCGATAAGCGCATCGAAGAGCTTACCAAAGAGAATGCTACACTTAAACAAGCTAATGCAATAGCATCTACACCGGCAACAAAATTAGAAAATAATCTCTATCAAGTAGCAGTATTTGATTTTCCGATCTACATGAAGAATATGGTCTTCAAACCAGCTGGATCTTTTGATATTGATATTTGCGATGAATACTATGATGAATTAGTAAATCTTATCAAATCAAGCATTAAAGATAAGACAGATATCGTTGTTGATATCAACAACAACGAAGATTTAAAAGTATTAATCAAAAGAAAGATTCATACTTACGGCAATGATTATAGAATGATGCCGTTAATGATGGCATTCACCAATTGCGAATTAGATGAAAATCTTAGAAAATTAGCTTTTGGTGTTATCGCTTATATTAATGGGAAATAATTCATAATAAACCCGGTAAATATTTACCGGGTTTATTTTTTCTCAACAATTCAATATAGGAGGTTTGATATAAAATGAGAGATCCAAACAAGTTGAATCCGGTATATTCAAATCAACCAAATTCCATAAATCTTAAAAATCCTCCTGTATATGATATAGAGGACTGGGATCTTAACGATCAGAAAGAATATCGTAAATATGTACGTGAAGTAAAGAAAATCGTTAGAGGTTCTTTTGAGTATAAACAGATGATAGACTTTCTTAAAGAAAACGTAGGAATGACTGCATGTAGTTTCTTTGAGAACGTAAACAATGTAGACTATAGTCACGTAAGAATAGAAATCCATCATGAACCACTTACTCTTGATGATATAGTAGATATTGTCACTAGAAAACGTATCTTCTATGCAGAAGATCTTAATGAAGAAATGACTGCTATGGAAGTAATGATGCTTCATTACAAACTCTTAGTAGGATTAATACCTTTATCGGAAACAGTGCATGAATTAGTCCATAATAGATATCTCTTTATACCATCAGACAAAGTCTATGGTAACTATAGAGAGTTTCTTAAAATATATGATAAATTTATTCTCCCAGAGCAAAAAGAATATATTGAAGCTATTGAAGAAGCAACCGGAGAATTCAATGATAAAGTAATGGAAGATCTTCTTTCTACTAAGTACGTTTACGTAAATGCTGACTATGGGTATCAATTACCGTCATATGAACAAGTACAGCATTTATTAGAACAGAAGAAAGAAGAACGTCTACTACAAAGTCAACCATTAAGAACCATTTATTACAAGACTAAACCAGATCCTAATTTAGAGGTAATTTACCTCAACGGGACAACATCCAATTAAATCTTATAATATTAGAAAGGAAGAGCTTCTAATGAATAAAATTAGTGGAATTATTTATGAATCAGCTAAAGCAGAGCCTTTTTCCACTACAGATTTGGCTTTTGCTAATGAACTTGCTATGATTGAAGAAGACTTAGCTTCCATTAAAGAAATGGATCAAGCTATTGTTTATACTGCAGAAATGGTACCTGTAATTGCTTGCCATGAAGCTGATGGTTCTCGTATTCTTTGTGTAGAAGCAGAGAACTTAGTTAAATTCATGGAAGGTTCAGATCTTGAAATTGGTGAATTAGAAGATGCTATCAAAGCCGTAGCAGCAGCTAACGGTGTAGAAGTAAACGATATTGCTCTTGTAGTAGAATCGACTGAATCTTGTGCTCACCTTATTCAAGAAGCAAAGAAATCTCGTAAAGTAACTAAGGGACCTTTGAATGCTTTGAAATCTATCTCTGACTTAGCTAAACTTGCTAAGAACAAAGGTATCAAAGTAGTAAAACGTAAACTTAAAAAATAAATAAAACTAAATGACATTAAATGAACTCAAACGAAATAAAATAAAACAAAACGTAAAACATATATGGTAATCCGTTGTGTTCTTCAAGCATTTGTCCAAAAGCAGTTCTTGGAGAGAAAGTTTGTTTCATTAATGACTCCAGATATGCCCCCGTGGTAGAAATACCACGGGGGAGTATCCTGTGAAAATTTATTTATGATTGTATATTATAGTAATAGGAATATGAAAGGAATTAATGAAATGGCCGAATTTTCATATTATGGAAACACAATAAATATTTTTACTGATGCTTCCGTTGTACAGAAAGGAAGCGAGTATTATACATGTGGAGCAGCTATAGCAATCTTAGGAGGAAATACTGATTGCCCTCTTAAATATAGCTCTCGTATCTTTAAAGCAACAAATAACTATGGTGAAATAGATGCCATTCTCTTAGGCATTCTATTAGCACTTAAACTTAGAAATACATTTCCACATACAAGAATTAATCTCTTCTCAGACTCACAGATATCAATCTATGGTTTGAAAGAGTGGTTATTCATGTGGGCAAGAAGAATGAAAGATGGTTACTTCTATACTTCCGAAGGAAAGCCTGTGGCTAACCAAGAAGTATTTAAGAAGATCATTCATCTTATAAATTATTACGACTTAGATATCAACTTCTATCATATAAGAGGACATGTTGAACGAGTCGGTTATAATAAGGCTATGAAAGGTTTTAGAGCTTCTAATGGATTCCAAATTTCTATAGACGTAATCAGATCTATTTGTAAGATGAATACGTTAGTAGACAACTACAGTAGGAATACACTTAAAGAAGCAAATCTAGCTAATTATGAAGCATTACCAACATTCTATTCTTATGGATTCCCCGAAGAAAACCGAAGGGAGTACATGAGGCAATTCAGAAGACATATTAACTTAAGAGGAGAATGAGAACAATGGAAACTGAAAAGAAAATGGTAAAAATCAATATATTTGACGTAGCAGTTACAGCTAATAAGCTTGGATCTTTTATTGTGAAAAATGCAATTAAAATTCAAGAAGAAAGTGGCTTCTTAATCATTAAATGTAGAGAAGATAATGGAGATATTAAAGCTACATATATAGCTCAAAGCGACATTATTTCTTATGCAACTCCTGAAGATATTGACTTCAAAGAAGGAGAATCTCGTTTTACATATGATATCGTAGTAGATATCTATGATGCTATAAATGACAAGATTAGTTCTTGTTCCATTAAAGAGGTTTTACAAGACTCTATCAAAGACGATAAGTATATTGTAAAATCTAAAGTAGAGATTACCCCTGAAGGTAAACTCTTATGCAACAACCATCATATCGATAAGTCGAGGATTTTAAGAATAGAGAAATCTAACTTTAAATCCTTTTCTTATACATCAACTTTAAACACAAAGGAGTCGAATGAAAATGAAGAAAACACAACCGATTAAACTTACCCCTGAACAAGCAGAAGCCTTTATGAAAGTATTACAAGAAATGGAATCTGCTAATCAACCACAAGTAATACAAGATTCTACTGGTGAGGAAATAACCGTGGATAAAACCGTTACTAGCCAACTTGGGTTAGATCCTAGGGATAATTGGACTCAGAATATTTCTGAAGATGCAGAATATACTCCTAAAGAAACTATTGGTACTATAATGGATCTTGGTGAAGTTTATGATAAAACAACTGGTCCTAATAGAATGATTGAATTTCTTAAAGACTCTAAATATACTAGAAAAGTAGCAGCTATTATGGCTCCTATTACAGCAACTTCTGCTATTGATGCATACATGGATCCGGCTCATGCATTCTATTATCGCAATGCTTTAATAGATCTCTTCAATACCAGAGCAGCAATGGTATTTGAAATCTATCTTTCTGCTATCTATGAAGAAATGACTGGTAAAGATTTAACTAAGGTATGCTATCCTAGAACAAAAGGTTTTATTCCTTATAGATTTGATTGGATCATTAGGTTAGAAACTTATTGCAATAATGGTTTTGGTTCTTTAAATGGTAATATGTATAGCATCTATGCAGACGCAATTTTATCTGAAATTTTGTCTTGTGATAGGTGTGCTATTACAGAAGAAAATGCAAAAGAATATTATTGCGAAGCAGTAATGAAACTCAGTGCAGTTCTTATGGCAGTTGCTGATTCTGCACAGTTGTATATTACTCTTGGTGCTATTCCGTCAAGAAATCCTGAAAATATTGGTATTCTTCCGGGATATAAATTCGATTTTGATAGACCGATTAGATATCAAAGCGATAATACTGAGTACGAAGTAATTCGTAAGATTTATGTAATCAATAAGGACTCCGATCTTTACCGTAGTGAAGAGTAAAGATTATCATAATCAATGATATATTATAATCATGATCTTAGGCGAAAGGAGTTATAAAATTGAACAACTTTTATGCCTATGGTGGTTATAATTATGGAGCCATGGGAAGTCAACCCATGGCTCCTTCTTATCCACCTCCACAGGCTAATCCACAAGTACAATATGCAAATCCGTATTGTAACGTAAATCAAGTTCCTGTTGCTAAGAATCCGAATAATCTCTATATTAATCCAGCGAATATCGCTATGTCTCAATCGCAGTTTGTGAACAACATGCAACAATACGCTAGAGAGAATTATTTCAGGCAACAACAGCTACAACAACAAGTTCCGTTCGTTCAGAATAATGATCCATATAATCCACGTCCAGATTATTATGGATGGAAACTTAGAAGCGGAACAAGACCTCGTACACCAGAAGAGGAAGAAGAAACGTTCAAATATTATATGAACGTAATCTATCCAGCAGAAAGGGGAATCTTACCTAACCAACCACAACAACAAACCGGTTATTCGTATCAGCCAGCACAGCAATTCACTTATGGCTCTACGAATAATAATCCCTATGCATTTGGATTTGGCTATTCTAATCAGATATCTGCAAGAGAGCGCTATCTTGCAAATCAAGCCAAGATGTATAGAAATCTGTCGATAAGTGCACTTAAAGTACAATATCCAGATATGTCTGACGAGAAGATCAATGAAATTCTGGACTATAATAAACCAGAGAATATCATGAAGCGTCAGCAGAAAGAAAATGAACGTATACCGGTATTCGAAGTAGCAATTGTTAGAGGTGATGAAGTAGTAGTAAAGAAAACTAAAACTAGTATAACTAGAATTCCACCGCAAGCATTAGACTTTGTACGTCTTAATAGACTTGCAGCTCAACCGCCTGTACAGTATGTATGGTGTTCTCCTTATGGAGAGTTCTTTAGACGTAATCAAGAGAAATATGCTAATATGAGTCTTCTTGATTTCTTCAATAAAGAAGGTGCAAATGTTCTTAGAGATACAGCTAAATTCCAGAAGATGGAAGAACGTAGGTATCGCTTAGCTAACTCTTATGATCATGATAGATATAAAGAGTTAATCAAATCTATGGAGGTGAAAGACGCTAAGTATAACGATGGGTTATATAATGACCTTGTGGCATATAGATTGGAGGTTGAAAGAACAAGACCAGAAGGATTCCATTATGACCCAGAGAAGAAAATGATTACCATCGAAACCCCAGACGACTTTGAAGAATTTGCTCGTAAGGATGCTCCTAAGATATATAATAGAAGAAAAGCCTTCTATAAACACGTCCTATCGAAGCATCCAGAAATGGCGCATATTCTAGAGGGGATTGAGTTTAGTGACGATTGGTAATACTGATATTAAGAAAGTGCTCTATGCTACAAAGAAACCTGATAGTCTGACTATCATGAGAGCACAATTCGATAGTATACAAGGACCACCTTTAAGGTCTATGCTGACTGAGCAAGATATAGCTCAATTATATACTATCATTATGGATCCAAAGCTGAGTGCTAATCTTCCTTCTAAGCATAAAGCTATGAATGAATATCTCAAAGCTAGAGGATTCTATAAGTTCGCATCTGGTACTAATAGAATAGCGTATCGTTATGCATATAATAACAATATCATTCTTAAAGTAGCAGTAGATAAAACTGGTTTATCTGATTCTCTTAGAGAATATCAGAATCAAGAAAAGCTTAAACCATTTGTATGCAAGATCTTTGACGTTCATCCAACAGGTATTGCAGCAGTGGTTGAAAGAGTTACTCCGATTACGTCTCATAAGACGTTTGCATTAGTCATGTCTGATTATTATGATATCATGACTAAGTTCTTCATTGGTAGATTCGTCATGGAAGATATCGGTGAAGAATATTTTATGAATTGGGGTTTAAGAGACAACTTTGGGTTGGTTCTTTTGGATTATCCATATCTATATGAACTTGATGATGCAAGGCTATATTGCAATGAACGCGACAGACGTTATCCTGGGACGATTTGTGGTGGAGAAATAGATTATGATATTGGCTTTAATCGTCTTGTATGTAAGAAATGTGGAAGAGAATATCCCGCCAAAGAACTAGCTCGTTCTATTCAAGAAAGGAGAATAACAATGGTTCGCACTAATGTAAGTAATTTCAATGTAAGAGTTATGCGTGGCGATAAAGTCGTAGTAGACAATGGTTCTACTAGCGATGTAATCTTACCACCGTCTGCTCCTAAGGTTAAGAAAGTATATGCAAGATCTAAATTTGATATCAACCATACTACTTATCCTAAGAACAAAGATGGTATTCAAGTAAATCCATATTTCCATGGAGTTACTAGAGAGCAGCTCAATGTTCCGAGACCGATTCAGAAGGACATCTTACCACCTGCTGCCCCTCCTGATCCGACTGTAGAGAAAGTTACAGTTAAACCGTATATTCCTAACAGAGTTGTCAAACCACCTGTAGCTCCTCCGGTTCCTGAAGTAAAGGAAGAAGAAATTCATACTATTCCGAATGAACGTATGGATCTCAATCCGAATATAGAAGAAGAACAACCCGTTCAGAATGAATATTTATCTAAGGAGAAATTAACTTCTATGACTACGTTGTTATCTCCTGATGATATAAATAGGATCTTCATGAACGTTATCAAAGAAGCTGGTTCTTTTGAAAAGGTTAAAAGCGATATTATTAGATTCTTATCTGTAAGAGTTGAAATGAGCTTACCTGAAGAACAGATGATGTTTAACTTATTAGATGCACTCAAACCGGCTTTTGAGAAATCTAAAGACAGCGTTCTTTCTGAAGTTGCTAAAATTGAAGAAGAGCACCATCATGAACATGTAGAAGAACAGAAAGTTGTTTCAAATGATTCCTATGAAGAAGATGGAATTACGTTCGTAAAAGCACCTAAAGCAATGGAATTAGAAGAACAGAAAACTGAAAATACGTATTCCGAAGAACCTATCAGTGCTACTGATGTGGAAGAAGAAAAAGAATACGTAGATTCGTTAGATGCAGTAGATTCTCTGCTGGATATTAAAAAGGAGGAAGAAGACGCAATGGCAGAAAATGTAGTAGTAGAAAAATCTCATGACGAATTAGTAGAGGAATTCTTTGCTAATATCAAATCTGTAATCGATGATTATCTTAAAGATTATCTTGAAAGAGATCCGAATCCGACTTTCAAAGCATTCCGTGACGATATGCATGGATTAGTTGATAATGATTGGCCTGATTATCCGTTCCCCGAAGAAATGTCGATAGCAGAAGGACATAAATGGATGGATCGTTATCTCAGAGACAACCAATTCTCCAAATACTTCTATGAAGAAGATGAAGAATCTATCAAAGTAGAAAAGATTCATCGTTCCAAAAATTATCGTGACATGGGAGCGTTCTAAAAATGATGCTCGGAACTCTCTCCTATACGAATAGTAAAGAGACACTGGCAATGGCGAGTAGCTATGGATTCACTCCAATAGCTCTCGTCGAATCAGTAGAAGATCTTGAACTTCCGTTTAGGAATAATATCCAACTAGCATCCGTACTATTACCGTCGTATGATGCTATAAGTGCTGCTCTTGATAATGATATCATGACTTTCAATGGTCTATATCAAGCACAGCTTTGCGGTAGAGAATGTGATGAATTCATTTCCTTGATCATGTATGCACTCTTCAAGAGAAAGAATATCCTTCTGTATATAGCTAAAGATGAAATGGAGTTGCCTTATCCGTTTACTCTCTTTAACTATATTGAATCATTCTTCGGATATAAAGTAGGTGTAGAATTCAATAGAGAAACTGCTATGTATAATCAAGCATATGATGCAGTTTTGATAAACAAATTCTATGTATATGACTTTATTGGAGTAGAAGAATTCGTTGCTTTATATCCTCCGGGAGTAGAGTTAGATCCCATGACTGTAAACAAATTAGCATTCGATGTATGTCCGCCAGTAGAACAGAACCCAGTATCACTGGCTAAGTATTTCTCAGACATGATCAATGCTGCACACGGGATTTACCGTTCAATCTATATAAAGAAATGAGGTGAGACTATGAAACTCTATATCGTAGATGTAGGACTTCCGATACCGGCAGAAGTTGATACTATTCTTGATGCTACCGGATTTTATCGAGACGATGATAGAATAGGTCAAGTAGAAAATCTGTTTCCTGCATTCGTAGATAATACAGTACTGGATTTTGATAACTGGTATTGGGACTATCTTCTTAGATATGATTTCCCGTTTGTAAATCTGATGAAGATAGTTTATCCATTGTATGAAGGCAAATCAGTAGCTGTGTATTATGACCCAGTAGCTGGTATATACAATGACTATATGGAATCTCTCTTGAAGTTCCTTACTTTGAGATATGATCTCCTTGGAAACAGAATCCAATCTCCGATAGATTATGAGACTGCGGTAGATTGTGAATTCTCCGTAAAGGGGTTGTATAATCTTGATCTTGATAAAGACAGATTAGTTGCTCTTCAGATGAGTGGAGCTTTCAGATGGAGCAATGTGCCGCAACAACCCATTAGAAAGATCTATAAACTTGGCTAGTACTCTATATACCAAGTCGATCTATCTAGCTCCGATAGATTATATCATCAATACCAGTATAACAGAATATGATATAAGTAAAGCAAATATCAATATTCTGTTATATCTGGGAAAAATATCTCAACAGCAGTACGATTATTACTATAATCTCCCTAAGGGTAAAAGAGAGATAGCTGTTGGGATGCTTCAGAAAGATCCTAATATGGCATTAGCTCTTAAGCAAGGACTTGTGGAGTTTAAGAAGAAGTTCTTTGAAGCTAATGCCATAGAGGACTATGAAGTCTTATCTGTAAAGAGCGATGCAATCTTTTTAATTAACAAGATTCCTAAAGTAACCAAATTTGATAATGTCGTCTTTGCAGAGAAGAAAACCTATACTTCCTATTATCGCTTAGGAAGAATAGAGTGTTATTACTTTTATGAATACTTTTCTCAGAAAGAGTATATGGATATCAAAGGCATGAGTGAAGAGAAGCAAGCTCTACATGAGCACTACTTTATAGATTTTCTGAAGTGTTTGTTTAATAGTGCACAATTAGACCCACTTACAGAAACTATATCTCTACTTAGAGAGTTTCAGTCTGACTATATAAACTTGAAATTAGAGATGCCTTATTATAGAGAATTCAATGCTGGTAGTACTTATTCTATTAAGCCACCACCTAATTCTAGTAGGGTATTTAAAGTAGACTTCTTTGATCCAGCTTATCTAAACTATCTAGATATCTATTATAACGAAAGCATTCTGAGACATCTTCATAAAATATATGCTAGCATGTATTTTACCGGAAAATGAGTCCAGTGGTAGCAATACCACTGGACCTTTATTTTTTTTTAACTGTTTTTGACTTTATTATTGTCTATAGTATAACTAAGGACTTTGATATATACTTTATTAGCTATTACTTCGGAGATACCATCAGCACTGTAGTAGAAAGAAAGCTTATCTAATAATATAGGAGAAATCCTATTTTCAATTACTTGTGCTATCTCACTAATTAATTTTTTCTCATCTTCGCTATTAATGAAGTTTCCTTGTTTCCATCCATAGTTAATTACTAAGTAATCTACCATAGCATCTTCAATCATCTTATCTAATGATTTAATAGCTTCGTCATCTAATGGCGTGGTTACATTCACTTCAAAAGATTTAATATTATTTTTTTCTCTAAGAATGAGAAGAAAAGTAAATCCAAATATAATAGCAGCAATAATAAAGACGATAAGTGTAATACATAAAAGATTTATAATCATTATAATCCTCCCATTTTATAGCTCCAATCAGCTATCTGTGATCTTAGTCTGAAATAAATATTCTTATCTTCACTAAAGTCTTTGGATCTATCGAGATATCTAATAATCTTATCACATATCTCTGGGGTAAGACCATACGGATAACGATTAATAAAGCTTATCCAATCTCCAAAGCACATCTCTGGAGGGAAGAACATTGATTTCGTAGAATGATACATCTGATGAGTAGTCTTATCTAGCATAATAACTTGAACGTGATGTTCTTTATGCTCTATTTCCATAAGATATACTAACTCATTCGTACATATAAAACCACGAGTCTGTAAGATATGCTCACAAATAATGAAAGCGATATCAAATATCGTTAAGATATTATGATGCATCTCTATATCAGACATATCTGCAGTAATATTACCATGTACTTGAGATCTATCAAGACCAAGCGAAAGAAGAAATCCTTTATAATTAGTATAGAATTTAGATTGTCTAAATCTTCTTATAGCATTCTTTAGAAACCTAGTATAGAGTTCTACGTCTGCTAGAGTATCTTTGGTTTGATAGAACGGTAATTCAAAAGGAGAATTAGGTGATTTTAATGTAGGGTTTTCTTGTATGCCTTGATATGACACTACTTCATTCATCTGCATTCACCCTTTTAAAACCTCTCTCTAACATCATCCATTTACGAATAGTAATATCAATAGCTTTATCGAAATTTCTTTTATTAAATTCATTAGAAGTTTCTATTTTAGTAGTACTAACGAAATGCTCTACAGAGTAAGCATACTTAATTCTATTTTCTATTAGATATCTAAAGAATGCTATTGATATGGTATGATTCATATCTGTTTTAAACACAAATTCAGTTTCAGGATCACTTAAGTCATAATCCTTTCTTATAGCATCTAAAGCACCCATATTACCATTCTTTGTAATATAATGATCCAGTTCTATTATCATTTGAAATCACTCCATACTTTGATTTAAGAACAGAATTTATTGCATCGCTAAATAACTTTTTCTTGCTTATATCTTCACAAGAAACAATCAATTTCTCAGAAGCTTCTTTATAAGTTTCATATGGCAAGGATTCAAATAATCCTCGGAAGAAAGACGGTGACATAGCTAGTACGTCATCTGGTACAAAAATGATAAGCATCTTATCTTTAGATAATTTTACTTTGAGATTGAATAAGCTAGCAACAAATCTACCGTATTCATTACCAACAAAAACTACCTCATTTTCATTCTTGAAGTCATTTAAATCTAAGAGGACTACGTCTATAGACATGTCTAAACCTCCCCAATTCAATGATATAATTTACGGTGATGTTAAAGGGTAAGTATTTTACATACTGATAATCAAAATTGCTTAGAAAGGGGGATACTGATGGCTAAAAGTCTGTACGATAAGGTATATAGTGAAAATCCATTTGTCGATGAGTTAATCTATTATGTAAAGCTTATAGCTCCTGGATGCATCATTAAAAATGAAACAGAAGCTGATAATGCTGAAACAGTTGATTCATTGAGAGATGCTGATTTATATATTGCTTGTTATGAAGGCAGAGCAACTTTTGAGCTATTCAGCGAATTCCCACGAGAAGTTATTCGAATGGCACGAGTTCCTGAAGCTATTCTTGATGCTTGTGCTAACGATAAATACAATATTCCAGAATCGTATCGTTCTGCGGTTGTTAAACAAATGATGCCTTACTATATGGAGCACTATGTAGAGAAGAACGCCTACTATAGAACTCTCTTAGGCTTACCTCCATTGAATGATACTGATTATATTTACCTAACGCAAGATCAAATCCCTGAAGGAATCTCGGCTGATCTAACTTTACCTATTCATGAACAAGATCCTAACTTAATTCTTTTATTAGCTAATAATGGAACTTTGAATCAAATTATACAAGATAATCCCACAAAGGATTATCTTAGATATCTTGACAAAGATATCGAAGTTTATGATGCTCGTTTAGCATATAATTTTCAGCTCTTATATATGCCAACTACTGAATCAGACGTAGTAAATGCTAAGTTTAAGGAGAAGTATGATCTTAATAGAGATTATGTATTAAAGACTATTTACTCTGAAGCTTTCAAATATGAGTCTGATTACTATGACAATATTATTGCTATTATAATTATTCTTCAAACAATGATCGATATCATTGGTGAAGTACAAGAACACATAGCAAGAAAAGACGTATTTGATGAAAGATGTATTAGATATATCTTTGCATCATATGGTATTCCTTACTATAATGAAATTCCTATTAAGTATCAAATCAGAATAATGAAGAATTTAAATACTCTTCTTAAGTATAAATCTACTCCGAGATGTATGCTAGAGATATGCAAAATCTTTGGGTTTGATGACGTAAGAATATATAAGTACTTCTTGCTTAGAGATAGACACTTAGACGAGAATGGTGAATATGTCTTCAACTATAGACAAGAAACCATTATCCATAAGGGCGAACCGATTACTGAGATTCGTACCTCTATCATTATTACTGATGAAACAGATACTGTTACCGTACCATTTCCATTTGATCAGTTTATGGAAAAGGGTAATGCTTTCATGGTTAAAGTAGATAATTACTTATTATCTTCTGACGACTATGTATTAGCAGGTGACCAATTAACCTTTAAAGATCCAGATATGTTGCATAACGCTAGCAGCATTGAATTTATCTTCTATTATAATGAAGACGGTCAAGTACAAGATCCAGTTGATACTTTTCCGTATTGTATTAAGACTGAGTCTAATAGTCTTACTATAGATACAAATGGTCAGACTGAATTCCAAGTTACTTTACCTGAAGGATTTACTTTTGAGCATGGCATGATGAATGTCATCATTGGCTCAGTATGGATAGATCCTAATAGATATACCATAGATGAAACAGGTAAACTTACTTTCTTAACACCAGAAGAGAATATCGTAGCTGGTAAGTTAATAAGTTTCTTATTCATCTATTCTACCGTATATGATTTACATACCGGCTATACTATATTGCAAAACGGTGATACGTCTACTACAGATCTCTACGTAGACTTACCGAGAGAAGACTACTTTAGAACTGGTGATTCATACTATCTGACTATTGGTAGTACTTATATCTCTCAGCAACGCTATAGCAATACCGATAATGCTATTGTATTCTTAGACTCAGAAGATAGACTCGGTAGAAATCGTACCGCTACAGTATACTATGTATATGGTGATTATGAAACACCTGAAATAGTTCGTGAAGAAGTAGCAGTACAAGCTACAGAGCAGAATCAGAGAGTCTTCACTGTACCATTCCCATTTGAAAACTATTTGGATGATGGTTATCAAATGTACGTTAGAGTTGGTTTGACAGATCTTTACGATTACCAATACGAGGTATTCGATGATCAGTTTCAGTTTGCAGATGCATCTCTCTACGTAGCATTAGGACAGTCAGTACACTTTACATTTATCTATCCGAAAGATAAGTCGGTAGATATTTATACTCCGACATTCGTTCGTGCTGAAACAGATAAACAAAGGGAATTTACTATTCCATGGCCATATGACCACTACTTAGAGCGTGGTAATATCATGATCGTACAATACAACGGTCGTATATTAGACGAGTCTAAGTATGAATTAGATGGTGATATCTTAAGAATCTTTAGAATAGCAGATGCAGTAGCTGATACAGATGAATTAGCATTTTGCTTCTACTATAGAAAGATTAATAAGAATGCTGTAACGGTTAAACAAGTAACCTCTACAGCTATCTTAGAATCACAGAATTCATTCCAGATAGAATTCCCATTCTTTGATTACTTAGAATCTGGTAATGGATTCTTTGTATCGATTGGTAGTACATTTGTAGATCAGTCTCGTTATACTATAGATCAAGGCGCTATTACATTTACTGATGGTACCACTATAGAGCAAGGACGAGACGTTACATTTACATTCGTATATCATACCATTTATGAAGATTATGATAAATACGTAAACAGTGACACATCTAAATCAGAACTTTCTCCATCTGGTGAAGATGCTTCTGTAGCTATTCCGTGGCCTTATGAGAACTTCTTAGACGATGAAGGTAATTCTATGATCGTCGTAGTAGGTAATCATGTAATAGAACCAACGGATTATGATATCTTTGAAGATAGATTATATTTTGCAGATCTCGATTACGTAATAGAGAATTATGGTACTACAGTAAGATTTGAGTTCCATTATTCTCGTATTACAGAAGAGACTATATTAGTTGATGATAATCAAAAGAACTACGATTTGATGTTTGTAAAAGTTCCTCTTACCGAGGATATTGATACTTATATCAAGAGTAGTACAAACTATATTGATTATGATACATTGACTTATGGCGATCCATTATGGGATGGCGAATATCCACATCAAGATATCAAAAATCAAATTCTTGATTTGGACTTTTCTTATACAAGAACTAAGTTTATTTCTATAGATAATATTGAACGTATGGCTAATATTATGCTTGACATGCCATACTTCTTTGGTATTTTGTTTGATGATGTACGCTTAGAAGAACGTTTAACTCTTAAGCTTCCATCAGTCAAAGCAAACAAGAACTTTAAACTTAATGATACTTTTGTATTCTTAAATACAATGACCTTTGAGTATAATGGTTTAGATGATAATATTCTTAAGACCGTTACTCAAATGCTTTATGTAAAAGGATTCAACTTCCGAGCTGATATTACTGCATTGCAGAGTTGGATTGTAAATAAGATGGCTTATCCAATAGAAGATACTCGTTTAAGAGAATTCATTGTACCACGTACGTCATTATTGAATTACAATCAACTCTTAAATCTCTTTAATACAGATATGGAAATATATGAATTCGTAACTCATTCTATGTATATGGCAGACAATAAACATATTTACGATATCTTCAAGAAGATTTATGACTGTTGTATGCGTAGAGAATATAGTAAAGAATTCTATCAGATCGCTGATGGTACTGGTGTAATAGCTGATACTTATTCTGATTATCTTAAGTATAGAGATAGAGATCTCTATAACTTAATCATGGAAGTTAGAGCTATTACAGATGAAAGCACTAAGAAAGCAAGAATTCTTGAAATAATGGATAATGTAATTCGTTCCATTGACGATTATATTGATACTGATGAATATAGATTCATCTTTGCTAAGTATCCTGGAAGCAATACAGATGCTATCAAGAGATACGTAGAATTGATGATCAACTTCTTTAAATCATATAAAGTAGAATTGACCGGTATCAATACTATCTATACTTTTGATGATAAGTTTGAAAATATGATTCGTCCGATAGATGAGATCTCTAACTACTCTCAGTATATCAAAGATGAATATATCATTATCAAAGACAGCATCATCAATCGTGGATATATGACTCTTAAAGATTATGCTAAGATAAAAGAAAAGATCTACATTGATACTTATTGGATGCTTAATAGAGCATACGATGATCGTGTAGAAATTCGTGATAAGATTGTAGATCTTCTCATTCACTTGATTCTTAAAGATCACGTTACCGAAGATATATATGAGACGATTGCATCCATGCAAGTAAACTTCGAAGTTACAGATTATATTAGTATGCGAGATACTTTTGGATCGACAACCAAACTCTTATTATCAGATAACGGATCTCCTATTGATAAGGTCTATATCACTAGAACTTCATCCTAAAAACATATTAATAATCTATCTAGAACCTAAAGATTTGGAGGTAGAAAAATGAGTACTAATTCAGTGCTTAATAGAAATAAAATCATAGTAGCTAATGATTTTAATGAAACGAAAGACCATGCAAGTCTTTCTCGTCATAGATATGGTGATACTCAAATTGATATTGTAAATCCTGAGACAGGTGAACTTATTTGGCGTGGTCATAATAAGATCATTCTTCCTGGTGCTGGATTTACTGCAAGATCTCATTTTGATCTTCCTCGTAACGAAATTACTCCGTCTTATAATACTGCATTAGGGCTTGAGAATACAGTAATTGAAACTCCTGATAGTCTTGAAAAAGTATTCTTATTCTGTGTAGGTACTGATGGTTGTGGACGTGAAAACTCCGACGTATTTGATGTAAACTATGCTAAATGGATTACTCCGGATGCATTAATTCCGTTTAGATATGTACCACGGAACGAAGACTTAGATATTACTCTTAGAGAAAAATATTTTGGTCGTGTTCTTGTAGGTAATCGTGTTGCTTATTACTTTAAAGCATTTGAAAATACTCCGGAATTTGTACAGCAATACGTTGATGGTACTCCGATTTCCGCAGATATCTACGAAAGCGATAAGACTGAAGAAGTAGAATCCTATGTAGATATTCGTCTTGCAGTTACCAAAGAAGATTGTCGTGATTGGTTTATTCAAGGTTCTTCTATTAATGATGCTCGTATTAATACTATCTCTTTGTGTACTGCATGGGCAAAATACTTTGAGATTTCTAGCGGTGAACAAGTAGTTTACTATCAGGACATTCGTCCTCTTACTAAACTGAATATTCCTAATGAAGCATTGATCGACCTTACCAAAGGTATGGACATTATTTATCATATTTATTATTAATAAAATTCACCCAGGAAAGTGATTTCCTGGGTGTAAATTTTTATTAGATTCATACATATAAGTAATGCTGACTGGTCTTTTCAGCAGAACGCGAATATATGATTATTGAGTTTATTACTATATTCATGAAATATTTTCAGAGCTGTAGTTGGATGTTGCGTGGTGTGAGTCCACTACCTAAGAAGAAAAAAGAATAATAAATCAATAGTTATATTGTAGCGACGGTTTATAGTAATGATACATGCCCCAAAAGCATCAATATGCTACTATTAATATCCTGAATATTTTTATTCCTAACGTATTTTGTACAATAATTCAATTCTGTCTTTTTTTTTGATTTGCTTTTTTCAACCTAACGGAGCGGGCGCTAGTGCAATGGCGTCCGCTAAATCCCCGGTAAATTTTTAACAAAATATAACTATATAGTAATCCATTAGCAATAATGGATTCGGTTAGTTTTAGGGTTTTAATTTTTCATCGTGTTATGCTGATTTGTTGTTGTTGACTCTTCGTTTTTTGGTTTATCAAACACCTTTTTGGAAATTTTCTTATTCAAGTTCTGGCAATTTTACACAATCCTTTCAAATGTTAGTCCCCTATAGCATCACTGCTATAGGGGCAACTAACGTCTAAATTTAATCTTTCATACCAAATGCATCCATATAATCAATCTTAGAAGTTTGTACTTGTGAGTCATGGAAACCCTTCATAGAAATATTCTTAAGTTTAGAAGCTAACTGCGGCATCGTTACACCAACGTTCTTGATGCCTAAACGGTTAAACATATTGCCTACGCAATGTCTGCAAAAACCGTCTTTTTGTTCACATAAGGTAGAGAATCTCATCTTTACTTTACGACCTAAAAATTTATCTGCATTCTCTGAAGTAAGTTCTACAAGCTTGTTTCCATCATATATGTAGTTATATAGATTAGCTGGTAGATTATCCTTAGTAAGAGTTATATCTAAAGTACGTTTAGTACCACAGTCTTCAGAAACAATCTTTAAGTGCTGATATGCTACAAGAAGAAGTTTCTCCCAATAACCACCGTCTTGGGTTTTCTTAGCACGTTTATACGGACCAGCAGCCAAGGAGTTAGCCATATTAGAATAGTCTTCTTGTTTAATGCCATCCATATAGCTAGACATTACGATATTATAGCCCTTATTAGGATCAGGGTCTTTAATAACGCCTTTCATAATAAACATGTTCTTGAAGTTATTCGGAATAGAACCAATAGCACCAGAATTATAAATATCCATACCAGGATCGTCTTTAAGAATTTCTTTAGCTAAATCCAAGAGTTCATCTTGAATCTTAGTAGCTACACGGTCATCACCAGCATCTAATTCTTTACGATATTTCTTAACAAGTTCTTTCTTTCTAGCTTCTATTTTCTTAGTTACAGTAAGCATATCCATTGTAAACGACGGAGATAATACCGTTACATAAGGAGAATACTTAAGGGATTTACGAATAAAATTCTTTAAAGTCGCTAAGGGAATTCTGTCTTCCATAATAGCTTCAGAGATTTTATCCATAATGCCCCCAATGGCTTTCTTGTTAAGAGTCTTATTAATATATCCAAATACAGAGAATAATTCTTTCTCTATGAAACCTTTATTAAAAATCCAAATACCAATAGTAGTAGTAAAACTATTCTTATTCTTATGACCTTCAGGTCCATAACTATTAGGAGGTATTTGGATTATATCGTACGGATGATATTTTGCTTTGCCTTCAAACTCTCCAAAGTTTTCCATGAAGAATGTAGTATTAAATACGGTCTTCTCATCTAATTCTAAGAAGCGTTTTATTTCATCTGGGTTGGAGATAACTTTTGATTTTCGTTTCATAATTCAACCTCCTTAATTATAAGAATGTGTAGATGGTATAAATTACTTTTTTAATGATATATTATACTTATGAGATGTGGATCTAATGGTAAAAATTTATCGTTAGATTTACATCATCGTAAACATTAAGGAGGACATTAATATGAACAAACGCGGAAAATTATTTGCAAAAATGGTAATGCAGAGAGCTAAAGACGTGGAGTCTAATCCGTCTTTGAATCCCTCTGTAGTTAGTGTAAAAAATAGATTTTGTGATGCTATTAAAGAGTGTAGGGAATCTAATTCTTTTGGCACTCCTACTTTGGATGCTTTATTAGATATGCTTTATACTGCAATTCCTTTACCGAGGACCGATACTGATATTGGTTTTATTAGCACTAATGATACTATGCTTGGTGCTATATTAGCGTATGATGAGTTCGGAAACGAACTTGCAATTAAATCTCTCTTAACAGATCATATGCTTCTTATCAATAGAAAGCAATTAGCTGTTGACTTGATAGCTTGTGGGCTTAGGCTTAGCAAATATGTAAAATATCTCTTTACGTCTTTACCATACGATATTGCAGCATATGGTATAATCAAAGACGATACAGATCTGTTCCATAATTGTAGTATACCTCCTATAGTAGAGAATGGACTTATTTCTCTTATCGTAGTACTTAATAGACGTAAGATTGCAAGAGAAATATTCTTTAGAAAAGATCTTAGTAGTGGAGCGGTATTCTTATATACCTTAGAAGAAGTAGCTGAAACTTACGAATGTAATTGGGAAGCTACAATCAATTCTCTTAAAAAGCATATTCCTACACACGAATATTTTGTCGGAGTACAAGCTAAAGAGGAAAGTGTTGATACTGTCCAAGGGAACGGCCCAGTAGTCTTTTTAGAGACTCCTTGGGTTGGACCAGCAGCACCGCTTATTAATGTACGTGCTAATACAGCACGTAATAATATAAGGAAACTTAGAAAGGGGTGGAATAAGAAACAATGGCAACGGAATTAAACGTCAAGGTTACTCCTAATATGAAGATATTCGATCCTAGGTTCGAATATCATACTCGATTAGAGATACTTGATCTTGACGAAGAATGTACTAAAGACATTCGCTCTGGTAATGGCTTCTTTGTAGAAGAACCTCAGTCTATAAAGAAAGACGTTAAGAGCGATAGATCTATCTTCTCTGGTAAATTTGGTAGTATTGCCGGTGAACCAGATGCATTTATGGATAGATATAGTTGTGATTGTGGCAACAAGCGTGGTCGTATTAATCATAATACGATCTGTCCTGTATGTCATACAATGGTAAAGTATGTCGATGATAACTTCGAGTATTTTGGTTGGTGTGTTCTTAAAGAAGACTATCGTATTATTCATCCGAATCTTTATAAAGCCATAGCATATTTTATTGGTGCTGATAAGTTTACCAATATTATCAAAGGCGAAGAAGAGAAAGATGAAGATGGTTTTACTAAGAAAGTAGATCCTCCAGCTAATGAACCGTTTTATCAAATAGGTATGATCGAATTCTATAAACGGTTTGACGAGGTAATGAAATATTATCTTGCCAAGAACCCTACTAAGAAAGATTATTATGATCATATCATGGCAAACAAATCCAAGGTATTCACTCATAGTATTCCAGTATATACTATCCATCTTAGACCAGTACGTATCGAAGGCGATAATCTGGTCTTTGAAGGAACGAATGCCACGTATAATATGATAGCTAAACTTGTTTATGCTATCAATAGAGATAACCTTAAAATGTTCCGTAAGGCTAAGCTGAAGAAAACATTACTCTATCAGCTTCAAGTAAAACTTATGGAACTCTATAAAGAGATAGAAGATATCCTTGCTAAGAAGAAAGGTATTATTCGTAATCTCTTTGGTGGTCGTTATAACTTTACTTCTAGAGCAATCATTGTTTCCGAAGCAAAACTTAGAACTGATCAGATTATTTTGTCCTATCATATATTGGTAAATGTCTTACAACAGACGATTATCAATATCTTAAAGAAATCTTATAATATTAGCTATTCTAATGCATATGATATTTGGTATAAATCCAGACTTACAATCAATGATCGAATAGTTGATATTATAAATAATCTTATAAACAGCCAGCCCGAAGGCATACCATTCATTATTAATCGAAACCCATCGATTAACTATGGATCAATACTTCAAATGTATTGTGTGGGTATGAGCTTTGACTATACAATGGCTATTCCTTTACAGATATTACCGCCTCTCGCCGCAGATTAACTTTAAGTCCCTATATATGGTAACATGTGTAGGAAACCGTATTAATTGCTGGGAAGTGCTAAAGCTTACGATACCTTAATGGTGACGAAAGTAGAAACAAATCGTAAGATGACCTATGGTGCAATACAAGCCTAACAAACCGTTACTTCTTCTCATTTAGAAAGTTGTGTTAGGTCCTAAGGGTTAAATGAGAAAATGTAAGATCAGCAGCTTTGTTAAATCTTATAAATCTAATAAGAAAGGAAGTGATCATATGAATTATGGATTCAAACCTTTCTATAGATCAAATAATAGATTTATACTAAGACCATTAGATGAAGTTTTTAGAGAATATCCGTTAAATTCAATGTATTTGATTAGTAATTATGGTGAAGTATATTGTAAACGCGGATATTTAGTATCTAAATTCATTAATCGAAATGGGTATGTTGAATGTAAACTAGATGAGCATAATGAATTAATCCACAGATTAGTAGCAATTACTTTTATACCTGTGGAAAATTATGAAGTTTTAGATGTAAATCATAAGGATGGGAATAAGCAAAATAACTACGTTTTAAATTTAGAATGGACCACAAGATCAATGAATATACAACATGCATTTGATAATGGGCTATCTAAGTTAGGCGAAGACCATCCAAATTCAATATATTCTAATCAAGAAATAGAAACTATTTGTAAACTATTAGAAGAAGGAACTTATAATAGCAAACAAATAGCTAATGCTATTGGAAGAGAATATAATAAACGATTTATAAATCTCATCTATAAAATCCGACATAAGAAACTCTGGAAACATATTTCAGATAAATATAAGATTTAATGGAGTTCAACGACTATTATGTAGGGCACAAGTGTGTTCGAAATGTACGGCTCCAGCTATGCTGGTTGTGATATAGTCTCGTCGTATAGGTAACACCTATAGAAGTTCATAAGAGAACTGCATGAAGTAACGACTCATGTGAAGACCCGTTTGACGGCGATTGTCTTAATATCTGGTATCTCATTAATAAGGAATATATTAGACGTTGTGAAAGAACATTCAATCCGAGAAATACTATGTTTATTTCGAAAAACGATGGTCTATTCAATAACGATCTGAATCACTCTAAAGATATGCTGATTACTTCTAATAGCTTTATCTATCTTTCTAGAGATACTTATACTAAAGAAGAGAAACAACATATCAAAGAATTAATGAACAGCTAATCTGGTAAGGGAGAGCAATCTTCCTTACCCTATTTATATTTTAAGGGAGGTATTTACAATGGGTAAAAACAAAGGTAAATTGGTAGTGGAGTTCCGCTACCCTAAAATGGACGAATATGAAGAAATGGTAGAAACTACGAAAGATGCATTATTTAAATACGATTGCTGCAAAGATTTGTATGAAGAAGAATTAATAAAGAATGATCGGCTTAAAAAAGAAATAGCTGATCTTGAAGCAGAAAACGATGAACTTGTTGCTGAAAACAAACGTCTTAGAGCACGCCTTAAAAATATAAAAGATAATTTTACTGCTATGAGTTATCTTGTAGCAAAAGAATTATCCGAGAAGGAGTATCTGTAAGATGTGGGAATTCGCTAGCAATATTCCAGATAGATTAGTATCTGGAGACGTAGTTACCATCGTAGATATCGGTGGTGTGAATTACATCACCGGTACAGTTCTTCGTGTAGTGGAGAATTATATGGGAGATATGGGGATAAACCAAATCTTCTTTAAAGCAGATGATCCGGAATATAATACAGAGATAGATGAATATACTAACTTACCATATATGACGATATTGCTTCAAGATCTGACTGACTAAACTATAATACATATAGTGAGGTGAGTCGCTTGATTCTTACTGCGGCATATAACACTGGTGAAGATAGTGCATATATAAAATGTATTAAAGAGATCAACATGAAAGAATTTGACCAGAAGTATGGAGATTATATCGAGTTTAATGATATAGTAACTCTCTTTAGTGCTTGTGGTCCTACTATAACTAGAAGGATTCTTAGAGAATGGTGTGTTCCAATGGTTAGAAACCCGAAAGCCCCATTCGATAAGAAACCGCATATCGCTGTAAGAAAGCATGATCTGATTGGTCTTATCTTAGCTATTAAAGCTGGTAAACCATTATACAAATCAGATCGTTTTTATTAAGCAGAGCTTTTACGCTCTGCTTTATTTTTTGTATAGGAGGTTATCTTAATGAGAATATCTCTTGACGATAGGCTTCATTCTAATGAGTTAGAAGATACTCATAGATTTAGACCTGTAAAGATACAACGTGCCGTTAGAAAGAAACTTAATAGCTCGTTATGTATTCCCTCATATATTCATTCTTACTCTTTATGCTGTAGCTATATGGAGAATTGGTTCGTAAGCAAATTCCCCAAAGACTACTTTAAAACCATCTATATGGAAGGTAAACATGCATTAGATGAGTTTAGAAAGTATACTCCAGGTGAAATGGTTAAAAGACCTAAACCATCATTATCCATTACCCCTCAGCCAGACTGGACTTTCTCTAATGATAGTTTAAACTATCCTTATGGCGATGCTAATACAACTATTAGAAGAACTCATAATAGAGACGTATTCTTTAGAGATCCAGAGCGTCAACTCTATCTTGGCGTAGTAGATGATCTTATGTCTATTACGTTTAATTATAAGATTAGGGTTAACACCAGAGCAAAACAAGTCGATCTTAATAGATATATGCAGAACGTATTAACTACGGCTTACACTTATGGCGAATATGTAGAAATGGATTTCCATGTACCATATGACCTTATGAGCATGATTGCATCTGATGTAGGGTTTAAATTAGATGCAGATAATAAGATTGAAAATATTATCGGTTTCTTAGGGTATTTGAATAGCCATTCCGTAGTACCATTTACATATAAACTTAGGTTTATTAATGGTAAGAATGAGTTCTTTATCCGTATGAATCAGTATATCCACTTTAGATTCCCTGATAATATAGATTTGGATGATGGTGAACGCCAAGGACAAATCTCTTCTAACTATATACTGGAATATCCAGTACAAGTTAGATTCCCTTGTCCACGTTATTATAGATACTTCTCACAACAAGAACACGATAAATATACTCGTTTCGAGGAAGACGGTACTATGAAGGCTTATTATATTACTTATTCCAAGATACCTGATTTGAATAAAAATAAATGGCCTATCTATCTTACTACAGATTACTTAGAAGATGAAGATAAGTTATTAGCTCCATTAAAGATCAACTTAGAAGATCTTCTCAAACCAAGTGATCTTTATAATGTAATAGAATTTACCAAGAAACAGCAATTAGCCCCAGAGAGATTTATAGACGTTCAGCTCTATAATGATGATCATGACGAACTTTGTAGGGTTAATTGGGATACTTATGAATTAAGTACTCTTGGTATAGTCAGAAAACAAGCCTCTCGTATAGTAATATACGTAGATAGAGAATATCTAAATAATCAGATAATGCTATATAAAGAATACTATAGTAATAGAAATAGCTAAAATATATCCCTAGTAGTCTCACGGCTACTAGGGGAATTTTCATTTTGTAATAGTTCGTTATTTCAATTATATATTATATATATGAATAAAGGATAATGATATTTCCTTTATTCATAGTGTCCCCAAATAAAATATATTAGGAAAAATCCTATGATCCTGGGAAATCATAGGTAGAAGGAGAAATATCATGAGAAACAAAATGTTAGTAAAAAGAATGGCCATTAATCTGCTGAATGAAAAATTCAAACAACTTCTTCAATATATCAAAGAAGAAGGTATTAAGGCAGATGCTGATGCATTAAATTATGCATTCTCCGGATTCTCCGGACGCCAGAATTTTGATGCTTTAATAAGAAGCATTGTAAGGGATATTGTAGATTGCTATGATCTGCATATCTACAGATGCACTAATTGTGGGGAATATAAATTCCCTAAAAGCCTCATGGCACTGGCCGACGAGACGTTTGTAGGAATAACAAAACGCCTCAAATATATAGCTGATAATAAAGCTAAATATGAAGATATTGTCAGCTATTATTGCACTTCCGATGATCCGGAAAGTGCATTCGACATGATTATCTTGTTGGCGCTGTACTGCAACAAAATTTCTCGAAATTATGTTGCAGCTTATGCAGCTTATGCAGCAGAATATTAAAAAAGGTTATCCCAAAAAAATAAAATTAAAAGTCCTGGGAGTGTGGGAACTCCCAGGCAGAAGGAGAATTTATTATGTTTAAGAAAGTAAGAAAAATTAAAAGTTTTGAAAAATTAAATAATGTTGACCGTGTAGCAGTAGTAGGCGAAATTGTAACTGAAGCACGTACTCGTGCCATGCAAAACGTTGCACAAGAAATTCTTGCAAGTAAACTTAGCTTCACAACAGCAGATAGCGATGCTGTTAATAAACTTTGTGGCATTAACGATGAAGTTACCGCTAAAATGCATGAGCTCCTTGCAATAGACGAGGACAAACGTGCACTTGATTTTATTAAATCATATGCACATTTATCAGCAAAACAGGTTGTAAACATTCTTGCTAGAGCATATACATACTTAGCTAGAAAAGCTATGAAAGACTTTTCAATAGAAAAGGTAGAAATCATTACAAATGATTTTGCGATGGCAATAAAAACAAATGATGTTGATTGGTTGTTAAAGACCATAGATGACTCTTGGGGCTACATACTTATTGCTGAATATCTTTATAATAAAGATACTCAAAAAGCAGCTTAAAGAAAGGATGAATTATAATGTTATCTAAACTTAAAGTTATGATGAATGAAACTTTTATTATAAACAACGTACCTCTCAATCGTATTAGTTATAGCGATGATGAAAAAATTATCATTGCTAAAATGATTTTAACGAAGTCCTTAATAGAAGCTGAGGACTTCATTCGCAGCAATGCGAAAAAAATAAAATATACGCAGAAAGATGATGTGTATATTGATGGTCTTATCGATAACGTAGATAAGAAATATACCATTGCAGTTAAAAAGGTGTTGAACGCACACGAAAAAGAGCGTTGCTTAAAACGATTCGACGTATACTCAATGTATTCGATGAAAGATGCAGTAGATGCACTTTCAAACGAAATCAAGAGTGCTACAGCAAGAGCACTTAACGATTTTTCTATCGACAAATGCAAAGAAATTGCATTAGCATTAAAAGATGCAGTCGACAGTAAAAATGATAAGGTATTATTAAATACTTTTGATAATACTTTACCATATACCATGCTTGCTTACTATAGCATGATGTACGAAGCTGCATAACAAAAATAAATCGGGAGAGCAATCTCCCGATTTTATTTTTTGTATCTTTAGTAAGATTTGATTATATATTATACACATGAGTAATATAATAGATTAACTCAATTCAACTATTTAAGGAGGAGAAATTATGTTTGATAATGAAAAACTGTTTACGTGGGCAAAGTATGCTATGATGTTACAGAAGATTAGTAGCAATGCATTAGATATAATGCGATTCAATTATATAGAGATTTATACGAGCTTTATTAATGACAATCGATTGGTTTTTCAATTACCATGCAATGCCGATATTCCTAAGGGAATGTGGGATCTTATTAAGTCCAGTCTTGATCGTATTGAGAGGAATAAGCTTCTTAGGATTATTAATAATATAGAAAGAAATATTCAAGATTTTTATGATAACAATAAGAATACTTATGAGCTTATCTTTAACGATAAAAGTTATTCTCTTAAAGATAGCTATAAACTACAAACCGTTATAGCATTTAATGCTAGACTGAATATGCTTGAGTATAAAGATGAGCTTCGTAATAAAGATCTTATCATGAAATATATAGAAGCTCAACTTTTCGTATTGAGTGACGATCAGAGACGACCTGATCATATTATGGCTATATACAATCTATTATCTGCATTTCTTTATGTGGACGTATTTAGCTATGTACAAGGCTATATTAGCGATAGTGACTTTCCTATAGGGGTAAGCTTATTTGAATTTTTTGAAAAATTCAAAAAGAGAGAAGAAGGAGAAGATGAAAAATGCCAACAAGAAAAGGAATTAAAAGAACAGAACTGTACTGCAGAAAAGAAGAGCAAGACTTCTACAGATACGGTACAAAAAGAGTAAAAGATACTAAATTCACCATAAAAGATCCAACCAAGCTTCATAGCGAAATAGTAAACTTATTCATGGATCTATATGGAAATCAAATCAGAGGCTCTATGAGATATGCTCAGCCTAAGAATATCTCTACATTAATACACGAATTATTGTACGAACGCTATGATCCTAAGAGGTTTCAGAACAAAGTTCGTGTATCCCCAGTAACAAATCAGCTTATTAAATCTACTGGAATAGATGCAATAAGCTTAGAAGATATTTTAATCTCTGGTATTAATAAACAACTACAAGCAAGCTAAAAATATCAGGATAGGACTTCACAGTCCTATCCTGCTTGTTTTGTCATAGTTTATTTTTTGGATTATATATTATATATATGAATAAGCAATAGAGTCTCCTTGGGGTATAATAGTCTTAAAAGGAGAGGATCAAAATGTTGTTTTTAAAGTTACTAGCATTATGCTATACTTTAGGATTAACGTTTCCACTTAGCGCTTTGATAAGCTATGTCGTAGTTAGACTTCTCAAAGTTATATTTGATCCTACAGTAGGCATTGTACTCTATCGCTTTAATCAAATGTTCCCTAAAAAATAAAATACAAAAGTCCTATGATCCTGGGAAGTCATAGGCGGAAGGAGAAATAATCATGGCAAAACATTTTGTGAAATTCAATAACACCGCAGAGGGTGTTACCATTGGTACCAGCATTAACTGGACCGTATCTTTTTATAAGGAAGAATCTATTGCTAGATTCTTCCATAATGGTACTTTACGCTTAGAGCGTAAGGTGGAGCCGGGCGTTCTCTATGTATTCAACGCCCAAAAAGGTGCAGAAAGTCTTACCAAATTTTCTGCACCGAAAGATCCCAGAATGAAAGTGTTCTGGGAGTATGGCTTTTTCGCTGCAGATAAGCTGCAGCATAAACCGGTTTCTTCAAGGTATATGCTTGAAGCTATGTTCCTCACCACCGATAATGAGGACTATGATGATTATCGTGAATTCAAAGATTCGAGATTAAAGTATCTTGAGTCTAAGACTAAGAAAGTTAGCGATAAAAAGTGGTGCCATGATACCATTTACGGTACCACGATTCTGCCGTGTGCAGAGTTTAAGGATGTTTACCGTGACGGTAAACTCCTGATTACTGCTGCCGTATACGAGTACGAGCAGCATATTAAGAACCGTTGGTTCTGGTTTGATCCAGAAAGAACAACGGTTGAAAACCTCGAAGAATTCTTCGAGGGATATTCCAAGAAAAGCGGTTATTGGTATAGTCGCTTTATGGAATAAATAACAAGGTAGGGAGTAATCCCTACCTTTATTTTTTACTTATATAGAGAATCTCATGATTGTAATAGTTTTCTATTTCAATTATATATTATATATATGAATAAAGAATAATGATATTTTCTTTATTTATGTCCCCACAAATAAAAATAAATGAAAAGTCCTATGATCCTAGGGGAAATCATAGGCAGAAGGAGAAGCATTATGAAAACTTTATTTGAAGCACAGTATGAAAACTATGAGTTTGTTAATTTTAACAAATGGCAGCTTGTTGGGTACGCAGGCGATGATTGGAAATGGAGATTCAATCATCACACAAATGAAGTATCGTTTTGGGAAAATAATGAATATCGTTTTACTAAAAACGTTATACCGGGTATTTGGTACCAATTTAACATTTATACTGGAGAATTAAAACGTCTCCAAGCTCCCAGCGGAATCAAAGAAAAAATAGCTTGGGAATATGGATTCTTCCCAGATTATTCTGAGAAGCCAGATGTTTGCGCTTTCGAAGATTCAAATAATTATTTGAATAGCTCGGAAGATCTCGGAGCAGGCTGGAAAGTCATTAATGACTTTGACGAATGCTGCAAGGTTAAATATTGCAATAAGAAAATTAAAATTATTGCGACTTTTGATTTAGCTGAAGGTGGCAATCCGGTATATCTTTGGTTTGATCCTAAAACTACAGTAAAAGAATTATATCAATTCTTTGAAGAATTTGAAACCGCTCTTAGAAATGGCGGATGCTCTTATAAAAAGTTCTTCTGGCTGTATCGTTAAAAAGTAAAGGTAGGGATTACTCCCTACCTTTATTTTTTTTTGTATTATTGATAATACTTAATAAGCGTGAAGTCAAAAGTTACATCTTTAGCAGTACCGCTATTGTATACAATAACGCTAGTAGGAGTCTTTTGAATAGTTACAGTGCCAACATTAGTTGGATCACCCGTAATGGTATAGAAGAACGCAAAGTTAATACCAGTCATGTTATGATTGATAGTAACACCATCCGTAGAGTTAAAGATAGATTGACCACAGAAGAAGTCATCTGCATCTTTCTTACCATCCCAACGTTCGATTTGAGCATCAGTTACAAATCTATTATTAGTATCTTGTGTAATAATATCAGGTGTATGATGCTTTGGATGGGTATAATTATTAGCTCTTTCTTCAATACCATCAAGCTTAGCTTTATCTGCTGCAGTCATTAAACCATCAGTTTCTCCTGTAGCAGCTCCAGCACCAGCTTTAGAGTTCCAACTCTCTATCTGTTCATCAGTTACGAAACGATGAGTTTCGTCCTCTTGAATAATATTAGGATAGTGGAACTCAGGATGAACGTAATAGTTAGCATTAAACTCAATACTATCAAGTTTATATTTATCTTCTTTAGACATTAAACCATCTAAGTTTGCAGATACAAGATTATTATTAGCTTTATTAGACCAATAAGTCTTTTCATCGTCTGTACAGAAACGATGGTTAGCATCTTCTTCAATCTTAGTAGCAGGAAATGTCTCAGGTTCTACATAGTTAGTAGCACCTTCTTCAATACCATCAAGTTTATATTTATCCTCTTTAGACATTAAGCCATTATCGTTATTATTTACCAGAGTTTTATCTGCTTTATCATTCCAATAAGCGATTTGCTCAACACTTACATGTTTAGTATTATCATCGTCTGGATGAATATAATTATTAGCAAACTCTTCGATATTATCAAGTTTTGCTTTATCAGTCTTGCTCATTAAACCATCTAATTCTGGAGTTGCTAAGGGAATTACGTTAGCAGAGATACCTACCCATTCGGTGCCATTAAAACGATAAGTGATACCGGTATCAAGTACGTTTACAGTCCATCCCTCATAAGGATCTGGATAAACTATAAACAAGTCATCAAACGTCTGAACTGCTTCTTTCCAGTCGTTATTGAATTCTATCATGGAGAATTTATTATCTATTTCTTCCTTAGTATAACTATTATTCCATTTCTGCTTATCAGTAAGAGTTACATGAACGTCCGTGTTATTAATATGAGCGTTCAAGTTACTCTGTACAATATTTGCTTTAGTCTGGGAACCTTCAGTGGTTTCTTTATCATTCCAAGTCTGTCTTTCAGTTTCTGTAATATGTACTACTGAATCTGTCATATGAGATTCAAAATCATGAGTAGCTGACATGATATCAGCTTTATCTTCTGCAGTAAGATGAATGTCTGAATCAGCTATATGATCATGAATCTCTTGACCCATATTAGCAACAAACCCCAAAGACTCAACTGAGAGACCGCTATCTTGAATGCGGTTTCCCAGTGTGTCTACATACATAGGTACATTTTTTGCCACTACGGGTTGGGAAAGATCATAATGCTGAACCATTTTACGAAAAATAATTGGTTCCATTAATAAGCACCTGCATCTTTCTTCATATTCTTGTGATAATTGGAGAATTCCAATATCGGACTTATTTTCTCAGCCAAGAGTTTTAAAAATTTCTTTTTCTCTTTAAGTTCCTCGGGAGTAAAATGATCCTTGGAGAACTCAGAGAGAATAAAACCAATGATTTTATTTTCCATATCATAGATGGTATAGAAAATACAAGTTTTATTTTTGTCTTGTAAAAGCAATTTACTAATGAAATTATTATCATCATTAGCATCATCACTATTAGGATAGTACTCATAGTGACCCTCAGCCCAAAGACGATTCATAACATCATCAAGTAAATTCAACGGGATCGAGTTATGCATTTTCATTTTGCTGCGAGATCCAGATCCCTTTGCAATATATTCGCAAATACAACTAAACTTAAAGAATGGTAAACCATGAGTGCTTTGAGAACCGTTATGAAAAGCATAGATAGACGTTCTATCTGCTTCTAAGATCTCCATTGCATCACGGCAATCTTCTTTTAGTTTAGTATTTAATTTCATATAAAGATCCATTAAATTTTTCTCATCAAAAACTTCTTCATTACGTTCGTGCTCTTGTTGAGCTTGAGTAGATTGCTTCACTACCAACTCTACAAGAGTCTGTAATAAATCATTCTGTGTTTTCTGATACTCTCTATTTTGCGCTACCATGTATGCTTGAACTGCTAAAAATATAAGAATAAATACTGCAATGATAGTAATAGTCGGTCCTACTTGACTGATAATACTAGTCGTGTCATGTACAGCATTTACCGAGGTCTCTAAACCTGTCATGGTATTGCAAAATCCTCCTATAAATAGAATTAATTGTATGTTGTCCGTAGTAAACCCCTCTAGAGATTGCTCTCTAGAGGGATATACTCACGAAGCTATACTACCAATTATAATACCTCCGACGGCTGACCATGCCGTGTGTTGCCATTTTTCACGTTCTTTTACTTTTAATTCATGATTTAATTTTTCAATTTCCGAATCTTTCTGTAGGATAATATTAGCTATTTCTCTATTTGCAATATCAGTTACATCTATCTTAATTTCACTTGCTTGATTTACTACAAGTTTACCGTCTTCTTTAGTCATATTCTCTTTAGTCGTCTGCATTTCTAATACTTCTTCTTTACCATTATAAGCTAATTTAATAGTCGGTGGTGGGTTACTAATCTCTACGTCCGCATCATCAGGGCTTTCTTTTTCTATATAAACAGTCTCTGTTTTAGTTTCTCCCTGAATATATACTTTCTCTGGTTCTTTCTGTTTTTCTAATGCTAAATCTGCTAAGGCTTGTTCTTTTGCTAATTGTTCATCTGAATACATCGCTTGTACATTAACTAATTCTTTTTGTAAAGCATCTATTTCACCTTTGTCGTGATACCACATTCCAAAAGCACCAACAATAACGCCAACAATAAATACCATAGCATATTTAAAAATCCATTGAATCGCAAATTTTAAAGTTTCCAAAGCAATCTCCTCCGTCCACATGCATTTAGGTTCGCCTTCCATTAATTTATTGGCGAGTGGCTGTAATAGCTTATCAAACATTATAAAGGTCTCCTTGGATAAATTGAATTACTTCATCGTTACATCCATTTAATTTATACTTAGTAAAAGAAGGGAGTAACGGGCTAAATGGCTTATCAGGACAGACCAAATCCATTTAAATATAAAGCACATTACGATGCTAAAGTCAAAGGCATGTATGCTCCGTTGACATATACTGTAGAAATTATTCAGCCCGATAACGGCGTAATTAGTGTTCTCTTTAATGGTATTTCATATACTGAAAGCTTTATAGTTCAAAAAGGACAAGTAATTCGTCCTAGAATATCTACAAGTCCTGGTTATCTTGTAGATACGTTTACGATTAATGGTCAACCAGTAGTAACTGATAAAGAATATACTGTAGAAGAAAACTTAACCTTTGAAGCAACTACAAGAATTCAATCATTCTCTGTACAGATTAAGAATAATGCTTATGCTACTATTACTGCTACACTGAATGGTAAAGCTAATACTGGTAGCTTTTATGCTACATATAATGATTTGATTATTATTGATGCTACGAGCATTGAGGGTTATGATGTAACGGGTTTAAATCTTAATGGTGAAGATATCCATACTCAATTACCATATGAATATCGTGTAACTCAAGATACTGTTTTAGAAGTATTCACCGATATATCTAGAATAGATATCAATATTACTCAGCCAGATAATGGTGAAATTGTAGTTACCCATAACGGTAATAATTATAGAGATCATTTCATTGTAGAATATGGCGATGAAATAACTGTTAAGACTACATGTGATGAAGGTTATCACTTAACAGAACTCGTAGCTAATAAAGAAATTATCTCTGATGGTTATACTTATGAAGTATTTGAAGATCAAGATATCTCTGCAGTGATTAGTATTAACGTATATCATGTAACTATGCAGCATCCAGCCAACGGTAGATTGTCTGCTAGTACTAATGGATATAACTATGATAATAGCTTTAATATCAATCATGGAGACTCGGCATCTTTTGTTTGTTTAGTAGATGACGAAGAATCTTACTACCTCAGAGCACTGTATCTGAATGGTGAAGAAATTACGCAAAACGTAAAATATGCCATCACCAGAAACAGCATTGCCTATGCTGACGTGGCCGAAGTTGAAGTTGTGGAGACGTTACCATTCGCATAAATCAAACAACTGGTGCAACTATATATGCTTCATACAATAATAATATTTATTCTGATACATTTGTAGCTAATAAAGATTATCCGGTCACTATCTGGGTAGAACCATTAGAAATGTATAATATTACTGGATTTACTCTTAGTGGTTCTAATAGTGGTGTACAAAATCTTCCTGAATATGATCGTTACGTATTCACTGCAAATGAGAATAAAATTGTTAGTTGTCAAACCCAACTTAAAGTGTATAGAGTCCATTTAAACAATGTAACTGGTGGTACTCTTAGAGTAACCATGGACGGTAAAGATTATAAAAGCGATTTTGATATTATTTGGGGTCATCAGATCACTATCCATGTAGATCTTAATATTGCTTATAATCTAACAAGTGTTACATTAGACGGTGTCCAAGTAGCCGAGGGATCAACTCATACAATTACTGCTGAGGCAACAATCACATTTACCACAGCACTAAAACGATATCAGATCCAAGTAGTACAACCGGCTAATGGTAAGATTACGGTTAATGGTACAGTTGGCACATCGTTTACATTTACTCATGGTACACAGATAACCGTAGCGGCTACACCGAACTCTGGATATAAATTAAAATCATTTACTAAAACCGACTTATAAAATATTCCCAGTAGAGATCACTCTCTACTGGGAACAATTAATCATTGACCACCATCATTAGTAGCACCGGGATGATATTCTTCAATCTTAGCCATAATTAATTCTTCTAATTCTTTGATTTTATTAACTACAAAGTTTACATTGGTAATACTATAGATATCCGTTCCATCAGGAGTCGGAGCAGTAGGATTACCAATGAAAACAGGAGATTGTAATAATGCAATACGATCAGAAGAAATACCATTAACCGTATCAGCATTAGCTACAGTGATTTCTAATCTATCTGGATTAGCACCAGCTATTACATGTCCATTTACGTCTGTGGTTATTTGGATATAAGTACCATAAGTAACACCAGATTTAGGATGAACGTAGTTATTAGCTGCTTCTTCAATACCATCTAATTTGATTTTATCTTCTTTAGACATTAAGCCATTAGAAATAGAGGTTACTAATGAACCTTCTGCCATGTTATTCCAGCTTTCCTTTTCTTCTGCTGTTACATGGATTTCATTATTAGAAAGATGGTCATAAGACAAGTTTATTTTTTCGTTTAAGTTTATATTTAACTCTCGCTGAGTTATCTTATCTAATTGATCATTATAAGAACTAGGCATATTTTCACCTCATTTAAAAGATCTCCCATATCTAAATGATATGGGAGAATGATTTTAATTATTCAATAGTAGGAGTTTCATCAGCATCTTCTACTTCAGCAGTTGTATCAATTACATTGTCAATTGCTTGTGTAGAAGTCTCATCTAAAGATTGAGTTTGTTCATCTAAGTTGGTTACATACAGACCCTCTACTTGGTAACCCTCGTTAGCAAATGCTTGGATAGTAATACCGCTTGTTCCTTTCGGGAAGTCAAACGAAGTACCTACTTCACCATTTACTTCGATTCTACCATTTGCGGGCTGTTCAACCGCAATATTTACCATTTGCATAGAAGCTTCTACTGTAATAGTGGAGTCATAGTTAATTACCCAAGAACCACTAGCAGCAGCTTCAGCGTTTTCGTTTACAGCTACAGAGGTAATATCATAACCACTGTTCGGAGTTACTGTGTAGCTAATAGTAGTACCAGCATAGTACTTACCTTCACTACCAGGTTTATCAGGCGACAATGCTACATTAGCATTATCTGCATCAATAGTTACAGAGTACAGATCAGTATCTTTAGATACGTCCAGACGAGCTACTTCATAACCGCTATCCGGAACAGATTCAATCTTGATCTGTGTGCCATACGGATAATCAAACGTTGTACCGGTCTGACCGTTTACTTCGATATGACCACCAGTTTCTGGCTGGAATACTCTAATATTAAAGATCTTAGGCGAAGTTGTTACATTGATTACGTTATCATAGTTAATGAAGAACGAATCATTTGCAGCAAATTCATAACCGCTTCTTGTTACTGCTGTTATATCATAGCCTTCTGCAGGAGTTACAACTACTGCACATTCTGTACCAGCAGCATAGCCATCAGGATTAATAGGTTCACCGTTTACAGTAATTGTATAGGTGGATGCATCAGATCCTTCAGTTGTGATATGGAAGATATCACCCGGCTGAGAAATATCTACGCGATCAACATACCAACCCTCTTCGGGGATAACGTCGATAAGTAAGGAACTTCCATGTGGGAATGTATATTCGTTCTGAGTATCTCCGTTGACGGTAATAGTACCGTGTTCCGGATGGAATACCTTAACGTTATACATCTTAATGCTAGCGGCAACAACAAGAGTTGTAGCACCACTAATATTGAATGTATGATCAGCAGCAATAGTTTCACCATTAAGAGTGATATTAGTTACATTGTAACCTTCTTCTGCAGCTACAACTACATGTACCGAGTCTCCAGGTGTGAAAGTAAATACCTGAGAATCCTGAGTTACAGCAGTATCATTGATAGTAATAGAAGCACCCGTAGGTTTAGTTACAGTCAACGATACTTGGTCAAGTTCAGTATTAATATCATTATTGCTGATATATTCAGCACTCTTAGTTACAGTAATAGTACCAGAAGCACTATTAACGGTTTGACCAAACATAGTAAAGGAGTTTACCTTATAATTAGTGTCTGGTGTAACAGTTACAGATAATTCTGTACCATAAGGAATATAAACAACTCCAGCGGTATCAGTAGCTAAGAATTCAGCCCCATTTACGGTAACTTTGGAAACATGATTGGATGTTAATACATCAGGACTAATTTGGAGTCTACACCAACCCAAAATAGTAAATGTATTTTTAGAACACGAAATATGTTTAATAGAAACTTGTTTTGGAGAATCAATATCATCTAAAGTAGCAAGACTTGTTTTATTTTCAATCATTACGATCTTCTGATCGCTTACACTATAGACTTCTATAATAGACTCTACCAAATCTCTACGGCTCATATTAACAAATCCAGTTCCGGTATCACTACCGTCTTTGATTTGTTCACTATTCATAGGAATAGTTTCAAGCACTTCTTCAGATACAAAATATTTACCAGGCTCTAAGTCGAAATAACTATATGTACCACCGCTACCAGCAGTACAATAATCAGCGATATTTTCGCTTGTTAGAGTTACGATTTGCAATGCACTTGCAGTATCAGCATTACCAATAAGCCTGGAAGCAGTGAATTGACCGTTACCACTGATAACGGTTGACTTTAAATTAGCCATTTGCTTTCCTCCTTATTGATAATTTTTAGGCTCCAGTAATTGCAGACCAAGTCCCGGAGTTATAACGAGTATAAACCCTTGTAGGAGCAGCAGTATCTACTGCATATAAAGTATCAAATCTAACGTTGCTAATAGCACTTACTTCTAAAAGAAATGCTGCATCAGTTACAGGGCAATTAGTACAAGTAGCAGCTACTTCAGCAGTAGCAGTATAAATACCAGAGGTAGTTAATGTATTTAAATCGGTAGAAGCTGCAATTACGTTTTGTTTAATAGCAGTTGCAGTATCAGCATTACCAATTAAAGTACCGGTAATCGTACCGTTTACGATGGTACCACCTTTAAGTAAAGCCATTTATAGCTCCTCCTTTAAAATAGTAGTATGGAATTATTAGTATGTAAACCAACGAGCTCTCTGCGCTTAATGTAAAAATAGGTAATTATATTTATATATTATAGAGCTGAGATGGAAAGTGAGGGTAGTTAAAAATCTCCATATTAAATTCATAAGGGGGAATGTAAATTTATTTTAGTTTATTTGAAAGGAGGAATTCTATGCTTGAGTGGATTAAATCTATTTTAGCTTTCTTTGGGATTATTAAGAAACCCAGAATTTCTAAGAATCATTTTCTTATGAAAATCAATCCTGGGAATGCTAAGATCTTAGGTCCTGATAATATCCGTGTAGCATACTCTTATAGAGGTAAAACTATTAGAGTTGTTGCTATGAGCAGAAATCCGGATGTTCAAGTCAGGGATGTTGCTTTTAGAGATCCAGTAACAGAAAAACCAATCCGTCTTAATAGAGATGAAGTTGGTTTGTTCTCGGGTAAAATCTCTTTAGTAAAACGAGATTTAGATCTACTTATTTGCTACACTATACAATAATAGATATTATTGTGGGGTGAGTAAATGAAAGAATACCCGAAGAATTATGCAACCCTGAATACGGATGAAACTGTATATACAGGGAACTTCATATGTATAAATGACGTATATCCAGAAGACGATGATCGTTGGTATAAATTACTTGGGTCTACTAAATATACTTCTGGAGAATTATTCAATCGTCTTTTAGACGCATATGAATACTATACAAATCCTAATACTAAGCCAGATGATCCTACAGAACCTGAAGATCCATCTGGTGAAGGCGGTGCAACAACTACCACCGCTAAAGGAATGATTCATAATTGTTGTTCTACTGTATCTATCTTCCCAGGAAAGACCAGTAAAACAAATGTATTTGGATTATTCTCTGTAGAAACTTCTACTACTGTTTCTCCGAGAAATATTCATGTTAGATTTACTGACTTCAATCCAGATATTAAATGCAAAGCAATTAAAATGGATTGTGTACAGTTTAATGACATTCTTCAAACCTACTATACGACAGATCTGTCTAATGTAGAAGATAAAGAATTTGATATTTCCTTAGAGAAGTATGGTACTGTTTCACATGTAGTTCTTAGAATCTACTATGAAATCGTAGATTATGAAATCCCTGAAGAATAAAATATCCGGAACTAGAGAGCAATCTCTAGTTCCATTTATTAAGGAGAGATATAAATGAATGCTAGCTTTGTAATTGATCAGATCTTCATAAGATCTACCATAAAGAAACAAGTGTTTGAAGTTGTTGAACCATCTTGGTTTGATTTTAAACTTACTAAGCGTAGAACCAATACAGCTAAAGCACTCTTTTATTTGATTCTTACGAATAATCGTAGCTTCAGAATTGCTTTTAATAAATTCATTAAAAGCGATGGTATAAAAGAAATTACCGAAGCTATTACCAATCCAGCTCGTAGATATAATATTGTAGAGCTTAATCCTAACTTTACTGTTATGGAGAAAGCATTATTGGCTGGACCAGCTAATAAAGAAACTGGAATGGTTGCATTGAATAAAATGTGGGAGGCATTTAAAAAGGAAGTTCCTGTTATTTATAAAGAATCTCATCAACTCTTTGTATTCTATGAATGCATTGCAATGACCTTTATTAATAACCCTTCTATTGTAAAGAAAGCATATGGATTTATTAATGATTTGGATCATTATCTTACTTCACAGATGTATGCAAATCGTATACTTGAGCATATATCTATGACTACTGGAAATAAGGTATCAATTGCAGTTCCTGCTGAAATTGCATCTGATCCGTTCTTCAAAGCACGTGTTAGTTACGACAAAAACCCAATTACAATTACTATCACCAAACAGGAGGAAAATGAAAATGATTGATATTACTAATACTGAATATTTCCAAAAGAGTCCGGTTTCGTTCTTGCTGGTTCCGGAGAATTGCGCTTGGCATGACGTTTATCGTGATATTGTAAAGAATAGCGATTATGCTACAGCAGTAAAAACCCAGTTTTCTAAATACTCTCCGCAAGTATTTGTTGGTATTGTTAGACTGTTGGATAGTATTGAAGCGTTTGAAGAACTTAATTTTTATATGATTAAAGAGCATACTGCTCCTGAGGTGAATGTTGCCGACGTTGATGATCTTAAGAGTCTCATTTTACACCATACTAAAGCAATTTATGATAAAATGAAATTCGAAAATAATAGTATGAAAGATCTTCGTAGGCATCTTATCAAAAGCTGCTTTGTATTACACAGAGACAATGGCGATGATGAACTCGTCTATGATGTATTATCCATGAATAAAATTGCAGAGCTTGTTGCTGGTACTGAAAATGATATGAGTGAAACAGATATTTATATCTTAAACATGGCATACATTTCTGCATTATGCCTTGTTATTGATAAGACTTATCTTAAACGGGTAATAGACGAAGTTATTACCAAAACAGAATTAGCTATTGTACGTCGTCACGTATCTAATCTGAATAGCTGCTTAGCTAAAACAGATAAAGACACTGTGGCTAAATTGCTTGGCAAAGACTTTACTGCATTACGCTTAAAGAAATTAAAAGAAACTTTAAATGCATTAGATGCAGCCATTGCTAAACACGTAACTAAATAAGTCAAATAAGTAAACCCATGTACTTTCGTACATGGGTTTATTTTTTGCTTAGAATTAATATTCTTCAGCGATTTCGGCTACACTAAGTTTACCTACGGTGTTCAAAGTAGCTACAGTAGCTCCACCGTATTTAAATACTAAGTTACCGCCTTCTACAGCCATAGACCAATCACCATCTACAACTTTTTCTGCTGCAGCAGCAGTACCATTAGTATCTAATTTATCGTTCAGTGCATCATCTACGTATGGACGAGTAGCAAGAATTTCTAAATTGTCTTCCATACCAACTTTAAAGAGGTCATCACTCTCGTCGAATACGATATAATACGCAGCTTGTGTACCACGGTCAATAGTAATACCGGATTGACCTGCAGTTACACCAACACCAGTTTCACCATTATTCAATTCAATCATATTGTCTTTAGCAAGAACTGTTTCAGCATTTACTGTAAAATCGCCATTTATAGTAAGATTGCCTTGAATGGTTACATCGCTACTAAAAGTACCAGTACCAACATTGATATCAGTAGCATAAACAGCACTTAAACGTGCAGATTCAGAACCAAGATCTACTGCATTATTGCTAGTAGGAACTAAGTCTTTAGAGAAATTACCATCAGCATTTACTGCGGAGATATCAGAATAAGGCACATTAGTTGCTGCAGTTACATGACCATTAGCATCTACAGTAACAGAGTTATATGTACCACCAGTTACACCCGATTCCGGATGTACATAGTTATTTGCATTGTCAGCAATACCATTAAGTTTAACTTTATCTGCAGCACTCATTAAACCAGCAGTAGTTGTGCTAGCACTGTTAATGGGTAATTCAGATTCTTCTACTGTATTTTCAGCAGTTAATTCAGAGAAGTTAAGAACTGCTTCAGTAGCAGTATAATCTACAGACTCAATATTATATACGATACCTTCCAATGCCGGAATAGTAGGAGTATTAGTTAAATCTGTATAAGAACCGCTAGTAGCTACAGTAGATAAACCAGTAATCATAGAAGCAGGATGGTTTTCAGGATGAGTATACTTATTGGCACCTTCTTCGATACCTTCTAATTTAGTTTTATCTGCAGCACTCATCAAACCGGCCATGCCAGTAGTAGCATTAGCAATATCCGGATTAATACAAGTCCAATCAAAGTCTTGGTTTGCCATCCAGAATTTATAAGTTTCTTTAACGAAATATAATTTATATGGAACCGGCGCTAAAATAAGCGTACGGTCAGTGTCATCGTCTAAAAAGATTACGTCTGTAAGCTGAATACGAGTACTTCCATCTACATCAAAGAACTGTTCTAAACTATCTTTAACGTAAATTAAGTTACCGGCTCTTACGGGAACCGAAGAAAGATTTGCTTTATCTGTATCGACAAATCTTACAATTTTAGACATGTAGCTACACCTACTTTCATAATTTGCAAATTTACTTGGATGTAGTTTTAATTAAGTTAGACATAGGCCCGTAAGAGCCTATGTCAATTATTTTTTAGTCATTTTATTAATACCATTCGATATTATAGTAGCTCCTTGAGAAGCTAAAGTACCACCAAGAACAGATGCAACATCACTAGCACCATAAACAATAGCAAATACAATAGCTACTACCATTCCTATAGTAACAGCTAAGCTATTAAGATTGAGAGTGTCAAACATTAACTTATTAGAAGCGATACGATCGTCCTCATCATATCTTACTACCGGAGGAGGTTCATCTTTCTTATTAGAAGAAATAATCTCTACCCAACAAGACTTTTCTCCATCGTAAAGATAATCTGCTTCCTCTTCTTCTACATAAACAACCCATCTGTCTTCTGGTTTAAGTTTCTCAAGATCCGCTAGTGTTGCTACAGGTTCTTGACGAATACTTCTCATAATATCACCTTATGCAAAATAATCACTTACGCCACGTGCAATAGCAGCACCGATTTGATCGTAGTTATAAATAAGAATGTCTTGATCTAAATCATTGCTAATAAAGCCAACTTCCAAAAGGCATGCAGGAGCTGCTGTATGTTTAACTACATAGAGATTTGCTCCATTGGGGCCACCATCTTTAATACCTCTATTAGAAGTATCTCTTACTAATGTTTCAGATACATCGGGTCTTTGTGCTAAACGAGAGCCTACCATATAAGATTCTACTTGAGAATATACACAGTTAGCGAGTTTTTCACTATTAGCACTACCAGCATAATAGAATACTTCAGTACCATAAGCACCATTATTTACTGCGCCATTAATATGAATAGATACGAATACATCTGCACCATAATTATCCGAAGCAGCACAGATATCATATAATTCGTTTTCTTGAACTACCAGCACATCATACCCAACTTTTCTAAGATAATCTGCGGCAATGTTTGCGTATTTAAGAACGAGCTCAGCCTCGTTTCCTTTACTACCTACAACACCGGGATCCATCCCTACTTTATGACCAGCATTCAAACAAACTTTAGGCATACGTTAGATCTCCCTTCAGTGTTTAATATAACCCCAATCAGGGTTATAGCGATGTTCGAAACATCTATGTAAATTTGGCGAAAGGAGAATCGCGCGATAATGTTTAATCCAATTGATAGAATTAGTTTGGATGAATTGACACCTGAACTAAGAGAAATCATACTGCAATCAGACGCTAACTATGATAATATAGTTTTGTCTTTGCAGTCTCATATACAAGATACCACAGCACACGTTACGTCTGAAGAACGTACGTACTGGAATAATAAAGCTCCTATTGATAGCCCTTACTTCATAGGTACTCCTAAAGCACCTACACCAGAACAGGGTTCCAATAGTGATATGATTGCTACTACGAAGTTTGTTACTTTATACATTGAGTCTTTAGATATTCAAAATTCTACTACTGCAGAAAAATTAAAAACTCCTATCGCAATCTCTTTAGTAGGAAAAGCGAGATCTGAAACTTTAGTAACAGACCTCTCTGAAGATGTAGCTATTAATGTAACACAAGTAGATGCTACTGCTTTAACTGGTACTATTTCTCGTACTAATTTAACTGGTGAATATGATATTAGTATTACTGGTACTGCACAAAATGCAAATACCGTAGGTAATATGGATCCGAGTCAATTCGCTAAGATTAATTCTCCAGTCTTTACTGGTACACCGTCTGCACCTACTCCTGGTGTGGCGGATAATTCTACCCACATCGCAACCACTCAATACGTAAATAATATGCTTGATAAGATTATCGATGGAGATGGTACCTCTGTAGCAAGTGCTAATAAACTTACTGTACCGAGAGACGTATTTGTAACCGGTGTAGCATCTGGTCAATCCGTAGCACCGTTTGATGGTAGCGATAATCTTACTATTAATATTACCGATGTAGAAGGTACTCTTACTACAGAACAAATTACCAAGTTAGATGGTATCGATACTAACGCTAACTATTACGTTCATCCGGAAAATCATCCGGCGTCTATGATTACTGGATTAGCTAATGTAGCTACTAGTGGTTCTTATATTGATTTATCCAACAAACCGGATCTTTCTCAATATATTACAACTACAAGCTTAAATCAAGTTCTTCAGAACTATACAACTGATCAAGAACTTACTGATACTTTAGCTAATTATGTAACTACTACTACATATAATGAAGGTATTAGTAATCTTAATAATTCTATTCAAGAAGTAAAAACTTCTGTAACGGATCTTACAGAAAATATTGAACAGAATTACGTTACTAATACTAGTCTTGGTGATACATTAAATAACTATGTAACTTCTGATGACTTAGCTAATGGTAGTGTTACCGTAAGTTTAGACTACGAAGAATTACAGAATAAACCTGATTTATCTATCTATGCTAAAACAGAAGATCTTGCTACTGTAGCAACTACTGGTGCATATGCAGATCTTACTGGAACGCCTGATCTATCTAATTATGTAACTAATACTAGTTTGACTAGTACTTTAGAGAATTACGTAACTGATAGTGAACTGAGTACTACACTGAATGACTATGTAACCTCTGATAGTCTTTCTACAACTCTGAATGATTATGTATTAGCAGATACATTTACTGATACACTTGCAGACTATTCTACTACTCAGCAAATCAATACTACCTTACAAGATTACGTAACTTCTGAGAATCTTTCCACTACCTTACAGAATTACGTAACTTCTGCTGATTTAGCTGATGGTGAAATTACAATTAATCTTGATTATAACGATTTACAGAATAAACCTGATCTCTCTGTTTATGCTACTATTGCAAGCTTAGCTAATGTAGCTACTTCTGGTTCTTATAATGATTTATCTGATACTCCGACTATTCCTACTAAGGTATCTGATTTAACTAATGACTTACCCTTAGCATCTGATTCTCAGAACGGTTTAATGTCTTCTGAAGATAAATCTAAATTAGAATCTATTAATGTCACCGAAGAAGGAGATATTACTATCAATAATGGTGTAACTATTCCTGATACGGCTGAAATTAAAATAGGGGAATTTAGATTTGCAGTAAACTCTGGTATTCTTTATTTGTATCAAAATAGTACTCCTATTATGAGTTTTGCTGCTGGTACAACTACAATTGAATCTAGTGCTTTAATGGTATTAAGTGATATTAGTGCAACCAATGCAGATATTACAAATATTACCACATCCAATCTTACCGAACAATAATAAAACTACCTCATACCAGCAATGGTATGAGGTTAAATTTTTAATGTCATAAAAACCTTAATAGTAATATGATTACGAAAAGGGGTATTGTAATGAACGACGAACAACAGACTCTTGATTATGTCGATAAGATTGCCGATGTACTTACTAATTATATATTAGATATAATTAGTTTAGAAGAATTAAAAGATACTTTTTTAGGAAAAAATACTATTTATAAGACTTATTTACTTCAAGTATTAGACGTAACCGATCTTACTTTTAATAACAGGATCTTTTCTTTTAAAGAAGCAATAGATACTATGTTTGAAACCAAATCTATAAATTTTACAGATAAAGAAAGGCTTAATGCTGCTTTAGAGAAATTTAAAGATTGTGGTTTTGTAATAGCTCAATTACCATATTATTCTAGCATGCTTCAATTGAGTGAGCCTGATACTACAATATCTATAATGGTAAAAGATATGAATAATGTTTATGATACAGATACTTCTAAAGGAGCTTTCTTTGCTGAAAATAAAGTAGCAAGCGCTACTCGTTCTGACTTAGAATATATAGTATTAGCTTTATCTATGCTTAGTTTATCTAGCAGATTAGCTTTTACAACTTTTATGAAAGCATTTAAAGATGCTACTAATAAGCAAGAAGTATGTGAAGCTTTCTCTATTATCTTAGGAGAAAGCGTAAAAGAGTTACTTAAATTTACGGAGGATAAAAATGAGTGAATTAAATACAATGGATAAGCTAAAACATATAGCTTATCGTATTATACAAAACAATGCTAATAGAGATAAAGATAAGAAACAAGTCTTAAAAACAGCTAAAGGAAGAGTTACTTATCTCTCAGTAAATGACATTTCTAGAATAGCTTTTGAATTACAGAAAGCAGTAATTAATCAAACTACTATGCTTACTCTTATTACAGTATCACCTGTTACTGGGGCAATGATACCTACGGAAGTGACTATCTCTGAATTGATATTTATGGGTGAAGAACTTTCCAAATTCTCTAATACTATAGATTCTAAGACTGCATCTAATATCAATAAAGTAAGAAATGCTAAAGATATTAATGAAGTAATGGGTCTTATTAAATCTATTAAAGAAGATAATGATAGATTAGAGATCATTTATCAGAATTCCGTTAGATAGTTTATTTAACCACATACTTATAAATATTCCGTCTAGGAGGTTTATAAGATATGGCTTTTGATTTAAAAAATAAAGTCTCTTATGTAGAGCTTACACCTGAACTTCAAGCTTTAATAGATTCTAAAGCTGCTCAGGCTGATTTCCTTGCACATAAGAACGATAATGATATTCATATCACTGCTCAGGAACGTCAGACCTGGAATGCAATGCTTGATGAAGCAAAAGAGTATACTGATTCTACGATGGATACCATTGTTGGTTTAATTCCTGATGAAGGTCAAACCATCATTGAAATCGTAAATACTAAAGTTGATAATACTGTATTTGAAGAATGGAAAGCAACTCTTCATCAAATCGCATATACTGGTTCTTATAATGACTTGGTAGATAAACCAGCTTCTATTTCCTTCTCTGACCAAGCAAACAAAGCCTTGGAAGCAGATCATGCTAAAGAAGCTGACCACGCCAAAGAAGCAGATCATGCAAAAGAAGCAGATCATGCTAAAAATGCCGATACTGTAAATAATATCGGTGTATTCATACAACCGACTCCGCCCACTCTGACTACAGATTTTGCTCTGTGGTTTGATACACACCGCCAGGTCTTAAACGCATATTATTCTGGATCTTGGAAATCTACCCGTGCTGTATGGGCTTAATATAGATATCTTGAAAGGAGATTTTTAGATGGCTATTACTACAGATCAATTGACTAGACCTGCAGATGTAACTAACTTGTTTAAAACAAACGTAGTTAATATTGTAGTGTCTTCTGATCTATATCATTCCGGTATACTGCCTTCTTTAAGTGGTACTGCTGGTACTTTTATAGTTCCTGCTGCAGATATGGATCCTCTTTCTGCAGTTCAAGTAGGTACTATTGATATTGGTAGTACTGATGAAGACATTTCTGGTCAAACCGTATATAATGTATTACTTGGAATATTAAGAAACTTCTCTCGTGTAAGAAATTTTAGGTTTGAATTATATTATAACGGCAATTTAGAAAGATCTATGGCTGGTAAAGGTGTATTTAAAACGACACTTCCCGCCATAGGTGGTGGTTATATAAGAAATCTGAATGGTTCCCTTATGGCTGAACCTTCGGTATCTAATAGCATTAGCGGTACATCTCCTGATGCTGGTGATATTACTCGGCTTTTTACTAATATGCTTAATGCGTGGAGAACTATTGCTAATACTCAGTTAGTTTATCAATACATGAGTTGTCATAGCTCTTGCCACTCTGATCATGCTAATAGAGGTCGCAGATAATATGAAATATATCAACATTGACAATGTTGATCTTGATAAACGATTACCTAAAATAGATTTCAATTTAGATGACGGAGCATACGAATTAGCATGCTCCGTCTTTAATAATTGTAATCTACATTGCAAATTCTGTTTTCAAGATCATAGTTCTCTTAAACGATTTGATCAAATTAGATCTGAGATGAAGACTATTCCAGATATTTTGATTAAATTCTTACAAGACGAATCTAAAAAATATACAATAAACAAAGTGCATTTTAAGATGTGGGGCGGAGAATTGTTTTATGACGCAATTCCCGATGATTTTTTTGATTCGTATTATCAAATCTACAAGAGACTCGTAGATTCTGGCATAGCCGAAATGCACCCTACATGGCTAACTAATCTTACTTATAAGAAAACTTCTAGAGTATATGAATTGGTCAAAGCTACCAATGGCAATCTTTGTGTTAGCTTTGATCCGATAGATCGATTTTCTACTCCTGAAGAAGAACAGTTGTTTACTAAGAATCTTAAAGAATTTTCTCGTAAAGATATAGATAAATCATTTTCTATTACTTTAGCTAGAAAGGCAATTAATAAATACATTCATAGCTCTTGGAATGATTCCTTAAAATATCGTACCGATATTTCTTATTATACTCCTGGGGCTAATTGGAAAGAAGATATTCCAGATGATGAAGATATGTATAATTTCTTTAGATGGACAATAGATCATCAATATTATTTTATTCGACCAGCATTTGATATATTAGCAGCTTTCCTTGGCTATCCAGTAAAGCATTATTGCAACTGTGCAAAAGCGGCTCAATATCAAGACGGAAAAGTATTTAAAAATTGCGCTTTACGTGCAGATTCTTCCATACCTCAATCCGCATTTTATAAAGAATTTACTTCTAAAGTAGATGAAACTAATTGTGCCGAATATAAAAATTCGTTAGGAATTCTTAAACGTGGGTGTTTAGATTGTGAATGGTATACAAACTGTCAAAAGCCATGTTGGGTATCTTTAATATTTGATGGGTATAAAATCTCAGTATGCCCATTTAAAAGATTATATCGATATCTTGATACGTTTGATAGAAAAGATTTAGAGTTTTATTATAATGCATATTTACCGTTATGGGAGGAATAGGAGAAATTATGATTAATAGATATGATCCACATCATTTTACTCTTATCTGTGAATTATTCTCTGCATGCAATTTACATTGTAAATTCTGCTTTAAGAATACAGAAAATCCAGATTTGGATATTAATTATGATTATATTGCTAAAACTCTACCTGAAGATATACGAAGAGAACTACTTCCTGAATTTGTAGAGCGTAAAGTAGATACTTTATTATTTAATATCTTTGGTGGAGAAATTCTCATGGATGAACTTTCAGATGAATTTTTTGATAGTTATCGTGAACTTAGAAAATCTGTAGGAGATATGATTCAAGAGGTTCTTCCAGATTGTACCATTTATTGTAATATTTCTTCAAATGCGATCTTTAAGAAAAAAGAACGAGTATTAAAACTTTTAGAAGATCTTGATGCTAAAATAAATATCTCATATGACCCACATGGTAGATATACAAGCCAAGATCAGTTTGATCAAGTTAAAGAAAATGTAGAATTTTTCCGTCAAGCTCAAAGATTAAATTTGATTGTTTTAACTCCAACTAGACCTACTATACAAACTTTAATGGCTAATCCATCTAAATATATAGATTGGTTACCTAAAGACATTGTATTAGATTTATCGTATTATTTGCCTATGAATAATGATAATGATGTACTTGCTCCATCTGATGATGAATTAGCAATATTTTTTAAATGGTGTATTGATAATAGGCTGTTTAATGTGGGCGAAATTAATGGCTTTTTTGTTGAATATATAGATCCTAGCAGAGAGATTCATAGTTATTGCCATGATGCTAGAATTGCTACTAAAGTAGGAGATAAATCGCTCTTTAGTCATTGCTGTCATGGTATGATAACAAACTTCTATCTCAAAGGAGAAGAAGAATACTATGGCGAAAATTATAAACTGCTTAAAGAAGCTAAAGAAGATAAGCGTCTTATAGGTAGACGTTTACGAAATTGCTTATTGTGTGAATACGAAGATCGTTGCCCAGGAATGTGTTTTTCAACTGTAATGTGGCATGGATCTAAACTTAGTAAATGCCCAATTAAAGTTGCATTTGAATATATTTCTGAACATCCAGAAATTGTAGAAGAATTTAAAAAGTCTAACGCAGGCGAACTCAAGAGGTGAAATTATGTATACTTTACCGTTTCAGATTAACGAATTAGAATCCCTTAAAGAATTAGAATCTATTGAAGTAGATATGAGCAAACCGAATTTCCCGGAGAATCTTGATCCGATCAAGACTAGCTTCATTTATATGAGAAATATTGGCTTTGATAATCTTAAACCCAATTTCTCTAGATTGTCTAAAGAAGATAAGTTTAAATATCTTGAAGAATATATCTCTACTAATATTGATATTTCTGATTATTGTACTCCATTGATTTATACATGGGCAACAATTTTTATTGATCAGTATAAGAAAGATGATCTTAATATTCTTAGCAGACAAGAAACAGAAGAGTTTGTTAAAACTCATAAAGACTTAATCAATCACTTACGTCAATTCATTATGTCTCTTCCGGTATATGCAATGTATCGTTTTAACCATGAAAATATGTATACCTTAGAAGATATCACACATTCCGATTTTGATGGATTTGGTTCTAATTTGTATACTGTTTTGAAATATATGGATCTTGCTTATTTAATTATTTCCAATCAAGCAACTCTTGGAGATAAACCTCCAGTATTTTACGATAAATACTTTACAGTTGAAAACAACCAATTAATGGAAGTAATTGAAAATACTCCAATGATGGCAGCACTTAATGCGCTTGCCACATCTGAAGATAATATCTGTAAACAGATATTAGACAAAGGAGACAAATTAGATGATGGATTATGTAATAACGAAGTATGTGACTGATGATACTCCGTTTACAATGAATGCTAGAGTTGATTTAAAACCGCGTTTTTTGTATTACGGTAATACTCAGCTCACAGATAAAAAATGCATTAAAAATGTTTATGCGTGTACCGAGAAAGGTACTCTTGCTAATACTGGTAGACATACTATATATTGCTATGGTGCTGTAAAAGAAGGAGACTATCTTACTACAAGTGAACTTTATGGTACAGCAATGTCTATTATTAATAAAGATTTTGCATTTGCTGTTGCTGTATCTGACAAAAAATCTTCTGGAAGGGTAGGTCTTGTCGATGTTGTATTTTTATAAACATAGGATTTATTTTTATTTAGAAATGAATACATTAGATGAATTTCTTACTACGGAATCATTTCCGTACTGTAAAGCATCAGACCTTAAAAATCTTTTCCCTAATATAACTTTATTTGATACTATAGACAAAGCTACACTTACTGAACAATCTGGCTATAAATTTCTTTTAACTCCAGAAGAATTTCGTGGATTTGTTGAAGATTGGGTAGCTCATTGTACTGTCAATAAATTATATAATTGGGATGGTGCGGTATTCTTTATAGAATATATTAATACAATTAAACAGATTGCTAAAATAGATGCCGATTATCAATTCGACGGAAAATGGGAAGGCGATGTTGGTCTTTATAATGAAGAAAAGATCAATCTTTTAGAAAAAATCGATGTATCTAAGAAAGTTGCTTCTCCTATCATTATTAATTCTCAGTGTGAACCTGAATTATCTATGAAAATAGAAGATGCTTTATATGCCTTAAAGCATAATACGACCTCTTTATATACTAATGAGATTAATGATCTCATTAATTATAATATCCGTCGTATGGGTTTAACCAAAGCATTATACGAAAACTTTTCTGCCGGAAAAGATCAAAGTATTTTTGATCCTAATAAACTTGATCTTAGTCAAGATATTACTATTAAGGATATTGATTATTCTAATCCTAACTGTATCTTTTATTTCTACTATTATTCTTTCTTGCCTGGTATTAGAACTAATTTAGTGCATTTAAAAAGAGTATTAGGAGAAATGGCTAAGTGATTGTTCACATAATGACCAATTTCTTTTGTAATTATGCATGTGATTATTGTTATCTAGGGTCTTTGAGAAAAGACCCTAGTATTATTAATCTTGAGCTATTACAAAAGCAACTTTGTGATATATCTGAAAAATACGGCAAGATAGAAAAGATTAATTTATATGGTGGAGAAATAACCATTCTTGATAAAGATTTTATAATAAAAATAGTAGAATTATGTAAACAATACGCTACTACAAATATCATTACCAATCTTTCTGATCCAATAAAAATATCAGAAATAATTAAACAAACAAATTGTGAATATGCTACATCGATTAATGAAGAACGTGACTGCTATGATGAAACTTTATTTAATCTAATGCTAGTAGAAAAAAGACCTACTACAATAACTCAAGTAGTTACGCCTTCTTTGCTTAAAAAATCTCCTAAAGAAATACTTAAACAAGCAGAATCTTTTAATACAGAATATATTGAATTTTTACAATATTTTCCTAGTAAAACTAATGATTTTTGTTTTCCTATGAGTAAAACTCCTAATAGAGATTACTCAAACTTCCTTAGGGACATTATAGAAGAATATTGGTCTAAAAACTATCGAGTAAAGATAGAAAATGTCGAAGAATTAGAACAGGTAGTAAATGGCGAGTATACTCCATGGATGGATAACGCTATCTTTATTACCCCTAGGAATGAGTATGCTGTAGTAGAATATTTTAATTCCGTAGAAAATCCTAATCTGGAGAAATTTACTATTTTAAAAGATTTAGATGAATATGATGAGAAATGTAAAAAAGAAAAAATAATATTTGGAATTTGCCCTTATTGTCATTATAACGATACTTGTGAGTATTATGGGTATTGCTATGCAGAACACTTAAGAGCAAGAAAGAAAGGAGACTCATGTCCGGGACATTACGGACTGGTGAAATGGTATGCGAGGAAACGAGAGGAAAATCTATATAAAATTGACTGACTATTGTAATTTTCATTGCGCTCATTGCTATCATAATTTCCGTTTAGATATTGGAGATCCCGATAGTAATAAGAACAAGTTTAATCTTGACACTTCTAAAGCATTAGAATTTGTTAAGAGATATACAGATTATTATGGTTATTATGTATACATTATATCTTTCCATGGCGGAGAACCGTTCTTATCTAAGAAACATATCGAAGCCATGAGAGAATTCATGGATAATTTTATTGAATGGAATAAATCCACTCATAAGATTAAACATGAAGTATATTTTGATGCTACAAGTAATTTAGCTCCATCAGATTATAGATTATTCGATGAAGAAATACTTCCGACTATTTTAAAATATTTCCGGTTTAACGACAAACCATTCATTAAGACTTCTTGGGATCCAATCCCAGTAAGATTTAATGTATATGGAGACTATGTAGACTGGTTAAAGAATATTAGAAAATGCAAAGATGCTGGAGTATATGTCAAAGTAAATATTTGCCTTACTAAACCATTATTAGAAATGGGTATAAAGAAACTCATCGAAACTATTAATACGTTTAAAGTAGACGAAATTCACTTTGAACCACTTACTGAAACTACTACTCCAGACCATAGTCTTATCCCTACGTGGAAAGAAGTAGATGAATTTTTAACAAAATTATATGAGTCCAGATCACTTATACATGAGGGAACTAAAATTGAGACATTTACAGAATATGAGCTCGCTATAAACGGCGCATTCTATGGTTGTAGAGAGAGAAAATGCTCTGCAACCGTAGTTACTATAGAAGCCAATGGCGATATTTATACTTGTCCCAATAGTTTCCAAAAGATCTGCACTTATGAAGACGATATAGATACTTTCCGTAAGAATATAATGATACCTTGTTCTGCGGAAAAGATTAGATTCGATAAATGCTATGTTTGTGAATACTATAAAAATTGTAATGGAGGGTGTTGGCAATTATCGTTAGATTCTAATAATGACTGTCCGTTTTATAAGAATCTATTTGAAGCGATAAAGAAAGATCATGAAACTGAGTGATGTATATAAACGTCGTAAAGAAGTATATCTTTACACTGAATTTGATGACGTAAATTTAGAGTATAAATATATTCCCATGGATAAGGAAGATCTTATTCTACAGATATTTGAATTCTTTAAGAATGGATCTCTCCTTATCTATCCAGCTAAAAGTTATTTTGTAGCATTAGTATATGCTGCAGCAATGGAGAAGTATTTCCATATAGACTTCTTTGAAGCATTAGACTCTAAGGAATTATTATTTGATGATAAATATTTCGTTCCTTATTCTAAAGCTAAGGATATCTATAATGCAGTAATCTTTTGTATGAATGGTCATGAACAGATTTTAAATTATGTAGATGCTATTCATCCTACAATAGATTATTTTAAAGAAGAATTTTCTATAAAGGACTGATATTATGGAGCTTATTATAAAACCAACTTCAGCATGTAATTTTAAATGCAAATTCTGTGCTGCTAGTGAATTAAATATTCCTACATTACATCAAGTTCCAGCTATGATGGCTAGTCTTATTTATGACTTAAAGCCTACAACAATTATCGTTACTGGTGGAGAACCATTTATGTGTCCTCCATCATTCTATAGAGAACTTATTTCTGTAGCTAAAGATATAGATGCTACTATTAGTATTACATCTAATCTTTGGCAATGGTATAAAGAAAGAGATCGTTGGAAGAAATCTGGAGTTTTAGACAACCCCAGAGTCGAAGTAGGTACTTCATTTAACTATGGAGATACTAGAGGCACTTCAAAAGAAGTATTTACTGTAGAGAAATTTGAAATGGTATTAGAAGCTTTCAATGAAGATTATGGTTATAAACCAACATTCATTGGTGTAATAGATCAGAATAACGTAAAAGATTTTGATAAACATTTGGATCTTTGCGCTAAGCATGGCATTTCATGTAAACTTAATGCAGCAAATGCTATAGGAAATCAAAAGATACCTTTCTCTAGACCAGATTTAATGAAAGAATATTTAAGAATCATTAAAGAAGGTAAAGAGGATTTAGAGCAAAATTGTAGAGATAGAGTTTTTGGTAGTTGTCCATTTAACACCAATTTTATGTGTAGACAGTCCATTAGAGCTATTTATCGTGGAGCAGATAGTTCTATTTACTGGTCTCATTGTGAAGAATTACTCAATCTTGGTATAGGTAAAAAACTATGTGATGACTATGGTGTTATTACAGAAGAATATGAAAAATTTATTAAAGCTACCAATCCAGAACCCACTCAGCCTACAGCAATAATATCTTCTAAGTGCTATTATTGTGAATTATATCGACTGTGTAATGGGTGTGCTATAAATCAATTAAATGCAATAAGAGATCCTAAATATTGTGAGAAAATGCTTGAAATTAAAGATGAGATTATTGATTCGGGATGGAAAATATGACACTATATGCTTTAATAACAAGAAACTGTAATCTTGATTGTTCTTTTTGTGATATTAAAGATAATTCTCCTGAAGAGTTTAATCTTACTAAATTTATCTATACGATCAATGAATTCCAAGGAGAAATTATTCTCTTTGGGGGAGAGCCATTCTTTCATATAGATAGATTGATGAGTATTATTAATTCTACTGATAAAGAATTATCTATCACTAGCAATCTAGTAATACCACGGTTTCCAGAATATATTGAAAAGATTAATCAGAATAAGATTCATATCTCTACTTCATGGGGACTTGAGAGATTTGATCTTGTGCAATATAATACTTGGCTTGATAATTTAGTATTGATTAAAAATCCATATGTAATTATTACTCTTACAAAAAGACTTTTAGCTTCTGATCCAGTTGACGTTATTGATCTTATTAAACGTTGGCCCCAAGGAACAGTAGTGAAATTCGAACCAGTAATTGATCCACAATTACCAAAAGAGACTTATGATTACATGTCTGATTGGTTAATAAAATTAGCTATTAAATGGAATCTTAAGAATCGTTTTGTAGAGAATTTTAGTTATCCTATGGAGTATCATGACTGTAAGGATGTATATACTCTATTACCAGATGGAAAGCTGTTAAATATATGCCCACATCAACTCACAGAAAAGAAATCGTTCTGTAATGATTGTTTAAACTGTGAGTATAGCGATAAATGTAAACCATGTACTCTCCAGACGTATTGCTACTATAAGAGGTTCTTAGCATTTATGCTTAATATTCCCTTAAAGAAACAGTATAATCTGAATTGGAAGTGAAGAAGATGTTTAAAGCAATTGCTAAATTTTTTCGATCAAGAACTGATGAGATACAAATATCTAAGTATAAAAGAAACTCTTATCTAGTAAGATCTAAAGTAGCTATTAAGCATGAAGAAGCTCTTCTATCTAAAGGCTATTTTGAGATTACTAGCGATACAATAAGATTTCTTGATAACGGTTCGTATAAGAATATTGCTTCTTATACAAACATAGAACTCCAAGACTTTAAGACTGGAATTCCTATTGGCTATGTATTATTCCTGAAGACTTATGGTGTGGAGTTAATCAAGTCTAATTATGATTGGCTTAGAGAGCATCTTCCAGAAATGGATCCAGATGAAGAAGACTTTCAAGACAAAGTAGCCACTGAAGTATTAATTGCTCAACTGATTAAAGAGATGGAGGACAATAGGAAATGAGTTTTGTAGAAGTGGATACATTCAAAGAGTGGTTTAATAATATTATTGATGAGACTTATGATCAGGTAACAGATGACCAGGGACGTATCTACTTTTCTTATGTAGAAGAAGTATTAGAAGTCCCGGTAAGAGCTAAATTATATTCTCTTACTAGTATTGAACTGAAAAACGTTAAATATGGCAAGATGAAGATTCCTATGTATTTTAAACCCGATAAATTCCAAGACTTAGAACCAATCTTAAGAATATTCGATTCTGGATATCTTAGAAATAAAACTACTGAATTAGTAATAACTGATTCATATGGTAATATGGCTCAATTCTATTTGGATGATTTCTATATCTTACAAAAGCTTCAAGTTTCTTTATTGTATTCCAAACAATTAATTGATGCTCAAATTGGCTATTTCAAAGGAAGTCTTCTTCCGTTATGTAGTGCTAGTGGAGTAATCAATCTTAGCAAATCCCAATTCATTGACAAATTTCATAATACTATGAATGCCGTATATGAAATGGCTAAAGATCTACCAGTATATGATATGGATAATGAAAAGGATTATGGTAAGAAATATAAGAAGAAAGAAGATAATGAACCATTTACTACTGAATTTGACAATGGAGGTTTAATGAATTGAAACGCGATCAAGGCAAAGGACCAATGGTAAGAAGTAAATGTATTTTAACTCTTACCGAACCTAAACAGAATAATTATATGACACTTATCTATTGCAATGAATATAAGCAAATGAAAGAATTACCCTTTCAAATTATAGACTGCGCTAAGACTAAGTCTATTAATAATTTCTATGCTAATATGTATTATTTAGAAGATTTACCCGAATTTCGCAACGCAGAAAATCTTACCAGTATAAGTGGTCTGTGTCGTAACTGTAAATCGTTAAAATACATTGAAGGCCTCTTTAATTCTGCCCAAGTAGAGGACTTTAGCGAGGCATTTTTGGGTTGTGCATCTATTGATGAATTCCCAGAAGCTTTTGATTTCTCCTCTGCTAAGAATTATAAAGACATGTTTAAGGGTTGTATTAAATTAGAAAGAGTAGTACTTAAAAACGTTCCTGAGAATTTTGATGCTACTCTCTTAGGAGCTCCGGAGAGCTGTGAAATAGTAATTGAATAGGATAACTTATTAGTAATCAATTTTGAAGGGAGACTAACCAATGAATTTTATTAAACGTATTATTTGTAGTCTTTTTGATTTGGTAGACGAAGATCAGTACGAAGATCTTGATAAGAAATATCAAACCAATCTTAAAGAACTCGAAGCAGCCAATGAAAAAGTTGATAGTCTTACTAGCGAACTGAATACTCAGTACGACAAAGTTAAAGACATGGCTAAACAAGTAGCTGAGGCTGAAACTGAAGTTCTTAAAGCTAAAACTGATCTTGAAACCGCTAATGCAAAAATTGCTGATCTTGAAGCACAGCTCGCTGCCATGGAAGATGCTGATATAGTAAACGATCTTAACAATCAGATCGGTGATCTCAAAGCTCAGCTTGAAGCTTCCCAGGCAGAAACTGCTGTAGTTAAACAAGAACTTGAAGCAGTTAAAGCTTCTGAAAAACAGGCTCTTGATGCAGTAGAAAAATATGCTGATCGTGTAACTGAACTTACTGGTCAAGTAACTGAATACGAGAAAACCATTTCTCAGAAAGAAGTTCAGATTGCTGATCTGAATAATGCAGTTGTTACTCTTAACAACAAAATTACTGCTCTTGAAGAAGAAAACAAACGCTTGAATGATCTTCTTGAATCCAAAGATGAACCTACTGAACCGGAAGAACCTGAAACAGTAACTGTTACTGTAGAAGAAAATCCGGAAGTAGATGTATATCTTAACGGTGAAATCAAAGTCGGTGCTAATGAATATGAAAAAGGTTCTTCTTTAGTTATTGAAGCTAAAGCAAAAGATCCTGAAAAACAAGATCAAGTAGTACTGAATGTATCTGAAGTAGATGACAATAACATGAACGTTGCTCCTCAGGTATTAGAAGTAACTGAAGAACCAGTTGCTGCAAAAGCTGAAGCAGTTGCTACTACTGCAACTACTAGCAAATCTAAAAGACGCAAAAAGAAAACTAACTAATTTTAATTCTTCATTATTGTAATCACCTCACCCATAAAGAATTCCCACTTACCATCACTGGTAAGTGGGATTCGTTTTAGTCATGTAAGACTTTAATATTGTTTCCGGAGTTAGATTTGTTATTGTTTTTATTGGTAGAAGTATTACGCCTTCTTCTACGTCTATGCGGTTTAAAATCGTTAGAGGTTTTATCATAGTTATTAAAATTCTCAATGCTATTATTATAAGAAGCAAGTTTTTCTTTACAAGCTTCTAATTCAGAAGTTATAGCAGTTATCTTAGCATTGAGAGCAAGTTCTGATTGGCTTTTAGATGCTTCAAGAAGATTTCTTTTATTAATCTCTTCTCTAACGGCATAGTTCTTTTCTTTAATAGTACACAAACCAAAGAATTTTAGGATTTTACTAATCATCGAATAATCGCTCCTTTTACACATCTTCTTCTCTAAATTAGTTAGCAATAACTTGACCGGTAGGAGTCATAACAACTTTAAGTACGTCATTATAGAGGAACATCAGGTTGTTCGAACCAAGGTTATCACTATAAATACTCCAATTACCAGATACAAAGGTTTCGTTCTGACCTTCATCATCGTTGATCGGATTATAAACGGTACCGCTACCACCAGGATTTTCATCCGGAGCAATGTAAGTTGTGTTAGCATCAGACGGTACACCAACACCCATACGACTAAGTCTTGTAGCTAAGAAAGTAAATTCAGTGTTCTTCTTAGCAGTATAGCCTAAGAGAGAGATAGATCCATTATAATTATCACGATAATTATAGTTATTTACAAGACGAATACCGTCTTGATATACTGTTAAATGATCCATCAAATAATCAAAAGATAAGGCTTCATAATTAAAGGTAACTTCTCCGTCTTCTACGGTAGTATAAACTAATTCACTAGTAGTAACATGGAACGGTACTCCCATAAAAGCATAGAAACGCTTCTCTTGGTCATTATAGAACAAGCTAATTACCTCGTTAGGATAAAGTGTCTCACCGATTATTCTATTGTAAAAGTCCATGTAAATTGGTATAGCTTCGCCACCATTTACAGACAAAGTAGCGTTTTGCTTAATAGTTGTATTTAATCTAAGATGAATAATATCAAAGTCACGTAAAACATAGTTTGGTGCATATGCTGTAATATTCAAGCCATCACCACCGGCGTGAATATATCTAGCCTGAGGAGATCCAAGAGCTTCAAGTTTTGTTAAAATGTTTTCATAAAGCCTTGCAACAGCCGCACTCGTAGCGACTGCACCGATATCATTATCAGTTAATGCAGAGGAACGTCTTTCCATTCTATCAATAGGAATAGTTCCTTTGGCAATATATTTACCATCCATATACGGATTTACTAATTCCGTAGTCAAAGGATGTTTAGAGTTATATAAGAATACGAAAGTTACTGTACGACCGCTCTGTACAGTAGTATCATCAGTAAAGGTTAAAGTATCACCATTTACAGTATAACGATTATTAGCTACAAAAGTAGTACCAATAAATACCATAAATGTGTTACCACCAGTATCATAATTTTCAAATGGATAAGGGATATCAAAAGACTTCTGACCGGCCTGAGTAGCTGTTACAGTAGCTGTACCAGTACCGAGTCTAGTTAAAGTTTTAAGAATATCTTCTACAGTAACACCATTATCAGTGTAAATGCCTCGAGCTAATCCTCGAGGAGCATATAACTGCTGTTGAGTACCAGTACCTTTGGTAATGGTACCAAGAATCATTTTATCATAGATCTCTAAGATATCTTCAATATCAGAAGTTTGATCTACTAAATACCACCCACGGAAGCCATCGTGTCTATAGAAAGACTTACTATCAAGAGGGCAATAAATGGTATAGCTATCGGGATTAGGATAATTTAAACGTTCTTCTTCTGTAGCTAACCAAACAACTGCAGTGGTTTTAAGACGAGTACCACCGTTTATATCATAATAAGCTTCATCAGTATCAAATAAGTAAATGATTTGGCCTTCTACAAGTGGAAGACTTGACAGGTTCATACTATCTGTCTCATTATATGTTAAGGCAGCCACTTAATTCAGCTCCTTCCAATATATTAGGATTACTCTAATGTTTAATCAAGCCAGAAAATACAGAGCTAGAGAATTAACTCTAGCTCTGCACTTTGTACGGAGGTTATATTATGCTTAAATTAAAGATTTGAAGTTTATGCAGGAACTGAATTATTCACCAGCACCAGCGGCAGGAACAGTTTTCCAGGTAAGAGCATCCATAACAGCTTTTTCGGAAGCAACTTTGGTATCAGCACCAGCGGATTCCGGAATAGCAGTAGAGATGTCAGTTTTAGCTACATAACCAGACAGATCAACATCAGCTACAGCAGCAGCGATTGCATCAGCAACAGCTTTTTCGGTAGCCAATTTGGTAGCAGTCGGAGCTTCTTCCAGAGCTTCACCACCAACGGTTACAGCAGAAGCTTCTACTGCAGCACCGTCAGCAGCAACAACTACAACAGCACCAGCAGTTGCGCCAGTCAGTTTGTCCATCTTGGTAGCGTCTTTAGCAACTTTCAGGCCAGTAGCACTAGAAGTTAAGAGGTTACCTTCTTCGGGGTCGATTTTTACAGTAGCAGTGATAACGTTAGAACCAGATACAGATACAGTTACGTTATCGGTAGCAGCACCAGTGTAAACGTCAACCAGAGAAGCAGCAGGGATTTTAACTTCAGTTTCGTTGTTCAGTTTAAGAATGATTTCTTTAGTATCGGGGCTATAAGAACCGGAAACAACGAACTGTTCAAGAGGCAGGTTTACCTGAGAAAGTTCAGTGCCAGCTTTGTCTTTCAATACCAACAGGCCAGTACCGGAAGTATATTCCATGCTTACTGCCAGGTTGGTAAGATCAACATTAGTTACAGAGTTATCGTTAAGAGTGATGTCGAGCTGTTTGTCTGTTGCATCGTAGGAAACGGATTTAACCAGTTTGTTGGTAACACCTTGAATTTCGGATTTAGCTGCTGCAACAGCGCTGTCAACATAAGTTTTAACTGCACCACCAGCTACCGGATTGGTAGAGCTATCGATTACAGTTGCATCAACAGGTTTAACAACGTCTTTATATGCAGCACCGTCCCAAGCACTAGCAGCGAGAGTGGTAGCATCAACATACAATTTACCTACAGCACCGGAAGTCGGACGAGCCGGGTTGCCAGCACCATCAGTGTTATAAAGTACTACAGCTTCACTATAGTTCTTTTCGCCACGGAATACTTGACCGGTCTCTTCTACGAAATATAAAGTATTAGTATCTTTAGATTCAAGAGCGGCATAGTCGGCATATTTCGCAGCGACAGCCCATTTAATAAGTGCCATGTTTCATATCTCCTTAGAGTCAAGATTTTCTCACCCAAATAGATGAGAATTACTAAAATGTTTAGAAATTTACTACACAGTTTTCCAAGAGAAGTTATCATCGATATAAGTCTCAGTAACTTCTTTCTCGGGTTCATTAAGATACTTATAAACCTTACCAAGCCAAATTTGACCATGGTCAAAGGTTTCAAATTCATAGGTAGCAATACAGTTCTCAAATAAGTTCGGGTCTGTATTAAAGGTAAACTTTAAGTTAGACGGGAACCTTAATTGAGGAACATCTGCTCCTACAGTGATGTTCAATACAACTTTAGCATAAGTCTGATTTGCAGCTAAAGTAGGAAGATTAATAGTAACAGTGTCAGGCGGATTATCTACTTTATTGATAAAATTAGTACTAAGATTAATGATATTCTGACCACTGGAAGAATCAATATTTGGTTCTTTTATTTCAGTATCACCAACACCAGTACCAGCTTCTACCCATACGATACGTCCACCTTTGCACTGAGGAATCATACCATCTTTAGCAGTATCGAAACCGTTTACTTGTACTTTAGCATCAATAATACTAATGGAATTATTATCATAGAATAATGACGGAACAAAATCTCCTGCATTAGTATTGTTGATGGTAACAGTAGAATTACTGATTTGATTTAAGAAATCAGTAAGATTTACTTCACCAATTCCGTCTATATTGACTACAATATTGTCACCAACAACGCCCTCAGAAATCTGATTCATAATTGTTTCGGTGACACTAAAAATTATATCTCTATCTGTAGCACTAACGACATATAAATTGCCATTAGTATAGTCCACCATAAGTTCTCTGAATTGTCTTAGATGTCGTTGAGAATAGTCCAACGCTATCAGAGGAACACGACCGTGAGATTGATCATAAACCACTTGTATTCTCGGGTCCATTATGATACCTCCCTAATATGTTTAAAAGCAATTATAAGTATGTAAAAGTTTAGAGGTGGGGTTGCTCCCACCTCTAATTACTTTAATTTAGGTAATGATCGTAATCAGGATTATTAGATGTCGTAGCATCAAGAGCACTAATAATGTAGTTACCGTATTCATCAACAGTCTTGATCGGACCATGATCATAGGTATACAAGAAGGGCAATGCTTCAGAAATGCCTTGAGCGACGTAATGATACCTAACGATATCATAGATAATAGCTTCCTGAGTAATATTCGGATCAAAGTCAACTTCAGTACCAGAAATCTTAGTATAGATATTGAACAACGTATCGAGTTGATCGTATTCAAGTCTATTAATAATCTGGTCATACTCGGAAAGAATTCTAACAAACGGAGCAAAGTCTTCTACCTCAGGAGTGTAGTCTATAATACATACATTGTATCTAGACTGTAAGTCTCGTCTAAGGCGAATAATATTTGCTGCAACGTCTTCAATAGATTCTAAGTCAACTTTTTTACCATTAATGAATAAGAAATAGAGCTTCTTATCTAATGCGTAATGTAGATTAGACTTAGTCACGTAGATATAGCCGTACTCTTGCATCTTAACCGCATTGATATCATCTCTATCAGACGAACTATTTGCTTGATTTGCGATATATAAGAACATGAACACCAGTTTTCTTCCGGCTTTTAATGCATCATTCATATCGATCAATATAATACGATTAGTCGTCTCATCAATAACATATCTATCCGGATCCATAAACGTTCTACCATAGAATACCAGAACTTTATTACCAAGCTCTAAGTAGTTATCAAATGGCAGAGGAATATCGAATTCGGTCTGACCATCTACTTCAGCATAAACTTCTTCATATTCATGCTCAATTACCAGATAATCAGAATCAATAAATGTAAACAATACTTCACGTCCAAGCTCAACGCCTTCTAATTCATCACTAAGAGTGATAGTATTATTTAACGTATTCTTGGTATACAGTGAATCGTCTAAGAACGTACTACCAATAGTGATAAAGAATTTCTTATTAAAGATCAATACGTCCTCTTTAGGAATAGTAAATGTCTTTTGTCCGTCTTCGGTTGCCACTACAGGAATAGTTTCCATCTTAGCGTATTTATTAGCTACAGAATAGTCACTTGCTGTAGAAGACGCATTTTCAACGTTCTCAGTGTAGATTATCAGGAAAGATAATTTAGCACCGATTGGTTGAGCATCGTAGTCGTAAACGAACCTCAACTGCCCATCTGAGATCTCATATCTTCGAGGATCTACAAAGGTAGTATCAGTTATAACAAAGAATTTATTCCCGATTTCTTGATATGCAGTAAATACTTCGGGAAGATTAAATACTAATTGATTTTCTTCAGTAGCAGTAATTTCTACCATAGTAGATTTAACTGCATAATTATTAGCATACGACATAGTTACGATAAGTTCTTCACCCTCGTTAAGACCTTCTTGAGTAGCTAATGTAATCGTAGATTCATTAGTATCTACTACATAGTCTTCATCGTTAGTTAAGAACGTACCATTCATCGTAACGAAGAATTTATTATTATCTTTGAAGTAATTTTCATACGGTAAAGGAACTGTAAATACTCTCTGATCTTCTTCAGTAGCAGTAATATGGATTGTCTCCGTAGTAACTGCAGTAGTATTCTGAGAATAGAAGAATACAAAGATTAATGCAGAACCTCTATCGATATAATCATCTGTACCAGTGAATCTAATATGACCGTTTTCTACTACATATCTAGACTCATTAATATATAAGCCTCTATATACTAAGAAGAACGGATTAAGTCCACGATCAAATCTGCTGTCTTCCGGATAAGGAATAGCAAATTCTTTCTGTTGCTCTACGTCAGCAATCTCATATTTAGTTTCAATCAAAACATGATCTGCTTCAGTAACGAAGTCTAATTCACCTACAGTAGAAGCTCTACTATAGAAGAAGATAAAGGTAAGAGCTCTACCTTTTTCTAAGTAATCTTCTGGATCAATAAAGGTCAACTTATTACCAATTACATTATATCTGCTAGGATCTACAATAAGAGTACCTTTGATAACTACAAAGCTATTCTTTCCATAGAGGTAGTTAGCAAATGGGAATGGAATGGTAAACATAGGTTGATTATCTGTAGTAGCTGTTACTTTAACGATGTCGGTCTGCTGAGAGTCACCGATATCAATATAAGCACAACCACAAGGCAGATAAAATGCTTCAAAACGATCACCTGGTTCACACATTACTCTAGTATGAATACAGGGTTCTAAGAAAGCATTATCTTTATCTGGTAAGAGTAAACGATACATATTCTTGGTCAACATACGTCCATTGATAAAGACCATATATCTCTCAGGATCAAGACAAGTCTTAAACTCAGGAGATAAGCCAAACATACAACGTTTACCAGTTATATCTGTCAATCTATAAGAGAAGTACCTAAACTGGTTCTTAGAGAAGATCGTAATCGGTTTACCAAGATACTCATCGGTAGTCTTATTATAATCGATCTGCATTACAGTATTTTCGGTACTATCATTATAGGTTGCTTGGAAGGTTAATAATTGGTCTCTAGTAACTATTACTGGTTGAGTAATAGGAGTACCATCCATTGTAATTACGATGCCAGGGTCTGGCTCAGGAGTAATGGTTACTTTCGTAGCTACAGGATAATCTTCTTCATCACCATTAGCATACGGCATTGCCATTAATACAGAACGTCTAGCTCTTACAAAGGAAGAAATACTATCAGTAGTAGAAATATCTCTATTGAAATATACTCTAATTCTAGTAGTATTGGTAATTTCAAAAGTATACGGGAAATCTATTACTTGTCCAGGAGCATTACCAACTATAATCTCAGCATAATCAACTACGAGAGTTGGATCTTCTGGCACATAGTCAATCGTAATAGGAGTATTTAATCTGTAATTATAGTTTTCAGGAGATGCTTCAGTATCAAGATTAGCAGCCTCGTCATTAATACGCATTACTGCGCCTTCGATGGTATATACAGAAGCATTTACTAATAAAATCGGGTATTGAATATATCTGTCGAAAGTGATATGAGTATCAGCTTCAATAATAAACCAATGCGTATCATCAGATACGTCTTCTTCAATCAATACGTTATTAGCATAGAAGTCTATGTGTTCGTTATCTGCTAAGCCACTAGATACGTCTAATACAATCTTCGTACCAATAGCATATTCATACTCAACATTCGGAGCTACAATAGCACCGTTTATTGTAATAATAGCATTAGTAGAATCAACTGTAATATATGCACCAGTATAACGAGCAGTAATAGTAATCGGATCAGTAACAGTAGTAGAGAAGCTTACAGCACCATTTCTATTAGAATATACAGCATCGCCCCATTCTACTGCTAAGCCATTACCAGAACTAGTAAGATCTTCAGCGGTTACATGTACTACATCACCAGATAACCATTTTACATTGAACGTGCCGTTCTCATACATCTGGTCATTGATGGATAATCTAATACCTTCACCAACATTAATAGTCAGAGCTTGAGTAGCAATATAGTCAGTATTTACAGTGATAATAGTATCAGCAACAATACTAATCATGCTACCATTGTTTACTTTAGCACCATTAACAAGAATTTCGGTAATAGTAAACTCATCATCATCTGTCGGATAAGCTTCTAATTTAATGATAGAATTTTCCCTATACGGATAAGAACCAGCAGTTACTTCGACATCATTAAATTCTACTCTACACCCAACAGCAGTATTCAGAGTTACCATATAATTAGTAGAAATCAAACCAGTAACGATATTAAGTTCACCGTCTGCTAATACTGTCCAAGTATAAGGCGGAATAATATACGTACCGTTGATATTGATATTACCTAAGTAATATCCAGACTCTACTTCTACATCAATAAGAATCTCAGTACCCTTATTATAGGTAAGCTCTTGTCCAGGATAAACTACTTCACCATTGAAAGTCAACTGAGCATGCTCAAAAGGATCAATGGTAATAGTATATCTATCGATATGGGTAGTTACACTTACCGTAGTATCGTTTCTTCCCATAGTAAATATAATAGGAGAAGTAACTACTTGACCGTCTTTACGAATTTCGGTGATGCTGTAATATCCTTTAGGAGTAATCTCAAGGTTTACAATCGTACCGATTTCGACTCTAATAGATCGTGTATCTAATACAGCAGCACCATTAAGGGTTACATCTACTGCATTATAATCAAGATCTAATGTAAGAGTTCTTACACCAATATCTTCAGACGTAGATACCATCAGATAGGTAGATTCTTTGATATTGAAAGTATATGGTAAATTATCAGCTATGCTAACAGTACCAAGTCTTACGTCATCTAAGAACCAATTATCTGGATCTTTGAGTTCTACACTGATAGATACTTCGTTATTATAATTGAAATACAATACAGAGAATTCCTCAATAAGATTGCCATTGACAGTTATATTGGTATTCTCATCAGGAGTTACAGTCAAACTTCTTCTAGCATTAGCTGTAGTGATGATGATATCAATATCATGATTTAATTCATCGATATGATATTCAACTTCCATCTTAGGATCATCAATAGTGGCAACAATATTACCATCAATACGACAATCAACAATCATCCAACCATCAGTCGGAGTAATTTTGATATCAACTGGTCCTTGCTCTACAGTCATAGTATTACCACTAAGAGCAATATCATTAACTGTAACGGTATTATAGATATCTCTACGGAAATTCAAAGTATACGTAGGAATTATCGGATTCTCTGGAGTCTCAAAATATGCATTATCAGTAAAATGCACTCTAGTAGTCCAATCATCATCGGGATCTTGTTCTACAGTGAACTCAATTGGATAACGAGTTCTATCATTAGGACTCAAACCATGGATCTGATCTGGTACATACAGAGAAGCAAATTCAACTTCATCAGGACTAAAAGGCTCTTTAAGGATGAAGTTTCCATCTGCAGGCATAGTACGTTCGACTACATAGTTATTGCAGAATCTAAAGAAGACGATCTCATAGATGTCTTGATCGTCGATTTCTTCTGTAATAGGCATAATCCAAGAATTAGCTTCGTAATGAAGATCTATATAGTTCTCATGAAGCAGATTATTCTTAAATACCATTACAAAGCAATCACCACGTCCTTCGTATTTCCATCTGAGCATACGAAGTCTGTGTTTATCGTCTAATTTCTCTTTTATTTCTTTACCAGTATACTGGAGAGTTCTTACAACAGAACGACCTTCGTAGACTGGATTCAATAAGAACTGACGATAAGAGTGCAAATACTTAATAGCATCATTAAAATTAACTTCAGATCCTTTGGATATATCGAAGTTAAAATTAAAATCGCGTTCAAAAGTATTAATTTCCAGATTACCAGCGTCTTCTTGACGAGTAAGAATACTCTTAATATACGAAGTATTATCTGGAATAGTAATATTAGAGATATTCGGGTTTACAACAGCTCTAAAGAAAATACGATATTCAGTATCTTCTTCTAACGGCTGTCCATCATTAAGCGTTAATACGTTAAGATTGTATACCTTAATAGGCATATCTCTAACTAATTTCTTATTACAGAATACAAAGAATTCATCCGAATTAATCTTATATTCTGCATCAATATTCAGATCTTCAAATTCAACTTTAGCACCTGCTAAATGAGATCCTTGACGGAATACTAAATCTTTAAGATTAGTAGTATATACATAGTACCCATGAGGTGCAGTTAAACCAGCATCATTAAATCTGAATAATACAGTATCATTTTCATCATATTCACGCTTCTCAGTATACTTACAAGCAAACGGAATATGAATCATCTGCACGTCAGTAATATCTCCAAAACGAGCAACATTCTTTACCTCAAAGTACGAGTATTTTAATTCTCTTACTACGGTAATATCGCTCCAAGGAATATGCTGACCATTGATAAAAAATACAAATGGATACATTCTATTGTTTTCACCAGCAGCAGTGAATGCTGACTCTTTGAAAACTAATTGGTCTTTACGACCATTATCCAATTTATACTTTACGTTGTCCAATTTAATGAAAGCAACGTCATCATCGTAGTTATCATAACGCTTATTGTCATACACGTAATAATCTACTACATTCCATCTGGTAAGTAAGAACTTAGGTACAAGACCAGATTGCATGGATGCAATATTATCAGTAGCATGAGTTCTAAGCCGTTCGACAAGTTTTATTACATCCTTTGCGTATGGTAACATTACAGTCTTTCCTCGCCAATTCTTAAGATTGATTTAGATGCAGATACGAAACTCTTAGTAGCAATCTTTTCAATCGTTTTCTGGTTGTTTAAGAAGCAGCCTACATATGCATCGGTAAGCATAGAGCAGAAGCTCGGAAGTAATTCAAGAGCTAATACCGTACCAGTACCGTACATATACATCCATCTAGCAACAACAACATCAAGAGTCAATTTATTAAGATGCAAGTCTCTAGCAACTGTATCTATGAAGTATTTAATATTGATGAAAGAGTTCTTTTCAAGACCAAGCTCGATAATTTCTTCTTCACGTTCAGAAATACCAGCAATCTTTCTTGCATAAACTCTATTGCTTGTGTTATCATAATCCTTCTCAAGGATATTAGTGATGAAATAAATAGATGCAAGGTACATGCATCTACTCTTAAGATTACCATTGATAGAGATCTTATAGATATAATCAATTACTGCGGTAAACAGTTTAGCAAATGCTTCAGTAGCATTTTCAATGAAGTCCGATGTAGTAGCAAATGCCGGTATATTAGATTTTCCATAATATACAAGACAAGTCATAGCATTTACTAAATATGCAATCAATACATCGGTATTACGGCATACATATTCACCATCGACTTTATGAATTAAATCAGTACAGTCAATGAATACTTTATGCTTTCTATCTCCTTTAATATCTTTAGCAACAAAGACTTTTAATTGTTTAGGGAGACTTTCAGTTTCAGTAATAAGAACAACGTTTTTACTGGTAAGCACTTTAGCAAGTGCATTAGAGATCTGACGTTTCTTTACGTCATAACGAATATCTTCAAAGTCGTCACCTTCGGTGTCGATCTTTTGACCGTTGTATAAGAATTTTAAAATTGCCTTTTCATACTCAGGATATTTTTGGTAGAGATAGCTATTATTTAGCATCTTAGGCATTATCTATCGCCCCCTATTTAAATTTATAAGTATGTTTGCCAGCTAAATTTGCACTGGTTTTTATATTTTATAAGGATTAAAACTTTATATTAATATATTGGTAGGAGATTAAGATGTACACAGAATTTCCCAACGATTTAATAAAGAATGATAAATACACTTACAATGGCATTTCTGTACCGAGAGTGACTGACGTTATATCTAGTATGATATACGAAGAATCACTTCTCCGGTGGGCCAATCATCTTGGTTTTAATCGATTACACTATACCAAAGTAAGAGATGAAGCTGCTAATTTAGGATCGAAAACTCATGAAAGAATTGAGGCGATCGTAAATGGTGTTTCATATAGATATGAAGACGAAATCATCCCAGTTCAATCATTTCTGAAGTGGTATGAGATCGTTAAAAACAATACTAAATTCGAAGTTATTTATACTGAAAAGACTTTAGTTTGTCCGTTATTCGGAGGAACTTTAGACTGTCTCGCTAAAATTAACAATGCTATTTATCTTATAGATTACAAGACTTCTAGTATTGTAACCTATAAATACTTTTTACAACTCGCTGCGTATAGACAGATGCTTAGAGAACTTGAAGGTATTGTAGTAGATGGAGTTATTATTCTTCATTTAGATAAGAAAGAACCTTCTTTTGAAGAGTATGTAATGAATCTTCCTCAATACCAGCAAGTGTTAGATCATTATGAGATGACTTTTAATGCACTAGTCCAAGCGTATATCAACATTCTTGTATGCAAGCAAGACTATCAAAAATTTTTACAAGAAAGGATGAAAGACAAATGACGGTTACTAATCGTTGCGATACAATCGTTAAAATACTGCATAGAAGGGTCGAACTTCAAGCATACAAAGATAGAGCGTCTCATTTTGCTCTTTCTAAGGCTTTACTTAAACAAGATGCTTCGGAAGTAGTATCGGCTTATACTAATCTTTTTGATCTTATTAGAGATTTTATTACTACCATTCATTATAGCAAAAAAGAAATTCCTGGATTGAATAAAATCAATATGCATTTCATTTCTTTCGATAAATTCGGAGAAACTTGCTATGTGGTTTTACAACCAGAATATGAACTCAGTATCACTCTTACAATTTTAGTAGATGATCCTAAGAAAGTAATTCATAGCAAAATAGTCTTAGATGACAAAGCTCCTGAATTAGCTACGATCAATACTATTGAAGACGTTGATAGTGAGAATTATATTCTTATTAACGAAGCGGTTCGAGCTTCTTTCACTTCATACTTAGAGCATATTATTGATAAACTGGAGTAAGATAATTTATGGATGAGAAAATAAATATCTTTATGGATTGGATTTATAGTAAACCTTATAAATCCAATTTCATTACAAAATTACGTCATCGGATGAAATTCTTAAAGTTCCTTAAAGATCTTAAGAATATAAATCCTGACTTTATTATGCTTTGGCATATAGCTTATTTTATTAAACTTTTAAAGACTACGTTTTATTATCGTGATAAGAATTTTAATTTCGGTGATATTGAGCATACTGCTAGCGATAAAGCCGGATTTTATATCTTAGAAAACGATTATAAAATTGAGATTGAATTAAGTAAATTAGATAGGGTAATACATATACGAGTCAGCGATCCTTCTCGTGGTAGATCTAAAGAAGAAATTAGTAGAATTTCTTTTGTATCAGGTCAATTAGTCATAGAGAATAAGATCGAAGAGGTTCAGTATGATTATCTTATTTCTTTAATTCTATCTAGAGTAAGTTCTATACTTAAGTATTATTATGATTTGAGGTGAGTTTAATGGGAATTGATACCTTAAAAGAAGGAGATATATTTAAGCTAAATGTCGATGGTGAAGAGCGTGAATATAAAGTCGTATCTAAAAAAGATACTGAAGACTATGTATGTCCTGCTTGTAATAAACACCATTCTGAATATATTATCGGTGCAGATGTCGAATACACTTCTAGTCTTGATCTTGGTTCTAAGAAATTTGAGCCTAAGATTAAGTTCTTTGAGAAAAGACATTATTGCCCGATCACTAATAACGTTTTCGCTTATATGAACGATAGCGTAGAAAATTCAAGCAGATATGGTGAGCTCTTAAATAAGGCTTACGATGAATTTGAGGCTGAAGGCCCACTCTTCTACGTATATCGTTTTATGAGAGTTGCTCATACTTCTAATTATGGATCTGGATCTCTTGTTGGGGCTCGTTGCACATTAGAAGAAGCAAATGCTCTCATTAAAGAAGATTTGAAGAAAATTTTGGATACTAGCGAAGAGAATACTAGAAAGTATCTTGATGAGCCACATCCAAAAACCCAACTTCCCGTTTTCCGTCGCAGAGTGACTTATGCTATCTCTATTGGGTTTAGTGTAACCACAGAAGGGACGGTCTATTAATAAAGATAATTGTATATTATATCTAGGAAGTTGAAATCACCATAGGAGTTATTTCCTATGGTGATTCTTTTAAGGAGATATATAATGAGACAAATTTATTATTTTAAAGATGACTCTCCTAAACTAGGAGTAAGTCTAGAAGCACATATTGCAGATATTCATTTTGGAGTAATTGATCCAGAGACTCAGTTTAATATTCTTATGGAACAATTCTTCATGAAAATCAAGGATTTGAAATTAGACTTAATCTCCATTAATGGAGATTTGTTTGAGCATAAATTTATGAGTAATTCCGATGCTATTATGTATGCAATGAGATTTGTAGATGTCTTAGTAAACTATTGTAGAAATACTGGATGTACTCTTATCTTATTACACGGAACAATGTCTCATGACGCAAACCAATTAAAACTCTTTTACAATTACCTTAGAGATGATACTGTAGATATTAGAATTGTAGAAGAGGTGAAATTTGAATATGTTAAAAATAAAAAGATTTTATGCATTCCTGAGCTATATGGTAGGTCTGAGTCTTACTATACTCAGTACTTGTATTATAGCGGTTATTATGACTCTTGTATATTGCATGGCACATACGTTGGCTCGATATTCGGCAAAGACACGCCATGTTTAAATTCAGATCGTGAACCAGTATTTACTATGGATCACTTTTGTCATTGTAAAGGACCAATCATTGCAGGTCATGTACATGTCGCTCAGTGTTTTAACAACCATTTCTATTATTGCGGTTCAGCTTTAAGATATAGATTTGGTGAAGAGCAACATAAGGGGTTTTATATTCTTCTTCACGATTTAGATACTAGATATTATTATCTACATTTTGAAGAGATTAAATCGTTTAGATATGATACTATCAATCTGGATGATATGCTTAACTTAGATCCTAAAGAAACTGTGGAATATATTAATAAGCTTAAAGCATCTGGTATTGATAATATCAGAGTAGAATTCACTAGAAGCAATGATAATCTAAATATTATTAAGGAGTATTATAGAAACAATCAATCTATTATGATTAAAGATGAACTAAGAGAAGCTCAATTAGCTGCTAAAGATAAAATCATGGCTGATAGAATCTCTGAGTACTCTTATGTATTAGATAAGAACCTCTCTGAATATGAAATACTTGTACGCTATATAAATCAGAATATGGGGCATACATATATAACTGTAGAAGAGCTTAAAGATATTTTAAAGCCTATCTAATTAGAGTTATTGCCCTATCTGAGGAGGCATTTTTAAAAGCAATTTTTGCTAAAACATACTTATACTGACACTAATTTTAAAGGACTGACTCATAGAATGGATGAGAGAAAGAATAGATATTTAAAGAAGAACACGGACACAACTGAACGTATTCCGTTTAGTTTAGATTTAAAAGCTCTTAACTTAGTATGCTCTTTTGTGATATCGGAAAATCTAAATATTAAAAAGAGCCATCTATTACAACTAAGAAAACTTGTTAATCAGATTGATGTAGAACGATCTTTCTCCGATCAAGATCGCGTTTTAAGAATGACATTTATAAGAAGAGGCTTAGAAGCGAGGCTTGATTATGGGTATTCTGATCAATACATTATTTTGAAGCATATTAATGGGGGATTAATTGATAAACCATTATTCCCATTAGATTGTTTAAGAGAACTTAATAATTCCGAGGTAAACTGGATTAATCGTATGGTAGCTGAATCATTAAAGACTTCTTATATGGAGAACCAAGCTACTAATTTATATGACGTATTAACAGAATTTAAATCCTCGAATCAGTTTGAAAAGCCTAAACTTCTTCCGAAGATCGAGAATTGTCTCTTAGAGCTTCAACAGAAACTTAGAAGTGCAAGAGTACAAGACTCTAAAGAAGATTTCTTCTCATTAAAACCAGACGTTTTTGTAGAGAAGATGAGAGAAACTTATGAAGCATTAAAGTCTCCATCTAATAAATTAGTCTCTGGTATGCAGGGACTTAATGAAATGCTAGGTGGTGGATTTGAACGCGGAAGATTATATTTATTCTTAGGGTTACCAGGCGAAGGTAAATCATCTTTGATGCTGAATCTGGCGTATCAAGTTAAGAAATATAATCGTAAAGCAATTCTTAAAGATAAAACAAAGACTCCATGTATTGTCTTTCTTACAATGGAAAATGGTATGAAAGAAACCATTGAGCGTTTGTTTAATATTACTACTAAACCAGAGTCTCTTATAGACTATTCATTTGATGAAGTAATCAATATGATGGTACACGAGGGACAAATGTATGTAGATCAAGACAACCCGATAGATATTATCATTAAATATGCACCACCAGATATTAAAGATACGAACTTCTTATATGAATTATATGATGAGCTCGAAGATAATGGTTATGAGTGCATATTAATGGTACAGGACTACTTAAAAAGAATCAAATCTGCTAATAATCATAATACAGAATTAAGACTTGAACTTGGTTATATTTGTAATGAGTTTAAGACTTTTGCTGTAGAGAAAGATATTCCCTTCATCTCAGCTTCACAGTTGAATCGTGATGCAGCAAGACATATCGATGAGACTCGTAAGAAAGCTGGATCTGATTTAGTTAGATTATTTGGTAGAAACAATATCGGCGAATCAATTACTATCTTAGAGAACACAGATGCGATGTTCTTCTTAGCTCCTGAATATGATAAAGATGGTTTAAAATATCTTGGTATTCAGTTAGCAAAGAAACGTTATAGAGGATCGACTCGTTCTCATATGTATCAACCATATACTCCAGGCAATGAGATTAGATTAGTAGAAGACGAAGGATTACCTCAACCGCTTTGTAAGAATACTCTTAATCCTAATACGGAAAGAGCAGAAGCATTTGCTAATGGTAATATAGGTAAGACCTTTAATACTAATCCGATTTCTACTGTAAGTATGGGTAATGTAAATCTTCTTAGATCTAATAGTATTTATGCTGAAGATGACGATCAAGACAACTTCTTTAGTGTAAATTATAAACCATCTCTAAGAAAGATTTACTACTTTACGAAGTAAGAAAGACCGGGTAGAGATTACTCTCTACCCGGCATAATTTTCTTCCTCGTATTGTTTTTTCATTCGAGAGCTATAAGATTCTACGCTAGCTTTCTCAGAAGTATATATTTTTTCTAATAAACTTTTCATCTTATCGGCTGGTAAGAGAGTTACAGTCTTCTTAGTAAACTCTTTTTCAGAAGCCATGTCATTAAGAGCTAAGATAATAAAGAAGAATTCAGTAGATCCGTATAGATACATACTAAGCAGTCTTGGTTTATACTTGTAAGTATCAAACTGTTTATCTGTAAGCAATACAGGAACCGCTTCTTCTTTCAATTCATTTATGTAATCCCAAATTACATTATACATGGGAAATTCGATATCTTGGAAATAATCACAAAACGAAGTCTTTTGATACGTTATTGTAGTGGATTTGCCTATTAGAATAAACGCATCAAGATTGTTGTAAACCTTGGCCATCGAATTCCCTCCCTATGATAACCGGTTTAGTAAGATCTCCACCTATAAATGATACTAAGAATCTAGTTCCTTGGGGAATCCACTTCTTCGGATAATTTCGTGCTATTTCTTTAGGTAGAAGTAGTGTAATAGTACTACCAGTGGTTACATTAGAAGTACTTATGCTATTTACATTAGCTAGATTAGATGTATTATTTTGTACTACAGACTCTTCTAAAGTCTTAGGCTTATTAGGAGTAAGAGATTGTAAGTAGAACTTACACATATTATCTTTGTATTTATTGACCGTTTCCATAAGAACAGCGACTTCGATATATGGAAGATCAAGGTCATTATAGTTCATGCTCATATCTGAAATTTACACTCCTCCCAACTATACTTTAATTAAGTGTTAAACTTAAACGAAATTATATATTATTTTAATGATCTTAATATAAGGAGTGTTGAAAATGAAACCTTTTAACGGAAAAGAAACTGTAAAGAAACCTGTAACTAAGGAAGAATTTAATGAACTCGTTCTCCAGAACATCGGTCTATGTGAGAATGAAGATGGTTTTATTATTGATGAAGACCGAGACTTTATCATATCTATAGCTGGTAAACGATTAGTATTAGATCCTAACCATCCAGCTATTATGGCACATCAAGCAATCATGTTTGATCCGGCTGGGAATCCCTCTATCATGGATAAACTGTTTAAGTATTATATTGAGAAGCATGATACTGAATCGGGTATTCCCACAAGACTTGTATCTTATAATACTAGTGCTAAACATACTCGTTCTAATATGGAATTAATTAAGAGTGATGGAACGAGATATGTTTCGAAAATGTATTATAATGATAACGTAAAATGTGTAGATATCATCTTAAAGCTCAATAGCAATATTGAAGCTTATGATTTTGGCCCTTTAGACGATCAACTCTTCAAAGAGGCTCTTGCTGCTATTGCTTTAAGAGATAAATTAAGGAAGAAAAAGAAATCCCATTCTGCAAAGAAAGCGTGACGTTTATGATTATCTTAAACGAACAGCAAGAAGCAGTAGTCCAAGCCGCAGTAAATTGGTATCATAATTCGTCTGAGCAGACGTTCCAATATGACGGGTTTGGTGGGACAGGTAAGTCCGTAGTATTATTTGAAATAGTAAGACGATTAGGTCTAAGTACATCAGAGATAGCTCCATGCGCTTATACTGGATCGGCAGCATTAGTAATGCGTCGTAAAGGTTTATTAACAGCTAGAACAATACACTCATTATTATATGAAGCGGTAGAAGTTCCTGTTAAAGATAGATTTGGTAAACCTGTATTAGACCCATACTTTAACGTTCCTAAGGTAAGAATACAATTCATTCCTAAGGAGTTGTATGGTGTTAAGCTTATTCTTATAGATGAAGCTAGTATGGTTCCAATGGAGATAAGAAAAGAGATAGATCGTCGAGGCATTAAGGTAATTGCTTGTGGGGATACTCATCAATTACCTCCAGTTGCTAGTGAACCAGGATATTTAATAGGTCAAGAGAAGGTATATCATCTAACACAAATCGTTAGACAAGCCGAAGGTTCTCCTATTATATATCTCTCTATGAGAGCATATGAAGATAAGCCAATTCATAAGGGTTGTTATGGTAACGTCATCGTTATAGATCCAGATGAATTGACTGATGCTATGCTATTATATTCAGAAATAGTTCTCTGTGGTACTAATAGAACCAGAGATGGATTAAATGCCCGTATAAGAGAACTAAGATTTCCTTCATATGTAAATAATGATTTACCTCTTAGAGGGGAGTCTATCATATGTAGGAAAAATAATTGGACAATTGCAACAGATAGCGGCATAAACTTAGCCAATGGCTTAGTTGGGAGAGTCGTTTCTGAATTAACTCCTGAGAAAATATCTATGGATGGATATACATTTGATATGGATTTCCTTCCATATATGTCTCAAGTACCATTCAAAGACCTCACTTGTAGTGCTACATACTTTAAGGCTAATTATGAACGTAGATTAGAGTTAAAAGATCTTCCTTTTGTTAAGGGAGAAAAGTTCGAATTTGCCTATGCAATAACCACTCATCTCTCTCAAGGCTCTCAATATACAAATGGTATTTATATTGAAGAACGCCTTAGAGGCAATATGAATAACCGTTTAAACTATACGGGAATTACCAGATTTACCAATAATCTCATTTTTGTAAAATGTAGAAAAAGATACTGGTAAATCTAGATTTGGTTGTATATTATAACCACGCATAAAGAGTAATATTGCGTTAAGAAAGGATGATGAAAATGCCACAAGAAAGATTTCTCAAACAGATTTATTTTAAAACTGATGATCATGGAAATCCGCTTCAGAAAAGTGCAGAAGCTAAGCAATATTTATTACTCTTATACTTCAATGATCCCAGTGGAACTCAAAAGAGTTTTGAAATTATCACTGGTCGTTCATCCGTACTAGAGTATCTATTGATGGTAATAGAAACAATAGATATTGAAAAATCTATGATACTGGTAGAGGGAATCGATATTCTCAAATACCAGCCATTATGGAGATTCTTAGACTACTGTATCGTCAATGACTTTATAGTAGATGAAGAAAGCAGAAACATCTTTGAAAATGCTTTAGCAGAAGTTGTTAAAGAAGACGAAGACGAATCTGTTGGTCAACCACAATCCGAAGCTATCAATTCTAATATCTACGATGAAAGTAGAGAAGGAAATGATATATAATTTAGAAAGGAGAAATTTTAATGGCTAAAGGAAATAACAAAAAAGAGAATTTTCTCGATGGATATGTAAAGCGTGTTGGGTCTCTTGATTTTATTACACCGAAAGACGTACAGCATAACGCAATACGTATCTTCAAAGACATTGCTTATGGAAATATTGATCAGAAAGATATTGATAAGTATCAAGCATTCTTTCTGAATAATACCAATATAGATAATCTGCTTATCGTTGCTCAAAACAAACGTGACGAAGCAGCGATTCATTGTAACGCAATGGAAGCTCTTTTGAAAGTAAATCCTGATGCAGGAACCAATCAGTTAGTGCCATTGTTGCATAGAAAAGATTATACTGTATATACTTTGTATAGTACGATTTTTGATACATTCAGTGGTCTCAAAGCCTATGGTGACATTAGGATTTTATATGGTCTACAACATAGTTTAGTAACCATGCGTAGATATTTCAACAATATCTAACAAAAATCTAGTAGGAGAACATTTTGGTAATCTTTGTAAATTGGAGGAAACTTTAATGCTAAAAGATACCGTTGTTACTATTAGAGATAGATTTAAGCAAATCAAAAATAATGCAGGTGGAGATGCTCCGTTATATGTAATCGGAGATAACCTGAAATTATTTGATGAGCAATATGGATTCTTTACTTGGGACGATGGAAATGAAATCCTTTGGGTTACTCGTCGTCCCGAAAATTGGATCTATGGTTTTCGTGGCATCGAATGTAATCTTGAAACTATTGCATTAGCATATGATCAGATTCAGTATATCGGTGTACTGTATACTACAGAAAAACTCATAGATACTATGAAAGCAGCTATGGGTTATACTGATGATCAGATTAAAGAGATCATCAAACAACTCGATCCGACTCCGGATCAGTATCTCAACTCGATCAGAACCAAAGAGCAACTCGAATATCTCAAGAAAGAACAAGATTCTGAGATTGATGCGTTCTATGCGTTTGATCACAACGTTAAAGCCACTAAGGTTTATAATGGTACAAAATAAAGGTACCAAAAATTATTAAAATATACACCTGGAAACATGATTATAATTATATACTATAAACGTGTTATAAGGTAGTATATATAACAAAAATTATTATTTGAAAGGGGTATTATTATGTACTACAACTACTCTAACACTTATCCTCAGTATGGTATGGCAGGTTATACCTATCCGAATCAACCGATGGTAAAAGGCACTCAGGTATTAACCCAAGACCAAATCAATTATCTTCGTCACAAAGTTGATAACAAAGTTCAGATCACTCAAGAAGATGCTTTGCGTTCTCGTTGCACTCACAAAGATATCAATGGTGTTCTGACTCTTGAACCTGAAGGACAAGACGGTAGCGTTGCACGTTGCACTATCTGCGGTGCAGTGTTCGATACCAAACAAATTCCTCAGCAGACTCTTCAGGAAGCAATTGCAACTGTTACAGATTGCCTGCAGCAAACCAAAACTTGGTGGTTGGATATTCCGCCCGAAGTTGCAAAAGACTATATGACAATCTTGCCGTTGCTTGAAAAACTTCCGTATCTGTATAATGTAGCAACTGATCACTGGAATCGTGCAATGAGCAATAGCTATCTCCAGCCTGTAAATGCTTCTTATGGTGCTGGATTTAATGCTGTAGATTCTATCATTGCAACTGGTATGGTTCCGATGAATCCGATCTATGGTGGTTATCAGCAGCCGATGTATCAACAGGCTCCGATGTATCAGCAGGCACCTCAGCAGCCTCAGGTAGCTCCTCAGTATGCAGCTCCTTATGGCCAGTCTCAGCCGATGCCTCAGATGCAACAGCCCGTACAGAATCCGATGGGTGGCATGGTAGCACCTCAGCAATATTATCAGCCTGCATTCCCGGTAGCTCCTTCTGGTAATGTATTTGGTTATGAAGGTACCCAGACCGTACAGCCTCAGCCGATGACTCAGGTTCAGCCCCAAGCTTATCAGCAAGCTCCGATGGGTGCACCTGTAGCTCCTCAGCCTCAGGCACAACCTCAGCAGGCAGTTCAGACTCCGGTAGCTCCTCCGGCTGCACCGGCAGAAGTTCCGACTGTTGAGAAAAAATTTAACCTGTAATAAATTGCTCTCCTGCACAATAGAGAGTTAATTTGATTATGGCTGTGTGGGAGTAATCTCACACAGCCATAATATTTTATCCTATAACAAATTATTTTTAGTATAACAGTTTCGTAAACTGTTAAGGAGTGTGATAGCGTGAAGTCTAATTTTGAAGAGAATATCCGAAATTATTCAAAACAAATTAAGACCATGGAAACTTACGCTAAAGCAGTAAGAGAAACTGTAGGCCAATATTTAGGCTATACAGGAAACAAAGGCTTTATTAATATGATCCGAGAGATCTTCCAAAACTCGGTTGATGAGTTAATGAAAGAAGAATCTCCGTGTGATGAAATCTGGTTGTGTTATGACGAAACAACCAAAACTATTATTTGTAAAGACAATGGTCGTGGTATACCGTTTGCAGATATGCATCGAGTATTTAGTGATCCACATACTTCATCTAACTATAGTGAGAATAAGAAACCTGGAGAATTCTCATCCGGTAGACATGGCGTTGGTGCTAAAGTAGTAAATGCCGTTTCAGAATTCTTTATTGCAGAATCTTATGTCTTAGGAGAAGCTAGAAGAATTAGCTTCGTAGATGGTGAACAAGACGGTGATATTGAAGTTATTAAGAATAAGAATAACTTCCAAGGCACCATAGTAATCTTTAAACCTGATTATGATGTAATGGGTGAGATTACTACTACATATATGGACGTATTAGCACTTATTAAATCAATCGTACCGTTATTGAAGATTGGTGCTAAGATTAACTTTTCGGCGGTCTTAGCTAATGGGCAGTCTTATAAAGAAACTATCGTAAACAAATACGGTATTATTACTGGACTGATGACTAAGACATCTAATCCGCTTATTGAGCCTATTGTATTCCGGGATATGAATCCTGAGGGAACAATGAGAGCCAATATTGCTTTTACTTATGATTCTGGTAGTCTTACTACTGAGGATATAACAGCATTCTCAAACTTCTGTCCTACTAGTGGTGATAGTAAGCATATCACTGGTTTTCTGGATGGCGTAACTACGTATTTCAGAAATTATATGAACAAGATCTATCTTGCTAAGAGCAAAGTATCTTGCGTGAATACTGATATTAAATGTGGTTTAAAAGCTATCTTAGACGTAGCTCATTTATACCCAATATTCAGTGGACAAGCAAAAGAAGTTTTAAGTAATGATGATATGCATCCATACATCAAGAGTATTACCATTAAATATCTTGAGCAATGGAGTAAGCAAAATCCGACTGCACTTCAGAAGTTGTGTAAATACTTCAAAGATGTAGCAGAAATCAGATTAAAAAGCGATAAAGAAAAAGTTAAACTGTCTTCTTCTTACCAGGCATCTGTATTGTCTGGATTACCAACTAAGTATGTGAAACCGACTGGTAAACAACACTTAGAATTGATTATTACAGAAGGCGATTCAGCGGCTGGCTTAGCAAAACAATTCAGAGATTCCACTAGACAAGGTATCTTCCCTATTAGAGGTAAAATGCCGAATGCCTATGCTACTCCGAGAGCTAAGTTCTTAGCCAATGAAGAAGTAAGTTCTATCTTAATGATTATTGGCGCTGGATATGGACAAAACTTTGATATTGAGAAATGTAAATGGGAGAAAATCATTATTGGTGCCGATGCTGATCCTGATGGATCTCATATTAGATCTCTTTTTTTGAAGTTCATGCTCTTGTATTGTCAGCCATTAATTACTCATGGTAGATTCTATTCTTTAGTACCACCTTTATTCGGTATTAAGGTATCTAAGAATAAGCATAAATACTTTACAGAGAAGATTGACTTTACACGTTACGTGCAACAGCAATTCTTATCTAAGAATAAAGTATTCGATGTAACTGGTAAGTCTTATAGCAATTCTGAAATCACTAATCTTCTCGTTAGGAATATGGATTATGCTAGGGAGTTAGATATTATCTCATCTACATTTGCAATCAATCCATTGATTCTTGAGAGATGCTTAGCAGATAAAGATTTACCCTTGAAAAAGATCAAAGCAGATATTACTAAGAGATTTAGATTTGCTACTGTATCTATGGTAAACGATTCTCTTATCGTAGATGGCTTAGCTGATAATAAGATGCAGAGAGCTATCTTCAATGATCGACTCATCAATGAATGTAAAGATCTTATTGGTTATATAGAGAATTCTCCTAAATTCTTTATGCTTAATGACCAAGTAGTAACTTTATATGAATTAATGAAAGCATTTAACGCATTCATTCCGGCTAATCTTACACGTTACAAAGGCTTAGGCGAAATGAATGGCGAACAATTAGCTGAATCTACTTTACATCCGGACTCTAACAGAACCTTAATGAGGTATACTGTAGAAGACGTTAAAGCAGAGATTGAAGCTATTAGAGCTATTGAGTCTGATAAAGCTAGTCTGCTTAAAGATATCAAGATCTCTAAATATGATTTGTCATAATAATATTCCCACTAGTCATCTAGTGGGAATATCTATAATAGGTGAGAATTATGTATGATGACAAAGAAGACTCTGTTCCATTCTATGAAAAAATAGATGAGGAATCAGATGTATCCATTTTATTACCTACAAAAGCATACGCTGACTTTATGAATTTCATTATAAAGATTAAACATTACGGATGCTCTATTATCTATACAGCATTAATCATTGCTACGTTCTTACAGGCAATATTATTAGCATATGTAGCAGATATAGACTTCCAACAGTTTTTAATCTTAATGATTCCATGCTTTTTATTATTCGCTACATTTTTTATCTTTCTTAATCGGATTGAATCTAAAATGCTAAACATATTATCAGACCTTAGATATAATTCTGTTAAGGCTATATATGGAGCAGTCAAACCTTTAGATATTAATGATCCGGTAGATGAAAGATATATAGCTAAAACATATGGTCTTAAAAGACCAGTGTAAAACTTTACAATTCAATTCACTATATAGTATTATGTGATTTGGAGGAATTGAAAATGTCTAGTGAAAATAAACCGTCCGTAAATCCAAATAAAACTTATCCGTTACTTGAATTTTATAGAATTTCTCAAAGAACCTATTCTGCAGCTATTAAGAAACAAGGTTTTACTACCGCATTAGCTCTTGAAGAGATTACTATTCCGGCAAGAAAAACCAAATTCTCTGCAGGCTATGACTTTATTACTCCGGTGCATATTACACTTAAACCCGGAGAACTTAAAATGATTCCTACGGGAATCAAATGCAAGATTGATGCTCAAGGTAAATACTTAGCACTTCATCTTCGCAGCAGTATTGGTGTAAATTATAGTTTGATTCTCATTAATCAGGTAGGCATTATTGATGCAGATTATTACGATAATCCTGATAATGAAGGTCATATCATGCTTCCGATTATGAATATCGGTTTAAATGAAGTAAACATCCCTATTGGAACTCGAATTGCTCAAGGTATCTTTACCGATTATTATATCACTGATAATGATACTACTGAGGAAGTTCGTAAAGGTGGATTTGGATCCACTGGTAAGCGATAAGCCTTTACGGTTTATTTATAAAAAATCTATTTTATCAAAGGAGCATTCAATCATGTTAAAAGAACCCGTTTTCGCAACCGCCCAAGTAATCTATCTTTCCACTAATGAAGCTGTAGCACAACTCGTAGAAAGTGATGTATACAAACACTTCCCGATTATGCTGTATGGTTACCGTAAAGACTTTATTCCCGGAACTGAATCTGAAACGGCTCAGATTGTAATTGGTCGTATTGTAAGCTTCGACGTAACTGAAGAAGGTACTCCGACCATGACCTTTGAAATGCAGCCTAACTATGAAGAAGCATTCCGTAAATTAGTACTTCCTTTGGTACGTGTACTGAGCTTCGTAAACCGTGAAACTGGTGAAGCTACTATTAAACGCTTCTTACTCACCACTAAAGAACGTAATGATGCTGCTATTGCTGCTGCAAATGCTCGTAAACAGCAGAATCGTCCTCAGCGTCCTAACAACCGTGGTGGTAATCGTAACGCTGGTGGTCGCAAACCGTTTAATGGCGTAAAGAAAAACTTTAACCGCTAATACACCCAAGATACCCATGAGACCTATTTCTCATGGGTATTCTTTTTATAATAATATATTATAATTATGAATAACCATATTCGTAATTATAAGGGGGTATATTAAAACATGTCTGAACGTATAGTAGACGTTAATATGCTAGATCAATATAGACTTGACATGCAACGTTACGGTCTATATGCATCCAGAGCTAGAGTATTACCTGAATTTAAAGATGGTTTAAAACCAGTACAAAGAAAAATCTTATGGGCAATGGCTCATGACGTTAAAGCTATTAATCATACAGCTAAATGTGCCAAGATAGTTGGTGCTACCATAGGTAACTATTCACCTCATGGTGATACTGCAACGTATGGTGCAATGAAATCTATGATTAACTGGTTTGAGACTGGTATTCCATTACTTACCGGTCAAGGTAACTTTGGTAACTTCAATGGCGATAGCATGGCAGCAATGAGGTATACTGAAGCATCCTTAAATGATTTTTCTAATAATTATATTTTCGATGAATTGTATCAGACCAAGACTGTAGTAGATTGGTCTCCTAACTATTCTGAAACTACAGAAGAACCTGACTTCTTACCAGCTAAAGTACCACTTTTACTTATAAATGGTAGCTTTGGTATTGGGTTAGGATTTCGTGTATACATTCCAAGACATAATGTTTCCGAAGTAATAGATGCAACTCTGAAACTCATAGAGAATCCAGATGCTAATATTACTTTGATTCCGGAATGTTCCATGCCGTGTGAGATTTATGATACTGATTGGGTAGCTCTTTGTAATAAAGGTCGTGGTAGCTATAAAGTTAGAGGTATCATCGACATTGAAGATTATAAAGGCTATAAAGCATTAGTAATTAAATCTCTTCCAGACTTTGTATTCACTGATAATATTAAAGATGATATTGAGAAACTTATTGCATCTAAGAAGCTTGTACAGATTCATGACATGTTTGATGAATCTAAGAATAACAAAGACTTCAGATTTGTAATAGTTCTCAAGAAGGGTGCAGATCCAAATTACGTAAGAGACGTAATCTATAAGTCCACTTATATGACTAAGACTTTTACGGTTAATTTCGAAGTACTCGACGGAATCAATCCGATTCGTATGTCTTATAAATCTTATCTCGAAGCATTTATAAGATTTAGGATGAAGACTAAATTCCGTTTGTATTGTAATAAGATCCAAGACTTAAGAACCAAAGTACATGAGAGAGCTCTCTATATTAAGGTACTTGAGTCTGGTGAGATTGATAATATTATCCATAAGATCAGAAATCAAAAGACTATTGATGATAATGCTTTAATTGAGTATTTGATTCGCACTTTGAAAGTATCTGATCTTCAGGCTAAGTTTATTATCAATACTAATATTGGTAAATTGTCAATGGCATATCTTAAGAAGTATAAACAAGAAGCCAAAGAAACAATGGCTGAAGTTGAACGACTTACTAAGTTTACTATTAATGATGAACTGATATTAGAAGAGATTGCTAAAGAACTCATCGAATTCAAAGCTAAGTATGGTAAACGTCGTACTAATAGATTGATTAAAGATGAATCCTCTAGCGATATTCCAGCAGGCGAATTCAGAATTGTAGTTACTTCTGATAATAAGATCAAGAAATTACAATTGAATGATCCCGTTAATAATAGGAATTCTGCTCCACCGAAGATTGCTCGAGTAGTAGATAATTCTAAGAATATCTTCTTCTTAGACGCAATGGGTAGAGTATTCAAATTCCCTGTACATAAGATTCCCTTTACAGATAGAAACTCTCCTGGTATCGATGTAAGGGTTCTTATTAAGAAGCTTACTTCTGATATTATTGCTTTGGTATATGAACCTGACTTAGAAGACATGTTTGAAAAGGTAAATCCTCACTACGCAGTTGTCGTAAGTAAGAAAGGCTATATCAAAGCTCTGACATTAGAAGATATTATTACAGCACCAGCAAGTGGTATTATCTATATGAAACTTGATAAAGGAGATCATGTAGTTGGTTTCTCTTGGATTAATGATAAGCATGACGTTATTGTATTCTCGCAGAACCATGCATTGAGACTTCCCATCACAGAAATACCATTGCTTAAACGTAATACCAAAGGTCTTAAAGTAATGGGTAATACCGACGAAGAGATTGATGGTCTTACTGCACTACCTAAGAGCTTTGCAGGAGATATTCTTGTATTGACTGCATCGTGTAAAGTAAATCGTTTTAGCCAATTAGCATTACCGTTGTCCTCTAGAACTAAGAGAGGTAATCGTGTAATTAAACTTGGTAAGGGCGATAAGATTATAGCATTATATGCTGTAACAGCTAATGATGCTCTGGTAGTTAATGGATCTTCTTCTGGTACAGTTACTATACCAGTAGCAGAAATTCCTCAAGGAAGCTCTGTATCGACTGGTATTAAGTTATTCTCTTCCAGAGGAAATATCCTGCTTGGATCTTATATACAACCGAATTCTGTAAAATAACAAAAGATATCTCCCTTGGGCTCACACCCAAGGGAGTTTATTTTTTATTTATACAACTACGTAAGGAGGGATTAACATGGCTCAGAAAATTATTAATAATGGTAATCGAGTAACTGTTACGTTAGATCCATTACATAAGAAAGAATTTCTTGTAAATGAGAAAACTCAAAAGATTATCAAAAACCGTGCAAAATCCTATGTTCCCAAGAGGTAGTTTCTAAATTCCGAGCAAATAGCCCTTAGACCTTGGGGTATTAGAAGGTCTAAGGGCCAAGGAAGAAGAATTTTAATAAAGAGAAAATAAGTACACAAACAACAGCTATCTGCTAATATTCACAGATTACTAGATAGTTTGTCATATATTTATTTTTTATTTAAAATTTTACCTTTTTACTCTTAGAAAAGATTTGATCAAAGTTTGCATTTACATTTTCAGGAGATGCAAATTTATAGATGTAGTGTTTAAGGTCACCATCTAAAACATTAATCAAGAACATGTCATACGTATTGCGTATTAATCTAGAATCTGTAGATTTATCTGCAGACGTTTTAAGTTCTTTAATCTTTTCTACTTGTTCTCTCATATTACGAATATCTTCTTGAAGTCTTCTTCTCATTGCGGGAGAATAACGTTTATCTTTCAAGTCAGTTTCAAGCTGTCTGAGAGTATTAGTAAGACGAGCAACATTTTCAGGATGTACGTCTAAGCCTTGAATTATGAAATTGAGCGGCAACATAATAAGGTCATAGTACCATCTAATCCAAGGAATAGCACTTAATGCTTGACGACCAATCAAGTTTGTTTCGGATTCTTCTAATTTCTTAAGAGCAGAAGTTAATTCCGGACCATAACCATACATGGCTGCAAAAGAGTCTGCAAACTGTTCATCTGAATAGCCTACTAAATATTCTTTAGGAAGAAGCAAGAATTTATAAGCATTATCCAACCAGTTTTTACCAGGTGCTACTATGGAAACAAGATATCTTTCAATAAATTTAAACACAGTAGCAGGTGCACTCATAACCATCGACATATTTATGATATCGAGGACGTTTGCACAAATCCAAGTATACATAGACAATATCATCTGACACATACGATATACTTCACCAGCAACAGGAATATTTTGATCTATGTAATTCCAGAAATCTACACTAACTTTCTTACCCCAGTTACCATACCAAACCCAGTAATGGCCTAAAGTAGCTACAGTAAGTAATGCGTTTGCTGCTAATTGAACGTAACCAACTCGTCTCAATGCTACGAAAGTAAAGTTATGACCGATTTCGTGTAATAAGATTGCAGTAACTTCTGATGCAGAAATCTCCGGTCTGAATATTAAGCCGGTGTAAAAGATAATGATTGTGGAGTAACCATATTCTTTTTTGAATTTATAACCATTAGATTTATCAATAGCTAATGCATCATCGCCTGTTATAGATGCACCAATATCAAATCCAACTGGATAGGTCATTGCATTAACCATCATAGATTGAATAAACTGGACATCTACTACACCAAATCCAAATGTATCTTCGATTTGTCTATTGAGTTTATATCTCAACGGGTCATTATGTACGGACATGTTGGTATATTGACCATCATATTTTCTTTTTAACTGATCAATGATAGCTTCTATTTTCTTTACGGCTGGAGTTTTACCGAAATAAGCTTCGTTCATGATCTGTTCGGCACGTTTGTGATCTGTATCAAAGAAAGCCAAATTAATCACCTCATAAATTTAGTCTATTATTAAGAAGTGAAGAATAAAAATTTACAACACATAATACAATACAGTATTGGAAGAATTTTATCAATTAACCGATTATTTTTTAAGGAGGAATCCGAATATGACAACCGAAATTATGACCATTAGACAAGCTCTGGCAGAAAAACATCTTCTTGATAATAAAATCAAGAAAGCGTTTAGTTCCATTCGTCCTGTAGCTACATACTTTAAAAGCGAACCTTATATTGAAGGTTTGTCTCCTGCAGAATATGAAGAACAAATCAAAAGCAAATTCCAGTCTCTCAATGCTATGATTAAACGTAGAGAGGCTATTAACTTAGCTATTCTTAAACAAAATACCATTGCAACTATTGAAGTTCCGGTATTTGTTTCTTTTGATAAATTTGAAGATAATGCTACAGCAGAAAAAGAATTCATCTCTCTTGCTGCAGCTATTAATAGAAAGAACTACTATAAAATTATTCTTGAGAATCTGAAGTCTCTTCAAATGAAAGCTTCTAGAGAATTCAAGGAATTTGAAAATCGCTGTACTAAAGCAAGAGATTTCTCTAATCAGACGGTAAACGAACGTTACAAAGATCGTTCTAATGCACCGAAAGATATGGCAGCTCTTGTACAAGAAGAGTATGAACGTAATAAACCTGTTATTATTGATCCGATGAGTGCTACTGTATCTATCGATAAATGGATTGATAATATCGAAACGTACTTAGCCAACATCGATACTAAACTTTCTTCTGCAACTGAAAGTAATAGTGTTGAGGTTGTCTACTAATATAGATACGCATTAAGCCTTTTGCTAGGATGGCGTAAAGAGTGAACATTGCCCACCCTATTTTCGGACATTTTTCTTGGGTGTAAAATAATTGAAAATTGTCCACCTACTTTTGTAAAAGAAAAATTTCTCCTGTTACATTTGGTATACAGTTGTAAAGTAGACAGGTTCGAATCCTGTAACAGGACCCAACGAGATAACCTATTAACCTGATTAACCTATTAGAACTTAACTTATTAACTTATTAAACCTCGGTATATAGATATATGAGCATATATCGAGTTTTATTAACCTATTAGACGTTACACCTATTAACTTATTAAACCTTAATCTATTATAAAATCTTGGAGTAAGTTTATAGGAATGGTAATGGATCCCTATCTCTTTGTACCAAGCAGTTGTTCTAGCAAAACATTATTTTTATACTATATTGCTATTGCTGCATAAAATTTTTACTGCATATTTATAACATCCTTTTATTTAACGATCTTTATTCCAAATAATTACCCATTGACAAATTGAAGTTGGATAAGCACGATTTCATTCTTCAGATCCCTATACCAGCAATGGTATAGGGATTTATTAACGTCACATTAGTGTAATCTATATTAAAGGACGTGATTTACTTGGCTAAGAAAGATAACGTATTAGCCACAGAGTTATATCCTCTTGTAGTTAAAGCCTTAGAATCTAAAGGCAATTCCTATAAGAATTGTATAGGCAGATTCTTGGCTCTTAGAAATAAAGAATTATATGATATTGCTCCTTGTGATAGAATCTATTTTGGTAAAACAGACTTAGAAGATTTCTATGTTTCCACAGGTCTTAAAGAGCAAGACATAACTAATATTTTAGCTAAAACCTATTATTATAAAATAGCTAACTTCAATCCTCGTGCTGCAAAAGACGAGTTTACTATGGCTAATCTAATGGCTATACGATACTACTATTTGAAAAAGAAGCAAAAAGAACTAGAGCTCAGTATGGTTTATCTGGCATTCTCTGGAAAGTTCTATCCTTCGATTCATTATGCTAGTTTCCCTTATGTGCAACCGTCTGAGTATCGTCACGTAATGGAATATGTAGTAAATAATAAGCTCTCTAATAAGTATGATATTAAGATTCAAGGTCACGTCTTAGGTGCTATCAGATCTATTGGTATGACTTGGTTAAACTCATATCAATCAAGATTTAAGAATATGGATGATGACGATGCTGTATATCTGATTCAACAGCTCCATAATCGTATTAAATCTTTTATGAGAAACATTGCTTCATTATATTATGAAGCATATGAAGATAGAGAATATCTTACATATGACTCTGAAGATCATTCCGAAGAAAACTATCACTTAGTTGGTTCTGACTCTCAGAAAGCAGCTAAAGCGGTTGAGAAAGCAATGGTAGCTATTACACAATCCGATGTAGACTATAAGTTATGTAAGATGGCATCTGATACCAATGTCCATACAGAAGAAGTTAAATCTATTGTAGAGACTATTCTCAATTCTCCTAACTCTTTACCAGAGATAAAAGAATTAGTAACTCTCTTAGTTTATACTTACTTTGAACAGTCTAAAGAAAAAGATATTAGAGATATTTCCTTTATTACTTTTTCAATAGCTCCTAAACCTAATAGTAAAGATCCACATATCAATAGGGAGAAAGAAATCGTTGAGAATTGGTTAAACGAAAAATCTCCTGCATATAGAAAACGTAAGAAACGTTTAGCTACTAAGAATTCGTATCATAGAGCAATCTATACTTACTTTACCTTAGTAACACATAACGCTAACAAATAATTAATTGGAGGGTATTTCTCCACTCTAAAAATTTTTCGAAAAATTAAGGAGGTAAGCACACATGGCTGCTTATGTAATTAAACATGATTTTCTCGGCGCTACTCAGGCCGAAGTTGTACAATACGTAAAAGATGTATTCCTTGAACTGACTGGCGACGACAAACTGAAAACTGTTGCTGCTGCAGTTAATAAAGATGACTATGAATACTATGCACAGATGTTCTGCGCTGTTTTCGCTATTCGCAATCCTCGTACCATGGGTAGCGAAACTCGCTGGAAAGATCTGGTTGCTTCTTGGATGTATCTTGCAGCTACCTATGCAAACTTCAATGGCAATGCTGTTGAAAAATTTGCAGATGCTTTGCTGCGTGTAATGGATAACTATGCTGCTGAACGTGCATAATTAATCTTTTTATCGAGAGAAGTCTTAAACGGACTTCTCTCACCTATTATAAAACAAAGGGAGCAATCCATTGGAACATTTAGAGAAATTTATAGAAAACTTTAATAAGATGCTTAATCATCATGCAAGTGCTCTTAGAGCAATTATGGAAAACACCGTTACTAAAGATGCACGTTTAGCGCAATTTGCTGATCATGCTGCACGATATGAATTCAATCAATGCGAGTCTGATCAGAAATATGCTATAGTAAGATTTCTCAATAGTCGAAGTTCCAGATATAAATTTGAAGTAGCTTCAGAAGATCCAAAAGAACCATTGAAATGTATGATTATTACCGATACTATGAATGGAAGAAAGTATTCATTCAAAAGATTTAAAGCCTGGTCACATACATTTAGAATGGCTCTTAAAGATGGTAAATTAGTACATATCGAAAAATAAGGGGGTTAGAAAGTGGACCCGAAAAGAGCTAAAGCTGAGAAGTTGATCTATGCTGTATTTGATAAGCTAGATCCTTCGGGAGCTAACTCAGACTTTTATAAGAAGAGATTTGCTAAGATGAATGATGCTCAATTCAAGTCTTACATCTCTAAAGAATTCCCGTTTAGATTTCAAACAAGACTGTTTAAGATTGAACCTAATATGGTAGCGATTAATGAAGCAGCTAATGTACTTGGTTATCCGATCATGGAGAGAGTAAATCTTCCTTATCTCTATAAAGACGAAAACGGTAAAGCTGTACAGTCTAAAGAATGTATGGTTGTTTATGCTAATCTTAAACGTATGAAACAGTTTATTACTAAGAAGAACTCTATGTCTATTGATATCAATATGCGTGATATGAAGACAGGTCTTCTTATTTCTGATGATAAAAACGGTAAGACTTCTGACCGTGAAATGGAAGCCTTGGCAGTTATGGGTCTGGATCAGACTATGAGAGAGTTAGCTCGTCCTCGTGCAGATGCCATGAATGCTAAATCTGAAATGTATTCTACTATATCTACAACTGGTATGGTTAGTCTTAATGATCTTCCGGACGATGTAGACGATTCTCTTGCTAAGAATCTTCTCAATGTATATATGCTTGGAAGCGGACTAGATACAAACCTCTTGAATGTAGATGGATACTTACCGATTACTCTTAAGAACAAGCAACCTAAAGTCGTTAGAAAATAATCTTTTGATTATATATTATAAAAGTATAAAGTGAGAAACTTTAAAGTAATATTTAATATTAGGAGGTATTAGTTATGCCCGATAAAATTGGAATTATTAATGAAGTAGGCGATCTCGGTCTTGGTTGGGATCCGACTACTAAAAAAGAACAAGAATCCATTCAGGAAGAATATGATTCTCATATCAGAGAGAAACAAGAAAGAAGCTCTGAATACAAATGAGAGCTAAAAACAAAAGATCTTGGATCAAACGATTCAAAGCTAAAAGAATAAAACCCAAGAAGAAAGTTGCAACAGTAACTCTTGGTACAATCCCAGAGGAATTTTATTTCGAAATCAATGGAAAGGCTTATGAATCAGGAGAAAAAGTAGATATCTTCGAAAGCGAAGGTAGACTTAATATCTTCTTGAAAGCCAAATATCCAGAGTTTGAGAAAGCAATCACTCCTATAGTAAATAAGGGCGATAATACAGTAAGCTTTGTAATAAACAAACTTATTTATGATGCAATCAAACTATCGAAAAAATAACGAAGAAGCAGAGTAATCTGCTTCTTCAGTTTTTATCTCAAGGAGGAAAAAGAATGAAAGATATCATGATAGTAGTAATAACTTGCGTATTAGCAATTATTATTGTTGGATTTTCTTATGCTAGTAGACATAGAGACGAAGTTGCAGATATGCCTGCTAAGGAAACAAATATTTCCGAACAGCAAAAGTATGAAGAACTTGAAAATAGATTACGTAAATTAGAGTTAGATCTATATATGCAAGGTCAAACTCTAAAAAGAATATCTGAGAAATTAGAAGGAGGAAATAACTAATGGAAATCATGTATACCGTTTTAATCGCACTTATCGTATCTATAGGAATCAATATTCCATCTATTTTAGATTCTCTTCTTGCGCTGAAATATCACCATCATAATCCTCATTTAAAATATGGCTTTGTGTTGTTATTGGTTGAATTTGCAATGATTGCCTTGGCTGTAATGTGGTATGATGAATCGCTTAAAGATAGAGTTATTAGCTCTACATTATATTCTGGTCTTACAGTTCTTATTATCCAAAGCATTTATTATATTTATATGGTATTTAAAGAAGACCGAATTGATTATTCAGATGAAGACTTTTCTAGAGATCTATCTAGAAGTATAGAAAATGCTAAAAGAACTAATAGAAGGAGGAAATAGATATGCTTGATCTCTTATATATAATCTTCATTGTTATTGAAATCTTGGCAGTTATTAATATTCCGGTGTTATTGTTATTGGAGATATCCCACCAAGATTATAACGACGGGATGAAATTTCTCATTACAGTAGTAATTGGTGCTATTGTAAGTTTTATAATCTATGAAGACTCTTATACTAAGTTTATCTTAACTGGAGTATTTTATGGAGAGCTTGCGGCTCTTACTACGTATTTTATGAATTATCTATTTTTCTACATAAAAGATAGAAAAGAGAGAAGAGAGAAAACTCCATACGAAAGATTCAAAGATTTGTATAAATAAGAACTATTTAAAAGGAGATGCAATAGATGAAAGCTATTAAAGAAAAATTTACAAACAACTTAATTTATAAACTTCTCGTAGTATTAATGGTAGTATTGCAAATCATACAAATGTTTTTAAACTACAATCAGTCACAATTTAATGCTAACCAAGCAGCATTCAATCGTATTATTATTGAAGATCTTAAGAATCTTAAACTCAATCAAGACAGAATCATCGAGTCTAAAGAACTCGTTAATTATAAATTCAATATTCCTCAACCGTCCTTAAAGACTAAGAGAGATCCTGCAGAAATTAACAGCAATTCTAACTTATCAAGTAATCTCACTTATGTAACAGAACAAGACATGGATGAGATAATCAACTATTGGGACCATTACGTTAAAGGTGGAACACCCTTTAAAGGTAAAGGTCGTATCTTTATTGAAGCATCAAAAGAATCAGGATTAGATCCTGTTTATATATTAGCTCATGCTGCGTGGGAAAGTGGATGGGGTAAATCCACAATCGCAGAAGAGAAACATAATTACTTTGGAATTGCCGCATTTGATAGAGATCCTTATGGATATGCATATCATATGGGAGATTCTTTAGATAGCGGCATTATCAAAGGTGCTAAATGGATTAAAGAAAACTATTATGATCGTGGGTATACTAATCTACATACCATGATCGAGATGGGTAATTATGCTTCTGACAATATTAATTGGATAAATGGTATTGTTAGTATCATGAAAACCTCTTATAGCATTATCTAAGGAGGAGAATTATGAGTTTAAAAGAGTTAGTTAAACAACTTGAAGCAGAAAAACCAGACGCTGCTACAGAATATTTTGCAACTAATCTTGATAGCAATCCCTTTCTGAATAGAGATGCTTTCAAAGAAAAGATGGATCATTTAGACGATCTATCTGATGAAGAGTTAAAGACTCTGGTAAAGAATTCGTATACTACGATTCTTCAACACATAAACAACAGAACAGACATGTCCTATATCAAATCTTTCAGTAGTGCTAGGTTTATCAATATACTGTGTAATGTCTTATCAGATAGGATTCATCAGTATCCATATAAACCATTGGAAACTGAGATAATCATGTGTTGTAATAAACTAGCGTATGACTATATCACATTGAAAGATAAAACCGATGATTCTCTTACTGGGAATTTCTTGATCTTAGCAAAGATCGTTAATAAGTTTCCTATAGAGATGATTTGTCGTTTTGGTATTGATAGTGATTTAGCTGCTACTCTGGCATTAGCTAGATACTCTACATTTGAAGAAGCAGTTAATATTCGTCGACTCAATTTCATTATAGTGCAACAACCCCCTCAGACAATGACTTTGCAGAAAGTTATTGGTATTTATGAAGCACTATTTAATAATATTCGGGATCTGTTCATCTATACCTTCATCGATAATTATGATGCATGGTTTGAACAGTTAAAAGAGTATGATCCTGAATGCATTGATTCTGTGTATAAGATGTATATTAGAGAAGCTGATGCGGTAATGTGTATTTTGAATTCCACCGACAAGAATATCATTAAGCATGTCTTAAGAGAACTTATGGCTACTTGTTTCTATAAGCATCTTACTTCTGATGATTTAAGATATTCTCTTCGTTCTATCGCACCAGTAGAAGGAATAAACAATCTTGTAGTAGAGTCAATGATTGAGATGGAGCAGTTTGAGAAAGCTTACATCTTATAATGATTAAATCTTGAGGGAGATGCTACAAAATGAAACATTATGAAAAATTCTTCATGATATTTATCGGCTGCTTGAGTATCTTAGTAATAGCAGCCACCATTACTTACTTTGTATCAGGACGAGCATTTGAAGTACCTGTACAAGTATCTAACGGAAACTTAGAACCGGTAGACCAATCTAAGGGTAAATTGGTTCTTGATACGAATGAGTTATTCTATACTTATAAATTGAGAGAAACTGGTAAGTATGTATATATTGGTGCTGGGCATTCTAACTCATTAGCCCGATATACAATCAATGAATTATTCATACCAGGGTCAAACAGTAAAACCTATTATGTAGTAGAGCTTAATGTTTGCTTATCTCAGAAACCTCTTCCGAAGGTAATGGTTGAAGAATGGTCGTTAGCAGCATTTCCTGAAAGTGCTAATAAAGAAAAAGACGACAAGAAATAAAGCAGAGATGGGAGTAATCCCATCTCTTTCTTTTTTTTTGTCGAAAAATTTATTTTTTACTTGTGGCTAGACATCTATGTATATGATTATGAAAGGGGTATTTAATCATGGGTTTATTAGCACAATGTTTTAGAGAACAAGTAAAGAAAATGAAAGATCCTCGGATGTCTTCCGAGCATGAATTTGATGTATCTTATTCTACTGGATTTTTAGCATTCGATTTTATGAATGGAAATATTGTACGCATTAAAAGAGCAACAGGTGAAGAAGAATCTTATAGTTCCATTGGTTTAGTTGATGGATCTATCACTACTATTATTGGTAGATCTGGTTGTGGTAAAACCACTTATGCTGTTCAAGTAGCAAGTAATATTATCCGTCCTTTTAAAGATGCAGATATGTATATTGACTCTGTAGAGGGTGGTTTAACTATTCCTCGTTTATCTACATTGACTGGATGGCAAGGTCAAGAATTACGTGATAGAGTAATTGATCGTAACTCCGGTGTAACAGCAGAAAACTTCTATCAGAGAATCAAATTGATTCATGATATTAAGCTTCAGAAACGTGAAGAATTGACTTATAATACTGGTAAGCTTGATGATATGGGTAATCCGATTATTAAGTTTATTCCGACACCATATATTCTTGATAGTCTTGCTATGCTTATGCCAGAGAAATATTCTTCTGAAGAAGAACTTGCTGGACAGATGGCAGCTACTGCAACAGCTAAAGCAAACACACAGATTCTTAAAACAATTGTACCGATGCTTAAAGCAACTAATATTATGCTTTTCTTGATTAACCATATTAATCAGAAAGTAGAATTGAATCCATATGCAGCATCTAAATCTCAACTGTCTTATCTTAAACAAGGCGAAACAATGCCTGGTGGTAATGCAGCGATTTATCTTGCTAATAATATTATCCGTTTCGATGATACTAAGCTTAAAGTAGAAGAATACGGTGTAGAAGGTTATAAAGTAGCAGTTCAGCTTATTAAATCTCGTACTGCAGCAATTGGTGCATCTAAAACAGTAAACCTTATCTTCTGCCAAGAAACTGGGTTTGATGCAGATCTTAGTTTATTCTTGATGCTTAAAGATGCTGAGGTTATTACTAATTCTGGTGCATTCTATAGTATTAAGGGTTCGACTATTAAGTTTACTCGTAGAGGATTTAAAGATAAGCTTAAAGAAAGTCCTGAGTTTAGACAAGAGTTTGTTAGTGCAGCTCTGAACTACTTACAGAATTCTCTTTACGAAGCAACTCAGAAATATGAGTCTTATAATTCTTATCAGATCACTCAAGAGATCCTGAATGCAATGGCTGCTTAAAATAAGAAGTGATTATATATTATATATCTGATAGAACTGAGTTTCTATCAGATATATTTTATTAAAGGAGAGATTAGTATGGAGGCTTTAATTATTAAATTTATTGTAGTATCAATCTTTTATGCAATACTTCCTAAACCGTTTTTCTGGTTAGGATTAATGCTTATTGTATTGAGTAGCTTAGTTTAATCTCTAAACCTAAGGAGAAAATAAGTATGAACACTTTAAATCTTATTGAAGATATTAAAGATGTAGACAAAAGATTACCTCTTCCTGAATATAGATTAGGCAAAGAACTTCTTATGCCGTTTTCTGCAGCATCATCCGGTGCCAGAAAGTTAATGTTTTCTACACATCAAGACCATTGTATGAGCTTATTGAAACCAGAAGTTCCATTAATCTCTACTGGTTTTGAATCTCAATTCGGTAAACACTCTTCTACATTCACAGTAGCAGATTATGATGCCGAAGTAGTAGCAATTATTCCGAAGTATAAAGATATTCCGAAGCTTCATTATTTTATGATTATTCTGAAAGACAATGGTGAGTTAGACGTACTTACCAGAGTAAGCTATAATCATATTACTGAAACTTATGGTTATTTGTTTAATACCGATTATCTCGATGCTAAGAGAATCGGTGATACAATCAAACGTGAAGACGTAATTCAAAAGAGTCGTTCATTCGATGAATTTAATAATCGTATGGATGGTGTAAATCTTAGAACTACGTATTTAGCTTGTAATGATAATACTGAAGATGCTATTATCTTAGCAGAGTCAGCAGCAAAGAAATTTGTATCTCCTCTGATTAAGAAAGTATCTTTGATTATCAATGATAATGATATTCTCTTGAATCTCTATGGCGATGATAACCATTATAAAGTTATCCCTGACATCGGTCAGAAAGTCAAGGATGGCATTCTGGCTGCTGTTAGAAGAGAGAATAAAGATGAAGCATTTTACACTCAGAGCTATGATAGACTCAGAACCATTATGATGAGCGATGAGAAGTATATAGCTCCTGAGAAAGTTATAGATATTGATGTATATTGTAATAATCTTGACAATATTACAGATAGTATCTATAATGAACAACTGTTATATTATTGGAATGAACGTCTTCGTTGGTGCAGAGACTTAATATCTTCTGTAGATAATATGAGAGACAATGGTTATACTAAGTTATCTTATAATCTTCAGAAGCTCTATAGTAATGCAGTTAAGACACTCGAAGGCAAGAAATTCAACAAAACAAAACCCTTCAGTAATATCGGTATTGATATTACTGTATTGGAAGAACTTACCTTCCATAGCGGTGATAAGATTGCCAATCGTTATGGCGGTAAAGGCGTAGTAGGTAAGATCATTCCTGATGAGAAAATGCCTAGACTGAAGAATGGTGATGTAATCGAATGTATCTATAACCAAGCAACTGGTACTAATAGATTGAATATGTCACAGTTCTTCGAATATGAAATAAATCATTTCAGTAGTTCTCTTATTGAATGGCTTAGCACTGGTGGAGATGACGAAGGGGCTTTTGATGTAGCTGATACAGTACGAGTAATTCTTAAGTTCATTCGTATACTCAATCCAGAACAAGCTGATTATTGGGAAAACGTTATTAGTTGTATGGATGATGATGAGATGATTAGCTTTATCAATACTCTTTGTACTGATAAGGGAATCATGTTATCCTTGATGCCTGTTACTAATAATGCTACTATTCATACATTAGAACAATTGATGGATACATTCCCATTTATTAAACAATCCGATATCTGGGTTTATATCAAAGGCAGTGATGGTAATCCTAGGTATGTAAAAGCTGCAAGACCTATTGTAGTTGGTTATGAATATATCTATAGATTGAAACAATATGCTGAAGAGAAATTTAGTACTACTTCTCTGTCCTCTATCAATATTAGGGGCGAGAATAGTCGTTCCAAAGCAGCAGCTCAATTTAAAGATATAAGAACTAAAACTCCTGTAAGATTTGGTGAAATGGAAACTATGGGTGCTGCACATCTCGGAATGGATGCTGTAGTATTTATGCTTATGCTTAATGCAACTTCACCATCTGCTCGTCGTAGAGTAGAAGAACTTCTTACTAATAAAACTATTGATGTTGATGTAAAACTTGGCGATGATGATAGTTCTCGTATAGTAGAAACTCTTAATGCTTATCTGAAGACTATGGGCTTGAAACTTACTTTTGAAAAGATCCCTAAGTTGAAACCTGTATATCTGAGAAAGATTATTAAGAGAGATACTCTTAGACAAGTCTATTATAAACGCCCATATAACGAAGCATTTGATGATCCGTTCCATCAAGACAATCCAGATGCTCCGATGAAATTCTATGTAAGGTTAGATCATATGGATAATACCATTACGGTTAAACCTCTTAGAAAGCTTTATACTTTCTCTCAGAATCCTGAAAAAGATGATCCGAACTTCTATCTTGAGTGGTGTAGGCATTTCGACAAAACTCAACCTAAAGAAGAACTCTTCAAAAAAGATTCTGAATGATATATTATTACCCTAGAAAGGGGAGTTAGCTATGACTGTGAAAGAACTTGAGGCTATCTATAATGATCTATTACATGGATCTCTTAGAAGTCTCATTACAAGTAACTATGTAGCTATTAATAAAGCTACACTTGAATTCATAGCTAATCAGAATCCTTCTGCAGACCAACTCAGGTCTGCAGAATTGATTTTGCTGATTAGTAATATTATCTATAATAATTCTACTCGTAGACCGTTCTTAGATGACTCTACTTATGATATTCTCTTAGAGAGTTATCGTAATAGAACTGGTACTTATCCGGTGGGTGCACCACCAGTAACGTTTAGAGAAATTGATTATGGAGATACGGTTAGTGATGATGAACTTAAACCGTTTTATCGTAAGATAATTCCTGATACAGATAGTACTTTATTCTATGAAGACATTCAACGTCAGGATATTACTCCGAACCAAATCTTAAGACCTATCTATAGATTTAATGTAGATACTTCTAAAATTGGTAGAGATACTGCACATAATTATCCTGAGTTAGTTGGTACTCTGGATAAGTGTAAGTTTGTAACTAATGCAGATGCAAGATATTATGGAGTATTTGATGATCCATCCGTTAAGGTTTTTGAAAGAGACTTTATTCAAGAACATCTCGAACGTGGAATCATTACTCCTGATGAAAAGTTTGCTCTTGTATTAGAGCTTAAGTATGATGGTATTTCCGTAGAAGCAGACGTAACTGATCACGTTATCTCTGCGAGAACTAGAGGAGATACTGAGAATGATCTGGCTGCCGATTTAACTCCGATTCTTAATGGATATTATTTCTTTAATAGTCTAAAAGAACCAATGGGAGTTAAGTTTGAAGCGATTATTACTCATTATAATCTAGCTAAGCTTTCTCGCCTTAAGGGAAAGACCTATAAGAATGCTAGAAATGCTGTTGTAGGTATTGTAGGTGCACTAGATGGTCCTCAGTATAGAGATTTGATTACTCTAGTACCGCTTGCATGTACTACACAAGAAGGCTATCCATTTAAGGATAGAATAGAAGAAATCGAGTTTATGAACAAGTTTTTCAATGCTGGTATAAATTTAAAATATGCTGTGGTATATGGCACTTATATAGAAAATTTATATGCAGTATCTAAGTTCGTAAAGGAAGCAGAATATCTCAGACCTACTATGCCGTTTATGTATGATGGCGTAGTAGTATCTTATTTAGATAGAGATAAGATAGCTAAACTCGGTAGAAAGAATTCAGTTAATAAATGGAGTATTGCAATCAAATTTCCTGCACTTAAAGCAGAGACTGTCTTTACTGGTTATGACTATACTGTAGGACAGAACGGAACTATTACTCCGATGATCAATTATCTCCCAGTAGAGTTCTTTGGAACTATTCATACTAAATCTTCTGGTCATTCTTTCAGTAGATTTAATGATCTCCAACTCAGAAAGGGAGATATCGTACAGGTAGAATATCGCAATGATGTAATGCCATATGTGACTAAGTCTGACTGTTATGCTAATACTCAGAATCGTAATCCATTAGAAGAATTCCCTAAGACTTGTCCGTCTTGTGGATCTCCATTGGTTTATAGTGATTCTGGTAAGACAGTCGTGTGTCCTAATATTAAGTGTCCAGAACGTAATCTCATGAGAATGACATCGTTCCTAGATAAACTTAATATAAAAGACTTCTCTTCAGAAACTCTTAGACGATTAGAGATCTATTCTTTTAAAGATCTTATCTCTAAAGGATCTGATATTAGCTATACAGCACCACTTATCGGCGAAGTAAATTCTAAGAAACTCTATAACGTACTTGCAGACAAGATCTTCAATGGAAAGTATTTTGATTATGAGTTAATGGGTTCTATAGGATTTACGTCTATAGCAAAAAATAAATGGAAATTGATATTGTCTAAGTATACCATTCAAGAGATCTTAGAAATGGCTAGTTGTTATGGAGTAAATATCTTCGTAAAGAATGTCTCTAAGATTCCTGGGATTGGTGAAACCATAGCGATAACGATTTATAATGAACTACCAGTTTATATGGAAGATATTACAGCTATGATTAGTAGTGTTGGTAATATCATGCATGACGACGGTAGTACATCCATGAAGATTAGATTCACTGGTTTTAGAGACTTTAGTCTTGTGCAACAAGTCAAGTCTATAAACCCATCTATAGATATTGGTGAAGGTTCAGTTACCAAGGATACTAATTATCTCTTGATTCCGGGTGAGAGTTATGCATCTACTAAAGTAGATAAAGCTCTTAAGTATGGAGTTAAGATTGTTCCAGTAAATGAGTTCCGTTCCAATATCTACAAGTATCTCAATGTAGAAAAATAACCTAGGTTAAACATCTATTTGATGATATATTATTTATCAGTATAATGGGATATTGTTTCGCAATGTCCTCTTATAAAAATATTTTATTTAAAAGGAGAAAATGAAAATGACAAACGCAACAGTTATTAAAATCAACGACTCTTCCCTTCCGCAAGACATGGTGAAAAACTTTAGAGAAATGCTTTTTGCACAGTTTCTTCCGGAAGATGCAAAAATCTTTTTGTGCCGTCTCGTAGAATGTAGTGTTAGATTTTTGAGCAAATATAAATCCAAAGATGCTCATGTAACCGTAAAATATACAACACTCAATACCGATAAAACTTTCCTCTTTGGTTTAGCTGCAGATTATATTCCGCCCGAAGGAGATGCTGAAGAAAATCCTGGTACTTGGACCGTATCTGCATGCATGAATCAAGAATTCCTGACTTCTGAAAATGCACAGAGCAATATCGAATATGATTTGCTGACAACTTCTTTCTGTAATGAAATGATTCAGTTGCTCGGCAAATATGCAAATCTGCAATTAGTAGATCCGAAAGAATTTGCTCGCATTACTGAAATCATCTTCCTTACTCTGCTTCAGTTCATGAGAAAGAATACTCTTGAATCTTCTGAAGAATTTGTACTGGATTGTGAAGCATTCACTGTAACTGGTACTAAGAACGCAGAAGGTGAACCGGTATTCCGTGTAGACTTGAATGAAAAACTGAAACAGTTTATCAAAGACGATTCTGCATTGGAAAAAATGATGGTAAATATCTAATAAAAAATTGTAAAATTTTAAACTAGGGATTGAAATACATCCCTAGTTTTTATTTTTATAAATTCGGAGGAAAAGTCATGATGAAAAAAGCTGTAATCAACGGACGTATGCTAGATATAGTGCCTATAAAAGAGGCAATAGAATCTACTAATGAATCTAATAATAATATTGCTATCGAAGCTAATGGTTGTATTCTTCCAGTTAGAGGCAGTACTGATAAGAGACCTGGTGCTTATCGTGCTGGTAGCTTCTATATGAAGACCGTTATGCCAGATAGTGTAGAACTTCCGAATTATAGAGCAGATGATAATCATATAGTAGACTTTACTAAGGCTGAAGATATTAGAGGAATTATCAAAGCTGAATCTAAGCTGAGAAACCTTGAAGTATCCAGACTTACTACTATTGATAATATCTGTGCTCCGAGAATTAGACCTGATGATGCTCCGGAGATGGTTGGTCTTAAGAAAGCCATCATCCAAAAGCATATTGATTTAGATAAGTATGAACAACGTTTTGGTGATAATTATAATAATGATAGGCGACTCTTAGAGAAAGACAATATTACCTTGACTAAGCTTAAGACATTCGCTAAAGCATTAGATATGAAACTCACTTTAACGTTTGAAGATAGTGGTAAGAATGTTCCGAACCCAATAGGAGAACCAATACGTGTAACAGTTATTGGAGGCGAGGATGAATGAATCAAGCAGAATTGATGGCTCATTATAATGAGGATTGTAAACCGAAGTTTAATGAGCGATTGTTTGTAAAGAAAGACGAAGATATTATACGTGAACTCAAGAACGTAATTCTCTCTTGTCAGAGAGATCAATTCTTCACAATTAAAGTAGTTAAGTTCGAAGAAGTCGATGACTATTTTGAGATTCAAAGACTTCTTAGAGATTATGAAGAAAACTATTCTCGTAAGAGTAAAAGCTCTTCTCGTAAGAGAGAGAACTCTTATGATTATATAAATCTTAAAGATTCTGATATTAAGCTTCTTATAGTAACTTATTTCATCTCTATCAAAGGCGTAAGTAGATATCTCAATGTCTATATTGCAGTTCCGAGAGTAATTAATAAGTTCTATATGAGGCTTTCCGGTAGTATTTATTCGGCAATGCATCAGATAGTTGAAGCATCTACCTATAATAATACTACTAGCACTAATTCTAAGAGTCATCGTGTAGTTCTTAGAACCATCTTAGCTAACGTCAACCTCTATAGGAAGAATGTTAATATTAAGAGATCTGATAAGACCACGATGAAATGTATCTATTATTTAGCCAATGTATTTAGTAAGCCATTACCAGCTATGAAATATCTCTTAGCTAAGTTTGGTTATTATGGTACATTGAAAATGTTTAACTTCAGTACTGATTATATTCAAATCACTGAATATGATCCCAAAGACGAAGATCTGTATACGTTCTCTAAGAAAGACGATGTATTCATTAGTACTCCGAAATATCTCTTTGATAATGATGCAGTTCTTCAGAGTTTGGTATATACTGTATATCAAGCCGTTATTAGAAATACTCAAGCTAAAGACATGTTTAGTCAGGAATTCTGGATTAGAAGTCTTGGCTTGAATTTCAATAACGATAGCATTGAAAAAGGTTTATCTGTGCTTGATTCTATTGAGCATGTATATGATATTACGACTCATAGACTTATTATGCTTCCAGAAGAAGTCAAAGCTAATATCTATACATTGCTTAAATGGATGATGTGCGAATTCAGTAATCTTAGGGTTAAAGATAATCTTGATTTAGCTACTAAGAGAATCAGATTTGCTGAGTATGTAGCAGCAATGTATTCTTTCAAACTCAGTAAAGGTATTTATCGTATAGCTGATCTTGGTAATAGAGCAGATATTGATTCTGTTACTAAGGCTATTAATATTGCACCAATGTTCCTCATTGAGGAAATGCAGAAATCCACATTAGTAAACTATCGTGATATGGTAAATGATTCCGATAGTTTTGCAGCATTGAAATTTACCTATAAAGGTATAGCTGGTATTGGTGAGAAGTCTAGTAACTCCGTACCAGTAGTACAGAAAATGGTTAATACTTCTCATTTAGGTAGAGTAGATTTAAATACTTCGAGTAACTCTGATCCTGGTATGAGTGGTATTCTCTGTCCGTTTGCTGATATCAATGAAGACGGTTTCTTTGATAAAAACTTCAAAGAACCAATGTTCTGGGAAAAGGAATTTGCTGAACTTGCTGACAACTATCGTAAGATGCAAGGTATCAGAGAAATCTATAAATTTAAAGAGTCTCTTGGTATTAAAGAAGAAAAGTATGATGATAAGACCATTGATGGTTTGTGTATCATCTATCGTAAGATAACTCCAGATCCAAACAAAGTATTTCTCGGAGAAACAGAACCCGGAATGCCTATGGAACCATCTGGACTTATTAGATATAGAAACGATTAAGGGGGTAAACACATGCCTACAGATATCTATTATCGAGTATTCGTCTACTCTAGGGCTCAATACGATCAACGCGTAGCCTTAGATAGAAAGATGGGTCGTACTACTAAACTTGGTACAGTGCTTGTAAATGGTATTCCGAAACACTATACTGATATTCTTACCAGTATGGCTAACTGTAAGTATTCTGATGCTATAAAAGTAATTGAAGGCGATATCAGAAAGATCCACTATACCGCTGGTAATATAGGGAGTCTTGGATAATGAAAGAGTTAAAGAAATTTTATAGATTTCTTGACGATGATGAGTGCTATGTGTGCCATGCGCATGACATGGCACTTATCTACAAAGAAACGTATAATAAGACTGAGAAACATCCCGAAGGCTTAATTGTCGATATGGGAGAACCTGAACTGATTGTAGAAGCCGTATGTAATAAATGCGGTGCTACACAGGGAAACTATGAACTCGTAGAAGTCGAGAATGATGATGATCTCGTTCCGACTATGTATGCTAGGAGGGTTAGATAATGTATTATAAGAAGATAGCTAAATTTCTAAACGCTATTTTTAATAGTGGTGTAGATTTAACCATTCCTACGGAGATAGCTAAGATTCTGAGTGTTCAAATGGATAAAGATTTCAGCAATACTAAAGGTATTTCTGAAAGATATTCTAATAGCCTAGTACTTAGAGCTATCCATGAAGAAAGTCCTGTTAATTATACAAGATATCAATTGCTTCAGACTATGTCTAATGATAATTATCATTTGATTTTCTTTATTGGTACCTTGGATAAACTCTATGATGCGATTAATGAATCTGCTGCTAAGAAAAAATCTCTTACTGAAATGGCAGATCTCTATGATAAAATGTTTACTAAGTCATTTGTGATCTGCTATAATTTAGTAGAGTTCTGTAGAAGTCTCTCTTATGAACAAAGAAACATGACTATCGCTGATAATCTTGCAGATAAAGCTCCTTTGGTTTTTGTAGCATTCTTTAATCTACATCTCTGCAGGATGCTTGAAAACGTTTCTAAAGAAGACTTCTTTAAACTGTTTCCATGTACTTTGAATTGTATGGTTGATTCTACAAATATGAATCGTGATACTGTATATGAAATTCTTAAGAAGTCAGGTGCTTCTACATATGATGAAATGCTTGACTACGTATATGGAATTAGTAAGTAAAATCCTATGCTCCTGGCAAAAGCATTTGCCAGGAGTTTATTTTTTGATTGTATATTATAAATTTGAGAGGAGGTAAAAACCGTGAAGACAAAGCCGTTGTATATTAAGCATAAAAGATTTTTCTGCTTGGCTTGTGGCTCAGATAAAATGAGACTAGTACTATACAATGGACGCACAATAGACCCAGATAAAGCCAGCTTTGATGTTGGAGATTCTATTGAGTGTTTAGAGTGTATGTGTTGTAAGGCTAGATTTTTAATTGACTGGTCACAATTTATTAAAACCGGCAATGTCTCTGATATAAGAATATTGTAAGGGGGAGAAGATATGAAAATATTAAGCGTAAAACTCGTAAATTATATCGGTATCTTTAATGGTATCGGTAAGAGAGAATTTAGTTACGATTTTACTAATTCAACACCGATAGTGATCATTGAGGGAAGAAATGGCTCTGGTAAAAGTACATTGTTAAATGCATTACATCCATTTCCTGATAGCAACTCCGATCTTATACCTGGAGTTCCAGCTATGAAGCATATCGTATATGGATTAAATGGAAATGTTTATTCTATTACGATTAATTATCCCATTAAGTCTAATGGGGAAAGAGACACGAGCAAAATCTCTATTCTTAAGAACGGAATAGAGTGCAATAAATCTTTGAACGTTACCACCGCAACTCAATTCATTCAGAATGAATTTGAATTAGATACTGGGCTGTTATCATTGTCCCAATTGTCCTCAGAAGATAAGGGTCTTGCTAGCAAACGTCCTGCAGAAAGAAAGAGATTTGTTAATAGCAGATTATCTGATCTCTCTGCATATAATGCTATACATAAGACTCTTACTGAGAGATCTAGTACGATGAAGTCAATGCTTAATAGCTTAGCTACTAAGATTAATAATCTTGGTGGTAATAATGTTGAGGCTATTAAGATGGATCTCAATAAACTCAAGAAGTCTCAGTCTAAATATCAATTATCTATTGAAGATCTTAATCGTAAGATCGGTGCATTAGAAATGGTTAAAGAAAGCTTGAACTTCGATGAAGCTGAGTTCGATAGAGTTATGAAAGAAGTTTCTAGTGCGGCTGAAAAAATAACCATGAATAATCAGCAGATTCGTAATATCTGTGAGGGAATCGATAGAAGAACCAATAACATAAAATTGAATTTTGAGCAGCGTTTCCAACCAGATAATAGAGTAGTTTGTACGTATGAGAGAAAATATTCTCCTGATGATATTGAGACCTATAGAGGCAAATATACTCTTGTTGATTTGACTAATGATATTAGTAAATCAATGGGATCAACTCTTATGAAAAAAAAGCTCTGTGACGATAGGCTAGAGAGACTTGAAGGTTCTAAGCAAGAGAATAAAGAAATATACGATCAGCATTTAGTTGATCTTAATAAGCTGAAAACCGAGCTTGCACAATACGCTGAAATCGATAATATGGATATTGATATGGATGCGTTTATTAAAGAATTTGAAGGCATTCAAAAGCAAAGAGAAGAACTTACTAAAGCTATTGGTAAGGATATCTTCGATTATGCTTCTAATGTATCTTCTATTAGCGTAGTAGAAATAGCTAATAAGCTTAAAGCTATTGCTGAAGAAACTGCTAAATTCCCTGGTACTTATTTAGATATGAATATCCTTAGGATGAATATAGGAGAGGCTGATAATAAGATATCAGAACTGAATAAAAAGATAGCAGATTTCCAGAATGGATTAGATCGTCTTAAAAGCTTTGGTGATTTAAAAGTTGAGGATATTCCTAAGGAATGTTTCAAGCGTAAGAGCAAATGCAAAGTTGTTGAGTTGCTTGCAAAGAACTTAGACAATGATGCACGGTATAATGGTACTTTAGCTACCATTAAAAGCTATAAAGCCGAACTTTCTAAAGCAGAAGTCTTTAAAGACAGAACTCTTGAGATGATGCCTTTAGCTAAGGCTTATGAAGATTTCAAAGCTTTAAAAGAATCCGTGACATTTAGAGCCATTAAACCATGTATAGATAATTTGCTTGAAGTTGGTAAGAAAGCAAATGCTATGATGGAGACGTTTAATGGATCTAAAGAAGTTGAAGCTCTTATTGGTGCTATGAATATCTTGGTTGATAGATTCAATCTTAAAGCCCAATTAGATCAACTCAACTATAGATTTGCTGAGTCTTATGAAACTTATAATGCTATTAAACGTAATAAGGATATTATCAAATCTCTTAATGAGAAAATTGATGTTATTCAGTCTAAAATGAAACTTACGTCCGATAGTATGATTAAGCTCGATCAGTATATTTATCAATACGATAAACTAGTAGAATTTTATACTGATACATATAAAGATGAATCAGAACTCTATTCTATAGTAGGCGAGATAGCCACTCTGGAGAAGAAGCTAAATGAATTTCGTGAGAAAAAAGATAGGATGCTGAGCTCCTATACTGAGTATAATAAAAATGATGAAAAAATCAAAGAATTATCTGCTCAGTTGACAGAACAGCAGATAGCCCTTCGAGAGATAGAAGCTGATATTGCATCTAAAGCTCATATCATTACAATGATTGCTGAATATAAAGCAGAATATGATATGTATATGCAAACGTACTCTAAGATTGAAACAGTTAAGAAGTTTACTTCACCTACAACTGGTATTCAAACTTTGTTTATGGAAATATATATGAATAATATTCTGCTTACAGCTAATCGTTTATTGGAGTTAATGTTTCAAGGACGATATGTATTACAACCGTTCGTAATCAATGAGAACGAATTTAGGATTCCGTGTGCTGGTAATGGTATTCTGAATGACGATGTTACTAGCATGAGTTTGTCTCAAAGAAGCATGATCGGTATGATTATCAATTTTGCTATGTTGTTTAACAGCTCTTCGGTTTATAATATCATTAAGCTCGATGAGATTGATGGTGGTTTAGATCGTGAGAACCGTGTACAATTCGTAGCTGTATTGCTTAGAATTATGCAAATCATGGGATGTGAACAATGCATCATGATTTCGCATAACGACGAGTTAGATGAAAGTCCTACACATGTAATTCATTTAGCATAAGAATTTGTCTAGTGGTAAGTAATTACCACTAGACTCATTTTATTTTAAGGAGGAATTTAATATGCAAGAACAAGAGCTCAAACTCAGAGAACCAAATGAAAGTTTGGAAGGATTATTTCAAATGATTCTTAATCATATTGAGACATATCATAACGATTATGATATTGCTGTAGAGTATTCGTACTATAAGAAAAATAAAGACCCATTAGAAAATTATGCTGGTCATTATTGTTGGACGGAAGTTGATAAACAGCTCGATCGTGTACGTGAACAAATACGCAGTGCTATAGATAAAGCATTTCAAGACGCCGATAGATCTTTTGATGATAGAGTAGTATGGTTTCTTGGAAGGCAATTCATGAAATTTCTTAAGGAGAAAGTTTATAAGCTTAAGCGTGAAGGAAGAAAAATCTATCGCGAGACCGTAGAAAGTGATTGTAGGCATGATATGGATTGTGTTTTCATGACACTTGATCTTAAGAAGTTAAACTATAAAGAATTTGTAAAATGGTTTTGCAATTGCGAAAAGCAAGACCAGATTTGCATTAGGAATCTTTATTGTATTCTTCCGATTTTGAAGTTGTTTGCTTATAAGTATAATCATAATGAAGATAAGAAAGTTCTTCAACAGCAAGCGGATATTATCATCGATCTTCATAGAAGATTCAATCAGGAAGCTTATGATGAAGATGAAGACTATGATATCATAAATGCATTTAGTAAAGAATACGTTACTAAAAATGAATTGTTTGATATTGTAGTTGGGGAATTACTTGAAGATTCTCTTGATAATGCACTTATGCAAAAACCCATTCTTTTTGTAGTTCCTAAGAAAGAAACTAAATTAGATGCTTGGATCGCAAGTAACGATTTATTGGAAGAAAACGATTAAAAGAAAGGAAGATGACGTATGTCTAATATCATATGCAACAAATTAGCTTATAAAAAGGTTTTTAACTACTGATGAAATCGTAGAATTAATCAATGAACAAGTACTCGCTTTTGATGAGGGCGATGAGCATAAGTTCGAATTTGATATTGAGTATAATTCTATTGGTGAATCTTATTACGATACGGTAGACGTAGTCGTTATGTTCTTTGGTTGGATGCTGAAGAAATACGATAGAATCGTTGTCGTTGTTGGTAATACCGTAAAGGATTTTGATGTATCTGAAGAAGATAGACAAAAGAACTTTAGTTATAAATCTTTTGTTTTAAGTGCAAGCATTATAAGCATTATTAGAGATGGTATTTCTATTACTTGCTATAATGCAGAAGATAATGCGATAGAAGACGTATATGATAAAGCAGTACTTAAATATGATCATATGAATTTTAGATTGATTTCTTCTAATGATAACGTCAAAGCTGGAATCTTCCATTTACAGAATCCAGATTATAAAGAAATAGAGATTGTAACTGAGGCAAAAATTGTTTGTATAAAATCTAACGGAATCGAATTCAAAGATAATTATGCGTTTAATAATATGATTAAGAAACGTTTCGATCCGGTACCTTTTAATATGTACCGCGGTAAAAACGATTCACTGATGTTTATGTATCTATTATTAGCTCATCCGTTGGATTCTACAAATTTTAGCTTTACGGTATACACTAGAAAGAATACTGGTTCACAAATAACTAGAGAACAGGAGCTTAAGGCTTTAAAGGAGCTTACAAATGAAGATTGATTATAATAATCCTATAGGGATTACGGTAGTTATTTTACCGGGAGGCTTATTAGCTACGTTTGGTAAAGTTAAAGATATATCTATAGTTGATACTAATAGAACCAGCTCTCACTTTCAAGGGGTTAAATGTATTATAGATACAACTGGTAGATATATCAAATAAAAATAATTAGCCCATGGAGAGCAATCTCCATGGGTACAATTTCATATCGAGGTGATAAGAAATGACAACTCTTATTAGAAAAATTGATATACCGACGTTACGTGATATTGTACGTTGGAATCGTGACGGGCTTGTTAAAACTATTAGGGATAAATTCTATGATTTAAAAATCTATAAGCAGTATATAGATAAAGTATACTATTTTAAGTTTGTTTTGACTGCTGTGTTTCCAATAAAAGTTGATTTCGTAACAGTAGCTAAAACTAAAGCTACTGCATATTATAGTAGTGCAGATGAGACAGAATGTGTATTTAAAGTATCTCTTTCAGAAGATGAATACCATGCGTTATCTATCGAGCATTGCTATAGCTATACTTTTAGAAGAGAGTTTGAATTGTTCTTTGTTCGTTTTCATATAAGATTTGATACTTTTCAATTAAGTCGGTTCGAGGAGAAGTGCCGTAAGGCTTATGATGACGTATATAGACGAGTATCTAATGCTTTATGGGAAGATCGGAAAAAGCGCGAACAAGAACTCGAAGCAGAACGACAGCATCAAATACTTATTAGAAAAGCAGAAGATGCAAGCTATAGACGTAGTAGGGTTATAAACAATCTTATCATTAGCAATAAAGATATACAGATTGAAAAGATCAAACTCTTAGATGCTAAAGAAATGCTCCCCTTTAGTTATATTTCCGGGTATGATGAGTTTCTTATTAGTATTTCATCTAAAAGCGCACTAAGCAGTATTAATCTTCTGGTAGATAAGAAGGTCAAAAGTTATAAGAATACAGCATTCTTTGTAGTTAAACAAGATAATGATTATAATAAAACCACACCAGTAGTTAATTTTTCTACAGATATAAGAAGAAAGGGTGGTAAATATAATTATGAAGTAATCTTGGCTGTGTATAACTATTATGACTCTTTCATTAAGTTTAATTTTGATCTACTAAAAGATACAATCGATAGTCCTAAATATACTTTTGATAGTATTTTTGCTTGTTCAACTCATGGGTACTATGCAAATAAAGAGTTTAAAGAATATGGTGCTATTACTAGAATAAGAAGCATTAACTATACTTATTACGATATACCCGAAGAGATTGGGACTGCTAGCTATGGGTGTATTAGAGTTGATAAAAACTCTGATAAAGTATTATATATACTAGATATCAATCTAACTAATAGTGATTATTATATCGATAAAGTATTCTTTAATGGTAAGCTAGTGGCAAAAAATATCAAAGGTAGGGAATTATATCTAGATCGAGTAGGCAAATTAAAAGAAAATAAATGGAGAGTCGTATTTAGGAAAAAGTATGTTGGTTTGAAAAGTGCTTAAATAAGACCCATGGAGAGCAATCTCCATGGGTTTATTTTTTATTTTATTATTAATAATTCTTCATTAATATCTTGCATAAATTGAAGTATTTGAATTTGTCTACCATTAATAAAATCTATTTCTGGAAATTCAAATGATTGATTGTTTCCTTGATAGGTTTCTACAAATAATTTAATTTTAATTTTTGGATTTTCAATATCTGTAGGAGTTCCTAGAGTTCTTACCAAAAATACAATCATATTATCTTGTATTTTATAAAAATAATTACGAGTAATATATGTATCATAATTACCATCTATAGCTCCCATATGAGATACAGTTTGATCATCAAAATAAAATGTATCTCCATAACCTTCTACAGTGATATGTGTATTCATTATTTTTTCTATTCCTGATTCTATTTTAAATACAAAAATATGTTTATGTGTAACTAAATTCATTTCTGTACTAAATTCTTTATGATCATAATCATGACTAAAATTTATTTGACCATAATAAATATCTGCAGGGATAACTGATTCATTATAATAAGTACCAATATTAATAAAACCCTTATCATCTTCATTTGTAAGATTGTTTGAAAATTGAATAATAGAATCTGAATTTGAAACTGCATATAATTTATAATTTCCATGTGGAAGTCGTAATAAAGCATTTAATGGTGTATCTGTTTCTATAGCTTGATAAGTACTATTTCCAGTATATAATTGAAGATTTAACTTTTCAATACGTGGAATCATACTCTCAGTAATATAAATATCTCTTAATTCATCCATGTCAAAATATCCAAAACCACTTATATAATCGGCATTATATTCATCTATTTCATAGATAAAATCTATCAGTACTGTATCGTTAGTGGTATCTGTACCTGGATTTGGAGATGGATCAAAAATTTCAGGATCTAAATTTACAAGATATAAATTTGCAGGTTCTGTTATAAATTTCAATGTATCGATTGGATTTTTATTTGAATCCAAAATTTCATAGTCCATTACACTAGAAAATGATTGCATATCTTCATATGTTTGTATTACTCCACCTTCAGTAGGTACTACTGGTAGAAGAGGTATTGCTGGAGAAGCTGCAGTTGATATCGAGCATTTTAAATATTTTTTAGGAAAGTTTAAAACAATATATGAATTTATAGATTGATTAGGATTGTCATTATTAAAATCATGATAATTTATATATCTATTTAAAAATTTTATAGTAACAGGATAATTTAGCCCTGTTTGTATTTTTATATTATTATCTAAAGAAGAAATAGTATGAGAAGAGTTATATATAATTTCAGAATTTTCATTAGAAGTCGATTTTACCCCCCCCCCCGAGTAAGGGTATCTGATTTAATTTCTTGAAACATGTCTATTACCTCCTAAGAGAATTTATGAAATAGTAACACAGCACTATTACTAGTGCTGTGTAGATTTATATTAAAATGTCTTTAAATATGTATTCCAGTTAGAATTATATGTAGTATTTTTCATTGCTTTATATATAGTATTATATGTAGTAGTATTAGCATGACAATAGATATTTTTAATATATTTAGTGCTAGTATTAAAAACTGAATTAGCCCTATTTATATTATTAGAATATAAATATAAATCTCCTTTTATATTACTACAATTTGAAAACATAAAAGATATACTAGTAAGTTTATTGGTATCAAAATTAGGTA